AGATCCTGCACATTCTTCGCACGGTATAACCGAGGCACCATCTATGACTTCTGAACATCGAAAGCAGGTGCGTGCGGCCCGCCTGGCCGCCAAGGCGAAGCGTTCAACCCCACGAGAACGGTCTTCCTTGGGAGGAAAGTGCCGATCAGGAGATGCTGCAAACTTCCTTCCCACATTCTCAGGAGAGGAAATTCCAGTGGACCCTCAGGATCCAGAGTCCCTCACGCGAAACCTGGAGAAGATTCAAGATTGAGGTCGAAAGGGCAACCCAACTCAGGGGGAGGCTTGAGTCATCTCGTGTTGCACAAAGGCACGAAGTCGCTTGCGTGTGATGGGTGCTCTCCCATCCCATGGCAAGGGTTGCCCCCACAGGAATCCCAAGGAGAAGCTCAAGTTCCGTGCCTTGGAGAAGAGGGAGGAGTCTGAGGCCAACTCGAAGACTGGATCCCCCTTGGGATCCACAGCCACCTCGGCCCGAGGAGATCCCTTGAGATGGTAGAGGCCAATCACTCCTCCGGCGGATTTGTAGATCACAGAGTCCTGAGTGTATTTTCGCCCAAGCTCAAACAGGACCCCAGGGGCAATCCCAGGGATCAGGAGGGATCGCTCTGTCACTCCTTCCCAAGATCCCTTGAGGGGAATTATGCGAGCATAGCCAGCTCGCTGGAGATCTGCCACCAGCTCGCCATGGCGAGCCTTGTTGAGGGACTTGGGGCCGTTGGTGTAGGCAGACATGACCCCAAAAGTCCCCCCCACTTGCAACAGCCGAAGGAGCTGCCGCTGTCGGAAGGAAATCTTCTGCTGGGCAGCTTCAAACCACCGCACCATCTGCTCTGAGAAGGACATGCTCCAGTTAGCTCAATAGAGTGGATATCCCGTGTAATGCCCGCCGATGCGTGCTACACTCGTGAAATGAAGATCTCAAAGTGGGAGTCTTGCTGGAACCTGGGCCGATCCCAGTGGGGACGCCGATGGGGAGATGGGCTGGAAGCCGCTCGTTGCATCGAACTCGTCCCGGGCGAATGGACGTGGCTGGTGTGGGGCCCTGGGGCTGGGAGTGGAGCGACTCTCAGCGGAACCACATCCTCTTCCGACGAGGCCAAGAAGGCGGCAGACACAGCGCTCAAGTCGTTGGGTGTTTGCCTCTGAGTATCTCAAACATGGCGTTGTCAAACTACCTCACCCACCATGAATGGGATCTCGCGTACTTCTCGTTTTACATGTTCGTGGGCCCCGAGCCCGTGGATCTTTCGACCCATCTTCGTCTTGGGATCTTGGCGGCGAACCACAACGGATATGTGAACTGGAATGGACTCGAAGTTACCAACCCTCCCGAGAACCCTGAGGAGTTCACACAGGAACACCTCTACAGCCTCGTCCGAAAAGCTCATCCTGTGGAGGAATCCTCATCTCGTCTGGTGGAGATGGTCCGGGGAGAGTTTGATCCCATCGCAGCCGGAAGGGAATTCCGCGATTGGCTCACTGGGGATGCTTGCGACATCCCTGAGCCACTGCGCAACAATCTCATCACGTTCCTTACCTCGATCACGGAGGAGAATCGTCTTGACGAAGAAGGCGAAAACACCGCCGGGTAGGTTTCTTGCCAAAAAGGACTACTATCGAAGGCGTCAAGCTGTCTTTGATGCAGTCAAGGAGGCTAGGATCCATGGCAGTGCCCTCGTCGAATGGAAGGGAAAGCTGTACACAGTGCTTCCTTTCAAGGACATTGGGTTTGATGGGGGTCCAGATATTTTCTACGTGGAGGGCAACCGCTTGAGGAAAGGCGTCGCCATTCCATCCAAGAAAACTTCAGATGGGTCCCAAATCCTGGCTGGTGTTCGCCAACATCGCGTGGGAGGCCGGGTTCTGGCCATTTTAGTCCCAGCCCAACCTTAGGTGGGTGGGTTCGGGTAGTTTCACACAATAGAAATGACCCAGCACGACCTCGTGAAGTCTAGGTTGGAAGCCCTCATTGGAGAAATCTTGGGGGTTCGATCCGTGGTTTCCTTCAGCGAAGGGAAGCCCTTGTGGCTCCGCATCAAGTTCAGGGAACCCATGGCGGAGAAATCAGACCTTGTGCAGCAATGCGTTGGTTTGGTGCGGACTCAGCTCGCCCTCTGGGCGATGTATCCGTCCTCAAACCCAATCCCTGTGGAGGATCTCTTCATCAGGTTGGATGATTTTGGGCCATCCAACCTGGAGTGGTGGAAAGAGAGGTCTTCAAAACCTCTCACTTGAGGTCATCGCACTGGAATCCCCCAGTCATGACACGAACCGTGGACTTGTGCTGGGATCCATCGAGGAGCAACTTCCATTTCTTCTCAGGGAATTTGCAGTTGTAATAGTTCTTGGGTGGGCCCTTGGAGGTCAGGAGGATGGTATAGCTTTCACCACGATCCCCCATGCGAAGGCACCCAAGGGAGGGCTCACCCAAACACATGTCCAGCCCAAGAATGGACGGCCATTTGGGCTCGGAATTCCGCTCCTCAGCCACAAGGGGGCTGGTGGAGACAAACCGATTGATGGTGTAGTCACACCACCAGTCCTCCACAGGAACTGAACGATACTTGGTGTGGCACTCCGTGCGGGCCGGGCTTCCCGAAGTGCAAGTTTTCGTGCAGTCCACGGAGAAAGACCCGTTCCCTCGATCTACATTCCTACAGGAATCCGAACAAACTGGAGCAACCGCAGGAATCGTAGAGCATTCCTCACCATCAGGAACCTCTCTGTAAGAGCGAGTCCGAGAGTACGAGGAGACGTTGTAAGCTGCGTGGGGCTTGGAGTCACACCATGACCCGTCTTGGACTGCCGTGAAGCGCTCCATCTCCACAGTGCGCTTCCACGAATGCCCAGTGACCGTTACCTCCACAGGCTCCTTCCACACAGCACAAGTGATTCCCAGAATCACCACCAAAATCCCCGTCAAGGTGATCAGGATCTTGGGCCAGTCCCTGGGGCGGAAGTCCTCCATCACCGCATTCGCCGGTTCCTCAAGAAGGGGCGGCAGAAGTGGGGCATCCAGGTCAATCTCCCCAGGGGCAGAAGGGAGAAGAACGGAGGGAGCGGAGGGAGCGTTCCTCTCGGAGAACGAGACTCGAACCCCTCGTCGTGCGTGCGCTTCTTGTGAGCGGCGCTTCTCTGCCTGGCGAGCTTCCCACTCGACCGCAGCTTGGTGGCCAGAGTCACGCGCCCCCTCAGGAATCGAGGCCCGGCGGGGAGCCAACACCGTGGACTTGGGTGCTCCGCAGTTCACACAGTGGATGTCGTTGTTACGGTTGGGAGTGGAACAATGTTCGCACATCCAGTCCGAAGCTGACGGGATGTTGGTGCGGATCGCTTGGCCAGATCGGGGAAAGTAGCGGAGATGTGCCGCCTGTGCCTGTCCGCAGGTGGGGCAGTGTCGGTGATCGACCCCCAAGAGGCCCTTGGACCCACATTGGGGACAATCCCACAGCATCTGGAAAGTCCCCTTCGTGTAGTGTGTGATGGTTGTCATCGGATGTGCTCCAAGTGGCCCAGGATACCCCCCACAAAACTCACAACCAGAACTGTGATGGCGAGGGCAAGAACGACCGCAAAGGCCCGAGGATGTTCAGGCGGAAGCTCTCTGTACTTCATTGCCAGAAGGGTAGCATGCCAGGGCACAAGTTACACGTGTAACTTTGGTCTTGACGTGCTACTCTGAGGGGGAGACATGGAATCAGAACATCAAAAGTTCTCCCGGTTCGTGGGGGAGTTGGGGCTTGAAGGGGTGCCTTTTGGAGAGATCACTCGGGACCTTCTTCGTCAGAAGGCGAAGAAGTTTCGGATTGATAATCACCCCGACAAGTTCTCGTCAGACCCAGACCTTCAACGTCTGAAGACGCAGGAGTTCCAACGTTTCCAAGAGGCGCTGGACAACCTTTTGGAGGTGATGGGCCCCACGGATGACAACCTCCAGATCTTGGATGATCTCTTTCACGAAGGTAGGGATGAAGTCCAGTTCAAGATGTCTGTGGGTGCGGAGGAGTTGTTGTCTGCGATCTCCTTCCTTCTAGGGGAGATTCAGGCCCATCCCCGCTGGGAAGTCAAGCTCTCAACAACCAACGGATTCCGGGCGGCGGTCGGACTTTACGATGGGAGGATTGCAGGGCCATATTCTGCCTGGAAGAGTTCCAGGGTTTCCTCGATCGTTGATGCTGGGGGTAGCTTGTCTCTTTTGAAGATCCTCATGGATCTTCCGCGCGGGAGCATCTGTTATCTTCGGTGGGGTCCAGGTACGATACGTTCGTACCGATTGTGGATTGTTTGGCAGGAGGGCACCAGGTACCATTCTCAAGCCTGGTATCCCTTCTAAACTGAAAAGGGAGGTGGGATGGTGGGGGAAGTTCACGATTTCTTGCTGAGGCAAGGTTTTTTCACAGGAAAAGGCATTTCACGGGGATGCCAGAACTATTGGCATCCAACGAAGCACATCAAAATCGTGCTCTTTTCTAGGGTCGTTCCCCTGAGTTCGGTTTACTCGGGGGAGATCCTCGAAGCTGAGGCTGAAGTGATTCTTTCCTGCCCAGGAAGCGATCTCGTGGAGGTGCGAACTACATGCGCCGCCACTCCAAAAAGGCTGGAGGAGGTCCTGGTCTCTCTTCAACGGGGGGCTGAGATTATGGACTCAGTCTTTGGGGATCAAGCGGACTCACGGGTATAAGTGAGCCGAGGGGCTGGTAGCTCAATGGTGGAGCGACGGACTTTTAATCCGTAGGTTGAGGGTTCGAGTCCCTCCCGGCTCACAATGAAAATTGTAACGGGCATCGGGTCCAGAAACACCCCCGCATTTTATCTAGGGTCCATCGCCAGAATCGCCAAGGACCTGTCTGACCTCGGATGGGTTTTGCGCTCTGGCGGAGCTGCGGGGGCAGACACTGTTTTTGAGGCACAATTCCCACCCCATCAGCGTCAAATCTTTAGACCTGGAGAACACCTCCAACAGGAAGACAAAGCCTGTGATCTTTTTGATCAGAAGGTGCGTCCCATCGCAGGATGTGTTTCCATCCGACGTATGAAGCCTCAAACACGGGAGCTTCTTGCACGGAATATGTTCCAGGTCCTGGGCTTGGACCTCCAGACGCCTTCCACTTGTGTGATATGCTGGACCCCCACCCTTGATTATTCCAGTTTTGATGCTGGCGGCACACGATATGCTGTAATCCTTGCCCAAGTCATGGGGGTCCCCATCTTCAACCTTCTGAAGATGGGTGAGAGTGAGGTTCTCACTCAGGTGAAGCTTCTGCAAGCATCATGAGGACGTGCCACCGCATCGTTTCCAGACGATACGGCTTGGCTGTGGCCCACATCAACATCCTCAATGCCTCTGGGGGAGCATCCAACATCCAGGACTTGAACGCTTCCGTGTCCAAGTCCCGCATCTCCCGAACCTCCTCCGTGAGGAGAGGGAGATGCTCTACAAGCTGCCCAACAACCTCATACCTCTTCATGTTCCGCCACATCTTCCGGGGCAAGAGGTTCTCCGCAACACCTGGGTCAATCGACCGAATTGGGTGTGACGGGGCCTCCCTGACTAGAGGAGGCAAAACCACTTCCAGTTCTGGCTCCGGTTGTGGAGCCTCCACGATTTTGGGTGCCTCCTCAACCACCACAGGGGGCTGAATGGGAGTCCCCGAAGACAGAATCCCCAAGACTGAATCTGTGGACATCCCCGAGTCCCATTCAAGCCGAGTGACCCCACCTCCCCGACCCAGCGTCACCATCCCCCCCACCGAAGGAGCAAAAGCACGCATGTCCTTCAGAATTGTGGAGCGGTTGGGAGGAGTGTTGGGGACCCCTCTTCGTCTCAAGATGTCATCAATCGTGATCGTGGGCATGGCTTTCAATACCCGAGTGTAAAAAAGAACGCTGAGTGCTACACTGTGCTCAGGTACTCTCAACCATGCTCCCACAGTCCCCCAATGACATCGAAGTGGTCCTCTATCATGCGTCCTGTACAGACGGATTCGGAGCGGCATGGGCTGCTTGGGAAAGGCTTGGGGACCGGGCAGTCTACATCCCCATGGCTTACCACGACCCTCTTCCCGAGATTGTTCGTGGGAAGAATGTGGCGGTCGTCGACTTCCACTGTGAGAAGCAGGACCAGCACGCTGAACTCCTTCACCTTGCTCGGTCTGTGATCATCCTGGACCATCACAGCTCTGCTCAAAAGAAGCTGCATGCGGATCCTCATGCAGTCTTCGACATGAACAAGTCTGGAGCTGTCCTCGCCTGGGAATACTTCCACCCAGGCAAGCCTCTCCCTGTTCTCCTCTCCTACGTCCAGGATGTGGACCTGCACGCCAAGAAGATCGCCAACTCGTCCGCGTTCGTGGTCGCCCTCTATGAGACAATCCCCATGGACTTCCAGGCGTGGCACCAGATCCACGTGGAGATGGCCCACCGGGAGTGGGAGCTGATTTCGCGGGGTCGGGCCATCCAATCCCTGATGTCAAACCTCGTCGACCAGGCTGTGCAAGGGGCTGTGCTCATCACCTTCGAGGGAGTTCGGATGTGGTGCGTGAACCACACCAGCAGGTTCTACAGCTCCGTTGGCAATGCACTGTGTGAGCGCATTGTGGAGGGAGAAGAGACTCCTGTGGGAGTGGGGATGGTTTGGTGGTGGGACGCCTCCAAGCGGAGGTTCAAGGTTTCTCTCCGCTCGAAATCCCTCGTCATCAATCACATCGCCTCCAAATATGGGGGAGGCGGTCATGATTTTGCAGCCTCCTTCTACTTGGAAGACATTACTTCCTTTTTTGCCCGGGGGTCATGTTGAACATGCCGCTCAGGCGATTTATCACAAGGTGCTGAGTTTCTTTGGTGGACTTGGCGAGAATGTCCACTACATTCTCGCCGTTTCTATTGGCGACCCGAAAGTAAATTCGTACCCCTCCATGGGTGTTGTTTCGCACTTCAGCGAGCCCGCCGGCCAAAATCTTAATGTTGCTGAAGAGCCCCTGCTTCATGTTTTCCACAAGGCGATCAGCGGCTTTCTGAGCCAGCGGATTTTTCCCCATGGATTCTGCGATTTCCACCATAGTTGGATCCTGGTTAATTGAGGAGACAACTTTGGTTGGCTTTCCTGAAGCCAACCCTGGGAGAGCAACTTTGGACTCCATCCCTCCTGAAGCTTCCACAAGTGTGGAAGCCACAAAGGCCTCTTGAGCCAGAGGCGAAGAGTGCTCATACGAAATTGAGTTGGGCTGCTTGACTGACTTCCCAAGGACTCGACCACTCGCCGGGTCCAGATAGACCCTGACCCTTCCTTCGGAGAAATTCTGGTACGACTTTACAGTGTCATCCACAACGCGCTGCACGCGACCTGGAAGCGAGAGGTCGTAGACCACCCCTGCGACCCCCTTGGCAACGTCAGAGACGACTTCACAAACGGTGCAGGTGCCCTGGGGATCTGCAATCACCAATGGACTCGACTGTGCATACTGGTAGGGATGCAAGTCCTCAGGGTTGGTGGGGAAGCTCAGGTCTGGCGATGCCCATTGCGCTGACTCGATCCAAAGGATCCGCGACCCAAAGAGGACAGCCTCCCCAAACACCGCATCCTCGCCACCAGCATAGCGCTCTGTAATTTCCCACGGACCCTGAGAAAGAGGAGCCCCAAAAGGACTTGAGAGGACTTCCTGGCGAGTGTGGATGCTGAATCTGGCCGACCCAAGAGAATCCATCACATAGGCTTCTGTGCGCTCCGATGGAGCAAGAGGCCCCCCCTCGGAAAGGCCACCACCACATCCTGCAAGCAGAAGTCCAACACAAGCCATCCAGCGCTTCATGGTGTTATCTCCGTCAAGATCCTGACGGGTCCTTCCAATTGGACCCTCCAGGTCTGATCCCAAATCTCGATGGGTTCTACCCAGATCCTTCGGTGGAGGAGGCGGCCAGGTTCAGTCCCAAGAGTCGCAATGGGATGCCCGTCAAAGTCATAGATGTGAGTCTCGACTGCATCGCCTCGAACAGCCCTCAAGATACGTCCCCACGGATCCCACTCCAGAGTAGCTCCACCCATCTCACGAAGCTGTCCAGCCTCATCGTAGTCCCCCACCATTCTCCGTGGAGAACCTTCTTGAGATCCGTCAGGGCTCCACGACCATTCGTCCCGAAGATCCCCGTCGAGAGTCCACGACGTGATTCGGGAGCGATGATCGTATGTCATGCGCTGAGTGTGCTCAGGAGTCCGAGTTTCGGCCAAAAGACTTTGAGCGTCCCAGGATTGGGCTAGGTTCCAGGAGGACTCCCCAGCCCAACTTGTGGCTACCATGCGTCCCGCTGGGTCCATGGTCCGCGTGACTGTGGAGCCATCCCACAAGGAGGCATAGACCCACTGTCCAGCTGCATCGTATTGGATGTTGCTCAGGAATCCAGGGATCTCTTCGAGCATTCCCCGATCGTTCCAAACGAAATTCAGGGTGCGCTGAAAAGGGAGGATCCACTGTTGGACCTGATCGAGGTCAGTGTAGCGATATCCAAACGCAATATGCTCTCCTCCCACATCCACAGCTTTTTCGGCGAGGCGTCCCAGTTCATCATAGCGGTACGTCGCCCTCCCTCCAGGGAAGCGATCCTCAGAGGGACGTCCTGCATCTGTGTAGGTTCGAGAGAAGACGAATTCCTCTCCTGAAGAATTCTTCCCCCAGCGCATAGTCTCCCGACTGAACCCATCGTATTCCACCACAGACACAGATCCGTTCGAGCGAGACATCGAAATGGGTCGGCTAAGGTCATCAAAAGTTGTGGTGATCACTCCATGGTCTTCGGAGGAAATCTCAACAGGTCGTCCCAGAGAGTCGTACACGTAGTCTCGAACATGTCCTTCAGGATCTTCGATCTGGAAAACTCTGTCCTGCTCATCGAACACATAGGTGAACTCATCCCCCTGGAGAGAGATCTTCCAAACCCTCCCGAGATCATCTGTTTCCTCAACACGACCCGGGAGACCCAGATCGATCTCCCATCCGGTCTGCCGCTGGGTCCACCCGGGTCCATAGGTCCACCTCGTCTTCCTCCCAAGATCGTCCAAAGACTCAAGAGGACGAGAAGCCGCATCAAAGATGGTGTGAATTCCAGGGCCTGCTCCTGCGAGGCTGCACCGCGAAAGTGGATCCTGAACCTCGAAGGGCCACGACTCCAGGACGATCTCATCTCCGATGCCCAACTCACGACGCACACTAATGATGTGCAGGCCATCCGCCGAGTGTGCCCGCTGGATGAGCATCCCACCGTAGCCGTAGGTTTCCTCCACAGAATTGCGTGGGGAGAGGATCTTGACAGACGAACATTCGTCATCCTGAGAGTAGAAGAATTTCATCCTGGAGGAGCCGTTACGGGAAACTTCAACGACTCTCCCTTGTGCATCCCAGGACATTTGAGTCCGGATACCATTGGGATCCCTGATTTCACGGGGGCGGAGGAGAGTCCAATCCCATGTGACTTCCCACCGGAGTGGGGCCACGTCCTCAGCTCGGTGTTCTTCGGCAACGACCACGACCCCCAAGGGGTCATACGTGAATGTGGTCTCTACACCGGCTTGGACCGAACGAGTTACGAGTCCACGATTGTCGTAGCTGAATTCCGAATCCCGAATCCAACGATTCTCTTCTGAGAAACGACGATCTTGGGAGAGGAGTTCTCCGTGCTCGCCATACGACCACCGCTCCACTGAGGAGCCCAAGTGGCGCTCATGCAAGAGGCTCTTGGGAGAGTTCCATGTGGGCTCTTCCCACTCCTGCACTGTGACCCTATCTTCTCCCTCCTCCATCCGGAGGAGGTTTCCCCAGTCATCGTAGCTTGGGAACTTTGTTGTCCTGGTGTGCCCATCTTCGGTGTGGGATTGGCTGCGAAGCACCACTCCCACAACACCATTTCCACGAGACTCGGTCTCCCACACCATCTCGTCAGAGACCAGGTCCCCGAGGGACGTGGACCTCATTTTGCCATGCAGTGCCCATTCTGCATCCCCAACGTCAAAGACCAGGTTGGAGATACGGTCCTCAACAACCTCAGTGACCCGCTCGAACCCCGCAAACTCACCATGAGCAGTGTCCCACCGGCCATGAGTGTAGACGTACTGGCGATGGACTTCATGCCCCAGGTTTTCCTCCTTCATGGAGGAAAGGACAGGCATGCCCACGGGAGGAGACACGTCCCAACCCGAAGCTCGGATTGGGGAGTAGGTCATCGTCGCACGGTATCCTGCCCCATCCGAGAATTCGACCATCTTCCCATAGGAGGGCTTGCGGAGCGAGAGCGCAGACCACGAGCTGCCAGCCTTCACAACTTCGTGGTGTCCATCTCCATCCATGTCTGAGAGAAAGACCTGATCCCCAGCTTCGGGGAGCCACGAGGATCCGGAAGCAGAGTAAATCCACGCTCCCCCCAGGTCGTAGATGTCCACTCCATCTCCTCCCAGGTGGAGAATTTCAGGTTCGGGGGTGTCATCCACATTTCCCACGAGGACAACATCCCCTGCGTCGGCGACGACGATGGATTGCTCGGGGCCAAAGAATCCGTTGCCCATTTGGAGGCGAGTTCGCAAAACGCCTCCTTGAAGCCAGATGGGGTCCAACAACCCGTCCCCATCCATGTCCACCCAATCCGTGGGTGGAACCATCGGCTCCCCCACAGCTGGTGAACCCACTCCAAAGTCCGCCGTGGATTTCCAAAGAGTCCCTGACGCAAAATGGAGAAAGTCTGCGCGGTAGTCGAGGTTTACATCCACAGACCCAACGGATCCGTCCCACGCCATTCCGGGGAGCACAGAAATGACCGCAAAGGGGTTTTTGTGGTCTCCGTGGAAAACCCGGATAGGGTCTCCGAGCAGGAGAAGGTCCGAGATCCCGTCGCGGTTGACGTCTGAAAACCTGGTAGATGCCGAGAGAGGGAACCCTGGAGTATTTTCCAGGACTTCCCACGGGCCCAAGACATATCCTCCATGGTTGGGCCTCACCAACCATGGAGACACACCCGTATTGAGCAGATCAGGAAATCCGTCTCCATGGATGTCGACCCAAGCCACTGCTGGAGACGAAAGTGATGTGTCCAGGTCAACAATGCGCTGATCCCCACTCCAGGAGACATCGTATTCAAACGACCATGTGGGCGCCTCAGTCTTTAGGATTTGGGAAATCCTTCCATGGGGCCCGTAGATGAAGTCCACGCTCCACACAGAAGCCCCCATCTGAGTCTCCAGACGGATGGATGTCCCACGATGTCCGAGAGTCACCCGAACGCCAGAGTCCCAAAACACAGTTGGAAAGGGGCTGGATTCATAGGAGATTTTGAGGACGTGGTATCCCCACCGGATTTCGCGGAGGAGGGCAATCGAGGTGCCGGGGAGCCAATCCCATTGATAGAGGATGGTATTTCCGAACGGGTCTACCTCCCTTTCCAAGCGGAACACGGATCCCCACTTCCGAAAGTGGAGATGATTCCCATTACCGCGAACAGCCTCTGCGGCCTCTTCTCCAAAGTGGAGGAGGATGGGCTCCTCCTCGATGGACTGGCGAAATCCATCCTCCCACGGGACCAGAGGGGAACCTGTCCCCCATCCTACGAGCTTCCATGGTGTGGATTCAGTGGGGAGTCCCTGAGAGGTATCTCGCTCGATACTTGGAATGCCCCCCAAGGACCATCCTGGGCCCAGGGTAGAGATTCCCACCCTTCCCTGGTAGGACACCGCAAAGGAAGGAGTTTGACCACGTGGTCCCTGTGGGAGGTCCAAAGGATAGGAGACATGGAGGTCTCCTGTCAGCGAATCCACAGAGGCTGTCCCATGGAGAGATGGGCTTGGCCCTGTGGGGATGGAGACTGCGCTGGGCTTGGGGGGATCCACTTCGGCAAAAGAGATTCGCGGAATGAGGGCTCCCAGGAAGATGATTGGAAAGCTGCGCATGAGTCATCCGCAATCTGGGGTGTAGGACCCAATCTGATTGATTGTCTTGGCGTGGCGGTGGAGGGTGATTTCGACGTCCACGAGTCCCTGCCAATCCATGTCTGAATTGGGGGGAGAGGATGGGTCCCACATGAAGGTCCACTGTGTCCCCTGTGTGGGCCAGTCTGCAAATCCGCTGTTTTCAGTCCCCGGGGCGTTGACTCCGGCTTGGACGAGGATTTTCCATTCGGGGAAAAGGACGGGGGTGGGCTCTTGGTCATTGCACCGAATGAGAACCCCGGGCCCGCTCCTGGTCACCAGGACTTCGGCCTCCAAGTCTCCCAGGTGGTCCCCCACAAACTGGACAGAAATGGACTCCAGACGATCATCGCAGAGGTACGGGGAGAAGATCTCCAGGTCTCCCCCAGAAAGAACCATGGGAACCTCCAGGATGCCGTCTTTCCAGTAGAGGGGTGACGCCAGGCGATTCCGGAACTGCTGGACTTCTGAAATAGTCCCAGAAGGACCATCAATGGGATTGGCAATCCCCCAAACATCTCGGCGAAGAGAGATGATGGTGGAGTAGGACTGGTCTTGGCCATGCGTCAGCAAGTAGTCCGTGTGGACTGTGTCCAAGCACGAAAGGAACGTCTCCAAATCTGATGCCCTCCGAATCTCTTCAAGTTTCCCCCAAAGAGAAGGAAGTTCCCACCCAATCTCATATTCCAGCGTCCTAAGGACTTGAGCGGCCGCCTTTCGAGCCAGTTCAAATTGCTCCCTTGCGTTCCTCCCAAGGACCCACTGATCCCAAAGGAACCTGGCCTGGGAGTGCGGATCCGAGGGATTATTCGACACAAGGGCCTGGAGAGTCGTCTCACGCTCCACCATGAGGTGGAGGGCCTCCATGTAGGAGGCCAGCCAAGCGGCTGAGGCAACCTTCTCCTCCACCTTGGCGTCTTCGACATCGGCAGCATGCCAAACAATTTGGTTGGTCATGTTCCGAACTGTAGCGGTGGAATTGATCACATCTTCCGCATGTTTGCTCTTACGGAGAATGGAATCGATGGCCTGGCTCACGACCATGAATTCAGACTTCTCCAGCCGGTCCAATTCTTCCAACGTTGAGGAGAGATCTGCTTGATCCCTCATGGAATCGCACTTGATGTCTACCTCTGCCGAGATAGATTTGAGTTGGGTGTCGCAATTCTTATGGATCAGAAGTGCTGCAGCTGGATCTGGAACTCCCCAACCAAAGACCGAGTAACCTTGCATTAGCTCGGTTTGGAGCTGAACCTTGCACTGGCCGTCAGTGGCCTCTCGCTGGAGTGACCCGAGTTGATGAGCCCTCAGACATTCCCGTTCGGCGGCTGCAAGTGTTGCAGCCGCCCGCTTCTTCCCGAAGGTGTCCACTGCACGAATGGCTTGCCTGTTGAGGGCATCGATTTGATTCGAGATGGAGTCCTCCAAGTCTCCCAAGGACGCAATACGGTCTTCCTCGATTTGGATCGACAGAAGGTTTGCCGCAGCTGCGGCCTCTGCCTTCTGGATACGATGCCGCGCTGCTTGGACCCCAAGAGAAAGAGATGCTACGGTCCCCAAGGAATCCCCACAGTGTTCGTAGTCTGGCGTATGACCATCCGCAGAGATCCCGCAGAGATCCCGCAGCTTGGCATCATAGCTGGACTCAATCTGATACCGAGTCGCATCAATATTGAATTGAGCCGTTTCAGCCTCCAAGAAGGCGCCCCAAGCTTCGTCCTGGAGACGAGCCAGGACTTCAGCCTTGGAGAGAGCATAACCCAATGCGACCTCGAAATTGGAATCCCCAGATTCGATGTCCTCGGGACCCCGAAAAAGAGGTACAGGACCTGCTCGGAGGGCAGAAGGATCCGAAGGAGAAAGCGGAACCCCCACAGTGATTGAGGGCCACACGAACGAAGCCATGTGTGCCCACTGCCAAACCTCACCCCAAGTTGAAGGCTCCAGGTGAGCATAATCCACTCGGGCAGAGAGGTCCGCCAAGGCCATTCTCTCCATTGTGGGGGTCATTGCCACAGGGAGGTAAATGCTTCGCTGGAGGATCTTTTGGTTGGTGTGAATCAAATCCTCCAAAAGAGTTCGTTCCCGGGCAGGAGCTGCGACTGGGAAGAACTCAAAGGCGAAGGCGGACTGGTTCTGAGCATCCATTCCCAGCCAGACTTGGGCTTCTACCTCCCGGTCCAAGGCTGGAGCAATCGTCGCAGCGTCCACCTGGAATCCCGCGGCACGAACGAGGAGTCGCTCCGCACACTGCAAAGCGTCCAGATCTGAACATTTTCCCTCACGGCAGTCCTCCCATCCAAGGTCTCCTGACTCCCCGCGCACGACCTTGTCCATGAGATGGACCGTCGAGAGAATGTTCTCTGCACACGTAGACGCGGAATCTGCGTCACACTCGTATTTTGAGTAAACGCAATTGGCACAGGATGCGTCCTTGCCGTATTTCCACCCCAACCCCGAACATTGAGGATTCTCCTTCTCCCCCCAAAAAGAGGGGAGTCCTTTCGGACCAGACTCGGGGAGCATCTCAAAAGGATAGGGATCCAGTGGAGATTGAGGTGGGGCCGACCCCACCAACCGAATGGGTCCCTCACGAGACAATCCTTTCACCCATCCAGACACGGATTCTTCCAGAGTCCCCACCCATTCAGACCCCTCCCGCGAGACCTTGATTGCGGCCTGGTAGGTGACTTCCTGATTAAGAGCCGGGAGAGTCAAAGTGTGGGCAAATGAGACATCCAGGAGGTCTCCTTCAAAAGTTCCCTTTCCGAGGAGCGGGCGGTCCCACAGGGGGCTTGACAGAAGGATTTGCCCCTCCTGAATAAAGAGAGTCACCGCATGACGCAACCCCACTGGAGAGGTTCCAGTCCATGCTCCATCCAACGAACCCATTTGGGGACGATTTACGAGAACAAGTCCCGCGGGTGTCCAAACAGAACCCTGAAATTCGGTGGGGAGTACAAACGGAACCCCAGGTTGAAGAACCCGAACCTCACGCTCCCCCTCCAATCTGAAGATGCTTGGATTAGATGCCCGAACCTCCGTGGAGGTCACCTCCACAGGGGATTGAGTGAAACACCCATCGCATTCCTCCTGACACACCTGGAGGACACAGCGAGATCCTTCACCACAATCCGCATCTCCCCAGCAGAGATTGCCGTCGCGGGTTTCCCCACATGAAACTCCAGCCACCACACCCAGAGCCACCAAGAAATGTTGTCTCGAATACATGACTTTCAGAGTGTACCCCGTTTGAGGGCGGATGATCATTGTCCTCGCATGAGGACGCCCATGATGTCTCCCACGACGCGCCAAAGGACTAGGCGCGCATTCGCTGGAGAGAGATTTTCAGTTCCTGAAGGGCAGACAACTCCTCAACATCATGTGGGACACCCAAGGTGGTGAGGAGTTGTGCTGTTCCAGCCAGGAGTTCGGGATCCCGCGAGGGATCCATCTCCAGCGTTGAAATGTATTCCCGGAGGGCTCGGAAAAAATCCGACCGCAAGGTCATCGTTTCACCGTCTTGGAGGCTGGAAGGTGTGGGGTCACATAGGTAAAGGCTTGTGATCGCATCATCGAAGAAGGCAGTCCGTCCACGTAGTTTTGAAATGCCTCCTGGAAAACCGTGGGGAGGTGGACCTCTTTGTTGTTGTTCCTGTAGTAGCGCAACAACGACTCCACCTCTCTCATAAAGGAGCACAAGTTCCGGTGGCTGAATTCAGCGAAGAACTCTCCCTTTGCAATCGCTGTGCGGAGGGAAGAGGTGACCTTGGACAGAGTTTCCTGGAAACTGAATTTCTCTCGGGTGCCCATCTTCTCCAAAGTCTTGGTGAGATTGGGGAATTTGGCGGTGAGAATGGCCCATTCATCGGTCCATTCCATGGAAGGCATCTCAACTTTGCAGTCGAAGCGATCGATAATGCTCCCGTCAATGGGCCGAGAACTCACCATGCGGCCTGTTTCATCCCCACCACCCATGGTGTTAGCGGTGACCACAACAAGAGTCCCTGGCAGGATCTCCCGGAAAGTTCCGTCAGGAAGAGGCACCCGCTGAGTGTCTGTGTCAAGGATTGTCCGCAGCCGTTCAATTTGAGGAGAAGTGGCTCGGTCCATGTCGCTGATGACGACCATGCAGGGGAATCTCTTCCCAGATGGAGATACGTATCCCTCCACCAACGCCTTGAGCATTGCTCCAAAGGAATACTTGGTGGACCCATCCTCAAATCCCAGAGTCCAAAACCAGTCCTCAACCCTCAAGGTCGGGGACATCTGGAAGAAACGGAAGGGCATCCTGAGCTGGTGGCTGACATAACAGCAGATTGCGTCCTTCCCTGTTCCCGGAGGCCCAAAGATCCATGTGGAGCGCCTCTCACTGAGGTATCGGACGATACGGAGAGCGGCAACTGCGCCGTGGCCCGTGGTAGGGAAACGGTAATTGGGCGGCAACGGCGCGCATGTCTCCAGCGGGACATCATGGTCCACCTCCGCGATGACCCCATGGAACTTGACGCACAATGCCCCCATGAGTTGAGGAGTACGCTTGATATCCTTGGTCACCTCGCTCCATGCCTTGCGGATTGGAGGAGTCTGCATTCCCTCTCCAGGGCAGACGTTGTGGTCCACCAAGAGGTGTTCCCAGAGGTCCACATCCTGGACCTCGCAAAGATGGCACTGAATCACTGTTTTCCTCCTATGTGTCATACACGGATGTAAAGTCAGCGGTGGTGTGCTACACTGGAGGTATGCGGATCCTCCACACCAGTGATCTCCACGGAGATGTAGATCACATTCGTCGCTTGATCGCCGCAAATACCCGATGGGACATTTGGGTCGATACGGGCGATTTTTGCCCCAACTTCTATGTCCCCCTCTCCCTGGGGGACATGTCGCACATGGTGCGACATGGGGTCCGAGCGAATCGGCAAGGATGGCTGGATCAGCTCTGTGAAGATCTTCAGTGGGATCAGGTTGCGAAGGGGAGGATTGAGTTTCAGGATGCTGTTCGTGCGGCTGAAGCCAAGGCTCAAGCGGCGTGGGTCGAGAATGTCCTGAAAGACCGCCTCCTCCCGCTTCTTGCGGGCCGGCCAGCGATCTTCCTCCCCGGCAACCACGACTTCGTGGAGGTGGGAACCCTTCTAACCCAACATCAGCTTTGGCCTGAGGCGATTCAGATTGGAGATTACCGTTTTGCGGGATTCCCGCATGTCACGTACTTCCAAGGGGAGTACAACTTTGAGACTCAGGATCGTTCGGCCCACATTCAGAGGGCCTTGGCTCAAAACCCAACGATCCTCTGCACACACATTCCTCCCCAAGGAATCCTTTCGGACCAAAATGGGTGTACATCGCTAGCGAACGCGCTCTTCTACCGGAACCATGAGGTTCGGGCCCATCTCTTTGGGCATTGCCACAGCGCGTGTGGGACGGAGACTGTGGGGGACATCTTCTTCAGCAACGCTGCGACTACGGGGAGGGTTCTGACCCTGTAGGGGGGCAAAGATTCCCCCGTTGGAGAGCACCCTGAATGCTCTCCAACGACCTCCCCATTTCCCTGAGATCTTCAGAGATGGATTGGATGCGGATTGGGAGGTCCTCACGGAGGTCGCTGTTAGCGACCACCATGTTTTGGATTCGATTGATTCGGCTCGCTTGAGCATCGAGACGAATCTCAGCGGCTCGGACCTTGGAGTAGAGCACTACAAACCCCACAACAAAGGCCATTGCGGACAAAGTGATTCCAGCAGTGATGTAAGGAGACCAGCGGTCCCGCACCAAACGGATCAAAGTCTCAGATGCGCGGGGCAACACCCCAACCATGGAATCGGAGGGGGATTCTGGTTTCACTCCAAGGCGATGCACTACCTTCTTCTCTTCTTCTATAGTTGTTGGTGAGAGTGGCACTTCTTCCTCCGTTCCCAACCCTACCTTTCGCGTTGCCTTTCAACCTTTCACTGCCTACCTCCCACATCCTGAAGCTGCCTCCTGAGAAAGAAAGTTGCCCATGCTGCACGAAGGCATTTCTAAAATGCCTCAAGTCGGCCGCGATTCCCTATGTGGGGTGCAGTTGGGTCATCATTGCCAACCGACGAGTCTACTTGGCGTTGTGGAGGGACAGGCCTCCAAGACCCCCACAGACAGCTCAAGTGTGGGACATTTTTCGGATTGATCCGCCTTCTTGCTCTGGCTGCCCTTCCTCTCAGGTCTCGTTGGGGTGGCAGTGGTGTTGGGAATATGTCATTGATACGATCTATCACGATTTATTTCGGAAGTGGATCGACGATGATGTCGACGGGGGAGGACACACCCACACCCTTGTTGGGACTAACCTTTTCAGTCCAGCCTCTTCCTTTCCTCAAGTTGGGCCTGTGCTCCATTTGGATGCCACTGACACAGCCTCCGTCCAGACCGTTGGGGGAAAAGTAGAGAAGTGGTTCGACAAGAGCACCAAGCAAAACCATGCCTTCCAAGCTGCACCTGCATCGCAACCCACACTCCAAGTGGCCTCGTTTCAGGGGATGAACACCATCTCATTTGCTGCAGGAGAATTCTTGGACATCTATCTCAAGGCACAAAGCGCTTGGCACCTCTTTATCGTTGGGAGATATGACCCCCTCTTGGGGGTTCGGGGGACATTCTTTTCCGCAACAGGAGCGGAGGCCCCATTCTCGGGGTTCGAGGCAAAGATTTACCAACTAACGTCGGGTCTCCTTCAAGGAACTTCGTTCACGTGGGTCAATCCTAGCGAAATCTCACTCCTGGATGTCCAGCTCCCCCCAGCCACGTGGGGGATTCTTGAATGGTCCGAGGACCAAGAAAGGATCCAGATTGGCCAGAATGGCTATGTGTCCCACATGGGGACCAGTCCTGGGGAAGACTCCATGTGGGACCCAACCCAACAGACTGGGGGCAACCAAATCCCTCTTCGGGCAGCTATTGGCCGTTCAGTGTGGGGGATGGGAGGGGTTCAGCCGTGGGATTACTTGGATGGGGGAGTGGCGGAAGTGGTGTTGTATCCTCAGGTCCTTTCATCGGGGCAAAGAATCCAGGTCCTGAATGTCCTCCGCAGCAAGTGGGGTTTGGGGGCACCGATGCCACTCCCGTGACCTGGGTATAGGGCACTGCGCGGGTCACGTCCGCAGTCTCTCACCCAACCACAATCCACAATGAAACAGCCAACATTCGTCAAGAAGACTATCACCCCGAGCGAAGCCATGGAGATGCTTACCAAGGCATCGGCGAATCGCTCTCTCTCTCGTCAGACGGTCATCCGTTATCGGGACGAGATGATTAGCGACAACTGGCAGCTCACCTACGAGACTATCAAGTTCGATGGCGATGGCCGCCTTTTTGATGGCCAGCACCGACTGGCAGCTTGTGTGGAGGCGAATGTTCCCTTCACCACTTACGTGGTCTATGGGGCGGATCCTTCTGCAACAACCTCCCTGGACACGGGACGGCGTCGAACCAACGGGGATTTCCTTGGCATCAAGGGGATTCGCCACGGGACGGCCAAGTCCGCAATCGCCAAGTTCCTCCGGGATCTCCTCCTCATCGAGGATGGGAAGTGCTCCATTCCTTCCTTCGGGAAGCGGCAGCTTCCGCAGAAGGAGCTTCTTACTTTCGTGAGTCAGAACGGACCGCTTCTGGAGGAGGCAATCTCCTACGTCTTCTCTGGCAGCGGAAATAACCTCCTTCAGTCTCCCTCCGTGTTCGGGGCTCTGTTCCTGAGGTTCTCCATGGTGCTCCCGGTCCACACCAAGGACTTTTACGAGACGTTGCTGAATAGCGCAGGCTCCAAGTCTGGCTATCACGACAACTTCTACACGGACGGCCATTGGGATCGGAATCCGATCTTCGCACTCCGAATTGTCCTGGAGGAGATGGAGGAGCGGAAGCACTCATCCCACACCAAGGGTCGGGTTCGGCCGGAGGCCCTTGTCAACGTCACGATTCGGGCCTGGAATGCCTGGATCGAGGGTGAAACTCTCACCCCCAACGAGTTGCTCTCCTCGGTTCGGGAGGCGTGGCCCGAGATCAAGATCTCGGGTGCTCGTGCCCCCGCAAAGGTCCAGGAGACGCACGTCACCATGGCGATCCCCAAGGATCGCCCCAAGCGCCGTATCGTGGGAGCAGCCGCTGCCGCTCAGGCAGCCAAGCTCAAGGGTTCGCGGTCGGGACTCTGAGGAGGGGTAGGCTATGGTCACCTTCGCTTCTCCAAAGATCGTGGAGGAAGTCCGCACAGCGATCGAGGCGAAGGTCGCCGTGCCCTCTCTCCTCCAAAATCCCCCCAGTGGCCTCAGAATGGCCACGAGCAACCAAATCCTCACGATTTGGGGCTATCTCCAATGTCGTGGGGATTTGGAAAGTGTCATCTCGGGCATTGAGGAATATCGTCGAGAGGACTTCCCCAAGTTTCGAGACTTTGCCACAAAGTGGGAGTGGAACCGCGATTACCACACCCAGTCTCTCTCCTTCTTCATGGCTCTTCTTCGAGAGGTCCCGTCGTTCAAGGGGACCTATCTCAATGCAGACTCGATCCTGAGAAGTTCCCGGACGTTTCGGCAGATGCATTCTTCACCACAGCCCAACGGCTCTGCTGAGGAAATGCGAAGCGATATCATCCGTATCTTGGCATTGTGTGGCATCACGGATTTGTCCGTAGGGGGGCAAATCGTGGATCCAGGGCCCGAGGAGACCTTGGCGATCCGAAAGATCGCCGAGGAACGGTTCGGGTTGGACCCGAAACATCGAATGCCGATTATGGGGACTGTCTGCCAGATCCTGCTCCGCTTTGGGATCCGCACATCCTCTTCGGTCCACAAAACAAAAAAAACCCGTCGCCGTGTCCACTCACTGAGTCCCCAAGATCTGGCAGTCTTGGGTGTGAAGCCGCCATCCTCCGAACTGAAACCTGTGCCCATGGGGTTCTCGGATGAGGAGAAGGATTTCATCTACCTCCTCACCCTTGGCGGGCGCACCCCAAGCCAAGTCAAGCAGATTACGGGTGTGATCAATCTTCAAATCTACCTCCCGCGTCTCCAGCGTCGGCTTCAACTGGTTGAATCCCTACCTCCGATCCACGAGAAGAATCTCCGGTCCTACCTGGAAACCTACAAGGTAATCCCCTACCTCATAAGTCAGGTGGCGGTCGCGGTGATGGAGAATGGCGGATATGACTTCGATGTACCATCGAAGACAAGGGATTTGTGGATAAACGTCAAGACGTACCTGCCAAATGGTCCTGAAAAGGACTTCATTGATAGGGTAGTCTCTCGGATCGGAGATTTCCGGCTTTACCACTTTCGTGGGCAAACCACTCCGTTCAGAGTAAAGATGCGTGACGATACGATCGTTTCCCCCTCTGTGATCGCCGGGTTGCGTGTCAAGGATGGCCACATTTGCCATCTTCGGAAGTGGGGGGCTGTACATGTCGCAAAGTAGAGATCCCCGCATGGAGAAATTGTCATCGTTTCTCCAAGTAAAAACATCTCAAGATGTCCTCGCAGTGGGCATTGCTGGGGGCACCAGCACTCGTTCTCCAACAACAACTAGTTGGGGAGCGATTTTTCAGTCTGCTTTCCGAATCATGGAGATGACGAAGGAAGACCCAAATATCATCTTGGGGGATGCCTCCCAAAATGAGTTGTCACCTCAGGTCCGGGTGATGGGGGTATGCCACCCACAGGGAATCCCTGTTGTATGTGCAGTGGTTAGGAACAGCCCAACCATCAAGGGGATGAGTCAATCTCTTCGACGTCTTTCCCTTCGTCTTGGGAGAGTCCCCCAATAGGTTCTGGGAGATTTGAAGTGATAGCCCACTCTAAACAGTGGGCTATCGCTTCATGCATGCTGAGCCCCCATCCTGGGCTTACATAGATGGAAGGCATTCCTTCCTGAACTTTGACCTCTTTGCATAGGGACCCATCCCCATAAGAACAATGGGATCCCTTTTTCCACAGGGATACGGACCCTTGTCTTGATAGTCCCACGGGGGGTCTGAGGGAGACCCCAATCGAAGGGCACCTCAACAAATATCCCAAAAAGCTGGCAACCCCACACCCTGTTGGGTGTGACACTCCATGTCCTGGCACAAAAATGAGATCAGGAACCCATGGGGCCACCAATCTTCCCCAAGCTTGAACGACTGCAAACTCAAGGACCGTAGGGTCCTCTTCCAACGTTTGAGAGGTAGTGCGGATCACATGGCGGTTGGAGGAGGAGAAGAGACTGGCCGAGGCCTCCTTCGTGGAGGAACGAAAGGAGACCCCAACTACTCGCTGAGGCTTCGGGCTCCGCCTACAAGTTGGGGCCAGCGCACGTTGGATTGCGCGCCACTCTTCTGGAGAGGAAGGCTCTGCCTTCTCTAGTCCCATTTTTTCCGGCTCTTTTCGACTTCATGGAGCACCTTGTGGATGTGCATCATGAAGTCGTAGTATGGCCGAGCCAAGTCGTCATAGCCTCCGATGAAACGCTTGGTGAGACGATGGCCGCGAGGATCTTGCTGGCCTGTGCTGTAGACATAGACATCGAACACGACTACGGGATCATCTGCCTGACCCCTAGTCAGGCGAAACAGATCGCTGCGTTTGAGAAAGCGATATAGGACCAGCATCTTGCTGGGAGCATCTGATTCGAGGTCTGTGACCCCAAAATCGAACATGCTCTTTACGGGGTCGTACTCCACGTGATACTTCCGAGCTACCTTCAGCAACATCTGATCAAAAAAGTGGGGCTTGAATGGTTTCGGTAGATCTTTGACTCCATGGTAGGTCAGGTCCTTCTCTCGAAGGTTGTTGAAGGCAACCTTCATCCTCCACTGGGTGGCCACCACCCAAGCAGAAGCGACGCGAGAAGCCATGTAGAGTCTGCGCTTTGTTTCGTGTCGGCGCTTGCTTCGTAATTTCTTGTACATTGGGTTGTTCTTCAGCTTTTTATAGCGCATCTTCTGCTGACGACGCAGCTTGGCCCGATTTCGACGTCTGTAGCGTTGGAGTTGGCGTCTTTTCTTGGGGTCTCGGATGCGGTGTCGAGGTTTCCACTGGAGTTGTGGATGGTAAGTTGCTTCTTTTTCGTCCTCGTCCATATCCTCACCACATCCTGTACTTGCTCGTCCGCGAGGGATCCCATTCCTTGGGGATGGGGTATCCGCCCAAACAGTATTTGTCCCCACCATCCGTCAACCCATAGACACGTTGGGCCCACAACCCAATCTCATTCCAAACTCGGCTCCCTGGGTCAGATGGCCGACTTTTGCTTGATTGGCGGTGCGCAAAGATGTTTTGGATTTTCCCGCCGTGAGTGTGGACCGTCGCCAAGACCCATTCGATAGCTTTCTTGGTGGCTTCTACTTGTTCAGGGGTCACGACCAGAGGACGTCTGTTGGGCTGCTGTTTTGGCCTCCAATAGGTCTTTGGGTCACCCTCTACTCCCTCGAAATGTCCGTCGATTTCAATGCCAACCGTGTGGGAGTTGAAAGCGTTCCCATGGTAGACGATCTGATTGAGCCCATTGACGAGGACTACTCTTCCGTTTTTGGGGACGGCGAGGTGACAACGAACGTTTTTATACCGCGTGGGCACAACACCCAGTTCTGTCGCCGTTTGGTGGAGAGTGATCCCTGTGATTGTGGCCCACTCTCTCTTTCTTTTTGAAGAGAGGCCTGCCGCATCTTCGGACACGAGACGGGTAAGAAACCCAACTTCGGTTGGTGTTGGGAGATCAATGGCATTTTTGATCCGCCCGTTTAGATAAGATTGGCGGATCGACTCGTAGGTTTGTGGACCTACCCCGCGAACACGAAGGGCATGCTCCTTCTCTTTGAGGCCATGATCTTCCTGGTAGTCACAGACCGCCGAGAGAGTCTCAGTCCCCAATTCCCCATCGATGCCGAATCGGGGCAGCGAGTATCCCAAGAAAACCAACCACCCTTGGAGATCCTCAACTTGAGTCCCTTCCTCGCCCTCAACAAGGCTCAGATGGACTTGCCCCAATCCCCATTCTGTCGGGGACCTCGAAAAAGGCTCCCGGCTGAGAAGGTCGCTTTCCTCCTTACTCAGTGAAGATGGTGAGGATTCCCTCACTCTTTTTAGGATAGATTCAATCCACCTCATAGACATGCCTGTTCCCACTCAAAGGCGGGATATTATCTATCCATTCGAGGGATGCGATGGTTCAGAACCTCTTGGAGTGAACTGCTGTCCTCTTTGGGCCCGTTTTCTTCCGACAAGAGTTGATTGAGCCTGGACATGTCGATTGGGACGGTTGGGGCCACTGTGTCTCCTCGGGCTTCGAGGTTTCCTGGAAGGATGGTCTTGGTAGCCAGATATTTTTCATAGGCGCTATTCCTACCTTCGCCATAATAGACCTGGACAGGTTGTGGCCTCATGAACCGATCCATCTCCTCTGGCGTCAGAGTGCGAAGGATCTCTGGTTTGCCGACATTTCGATTGCTTTCCTCCTCCATTGCCACTCGGAGAGCCTCAGCACGATCAATCTCCATTTGCTCTCGGGCTTGGACTTCGTCTCGGATTCTGTTTTTGACGGACTCCACGATTCGGTCGTGGTCATCCAGGTTCCCTCGAACCCAGTTCTTCATCTCCTCTTGGAGTTCCTCAAACGTCTCCGCCTTGCGGACTTCGCGGATAGACATCTCTCGGTCTTTCCCGCGCAATTTAGGGATGACACCCAACGCCTCCCAAAAAGTCCTGTCCTGAATCTTGGCTCGTCTTTCTCGAAGTTCCCGCTCCCGCTCGCGGTCCTTATCGCTGAGCTTCTTGATCCCCTTGGGGGCATGTGGGCCCACCATGAACTTCACCATGGTCCATTGGTGTTCGCGGTTTTCGCGCTCATCCTCCATGGTGTTGTAGAGGATCCAATACTTCTGGACGGCGTTGATTGTTGATGGCCAAGAGACCCCAAAGGCCGGCTCAAGGATGTGTCGTCCCTCGCTCTTCCACAGCTCGCGGGACTCAGACTCGTAGAAATAAGATTCGAGGAGGTCCAACGCGAGCTGGACTCGCTCAGCGAGCCTCAACACCATGGTAAAGAGGACACGCATGGTCGAAGTGGGCAATCCGCGCAAAACCTGGTAAGCCCGAAGAAGGGGTTCTTGAGTCCCCACAAGGATTTGGCCGTCGATCATCCAAATCGACATTGCAACTGCCCACGGTCTCCATTCGGCTTGGACAGATGCAACACGCTGTTGAAGAAGAAAAAAATCTTGAGGGTGGAGGGAACGCATTGTGAGATGCGTTTTCCCCACCTTGGCGGTTACGGACAAAAAGCCGGGAGAGAGGAGAAGCCGTAAGTCCTGGTAGATCTCCCGGCGCTGTGCCGCGGTTGTGGATGGGAGGCTCAACGTCCCTTGAAGCGAGGATTATTCAGATCGGGATTCAACTGAACCTTTGATAGGTCAGGTTTTGGGGTCTTCCTCAACTCTTGGGACTGTCCACTCCAAACGGAGTCCTCAGGTACCTGTTGTCCCCAACGTTGGGGATGAGGGGCTTCGTTCTGATAGGGAACCTCCTTTGTGTTTAGGACGGCGTTGTGGAGATTTGCAGCCTCTCGAAGGCCCTGCACTCTGGGGTCAGTCGCGCGCGACTTGGCGGCGAATTGCTGTGCCAGCCGCTGGTGGCGTACAATCTCAGCCTCCACCGAGGCTTCAGGATTTGCATCATCCAGGAAGGTGTTGTCTGGCAAGATTCTCTCTTCCATGCTCTCCAACTCACTCGGCTTCTCCTCCTGTGGAGGGGAGGGGGGACGCGAGATAGGAGAAGCCTGGACTCCCGTAAATGCCTTCTGTCGCCGTGGTGGTTGGGGAGGTTCTTGCTGCTGGGTTTCCTCTTGGGGTGCAAGTGCGGGCGGAGTGATCTCCTGTTCGGGGACCAATCCCTCAATGTTGACATCCGGAAGAGATCCCCCCTTGGCGTAAGCCAAGGCATCTTCAAAGGTCTTCTGGGACCACCCCTTGGTAGCTGCGGACTTGTCTTCCCGAGCCTTCTTGAGTTCGTCCAAACGCTCCTCTGAGCGCTTGATTTCAGCCTCCAAATCCATAGGTTCAAACCGAACCCGATCTGCGGCTTTTGAAGACAAGCGAGCTACGGTCTCTGTCACAGCGACAAAAACCCTGGTAATCAAAGGTTTTGTCCAATGCTGGAGAATCACATCTCGAATAACATCGATGCGGTCTCGAAGCTGAGGCAAGCCAGAGGGAAGAATAACTCCAGTCTCAATCTCAGCCGATCTCAGATCTTGATCCCCAATCTGAACAACTGCCGCTGCGATGGTCATCACGTGGATCCTAAACAAGAAGTCCATGGTGGCGACCTTGGCGGGGCGAGAACCTTCCTGGAAGGCGAGGGACGCATATTCAAGAAGGGCAATCTCATCCTCTCCCCGCAGGGGGCGGACAACCATCTGAAGATCTCCAACAAAGATCTTCTCCTCCTCTTGGAGGATGGATTCCACGCGCGCAAGGGCCTTCTCTACCAATTCCAGACGGATGGGCATGACGAATCCTACCGATTGAAACGGTCCGGCCAGATGTAATCTAGCAACCCTGCTCCCAATCGAGGATCAGGAGATGCCCACCCCATGCCAAAAAGACTCATGTTTGGGTGTTCGCCGAGAGAAAAAGCCCCCAGAGTCGAAGGCCACCAAACCGGACCTCCGGTCACTCGGTTGTGGACCATCCTCAATCCTGCAACCTTCCCCAAACGATCCCAGATTTCTTGGAAGTGTCTCCACTCTTGGGTGGTGGAAGTCACCACCAGAACAGGGGACCAAAAAACATCAATCTCCCTGAGTTTTGGGTGAGCTTGGGAGGAATCCTGCCGAGGATGCCCCAAATTTTGGCAGAATGAAAGAACGATCCCTGAAAGGCCGCCAATGCCTGACGGACAATCGAAGATGAGGATCTTTTTCTGATAGGGGGAAGACACCCCTACAATAAGGTCCTCAATCTTGCGGGTAAGAACCTCTTCAGTCAAACCCCAGTGAGCTGCACTGGGGCGTGCTGTGATGATCCGAAGGTTGGCAGGAGCATTCACAACCTTCCACAGAATTGATCGAATGTCGAACTCACGCTCATCTGGCCAATCCTTCTCAGGCCACAAGAGAAAGGTGGAAAAGTCCACCTTTTCCTGAAGAGTCCGAGTCTCGTCTTCCGTGCAATGCCCTGTGGGCGGGAAACTCCCATGAGGACGTCCATCCCAGCGAGTCGCCCGCAGGGGCATTCCCTGCCCCACAGAAGCCCCCGTGAGGTCCAAATCCACAAGGATGACTTCCACATCGGGATTGCGGCGAGCCAGGCCATAAGCCGAAATGACGGCCAGGGTTGATTTACCAACACCCCCCATGAGGGAGTGAAACGAGATACAGTGCATGGATCCGCTCACGGATCACAATGTACCAGGTGAGTCCTTCCCCAAGAGCCTTCGGAGCTGACCCGCAGTGATACAGATGACCATGGAGTCCCCCATCGACCCCAAGTCATCCTCTTCATCGCCCGTCCAGATCCATGTGGTGGATGAAGCCTCACGCAGCTCCTTTCGGAGTGCCTCGATTTCCTTGTCCCGATGTTCCAGGACAGCCATAAGTGCTTGAGTTGAAGGTGCCATAGCTAGGAGTCAACAGTATCACTGTTGGTCCCCATGTTACACAACAAATCTATGTGAGTCACGGGGCCCACAAAGATCCTGAATCCCCTTCAGGTGTGGTCGAGAATGGAAAGGATGATACGGTCGATGGCTTCCCGATCAGGAGCCCGAGGGAGGCAGGTTGGGGCGTCCTTGATGATGGACTCCAGACGACGAAACTCCGCCTCCAGCTCCTCGTAGCGAAGGCTGCCACGGCGGACCGCGAGCAGCTCCTCTGCGTCAGGACGACGGACGAGGACTTGCCCAGTGGTGAGGATCTCCAAACACATCCTGGAGAGCCGAAGGAGATGGGAGGCATGTTTGGTGTCGTAGCCGAAGTCTGCTTCCAACTTCTGGCGCGCCGGGTTCCGCTCCGTCTTCCACTTGAGGTAGGAATTCCAGTGTGCAAGCGCAGCACGGTAGCGCTTCTCCGCAGAGATAATGGAGCGGATTCCTTCCGGGACACCCAGATCCTGGGCCGCGAGGTCCTCAACAGACTCACGACCCTCAGCCTTCAGGACTGCCTCCCAAAAGTCCAACATGCGCTCTCGCAATACATCGAGGGGAGCACCCTCAAGGAGGTGGTCTGCATCCCAGGAACGAACCCGCTCCTGGATGGCCTCCTCGATCTCTGATCGCACGTTGGCGGGGAGCAGCGAACTTTCAGGGAGGCCAAACTCCCTCCGCTCAGGCTTGGCCTTGGGAGGTCGGAGGAGCCACTCCCGATGAGACTGGATCCGCCGAAACTGAGAGACGGCGTACCCCATGAACGTAAACCTGCACCGCTGACTCAAGAACAGGCTACGAGCCTCTCGAATCGTCTTCCACGGCAGGGAATCCACCACGATGCAGTCTTCAGGGAGAAAGAGCAGCTCCAACATGTTCGGGTTGGCATCCGACATGAGACTCACAGCCTTGTGGAGACCAAAGATCACTGTGTCCTGCCACGAGCCGCGCAGTGCCTCCAAGTATGCCGAAGGGAGCTTCCGCGAGAACGCCCGCTCCAGGACCTCTCGATCCGGAGCCGAAGGTTCCCCCTGGAACTGATCGAACTTCCGAAAGAAAGACTCCCGAATCTCTCGTGGCGGGATACAAACACCCCGCAGATCGAGGTCAGAAGTTGGAGTCGCCATGCCATAGGCATGGGACCCTGAGATCCCCAGGAAGATGACCGAAGGTGCAAGATCGAAGTGCATCAGGCACAGTGTAGCACGCCGAGCGCCAGATTACACTGTGGTTGGAGAAAGTCGTGGGAAAACAGGGAGGGTTCTTCCCCAGCCAGAAGACTCGTGCCTAAACCCTTGCGGGATCACTGACTTGAAGTCTCAGACCCGAAAGCCGAAGAGCACGAGGAAGATGATGAGCGAGGAGAGGAGGATGAGAAGGAGAGCGCGCATGGCTACACGATGGTGGTGCTGCTGTGGTTGTGGCGATCGATGATCGTGACCGTGCCGGACCAACCCAAGCGACGGACCAGGGCGAGGTCTCGCTCCCTCTCCCCAAGGCAAGGAACCGTCAGGGAGACCGCAGGCGAGGAGCAGTTCAGCACGATGTAGGGGTTGTTCACCCCCACGATGATGACGACATCCTCGACCGTGAACGAGAGGAGATTCCCTGTGGGAATCTGCACACACCCATTCTCACGGGGAACGGGGTCTGTGGAGGGCCCCTTGACAGGGAGATTGAAGTTGGAAGGCTTCCCGAGTCGCTCCCACCGAGCGTAGAGCCCATTCCACGACGGATGGGGGACAAGAGGGGAATCCAATGCCTCACGGCGAAGAGTCTCTTCGAGTCCCTCCCCCATCAGCTTGTTGGGGGCCTCAGCACAGAGGTCGGCTGCGCCCACGTGGTAGACCCACCCTCGAAAGTGGGGATTGGTGTAGTTTTGATTCATGTCTACCTCAGTATAGCATGTCAGTGCCGGAGTTACACACGGCGGATTTGACGGACACTTTGGGTGAGCCGGCCGCCCAAGCCAAACAACTGGTCTGCCATCTGGATCATGGCGGAGTTTGGACAGGCAATGGGCCTGTCCTTCAATACCCATTCGAGAGCGGCATCCACGCCGCCCTGAGTCTTGGGCAAGTGCCGTAGGTAGGAAATCAAGGCAGCCGCCGTGCTTCGGCTGATGCCGGCATAGCAGTGACACAACACTCGCATCTCAGGGCGGATGTGGGTGGCAAACTTGGCGATCGCCTCAACATCTTCTTGGGAAGGCATTTGGTATCCCGCAAAGGGCCGAGAGATGTCGTGGAAAAGAAGACGAAGAGAGTTTGGTGGGAGTCCGGGAGGGGGTTCTTCAGCAAAGGACTCTCCATGGATTGCCGGATCCCCAATGGAGATCGCTAGATCCCATTTTTCGGCAAGAAGAGCCTCTTCGGTCTCTTCAAGGGAGAGGACCCGGATTTGAAAAGGTTGGGTGAGATGGGGCATAGGACTCTCAACCTACCAAAAAGGGGAGGCAGGACAAACCAGCCTCCCCTTACGGGATCCCAGATACCCTTTGTCAGGCCAGCGGGATCGTGCGGATCTCGTCGGCCATGTTGTCGACCTTCCCAGAGAGGATCCTCTGGACCAGGGGGAAGATCGCGTCGCTGAAACCAGCGATGTGGTGTGCGCCCGCCACCTTCTCCTTCAAGAGGGAGTAGCCGCCCCCAGAGAGGTCGATGCAGACCATCTGCGCCTTGGGGGAGAACTTGTTCCGCCACTCCACCCAGCTCTGAGCGAGTGGGGCCCCACGACTCCAGGTGTTCCCATTGAGGTGGCCATAGCTCTCCGTGTCGGAGAGGACGAGGACGGTATCCACCACAACCTTGTGCTTCTTCATCCACTCCGTTGCCTCGTGGAGGTAAGTCCCTCCCCCTCCGTAGGAGGAGATCTTCCTCTGGAGAGAGAGAATCGAGTCCCGCGGGTTGAGGTCCATGGGGTGAATGGAGGTGTCCACCCCCATGACCCGGCATGAGGTGGGGTTCTGCTTCAGGACAGCCGCAGCGAAGACCGCGGCCACATCAGTCACCCGCATGGAGGATGACGAAGATCCGCGATTGCCCGTGAGGGGCGAACCCATGGAGCCAGAGACGTCGACCCACACCATCACGTTCCCCTGAATCCAGGGGACGCTCTTGAGTGAGATCTCCAGAGCGTCCTGGAGAGCATCCTGGAGCTTGGCCTGGGCCAGGCCCATCGAGGAGTCGACCTTGGAGAGCGCAGCCAGGATCTGGGTGGGCCACACCCTGGAACGGACAATCTCCTCCTCTGACCGGAGCCGGTCACACACCAACGAGAGGGTGGAGGTGTTGGAGAAGACCCCATGACGAGCGAAGGTTGCCAGGTTCATGCGGATCGCATGCCACCCCATCTTGGGGATGAGGTGGGTCCACTCCGTTGCCGTGAAGGCGTGAATGCCCTCCAGAAGACGGTGCTCGATGCCCTGGGGCATGTCCTCGATGCGCCCACTCTCCTTCCACTTCAGGACCTCCTGAAGTGCCTGGGGAGCCTTCTCGGGCTGGTACGGGAACCCACAGACGTGGGCCCACAGCGCAGCCTGGGCCTCGTCAGCCGGCTTGGGGTGGCAGATGCGGATCACATCCGCAAGGGACATCCCCCCATCACCCACGGACTCCGAGAGGATCCGCTTGGGGTGCTTGCTGGTGAGGTAGTTTCGCACATAGCGACGCCACGTGCGGGGGACCGAATGCTTCCCCTTCTCACCGCTCCGGAGGATCTGGGTGACGTTGCGGATGATCTTGCCGTTGTCCGCCACCTTGGGAGCGACCTTCTCAGCCAGAACCGCATCCTTGCGGAGGAGAGCCGCAAGGAGGTAGGACGGCATGTCCTTCATGAACCCGAACTGGCGGCTCCAGATCGCCGTCTGGGCGATGAACTCGGGCGAGCATCGATCGACGAGCTTGCGCACCTCGTCGAGGTTCGTCTCGGCCGAGACGTAGAACGAATCCGCGAGACATCCCGCAGCGGCGAAGCGCGCGAGCGCGCTCTCATCCGTGAGCGAGTATGCTCGACCACCCGCCGCGTTACGGGTGTTTGCAGCGGGCACGTGGGAAGGAGAGTTGGGGTTGGCCGCAGGGCGGCTCGGAAAGAGCGTCTTGAGAGTCATGGCGAGTGTCCAATGTCCTTGTGAAGGTTGTTGACTCGGGGAGTGTAGCACGTCCCCATCTAAGTTACACGAAAAAAACGAGGTCAAGGACGCGCCATGTGCGCATCTCTGACCTCACTTCAGACCCACGACAGGGTCTCAGTCCTCAAGAGAGGCCCAAGCGTCGGAGGAGCCAAACCTTTATTTGTTTGAGGTTCATGTCTGGGAAGCTGTTTGTGCTCTTGTGGTCATGCAGGAGCTTGGCGCCCTTTTCGTGGAGTCCTTCGCTGACGATCCAATTCACATCGCCCTCTTGGTTATGGACCCAGCCCCAAAGTTGACCATTGACGAAGATCTTCCAGGTGTTGATACCTGACTTCTGGCTCTCTTTTGAGGCGTAAGTGAACCTCACGCCATAATTGCCAGACATGACCAGTTTCCTAAACTCTAGTGCTGCGATCCCCTTTTCCGTGATTTTCCACCAGTCACCGAGGGAAGAAAACCCGGGAGAAGTGTGTTCCCAGGCCACGAGACCTTCCTTCGCCATCTTCTCATACAATCTCTCAAAAAAAGCATTGTTTGCAGTTGGGCCAAAACGCCGATCCCCTTGAGGCTTCAGCAGGTCCTTCAGGAGTAGCTCTTCGTCTTCCGAGATAGTCTTTGGAACGGGATTAGGCCCAGGTTCCTGCGCCATTCCAGGAGGCCGGCGTGGTGAGAAGTTCAGGCCAGCGGCGAGTCTTTTGAGGCTTGAACGAAGTTGTTTTGGGGTCATGCGAGGTTCCTGGGCATAGTCCATTCACCGTCAATGTGCCTTGTGGGTGGGGTATGAGGCATACCATGTCTAAAAAGTCGAGCAAGCCCCCCAAACCAAAAATCTACTGGAAGATTCGGTTGTCTCAACTTGGGGATGCTGTGATCGAAGTTGCATCTTGGACCCAGACTGCACTCCCCCTAGCTCTCAATCCAAAGGTGGCAACGGGGCTTGGGTTTCTCACAGGGATTCTCACCCTTCGGAAGAGGACTCTTGGAACAAATCATCCTTCCAAGGTCCTGGAAGGGTGGTCTGAAGTTCTTGAGGATTTCCCCAACACTGAGGTTGTTAAGAAGATCCTTCGGCTGGCGGATGGGGTGCATGTCCAGGGAAAAGGTTTCTCTGACCGGGATCCGTGGGCAGCAGGAAGTGCATCCTTTACGCTGCGGCACACCACGTTTCAGCACGAGACAATTAACATCCTCGAAGTCGCGCATGGGGGCCAGGGGAATCAGGTCCACACCATTTATACAGACCAACCCATTCTCTTCAAAGAATGGTTCTCGGAGAAGTTCTGGGAGGCTTACTCTCCAGCCAAGATTTGTTATGAGGATCTGTATTTTCGGCCTCGGACTCTGGACGTCGGGAAAGAAAAGGAGGTGGATCCTGAGTTCCCAATGCCCGCGTACTGCAAACCTCTCATTGAAGATATCAAGCAGGCACATTCCGTGGGGAAAACTAGGAACCTAGTTTTCACGGGTCCTCCAGGGATTGGCAAATCTACCATGGTCCGTCAGATTGCCTGTCAGGTTGGGGCTTCGCGGATCCTCAGTATGAGTGGAAGTGGCTGGAATGTGATCTCTGCTCTGGTAACGGTGGCGGAGATGCTGAAGCCCCAGGTCCTGATCATAGATGATTTGGATGCCATGGGGGCATTTGGAGCCAACTCACTGGGATTCTTCGAGTCTCGGAAATTCCCTCTGATCATGGCGACCATCAACGACCCGAAGAAATTTGGGGACGCAGATCAGATTGGGGCGTTCTTTCGTTGTGGACGTTTCGACCGATTCCTCCGTGTTGAATCCTCGCATCTTGGGGAGATCCAAGACTTTTTACGCCGACGAATCCCGTTCTCGGACCAGGTTGAGATTCCTGAACTACCCCCCGCTTATCTCCAAGAAATCGTCAACCTGTCACGGACTGCCGGCACGCCCCAAGATGTAGAATCCGCCGTCAGAATCGTCCGAGAGCACTACGATTTTCTTCAAAGCATCCAATCAGGGGCCGCAAAGAAGGATGGGGGGTCCGCCGCCGCGGTTGCGGATCCCGACATTGCGGAGGCAAAGGAGTAGCTCAGCCGAAGTCGTAGGCCACTAGCCGGCCATCTACGGTGAGGCCCACTTGGCAGCAGTCAATGCTATTGACCCAAGGGGGCAAGGTATTTGGAAGTTCTTGGCTGACCCACTCCATGCAGGAGATGCACACCCCAAACCTTTGGGTCAACTCCTGGTGAATCCAGCTTTTGGCCAAGTTGGGGTTTCCCTGTTGGCGGATTTCGGAAAAGTTGGCAGCTTCCCCCTCCTCCCAGTGGGGGATCTTCACTACATGGTCCTCACACAAGAACACAATGCGGTGTCGTCCGATCCCAATCGGATTGCCAAAGAGCCGCATGGCTTCCGCCTCAGGGCGGAGGTACCGTTCAATCTCGGGGAGGCCACTTTTGACCAGTCGCTTCCAGTGGGGGATATGGTCCCACCATCCCAGGCGGGATCCCATGGGCATCGGTTTCCCCAGATTAAACTTCATGCCGTTGAAGTCGAACTTCACCTATCAAGGGTAGCACTATGAGGCACGAGTTACACGGAGGATGCGATGTGTAGGACGTGGAAGACAATCCAGGGGGTTCTGTTTGCTACTCCTGTTCTGGTGTGGGTGTGGGTAGGTCGTATGAGGACCTGGAAGGAAGAGTAATCTGGCGCACGATAGCGTCCTTATCCCCTCCCGTTACCAGAGGGGACGATGCCGCAACCTACAAATAACTCAAGGGACGGCGTGGGGATGTCGGGGTTCTTGGACATCGCCATGAAGATCTTGGCTTCATTGGTGGTGCCTTTAATTATTTGGGCGGTTAAGCTTGAGGTTACCAACGCCTTGCAAGATGAGAGAATCAATGAGTTGCAAGGTGACCTGTCCAAGCTCTCGAATATCACGTCGCAAGTTCAAACCATCAATCTGTCGCTAGTCGGGCTGGAGGCCAAGATCCAAAATGTCAACGAAAAAGTCGCTAACATCGAAGATCTTCTTCGGTCTCATTAGCCTGTTGGGGTGTGAGGGGACTGAAGACCCCAATCAAGAGTCCTCAGCCGAACAACTCCACACCGAGTTGGAAGAGTGTTCAACAAGGGTTCAGTCAGGCCTCAGCTCTCTTCAGGAGACAGAAGAGACATTGGACACAATTCTTCAAAGAATGCTGGAGGACGAGGGTAGGGTGGGAAACAATGAGCAACACCACTGAATCCCCTGAGGTTTTTGGCCAACTGACCCCTGAAGAGGTCCAACAGATCTCTGCCTTCAAGAAGTCCTTCGAGGAGGTCCTTCGGACTCTTGGGGAGTTGAAGATGCGCGAGGCACAACTGGTCAAGCAGGGCACAATGCTTGACGAGGCTGCCGCCGAACTTCTGAAGACCATCGCGGTCCGGATTGGGGTTGGACATGACCTGTCGGGGTACGCGATTCGTCAAGATGGATCGGTGATCAAAGTATAGACACGATCCCCATAAGAGGGGATTATGTCTACATGTGATCCGTGTCAACCAAACAATGGCCCGTGGGTGGGAAAAGAGAACCCCCTCGGGCCAGAGTCTTGTGGCACCTCAGATGGAGGTGAAAATGACGGATCTGGGGATAACTGTGGCCTGGAGGGACCCACCCCCACAGGGGCCGACTGTCCGGGATGGGCCATAGGCCCAGGGGAGTGCCCCACACCTCCTCAAAATGTCGAGGTCGTCCACACCTTTACAAAGGGTGTGATGGATGTACGGTGGGACAATCCCGCAATTTTGGCCCACAATGGGAAATACCAAGTCGTGGGTGTCAACATCTATCGTTCTGATACCTCAGAACGAGGTCCTTTCCGAAGGATAAATCTGGCCCCAGTGGGGGGGACTTTCTTCAGGGACTTCACAAACAATATTCTTGTTCAGAATGAAGTTGTGGATTGGTTTAGTGGATGGCTCAATCGTGGGGAGGCAGCCAACAACAACCTTTGGAAGTTGAGGACTCGTCACTTCCCCATCGTGAAGCGAGCAGGTACAGCGATCCCCGCAAACAGTTGGGCGGATGTCCAGGTGACAATCAATGGTCAGGCCGTAGAGGTCCACGAAGTTTTTGGGCCAACTGGAGAAATAACCCTCGCCAACGTTCCTGGGTTTGATGTGGCGACTCAACAGTGGGTCTACCCCAACCTCCCCATTGGGCCTGAAACTGAAGTGGCGGTGACGTACAACTACGAGGGGAATGCCCTCCGTACGGATCTCGACCGCAAAATTTGGTACCGCGTTACCACAGTAGCTCTCAACCCAGCATCTCCAGAAGGTTATCTGGAGACCCCCCTCATCCACACTGAGCCTGTCACATTTCGTGCCGTGGAGAAGCTCAGCTACATTTGGCGTGAGGCAATCCGCCGCAACAACTGGATCCTTGAGCAGGGAGGGGAACGTGTGAAGGTCCTGGTCCGGAAGACCTCGGGGATCCCATGTTTCTGCCGAACTGATCCCCGGTCCTTGGAATACAACCAACAACCCAAGAACAACTGTTTGGACTGCTACGGGACCGGGTTTTTGGGGGGATACGAAGGTCCTTATGACCTCATCATCACACCCGATGATGCTCCACGAAGCGTGCGCCAGACGCCACAAGGAAGATACTTGGACCACACCCAGGATGTGTGGACAGGGCCAAGCCCTCTCCTCACACAAAGGGACTTCATCGTCAAACAGACGAATGAGCGCTACAGCATTGGTCCCGTTCACAAGCCTTCAGAACGTGGAAACATCATGCAGCAGCAGTTTCAGATCAAGTACCTGGACGAGCAAGACATCCGATACCAGGTGCCCATGATGTCCGTATCCGATTTGTGCTGGCCTGAGATCCGGTGGCGTCCAGCGGTGGTTCAGGGTGGAGCATGGATGGCAGAATACCCACCCCAAGGGCCGTGGCCTGTTGGAAACCAGTACCAACAGACGCCAATGCAAACCGAAAAAGAGAACATCCCAGACACACGCGAACAGCGAGGGCGAACGCCTGTGTGGGCAAACCGCACTTACTAGGTAAGCTTCAAATAATCCGACCAAAGGGAATCCCATGCCCATCGAAAACAAGGCCGAACGTAGTTGTAGTTTTGTGGACGCGCTGGTCCTGGGGTCCGCGCTTGCCGCCTTTTTGCGCCATCTTAACGGCGACGCGACAAATGGCCTCTACAAGAAGGGCCAACAGCTCTGGCAGACACGGTATTCCGTGTCCTTTAAAGATGACCTGAAGCTCTTCCTGATTGAGCCTTTCGTTCAGGCGGGCAAGGCTCCCCAGCTTTTGGCCTCCAGTCGAGAGTTGATGCGTCTGACCCAAGCCAAGCGTATTATTTCGATCCTCCCGGATTTTCTCGCTTCGTTCTCGCAATGGCTTCCTGCACACCGGAACTCGTTTATTGAGTGCATGGACATGAGAACCAGAACGGAGGTTCTGGCACTGGCTAAGGTGGGCATGGATGCTGAGCCCGTGACGCAGTTGGCGCAGCTTTCTGTTATCCGTCTGACAGGCCCCAACAAGGGAATGGTGGAGCAGTGGATTGATCGGGCTGCAAATGAAGCTGGAGTCATCGCCACCGATGATGCAGAAGCTCCGCTCAAGGGCATGGAGTCGATCCACGATTTGGGGGTTCAGATCTCGGAGTTGAACCAACAGATTACGTTGGAGCCAGATGGCACCCCCCGTGAAGCCGAACTCATTGAGCATCGAGGAGATCTGCTCCAGAAACTTCAGGCAGAAGCTGACAAGAGTGCCACACCAGAGGCTGCTTTTGCGGTTGCAGCAGCAGCTGCGGCTACTCAGGGAGAGGACGGAGCTTCACGGATCTCCAGGAAGTACACTCTCACAGATGAACAGGAGGCTGTGATCCGCGCCGAGGGGTCCATTGTGGTGGCTGCGGGCGCCGGATCAGGGAAGACAGGGACTCTCATTGCTTGGCTGGACCACCTCGTTCACAACAAGGGGATCAACCCGGAGCGGATGGCGCTCATTTCGTTTACCCGGGCGGCATCCGCTGAGATTGCAGAACGGGCAAAAGGTCGCGCGGGGATTAGTGGGTCCTACATTGGCCGGACGACCCACGCAATCGCAAGGACGGTTTTGAAATCTTTTGGTCCTTCCCATCAAGAACTCAACAGCCGTTACAAAGGCAAACTCCGTGAGGCCATCTTCAAAACGGAAGAGGCAGACAAGCTCTGGGACATTGCTCTCAAACAGGTTGAGATGGGGACTCCCAAAGGGGATGACGCTGACAAGGCTCAATACCTCAAAAAGGTATTGTTGACACTTATCCGGTCTGCCGCCTACCCTGACTTCTTTCAGAGCCTTCTGGATCAGCTCGATCGCGGAAAGATGCTGACCACCAACCAGTTGGGGGCTCTTGTCACCGACAAGTACAAGAATCTGCGCAAATTCCCTGATCTCTATCAGGGTGTCAAGGATATTGCTGAGGGGAGGGCTCCTGGGGCATCCAAAGTTGCTGCTCGGGAAGCCAAGCCGAAATCCCCCTACATGACCCAGCCAGCTGGAATGCGTTTCAATATCGGGGCCAAGGATTTACACGATCCGAAGGTTGACGTGGAGATGGTGCCCGGCAGAATTCGGCTGATCGTGGACAATTACATGTCTTCGGGGGTCAGTGTCGAGGAAGCCTATAAGATGGCCAAAGACGATCCAGACGCTCCGATCGTCCCGGCAGCTGCCTACGATGCTTATACTTGGCTCAAGCTCAATGACCCCATCCTGGGGCCGGCCATGGACTTTACGGACCAGATTGTCTTGGCTCTCAAGGTGCTGGATGATCTGCCTCAAGCACGGGAAGCCGCGCAACGCATGTTTGATGTGGTGGTGGTGGACGAGGCTCAGGACTTGAGCGAAGTCCAGTTCCGGTTCTTCCAACACTTGATGAAAAAGACGCGCATTGGGGCCTACATTGGGGATGACAAGCAGAGCATTTACCGATTCCGCGGAGCGATCCCCGAGAACTTCATCGCGCAGTCCAAAAAGTCCAAGCTTTTCCAGATGACCACCAACTTCCGAAGTGGGGAGGCCATCGTCAACGCAGCAAATCAACTCATCGCTCACAACAAGGGTCAGATCCCAATGGTCTGTTCGGCAGACCCCAAGAAGGGGGAGGGAGAAATTGGCTTCGTCCGAACCGCCTCTCATTCTGAGAGTGCTGAGATGGTAGCGGCCTCCATCGCAGAGTCCATCTCTTCGGGGGACTCTTCTGCCGCTGACTTCGGGATCTTGGTGCGAAACAATGCCGAGCTGGATGCCTACGAGAAGGAATTGATCTCCCGGGGGATCCCATTCAAGAAGCTTCGCCCAGGGCCTATGTTCTTTGACAAGCCCCTTGTACGGGCGGTGATCTCGTGGATTCGCCTTGCGTCCCAGGTTGGGAGCCGGGAAGAGTTGAATGAGGCTGTCATGCATGCCTCCATGTTCCCAAGTTTTGGGCTCGGGCCTTCGTTCATTTCAGCTTTGGCTAACATGACGCCATCCAATATGAGCTATGTGGATTACCTCCAAAGTGGCGCGAAGGTCTACACAGACCCAAAGTCCGCCTGGAAAAACGCCAAATCCGTGGCTCCGTTTGTCGATGAAATGCGGGCAATGATGGCGATGGGAGGGGACACGGAGAGCCTGATCCTGGCGATCCTTGAAATCAAAGGCACCAAGGGTTCCCTCAAGAAGACCTTGAGGGGAAATGTCAGCGTTGATGACGTTGCCTCCAGTGGAGGAGGGGGGGCAGAGGCGGAGGCAGAGGCGGAGGCAGAAGCACTGGGTCCTTTGGCCCCAATCCTCAACATTGCGCGATCTGCTCCGAATCCTCAAGCATTCCTCGACTTCATCGTGAAAATGAAGGAAGCCAACAGTAAGCTCCAAAAAGATGAGGAAAACTCAACGCCAGCAGTCTTGCTGGGGACAGTCCATACCTGGAAGGGACTCCAAGCACCTCATGTGTTTGTCTCCATGGCAGACGGGGTGTTCCCCAACACATTCTTTACTGGGGAAGAGGGAGCGGAACTGGAGGAAGAGCGTAGGCTTGCCTACGTGGCGCTCACTCGTGGCCAGTCTAAGGTCACAGTGATGGCTGCCAAGCTCAACTATCGTGCGGAGATCAATCCCCCGAAAACCCCTCCTCCCCAAAGTCCGTTCATCGGGGAGGCTTGCCTCAAGCCTGTGGGGACTGCCAAGAAGGCATTCTCTCGTCAGGCTTCTCGCTACGACTCAGATTTCTGGGAGAGTCGTGAAACTGCAAGGTCTTCAGGATATTTCTGGAGCTAGGAATTCATCATGGCAACCAGTTACGTATCAATCAGCCGCGAAGAGTTTGAAGAGTTCCTTGACTCCGAGGTAACTCCCTTGGTGCGCCATAAATGGCAACGCAAGGGGTCGACGGCTGGAGTGTACTTCTTCCCTCTCTCTAAGCACACATTTTTGGAGATCAGCTCTTCCATTGGGTCTTCGGATGATGCTTTAGGCCGAGGGGACGCTGCCATTCACGTCCGTCTGAAGAGCGCAGATGGCAGAAGAACCCTCAATGGGAGGGGCACCGACGAAACAAAGATGCGTGTCAATCGGACTACCAATTGGAGAAGAAACCTCCAAGCAATGGTCAAACAGTACATCGCCACATACCAAAAGAGTCCACGATTTTACGACACCATAAGTTCGTATGAGGGCTTCGACAACTATCTGAACACATTCAAGGATCTCGTTCAGGGGGTTCCCAATTGGAACGCCAACAAATTCTTGAGGGACATGATGTCCCTTCTGGAAGGGAAGCGCCTCCTCACTGAGGCCCAAGAAGCAGCGATTATTAAGGCTTCACAGGCGGGGTCGAAAAGTTCAGAACGAGATACCTATCAATCTGATTTTGAGATGTGGAAGTCTACCATTCAGGGACTCCCAGACTGGGAAAGATCAAAATTCTTGACCAGTCTTTTCAACGACCTCAACCAGGGGAAAATGATTGGCCCGAGAGCCCAAGACATCGTCAAGGAGATTGTCGCCAAAAACAAGTGGTTGGTGAAGCTTAGAGAAGTGTGGAAACGTGCCAAGACGCTGGATGAGAAACAGTTGGTGGAGGAAATTGGGACTAGCTTGAAGAGGATCCCAAAAAAGAACCTCCCCACGGATGCTGAGGTCCAAGCTCTTATTGAGAGGTTCCCTGGGGCCTTCGACGATCTCCTCCATCCTGGGACCACAAAAACTAGGCTTGCCCAAGTGATTGCGCGAGTCGCCTCATCCTATATGATGAGGTGATGTTCAATTTCAAGGCACATTCCAAAAGTGGATTCAGTCTGCCAATCAAGGAGGCAGACATCTACACTTCGGAGCTGGCGAAGGACTTGGGGGCCATCCTTCTCGAAGCCGTCGTCTATGAGATAAGAAAGACTCAGGCTCGTCATCGTGGTTTGAAGCGTGCTGCCGGGGCACCTGTCCAAATCCCCTTAGACCCCAAATTTGCGGACTCCATGTGGGTGAAGACTACACCCACCTCGATCGAGGTGGGTTCTTCATGGCCCACCTTCGATGCTGTGGTTGAGGGGAAGCAGCCTTTCCCGATGACGTGGCTAACCCAGCAAAAGGGAGTCAAGGTGGTTCCCTTTCCCAAGGGCCCGTTGGGGACAGTCCTCCTGAGAACGGCACCAAAGACCAAAGAAGATGCGTGGGTTCACCCTGGCTTCTCCAAACAGTCATTTCTGGAGGATGGCTTGAAAAGGGCAATGCCATCAATGCAAAAGAGACTGGAGGAGCAAGTTCGGGCAAAATTGGCCAAGATTCGGTATTTATGAGCGATGGAACCTGTACAGATCTCCTGCCTGGAGGCGGTGTACTTCAAATCTCTCTCTCGACAATTTAAAAAGGGGGATTCCTTCTGGGTGAGCCCAGAGGTCGCCGCAGGCCCAGAGATGGTAAGCCTCGCCAGGAACAGGAAGATTCGCATTTACCCATCCAAGGACAGTCCCATGCCTCCGTCAAAAGAAATCCGCATCCCAGCTGTTGGAATGTCGCTTCGAGGACCAAATCTCAAGCTTCCTCCCCTCCAGCCTTCTCCCACTCCCCAGCCTTCTCCCACTCCCCAGCCTTCTCCTTTGGCTTCAAGACCAACCGAACCTGTGGGGACGGCAGAGATTCTACGGGGAATGTCAAGGATCGAAGAGAAGCTGGGAAGTCTCAGCTCCATTGAAGAGCGCCTGCGCAGCCTTGAAGAGAAGCCTGTTACGTTGACTGCGCCTCTCCAGGAAGGGAAGAGTTTGGCTGAAAAGCCTCCAGTCGAGAAGACCACCAAGAGCATCCTGGATCAGGAGTTCGTGCCTTCTATGGTGGAGGTACAAGGGGAGGTCAATGTCGAGGTTCCGAGTTCAGAGGCCTCAGGTGTTGGTGAGGCCATGAAGAGTCTTCGGAGGCTGCGAGCTGAGAAGAAAGGGTGAGGAAGATGTCTGGAGTTGGAATCGATCTTGGAACCATGAACATTGTCGCCGCACGGAGTGTGGATGACAAGATTTCAACCAAGCGAATTAGGGATGCTTTCATTGATCTCCCCTTGGGGTCTGAACGCATGCTGAAGCTCGCCAAAGTGAGCCACATCCGTAGGGATGATGCTCTCTTGATTGTGGGAGACGCTGCCTATGACATGGCAAACATGTTGGCGAAGGAAGTACGTCGACCTCTTCAGGGAGGACTTGTTTCGTCGGGAGAGTTGGATGCCCTGAGTGTCTTGGCAATCTTGGTCCGCGAGGTCTTGGGGGCCCCCGCAGTCCCCAATGAGATTTGCCGATTCTCCGTCCCGGCCGCTCCTGTGGATGCTCCAAACCAGGATGTCGTCTACCATCGCCGGGTCCTGGAGAAGATTGTCGGCGACTGCGGATATCGCGCCATGGCCTCTAACGAAGCCTTGGCGATCGTATTCTCTGATTGTGCGGACAGCAGCTTTTCTGGGATTACGATGAGTTTTGGGTCTGGGATGACGAATGTTTGTCTTGCGCTCCACACCTTGGAAGCAATGTCTTTCTCGGTGGCAGTGGGCGGAGACTACATCGATGCCAAGTCAGCCCAGCAGCTTGGATCCCAAATGACTCGTTCGAGAATCTGCTCCCTGAAAGAGAAAGGGATTGATTTGCGGTCCCCTCGTACTCGGGAGGAGCAGGTTTTGGAGTGTTACTACCGAAACCTCATCGAGCACGTCTTCGAGAAAATGATTGAGGAGTTTGACCGTCAGCGTGGGAAGATTGCCGCACCATTCCCAATTCCGCTGGTGGTATCGGGTGGCACCTCCAAGGCTGGAGGATTCTTGGAGCTGTTCAAAGAGATTTTTGAAAAGAGGAAGGGTCGCTTCCCAGTTGAGATCTCTGAGGTAAGACCTGCCAAGGATCCTCTAAATGCAGTTGCCATGGGTCTTTTGATCCAAGCCATGCAAGATTCTGAAGAGGATTAGGATCCCATGTACTACTTTCTCACGGAAGCAGTCCAAAGACTTTTCACGAGTGAGCTACGGAGGTTCTGGCAGTACCACCCGGAATACCAGGGCATCGTGGACAAGATCATTGGGAAGTATTCCTTCCGTGAACGTCCTCAAATGGGGATCATTGTTAAGAACAGCTCGGGGAACATGGTTGGGTTGTCCGGCGACAACTTCCAGGGGACTGTGATGTCCTATGTCTATCTAGCCCATGTGGATGGGAAGTTGGGGATGAGTGTGGAGTGGGTTCGGGAGAACTACCGGGCGATCCAGGCAAATCAGGGATTCTTCCCTTCTCCTCCTGGTATCTACTATTTGGACTTCTGCGATGAGAATGGAACACCCACGGACACGAGTTTTTATGTAGATCCTCTCTTGGATGTGGCGGGGGAGTCAGTCTTGACAGTCGACCCCACGCATGGACAGCTTCAGAATCCTTTTGTGGCCGGGACACTTAGGCTCTGGAAAATGCCCGGAGATGTTCCACTAGTGCCTTCTCAGTTCACAGCTGACCCAACGACGGGATCGATCACGCTTCACACGGCGTTGGAGGGGGACGAGTTTTTGTCTGCGGACTACCGCTACCCAGGAGAAACCACGGGGCCCTGGGCTGTTCAGCCTGGGAGGGCTCTGATTGAACCCATTCCAGGGGCTGTGTTGGCCTTTGGGAGGAGGATTTGGCCTGGGGACCGCCTTGCTGTGGTAGTGCAGTCCTCTCGCCAACTTGCTGCTTTGGAGTACGGCGGGCGGTGGGAATTGGGGCTGGATTTTGATGTGATTGCGCGGGATGTGAATGCGCAGCGAGAGATTTTGGATCTCTCCACGATGTACCTCTGGTCAGTAGTTCGTCCTCGGCTCAGTTCCATGGGAATTGAGATCATGAATGTGTCTCTTGGGGGAGAGTCTGAAGAAGCCTACGATGAGAATGCGGACGACTACTTCTACACAGGATCATTTTCAATCCAGATCCAGACGGATTGGTCGGTCCAGGTTCCGCTGGGGATTGTGATCCAACGGGTGGATACGGTCCCCCCCAATGCAGAAGGAGGACCAGCCACACCTCCACAATATCTCTCAAAGTATGGCCTCTCTGATGACCAGATCAGTCAGGCGATGCTCCAGTTCCAGGTCGTCGAGGGAATGGGCCTCAACCCATTTGATCCTTTCTTCACAGGGAAGATCGGAAACCTGGGCCGCATGGGCACAGGAGAGAAGCTCTTGTAATGCCGGTATTTGTGTTCCAATGTGAGTCTTGTGGCCTCTCTTTTGAGAAGCTCACCTCTGCAACAAGAGCGGAATGCAAGAAATGCAAGAGCCCCTGTGAGAGAATTATGCAGAGTCAGGGGGGGATCACCTCTGGGCATGTCCCAGACATGCCCGCACCCCAGAATTCAGGGGCGAGTCTTGTGGACCACGAGGTGGACTGGGTGATCGCCACTGAGTCCAGGATGCGGCTTCACGAGATGCAGTTGCGCCAAGACTTCAAACGGCGAAAGGCAGAGCAGGCGAAGGTTTCTGGGCATTACCTGTCCCGCCTCTCAGACGGCGATTATTTTGTGATGACGGAGGATGAGCGGCAGGCGGCCAAACGGGCGAGAGTCCTTCACCAGGATGCTATTGACGAGATCAACCGAATCTCACGTCGTAAGCAATAATTTGATGATGCAGGGAAACTTTCAAGGGACACCGAGGAGTTTTCATGCCTTTTTTCGGGACTGCCTACCAACCAGCAGGCGTATATGTTCGGACTCTTTACGACAATCCGACTCCATCTGTTTTGTCGAACGTCCGAATCCCCGTCTTTGTTGGTACGGGCAATGAGATTCTTACGCGGTTCGACCTTGAGCTGATCCGCGGATCTAGCTCCTTTAGCTCCCAGTTTGTCCCTGATGAGGACATGACGGGACGGTCGGTGGTCACGATTACCACAGCTGGCCAAGTCATCTTGGGGGACTTCAACGGGGAGCGCAGGCGGGTTCAGGTCCGGAATTACCCGATTGTTGACCCGACGACCAATGAGCTGGTCGTCGACCCCAGCTCGATTTCCGTCCTCATCAATGGTCGACCCGATGTGGTTTTGGGTGTCGCAGATGCCAACCTTGGTGTCATTGAGATCAGCACAGCACCTGAACTGAATGACGAGGTGTTGGTCAGCTACAACTTCAAGCGTACCGACACCCAAATCACAGACGATGTGTCGGAGCAGGTATCCCCACTTCCTGCTTCTCTGGCGGGGGCTCAGGGGGATTCTTTTGTCTTCACAACAACTACAAATATCTTCCGGTTTCGGGTGGACGACGACCAGAATCAGGAGATCACGGTCAATCTGGGGACGGGCACAAAAAACCCTGCCACTGTGGTGAGCTTGATCAATGGTGCGGCAGCCTCCACATCCTTGGTGGCTTCGACCTTCACCAACAACTACGGGAAAGTAGCCATCCTCCTCTCGGCTGAGAGGGACATTGAAATCCTGGAGGGTTCTGCCAACCCCATTTTGGGATTCACGACAGGCCAGCGCACCAACCGCAAGAAGACATTCTATGTCTTCAACGGGCCTATTGTCGACGGCTCTAATGGTGGGGTGACGACAACGGACGTCACCAAGGTTGAGGTTCGCGTCGATGGGATTTTGACAACGGCATCTGCGGTCGATGGGCAAAATAGGGCTGTAACCTTGTCCTTCGCTCCTGAGGTAGGGAGCGAGGTCAAGATCACCTACTACTTCAATGCCTGGCAGGATACCTTTGACTTCTTGCCGAACACCAACGTCACGGCGATCCTTCGGTGTGGCATTATCCCTGGCAACTCAGATTTTGTTCAAGGAGTAGACTACGTCCTTCAAGACAACCACGTTGTTTGGGGGACTGCTGCACTTATCTCAGCGGGCGTGGTGGCACCTTCTTCGGCTGCCTTGGGTCCAACCACACTGGGGGCATCCAGCCAGATCACAGCCACTCTTGTGGATAATCGGTGGTATTTGGCGGAAGCTCCTCCAGTCGTAAACTCGACTGTTTCCCCCCCTGTGGAGTCCAGGACTCAGTTCACACTTCCTGTCCAGCCGACGACTGGGAACGGGCGAGACTTCCCGTTGGGGGCTGAGGTCTTTGAGAGCATCTCCAACAACCGTATTGACCTCCCCACCAACAACCCCAACCTGGTCCAGGCGTACTGGGGATTTGACCTCCAAGATGCCTTTAATCGGGGAGCAGTCGAGGTTTTGGAGGTTGATGGGACCACGATCACCCTGAAGAATGCAGTCCCAGTTGGGGCCCAAGTTTGGGCGACGTTCTACTACAACATTCTTGTTGATAACGAGTACACCCTCAAGGTTCAGACCCCAGGTCCCAGCGGGATTGGCACCTACTTCATCTTCGACAAGAACGAAAACCCCATCTACAACCCACTTTTGGGCACCAAGGGACCAGCCCTCACGGGAATCACACTGGTGTTTCCGTCAGGTTCTGAGTTGCTCCCAGACGCGCATTTCGAGGGAGGAACAGGGGGACCCGTTGAAGAGACAGTGACGGTCTCCTTGGCAGAGAAGGATGCCACACTTGCCAAGTTCTCCTTTGATGGATCTGGGCCATACTCCTTTATCTCTGGAGCCTCTGATCGTGCCTATCTTCAAATCGATAGCGCACTCCTGGCAGGTGGAGCCGCTGGAATTTCTCTTTCGGCCCCCATGGGAATTTCAGGGCTTGGGTTCTCAGCATCCCTCTTGGGAGAGGAGATTGAGTACAGCATTGACTCAGGTCTGACCACCTACGACATCCTCCAAGGCATCAACGACAACGTGTCGATGACACTGGATGGGATTACGATCACAACGGTCGTCCCCGAACAGTTGGGGGTGGATGCTTCTGCCTATGTTGAGGCTTTGAATGCTGTAGCCAAGACCTCCAGCTTTGCGCCTTCCTATGTCGCGCAGACACGGTTTGTGGGGACCACAACGATCACTGCGGGTGTTTATGACACCTTTACGATGTACTACACGGGTGTGACCAACGGGGCTTCGGGTCCCCTCCAGATCACAATCCCCCCAGGAAACTATGTCGCTCCGTCGTTCTTGGCCACGGCGGTTCAGAACGCGGTCAACACTGCTGTGGCGGCCTTGCCAGTCCAATTCGAGGGGTTGGCCATTGGGGTGGAGGCCAACTACAACGGCCAGTTGGCATTCTCTCTGGTCGCTGCGGACAGCGACACAGGAACCTTCGCTTCCGGAACGATAACTTCCAGTGGGGCCCTCCTCGGAGACACCATCTCAATTGGTGGAATTACTCTGACTGGTGCGCTGGACTACACAGCTGGAGGCCTAAACTTCGACACTGGGCAGGCCTCCGCCACCATTCTGGCCAATGGTGTCCGGCCAGGGGATACTTTCACCATCGATGTTGGGGGCGGACCAATCACCATCACCGCTTCTGGCTCCCAGACCCCGGGGGGTTTGGACTTCAACGAGGGTGTTCAGGCCACAGGGACCATCACAGTTGCAGGCCCCATTCCTGGGGATACCGTAACGGTGGCGGGAATCACGCTGACAGCTTCGGGTTCTCAGACTCCGGCAGGATTGGACTTTGACGAAGGAACTCGCGCTTCAGGAACTGCGACGCTTTCGGGGGTCCTTTATGGGGACACGATCACGATTGCGGGAGTGACGCTCACAGCGAGCAACACTTTGACTCCTGGAGGGCTCGACTTCAACGTCGGCCAAGCTGCCTCAGGAAGCATCAAGTGCGTCGGGATTCAGCCTGGCGACACCGTGACGCTCAATGGAACTGCGTTGACGGCTGCTGGGGCTCAAATTCCAGGTGCTTACAACTTCAACGAAGGAGTTCAGGCCACTGGAACGATCACAACCTCCGCCGTTCTGACAGGTGACCAAGTGGCCATTGGTGGGATCACCCTCACCGCGGCTGGCGCTCAGACTCCGGGTGGCCTCAACTTCAACGAGGGCACCAAGGCGACGGGATCCTTCACGGTCACCACCTTCCCGACAACTGCTTCTCTCACCATTGGTGTCAACGTGTTGGCGCCCGCGGGTGGGCCGAGGACTCCAGGTGGGGATGATTACGACAACACCTTGGGTTCGGCCGCTGCAATTGCGGCCGACATCAATGCCGCTCTCAACGATCCCCTGAATAGCTTTGCGGGAACCACAACTTCTTCCGTTGTGGGCACCACAGTCAACCTGACTGCGGTTGTCCCCGGAGCTGTGGGTAACGCCATCGTTACCTCGTCCACAGACGGCACCATTACCGCAGCAGCAGCGACGTTGTTGGGTGGTGTGGGTGACGATAACACCGTTGCCGCATCGATTGCGGCCGCCATCAACGACGCTCTGAACGGCTTGAATGGGACAGCCTCTGCCACGGCGCTTCTCAATGTCGTCACGGTGACTGCGGTAACTCCGGGGTCGGCTGGGAACTCTATCCCCCTCACCACAACAACCCCGATTCGGTTGGCAATTTCAGCTGCCACTCTTTTGGGTGGCGTTGGAACCAACAACACCGTTGCAGCCAGCTTGGCTGCTGCAATCAACGATGCTCTAAATATCCCATTGCCGACAACCTTCTCGGCAACGGCTATTGGAGATACTGTTTTCCTCACGGCGGTGGTTCCGGGGGCTGCTGGAAACCTCCTTACGCTCGCAACCACTGCTCCAGGAAGGGCCCAACTCTCTGGGCCTCTCATGACGGGAGGTTCAGGGACCAACATTACAGCAGCTTCGAGCCTTGTGTCGGCGATTTTGGATCCTGCCAACGGTTTGGTGGGGACTGTCATCGCAGACAATGGCGCTGGCACCCTGAACATTGTGACGATTGAGGCTTATACGCCAGGGTCAGGAGGCAACGCCATTATTCTGGCGTCCTCAACCCTGGTTCGGATCCTCCTGTCTGGAGGCACACTGGCAGGAGGCGTTGGGGACAACACAACGGTCGCAGCATCAATCGCGGCGGCCATCAATGATGCTGGAAACGGCATCGTTGTCACAGCCACGGCCGTCGCCGCACTCAATGTGGTGACGGTTACGGCGGTCACTCCAGGAAATATTGGAAACCTGATCACGCTGGCTACCAGCAACAGCACCAGGCTTCTGGCAAACGGGGCGACACTGTCGGGGGGGATCGGGACGAACTTCACCGTTGCATCCTCGATCGCGGCGGCCATCAATGACGCTGGAAACGGATTGGCTGTGGCAATCGCCGCCAACAATGATGGGGGGTTGTCCGCCACAGTCACCGTCTGGGCACTCACACCAGGGCTCGTTGGCAACACCTACACCCTCGCGTCCTCGAATCCTGTCCGGCTGGCCATCTCTGGGGGATTCTTTGTGGGTGGTGCAACAACCACCCAGGTCGCCAGCAGCATCGTCCAGGCAATCAATGATGTTCTGAACGGGCTGACAACGTTGGTGGAGGCTGACAATAGCGCGGGCACCTCCAACATCATTACGGTAACGGCAGCCGATCCTGGGTCTCAAGGGAACTACATCAGTCTCGCCAGCTCGACTGGGGTACGTCTCCCAGTCTCCGGAGCATTCCTGACGGGAGGCTCCAATCTGGGCGGCGGATATTTGGAGTTCTTGGATGCCCCCACCATTACTTCGGACTTCTCCATTCTTGCGGGAATTTCGACGGACTCGTTGCCGGGCCTGTCTCAAACCAAGCTGCTGAACTGCGATATTGCACGTCGCTTCACGGTTGCGGGAACTTCAGGACGGTTGATCTACGACCGGATCATCTTGAGGAACCGCATCGTCCCAGGATCGGGCTCGATCACCTACCATTCTCAGCTTTCGCAAACTGAACTTGTCATCCAGGGCACTAACGCCCAGTCCTTCACAGGACTGGTTCCCAAAGCAGCTGGGTTGGCAGGCTTTGCTGCGACAGTTCAACCTGCCTCGATGTTCGGCGAGGTTGGTTTCAAGGACGGGCAAATCGCGGTTGGGACCTATGGTGATGCTCGGGATGGGATGCCAGCGGTTCGGTTCTATGCGCAGGGAGGCGTCAATCCCCAGAACAACGTTGTGAAGATCAACATTGACGGAAAGCCGTTCACGGTGGTCTTCACGAATGCCTCCGGAGCTGCAATTCCTTCGGGAAGCTCTGCACTGGTTCCACTTGGTCCTGTATCCATTGCGAACACTGTCCTACACCAAATCCAAACTGCAGCTTCTGCGGCAGGACTTGGGACGGTGATCTTCCAAGAGGGGGCAGGGATCCGTTACGTTTCGCTGTTGGACACAGCAGACTCCCAGATCACGATTGGGACGGGAAATGGGAACTCGACTCTGGGGCTCGTTGCTGGGGCAACATCCACTCGGACCCTTGTGGAGCCAGAAGTTGTGGCCTCGGCACTCATGGCTCACCATGCGGGTTCGGTGGCGTCGGTCCTTTTGGACTACCAGTCGCCCACGAACACTTACTTTGCAGCCCAAGCACTTGCAGGGGTGGTGAGGGATTCAACCAATGCGGAGTTCCTCTTCATCGAGTCTCAAGCCAACAACGTCATTGGGTTGGGGCCATCCAGCAACATTTTGGTGCTGGATGCACTGACGTCCTCGTGGCTGCGTGTGGGCACGGGTTTGGATACTTCCTCTGGGGAGGGATCCGCAGGAGAGTCAGGGTACCAGGGATTCTACGTCACCTCTTCGGATTCTGTAGATGGATCCGGAACTGCGAACACTTCCGAATTCAACTTCGGGGTGGGCCAGGATGGTGTGGTTGGCCAGACTTACCGTGACGAAGTGACTGGGCTGGTCTTCACACTTCTTCCTCGTGAAGGGAACGCCTCGTACCCGACTGGGGTTGGAGCCACCTTTACCTTTGAGGTTCGCAAGTTGGTGGCAACAGATGCGAACATCCCCATCAATGCCATCCCTGGGATCCAATTGTTGGTCACCAACACCACGGGAACAGCGACGGGGAATACTGCGGTTGTAGAGACGATCGAGAGGGGTGGAGCGGAGCCTGCGGTGGGGGATAGCTACTTTGTGAGCTACAACTACCAGAAGGATCTGGATCGTGAGCCCTGGAGCATTGTGCAGTTGTACACATCTCTCCAGGCGGTCATCTCCAACTACGGATCAATCGACCCAGATCATCCCCTGACGTTGGCATCCTATCTGTCCAATCTCAATGGGTCGCTGTTGTGGGGTGTGCGTCAAGTCCCCAAAGAACCCGGCTCCAACCAAGCGTCTGTTGAAGATTATTTGGCGGCGTTTGACTCGTTGTCCGGAATCTTGCCCAGCGGGTTGACTCTGGACACGATCACTCCTCTTCGGGGAGATAGTTTGGTCCTCTTCCAGGCCCTTCGGAAGCACTGTGATGTGCAGTCCAGCTTCAAGTTCAGGGCCGAACGGACAGGGATCATTGGGGTGTCCTCCGGAACCCAACCCACTCAGGTAGGGAATATCGCCAAGGCGATCGGGTCTGAGCGGATGCGCCTGGTCTACCCAGACATTGTGACCCTGATTTTGGAGGATGCGGTTGGGAACCAGAAGACCTTCTTGGTGGATGGGACCTACATCGCTGCGGCGTGGGCAGGCAATCGTGCCTCCCCAAATATTGACGTTGCGACTCCATGGATTGGGCGCACGAGCCTGATGTTCGGGTTTGATCGTCTGGCGCGTTCTCTGAATGACATCCAGAAGAATACGGTTGCCACCCAGGGTGTGGTGGTCTTCGAGCAAAAGGGATCCGCGATTCAGGTCCGGGACGCCTTTACGACCGACATGTCAACAATCTTGACACGTCTCCCAACGATTCGGACTATTGGGGATGAGGTTCAGAGAACGACACGACGGGATCTGGAAAGGTTCATCGGAATCAAGTTCTTGTCTGGGATCCTCTCCGAGATCACAGGCCAGATAACGACGACCCTGAAGACCCTGAAGCGAGAAGAGATCATCTCGAACTTTACAGGTGTGGCAGCCAATGTTTCGAGTGAGGCAACAACGGTGGAGGCTCAAGCAGCCTACCAGCCGGTGTTCCCACTGAAGTACATTCTGGTCACCTACAACCTTCGGAGCCGTCTCTAGGAGAGAAGTCATGGCGAACCAAGACAGAAATGCGCAAAATGGAATCCAAGGTTCCAGCTACCTCTACGACTATGGGACGACCGCCAACACTCGCACCGCAGTCTCCCAGAAGGTACGGATCCTCACTCCCATGTATGGATCGAATGCCAACATCCTCCTTCAGATCGGGGTTCTGAGTTCTTTCAGTCCATCTGAGTCCAAGAATGTTGAGCCTGTTCGGGGGATTGGCTTCGGAGACCAAATCGCCGAGTTGGTCCCAAGCGTCACAGAGCCCATGGCAGCAGATATGGAACGGGCCTTCCTGTACCTCTCAAACTTGTGGCAAGCCACAGGTTACGCTGGAGGCATTGATGGGCCTGTGCGGTCTCTGCGCCACCATCGGTGGCCCTTCGACATTGAAATGCAACTTGTGTTTTCAACCCTGTCTGATGCAGACCTTACAGGCCAGGGTGGGGTGGGGTACACAGGTCCCTCGGGTACCTTCACAGGAGGGACCAAAGAGATCGTCTACCCAGAGGTGACCAACGATCTTAGCGGTCGACCAGGAGCCCTTCGTGGACACTCGGCTATCATCACGCTCTATGAGGCGTGCTGGTTTACGAGCTACTCCATCTCGAACATCAACAAGGACTCAGGAATGCTCATGGAGACCGGAAACGTTATGATTTCGGATGTCCACGACTTCAACTCAGAGTACGGGGAGTTCTTGGCAACCGGGAACGACCCTCTGGCAGGACAGCTTGGATCTGTTAGGTTCAACTTCGGCAGCCAGAAGGGCGGGACGCCCTTCATCAACGTCTAATCCTTGAGAAGGATGGAGGAGGATGCTTGGGAATTCCCAAGCATCCTCCTCTTCAATTGGGGAGGACCACAAGATTTGGCTTGCGAGTCTTCTCCTCCTCATGGAGGTCCTCATCCAGCTGGAGACTACGTTCGATGAACTCTGCGAAGACCCGTAGGAAATCGAAGGTCGTAGCATCCATAGTATCCTCGCGGACAGAAGATAGAGAACGGGTGGGATAGTAACGTACATAGGAAGTTACCGTGGAGGGAATTCCCTTGTACGTCACGGTGGTGGGAGAGAGGGCATAGAAGACCCCATCTACTTCATAGATGAACCCTCGGTTTTCGTCCCAAAACCACCCAGCAAGCTCTTCTGCGATTTCGTCGTGCTCGATTCTGCGCATTCAGGTATCACCTCGCGTCCCTGATACCCTCCCGAGTATCAGGTAGCATGAGCCGCGAGAATCCCCCATGCTTTGGGAACTTTGATGTTGTAGAACCCTGCAAAGAGTGCCTTCTGTGGTCTTCTTGCTTGACAGACACACTCCCACGGAGGGAGCATCTTGTTCGCGCGGAGCTATTCCGCACACTTCCAGAAGTGGTGACAGGAGTTGCAACGATCCGTGTTGGGAAGCAAGATAGGGAAACGCTTCCGATTATGTTTCACCGGGTTTCGGTGGAGATGGACCCCAAGAGAAAGAAGCATCAAGCTGCTTATCTTTCGGAGGCGTTGTCACCCTCCTCTTTGACCCTTGATGTAGGTTCTGTCTCAAAGGCTGTTTGGAAAACAAATTTCCAGAGTCGACGGATCAATTACTTTGTGAACGTCGCGCCACGTTCGGTCGTAGAGTTTGCATGGAGCATCCGAGAGAAGCTCTTCCCAAACCTCTTCTCAGCCCAATCTCGCTATGAGATCAACATTTTCAAGGACCCCAAGACAGGTTCAGGGTGCCTCGTGAAGTATATGCCTCACGAGGCACAGATTCAGGACATCCCTGAAGACCCCACGAGTGATTGGGATGAGGTCCCCATAAGGCTTCTCTTGGCCCTCAAGGAAGTTTGATCTTCAGGATTTCCCCTTCATGGCATCCTTGGCTCCACCGATCCATTCCTCTTCCTCGACTCTCTTCGAGAAGTCATTGATGATGACTTCCGCCTGATCTTCTGGCACATCTGAGGCGATCATAGCTTCTTGGAAGGTGCGGACGATAAACTCGAACAACCGCAGGAAGGGAACCCCTTGGAGATCAATCGCCTTATTGGCGTTGATCTCATTGCGTTTGATCCATGTCTGGGCTAGTGCCTGAAGAGCTTTCAGGCGCCTCAACGAAAACTGGCTAGCATCCTTTGATCGGCCTTCTGACTCAGCTCGCATTCTCTCATAGGAGAGAGAAGACGACTCCAAGGCAAATTCCTTGATTGTGATCGCCAGGATGGATTCCGAATCCGGGTTGGTGAGTGCCGCCTGGAGAAGTCGATCCTGGGCGTAGAATTTCTTGCGCCGAGAGGATGCTTTGTTTCCAGACACAGCTTGGACGATTGTGTCCTTGGACCCTCCTGGATTCTCAACACTTCCCAAGTGGTGTTTGTACCCCAAGGGTTTTCCGGGGTGGTTGGCCATCGTAACCGCAGCTCCCTTCCGGAACACCACCATGTCCTTGGGCTCTACAGAATCCACCCTCTTCCATCGATTTTTGCCCGTCTCTCCATCTACAACAGCAATTCGGGCGATACCCTCGGGGATGGTGTCCAAGACCTCACGAGTCGCAGGCCTCAACTCAATGTCGTCAGCGGGGTCTGGTTTTTGGGGGATATTGACCATATCGATACTCTACACATGGATTTTGTGCGTGTTGCGCGCTGGCTTGCCCTGGGTTTGGTATTTATGGGGAGATGGGACGAAAAAATGAAGGTAATGGTCTAGCTCTCTCCCGAATTGCTCTCAAGGCGAGTCGCAAGTCTGAGGTGGCCCCACAGGCACCGCCTATGAGCAGCTCCTCGGCCCCCGAAATCCCCCAGCTGGGGAAGATGGACATCATCGAGTTCGTGGAGTCGGCTTGGGGACTGGGTGTGAAGTTGTTCCCCGTGCAGAGGGTTGTATTGAAGGCCCACTACGGGATCCCGCTGGACGACACTCTCAAATTTGAGATAACTGACTGGAGACGTGAGAACAAGAGGTACTTCACAGAGAAGACCTACTTGGAATATCTGTTCGACACAGGGCGAAGCAACATTCGGGAGGTCGTCCCAGGGAAAGAGCTGCGCAACATGGTGTTGGCGTTTGGCCGGAGGTCTGGAAAGACCTCAATCAGCGCTTGCATTGTGGCCTATGAGGTTTATCGTCTTATCCACACCTACAATCCTCAAAAGTATTACGGGGTGGTCCCTACCAACCCCATCAACCTAATCTCGATCGCTACTTCCAAGGACCAGGCTGGTCACTTGTTCCAGGAGGCATCCGGGCACTTTGCCAAGTGTGGGTTTTTCAAGCGCTACATGGCCCGCGATACTATGACGGCGATTTGGTTCCAGAGCCCCGCGGAAATCGAAAAGTATGGGATGTACTCGGACAATCCCAGGGCACGGGCTACTATTCGGGTGAAATTTGAGCCCTGCAACGCCAAGGGTCTTCGTGGCGCTGGTAACTACGTGGTCATCCTGGACGAGGTGGCCCACTTCGTGGAAGTTGGTTCCAAATCGGCTGAGGATGTGTTCAATGCCGTATATCCGTCCACGGCAGCGTACTCCCCCAAGGACGAGAACAAAAAGGCGCTCAGGGACCAGTCGGACGCCCGAGTCATTATGATCTCTAGCCCATTGGGAAAAAAGGGTCTCTTCTGGGACCACTTCCGCCGGGGGATGGAGGGGGCGGACAACATGCTCTGCATTCAAGCTCCAACGTGGGAGGTAAACCCAACGGTCGCGGCAGGGGTGTTTATTGATGCGCACTCCGTGGACCCACGCCAGTTCGATGTGGAGTACGGCGCGGAGTTCTCGGAGCGGACCCTCGGATTCTTTGAAGAGGCCAAGGATGTTACAGACTGCATCGACCCGACCTTGCGGCCCAAGCTTCTTGGTGTTTCAGGTCGCCGCTACTTTATGGGCTTCGACTTGGGCCTCGTCGTGGACGCCTCAGCCATGGCGATTGTTCATTTGGAGGACGGCCGCATTGTGACGGACTTCGTGGACCAGATCAAGGCAGGGGAAGGGGAATACCGAGATCGCAAACGCCTTGAGTTTGATGATGTGGCGGACTGGATCCACGAGCAGAGCCGAAAGTTTGCGATTGTGGAGGGGATTTTCGACCAGTGGGGAGGCATTCCTTTGGAGCAGGCTCTTGTCAAGAAGGGGCTCACCCAGATCAAGACGGAGCATATGACTGGGCAGAGAAACTCTGAGATCTACCAAAATCTCAAAGCCATGATCTTCGATCGTCGACTGGTGCTTTTTGACCTCAACGAAGAGGACAGGCGTCGTCATCATCAGGAGACGGGCAAGCCTGCTCCCGAACATGCTCCCTACATCATGCAGCTTTTGGGACTTCAGGCGGAGTACAAATCGAAGTACGTTATCAACGTTGAGGCCCCCAAGGGTCAAGGGAAACATGACGATTTGGCAGACGCCTTGGCACGGGCTGTGTGGTTGGCTTCTCAGGCGATGGGGAAGGCATCGTACATTGCAGGGGCACGGTCTTCAACGCCAATCTCGAATGGCTATACGCCGAACCATATGGACATGGTAAAGGCACGCCTCCAAGGCCGATTGGGGGGGTCCCATCCCATGAGGATGAATCCAACCCGAAACCCTGGGCTCTTCAATCTCTATGTCAAAAAGTATTCTTCCAAGTGATCCTTCTCGTGCAGACCACCGCATGATCCTGTATCTCACAAAGGGGAATGGGGTTCATGTGTCCCCCTCAGCGTGTGAGGTCGTAAGTAAGGTATTCCGAAAGGCCGGAGGGTCCTGGAAGAGGATCTTCCTGGGATCCACCGCAGATCTCAAGCTCCTCCGGCGCGTGATCAAAGTGGCCATTAAGGCCAAGGTGCTACCCAAAGAAGAAAAGTGGCCATGATCTCACCTACCCTTGAACGAATTTCGGTTCCCTATAGAGAGGCCGTTGACCGAATAAATCGGGAGTTTGGGGCTGAGCTTGCCTCAAAGAGAACCAGGGTAGAGGACCTCCTGGGCTCTGTTGATGAGCAAGAACTTCGACGAGCCCTTGAGAAAGTGGGGATAGATGGTCATCGCCAACGTCTATTCCAGTTAGCTTTTCGACTTCGGTCGGAGGCTCTGAATCGTCAAAAATTGGCATCCGTCGTGGGTTCTGTGAACCCCCACCTGAGGACTGTCAGTCATACCCTTGAGTCCATCCTCCGAGAGGTTTCTGCGGTATCTGTCCCACCAGGGACAGTCGAAAGCCAAAAGAAGAAAAAGATCCTGCGTCACCTCCAGGGGATGATGGACGGATGCAGAGCCCTAAAGAAGGAAGTCCATGGCGCAGTCTAAAAAAAGAACGCAGAGGCGCTCGCCTGTTGTTGCTGGTGGCCAAACACCTGCATCGAAGTCTTCCAACGAAGATATGAGGGTCGTCGCTGAGGTGCCGCCAAAAAAGAGGGACCTGTATATTGGTGTCCCCACGTTTGCCCCTCGGCCCCCCACCCGAAAGATCGCAACTCTCCGAGAGAAAGTTGCAGCTTCTTGTGGGCCAGGAACAGGATCTTTTGGTGGAACCGGGGGAGTTTCTGTTGGAGGAGGCGGCGGTGGTTATGGTGGAGGATATGGGAATCTAGGTGGGACAGTCACTCAGTCGAGTGGGGGGAATTTTTATTCTCCAGAGCTTTCCACGGACTTCCTTCAGCTTCCACAGAGCCTAATTGAGCAGTGGAACTTCTACCGATTCTTTTACTACAACCACCCATTGGTGGGGAGGGCACTGGATACGCATGTCCAGCTCCCACTTTCCAAGATCCGCCTGAGCCGTCCTGTCTGCAAGAACAAGGAATTGGGGGAAGAAGCTCTCCGGTTTTGTTTGAAGTGGGTGCGCAAGGTTGAGCTTTCTGAACGTCTCGCGGAAATTGTCTTCAATTTCTTCCTGATTGGGGAGGTCTTCATCTTCTGCGAAGACACCAACCCTGAGATGCCCGAGGAAGTCTCAAAGAGGGTGGTGACGAAGGTTCAGGAGGATGGGACCGTTACCTCCGAGTGGGAGGAGTACCCAAACGCGGATGATAGGATAACTTCGTGGATGAGGAAGAACTACAAGGGATGGACCAAGATCAGAGTGCTCCCTCCCGAACAAGTCCACATTGAGACCTTCCCGTTCACGGATGAAGTTTTGATTGAGATCATCCCTGACGCGAAGACCAAGTTCCTCATCGAACAGGCCGACTCAGGGGACCCTAACGCGATTAGGGTTATGGAATCCATGGATGATTCGGTGATTGCGGCGGTTCGGGGAGGGAAGAATATTTCCCTGAACACAGACCCCAACGCAGGTTCGTTTGTCTACTACATGAGCAACAAGCCCTCCCAGTATGAGCCTCGGGGGCACAGCATTCTTCAGCGGTGTCTTAGGACACTTGTCTATTCAGACATGCTCCGACAAGCCCAAAATCAGATTGCTTCTCGGCACATGACACCTGTGCGTCTGGTTTATGCGGAGGACATGAACGAGCAGCAAGTGGAGGAACTCAGATTCCAAGTTGACTTGGCGCTCCAAGACCCTGACTACTCCATCGTCACTAACTTCCAGGTTACATGGGAGGAGATGAACTCCAATGGTCGCCTCCTCGAACTTTCGGGAGAGTACGACATCATTGCTCGGGAGCTGTACGCTGGTTTAGGGGTCACAGAGTCCCTCCTCTCAGGGGAATCCTCCTACGCGGGGGACCGAATCAACCTGGAGGTTTTGAATACCAGGTACATGGCCTTGCGGGACAAGGTTCAGAGCCTCGTGGAAAAGCACTTCCTGGAGCCCATGTGTAGGCGCATGGGGTTTGTGGAGGAGGACGAGGACGGGGACTTGGTGACTGTATTTCCCAGGTTCTCGTTCACACGGCTGGCCTTGCGGGACCACCAAGAGATTTTCGATGCCCTCATGCAGCTCTACAACAAGGGATCCTTGGATGTTGAGACCATCTATGAGGTCCTGAACCTGGACACCCAGACCATCAATGAGCGCCTCCAACGCGATTTTGGCTCTCTGGCAGATGCTTCATTCAATGATCTGGTTCGTGGTCTCTACGGTGAAGTGGGTCGTGCCTTGGCAGAGAGGACAGACTTCACCAAGAAAGTGGCCGCACTTTTGAACCTCAAGTACACAGAGCCACCTCCTGAGGGAGGCGACAGGTTCGGGTGAAGCCTTGATATCTTGGACTCATCGAGGACGCAATGATTACCATTGACAGCGACTTCGAGCCTATCCCCTACGAAGATGGGTCTTTGGCAGCACCAGGAGATGCCGTCAACTATCGTCTAGGGCTGGAGGAAATCCCAGGATGGTTGGCGTTGGACCCCAAGTCCAATGTCTTCTGGACGGGTGACTTTGGTATTCGATACCAAGGCCGACGATTTGTTTTTGTAGGGGAAGAGAAGGAGTCAGGGGAGATCCCGCCGATCTACACCCTCGTCCGAGGCAAAGTGTCTCCCCGACCCGCCAAGAAGCCTCCCAAGGAGTGGATTGGCTCAGATGGGTTCCTGACTTCAGAACTGTATACCGCCCAAATGCTGGTAAGCAAGACCGCGGCCAAGTATGTGAAGACTGCCAAGATCCATGGGGTGAAGCGTGGGGATGGGTCATCGGTCGGACTTTTCATCCCTCTCCCGCGTCGCCTCGCTCGCAAATTTCCAAGTCTCCACCCAGAAGACTCCTCTCCCTCTCATGTGACTCTTATGTTTCTGGGGGAAATCAAGGATCCCGCAGAACAAAAGAGACTCGTCCAGACTCTTCAGAAGGAGATGGGATCCTGGTGGGACGATGCCACGGCAACACTCGGGCCCATGGGGATCTTTGAGAATGACGGGAACACAATTCCACATGCAAAAGTAGATTTTGACAGGGACTTTCGTGGACTCCGCTCAAAACTGAAAGTGGTTTTGGAATCGGCAGGTTTCCCGGTGGACTCCACACATGCGGATTACAAGCCGCATGTGACCATGGGATATTTTCCCAGCGGGGAGTGGGACCAGGATAAGGTTCGAGTTCCCACGGGGACATGGACTTTCGATTGCTTTGAGGTCTGGGGCCTTCCCAAGGTGTACCGGATCCCCTTCAATGGGGGCGCATGAGATGAGACTCCGGCAGGCTACAAAGAGCAAGTCCGAGTGGGAAGACGAAAAGATCCAGGAGGTCCACGGGAAGCCCCTCCCGCGGAAGAAGCCCCCTCGCCAAGACTTGCGGACTCATTCCAACGACACGGAATACGAGGATCGAAACGAAAAAGAGCGGGAATACCGTCGAAGTCGACGTGCAGCAGACCATAAGCCAGGAGATGTTTGGCGGACGGAGTCTGGTTGGCGAGGAATGAATGAGGATGGGGACTCCAAGACCTATCCTGGGAAGGATAGTGCTGAGGAGTTCGCACGAGGGTCTGTGGAAGAGCTTGGGGAGGAGGATATCCTTCCTGAGGACGACACGGAGACTCCAGAAGACGAAGGGTTGGAGGAGGTTTCGGAGGAGGATCTGGACCAAGATATTGAGAAGAAACGGAAAGCTGAGTCACGAACAAGGGAGCAGCTCGCACGGACTATGGAGAGGGCTCGGTCTGTCCTCCACAGTGTCCTTGGTTCCGCCAAGACAGACCTCCCGAAGGGGATTGAGGAATCTCTTTCCAAGGCAGTGTCATCCTTCAAAGGGAAGGACTTCAGGTCCCTCCTCCGAACTTTTGAGTCAAAGATCAGAACGTATTCTTCTCAGAATGCTTTCTCCAGTTGGGCACGAGATCAGGCTAACCACATCGTAAGCTTCAAGAATTGGGCTGAGGTGGAGTCCCCCCAAGCCATGGGTCAGAAATTGGCTCAAATGGCAATCGCATTTAATGTTGTCGCCAACCCCAAAATCCTTGGTGGAAAGCCGATCTCATCGAAACCCAAGACTCCCCAAGAACTCGGGGATCGAACACAGGAGGCCTACTCTCACTACAGCAAGCTCGACCCAACGTTGATTGAGCATGCAGCTTCGCAGATTGAGGAGGAACTCAAAGGACTGGAAGAAGGATCCCCACGAGCGCAGGAACTCAACGCCATACTGACCGGAATCGCCCTCGCCAACATTGTAAAGACGGGGAAATCTGTTGCGGGCAGACCTGAACCGAGTGCAGGAGCAGTGGCCCTTGTGAAGAAGATGTCAGACCTGGGACAGGTGGATTTGCTGTTCCGGCCTGTGGAAGACTTTTTCGCTACAGATAGCAGGGATGATATCAAGAGGGCCTTGTCCCTTCTTGAGCCAAAGGAACTGATCGAGGTAACGATGGGTGGAGACAGTGATCATCCCTATCGCGCCTTGGGTGACAAGCTCCTCAAGGGTGAAATACCGGAACCCTTTGATGCAGGAGTTCGGGAGTTTTTGGAAGAGGAGTTCATGTTAAGCATGTCCTGGAAGGATCGGGCATTCCGAGATGCTCTTGAGTCCACAGGACGAAAAGTAGACGCTGAGACACGGGGGCGGGAGTTGGGGGCGGCAATCAAGGTGCCCGCGCCAGAGATCGAGGATTTCCTGGATGCGGTGGACAAGGTGGCCGCAGAGGAGCCCTTGAGTCGTGAAGAGGATGTGGCCATCCGTAATTATGATGCATCCAAGGGTGCAAGTTTGCTCCGGGGGAGTGCCAAGCAGTTCGTCAAATGGGTTTCCCAAGCCTTCTCAAAGCCCATACAGGGCTCGGCTCTTCCCGTGATGAAGAAGTTTGTGGAGACTGGGGACAAGGAGTGGCTCACACGACCCGCTGTTCCGCACCCAGACCGCCCCCCTGTGGCCAAGAAAGCCTCTTTACACTTTTCCACCTATAGATCCCAAGGTAATCGAAGAATCACGGATTCTATACCCCCGAGGAAAATCATGGCAAAGAAAATCGAGAAGAAGGCCGCCCTCATCGTCACCGATCTGATGGATCGAGTTGCGAACCTCCTGGAGTACAACCGTGCATCGCTGGGTGTTCCTTCGCATGTTGTGAAGGACCTTGCAGGTCGGTTGGATGCGGTTTCTGACCATATCAATCGCCGTTCCGGAACTCTGAAGCAGGTCCAATCGCGCACTGCACAGATCAACTCATCTCCTTACGATTTTGATGAGAATTTCACGGAGACAGACCTGGCTCCGGGGAATTTTGACCCATCTGAGATCGGGGAGATGTATGATGGGGCGTTTCTTCGAGACGAAGATGAGCCCTACGTTGACTGCATTGGCGAGCAGGATGAGTTTTACCAACTGGGCAGGGTTCAGGAGAATGGTCTCTTCTCCAATGCCAAGACTGCCGCCCGTCGTCGTAGGTAATCAATCACCCCACACACGGGGAGGCGAACCATGGGACGCTTCAAACAGGCGGACTCTGGCAACTGGCAGGCTCGCGCCAAGGACTTCAAGGTTGGTCAAGCAGTTCGACTGACCTACGGAGGGGACGCGGATGAGGGCCGCGTCGTGGCTGTTTTGCCCGCGATTGGGATGGTGGATGTCCAATTCCCCAACACCAACTATCGCCTCCCCGTCGAGGACCTCCAAATTCGGAATCCCGACTTTGATCCCTTCATTGCCCCAACCCACGAGGAGATTCCTGGAGGAGTTGGGAGTGCAGCGTTGCTCCCTGAAGGAGCCACCCAACGGCCTGGAGAGCAAGTCCCTCCAGATATGTTGGTGAGGACAGCACAGACTGTGGCTGCACGGCATTTGCGCAAGAAGGCCCTCTACTGGGCAGACCTAGGCCGCAAGTATCGCTCAACACGGTCCGAATTTGAAAGTGGTCAGTTTACCTGCCCACGATGCGGGGAAATCCTCAAGAAGACCGTATACAAGCGAGAGGACGGGCGCTCTGTGAAGCTTCGTGGGTGTCCGGGGTGCATGTTCCTGATTCGTGAGCAGGACATCCTGGTGGACCATTGTGCCCCCTCTCTCGCGGAGGAGGAAATCTGATGGCCTTCCGAAAACTTGCCAAGGCATATGTTTCACACCCCATCTTTGGGGCCGACAAGTGGCAGTCCTTCATTGACCACCACAAGCGCCAGCTCGTTCCCGCAGGAAAGGTAGCCTCCAAGACTGCCAACCTGGCAATGCAGGCGAGCGAGATTCTTGGAGAAGATTTTGATCCGGCCAATTATCTCCTGACGCACTGTACGATCGTAGCTTCCGTGGACGTGGAGGAAGCTCCCTCCACGATGACCAAGTTGGGTCGCATCAAAGATCCTGAATCTGGGGAGATGATCACTCGGAAGTGGTCCAACTTCAGGATTGCCCCCCAAACAATCCCGTGGATCAATAACAACAACGATGCTTGGTCACGGCCAGTCCTGATGAAGTCCTACCGGACTTTCATTGGAGGACATAACTTCCAGGAACATGTCCAGATTGAAGCCCAGTCCAAGGGACGCATCATCGATGCGGTAGCTCGGGATGTCGGGCCCTCCGTCTATACTGACATCCTTTTGGCGACGCATCGGAAGCACGCCCATCTCATCCAAGACATTGAGGGTGGGCGCCTGAACACGTTGTCAATGGGGTGTTCCGTAACCGAAACTCAGTGTAGCAAATGCGGAAATGTCGCCAAGGATGAGACGGAGTTTTGTTTCCCACCGGAAACCAGGGTCCTCTTGGCCAGTGGCAACTATATCCCCATTTCCGATATTCGAGAAGGGGAACAGGTGGTAACCCACCTGGGCAACCGGGGGACAGTTACTCACACTTTCACTCGCCACTATAACGGCGAGGTTGTAAATATTGAGGTTGATGGTGTTCCTGTCCCTATTCAGGCAACTCCGAATCATCCGTTCCTCGTGATGCGTCCTCGGACTCATTGTGAGTGTGGTTGTGGAGAAAGACTAGAGAAGACGGTCGAGCACAAACGGGGAAGCGCAAAGGCATTCTTCCGAAGGTTCAAACCCCACCACAGCACCAAAGTGCGCGACATTAACTCTTCTCAGGAATTTCCTGATTTCGAGTTCGTAGAAGCCGATGAAATTTCGGCGGGGGACTATCTCGTGTTCTCTGGCTACGGTGTCGTAGAGGACACTCAAGTTTCCGAAGAAAAAGCCGAACTTATTGGGCTGTTCTTGGCGGAGGGAAGTTTCATAAAAAGAGACGGAAAGCGCGTAGGGATTGAGTTTGCTTTTGGGTGGAACGAAGAAGATACTCTCGCTACCCATTGCGCCAACCTTTTGCGACAATCCTTCGGCACTAGAGAGCCGACTCTTCAATGGGAAGAGCTTATAACTCCTGAGGTCCTTCCGGTAAAACACCGGAGAGGGTGTGCGGAAGCATCGTGTCCACGATGTTGTGCTCCTTCCGAATACCAATACAATGCAGGAAAAGAGAGACATACTTGCAAGGTATGCCACCATACGTGGAAATCATCCTCAACAATGGGGACTGTTCGGACGTATCGTTCCTCAAATGAGGAAAAAGGAACGACACGGGTTCGTCTCATGGACTCTGTGGCGGCTAATTTCTTTTTTGAGTGGTGCGGAGAATATAGCCCGACCAAACAACTAAACTCGAAGGCTGTGGCTTGGCCACACACACTTCAACACCGCATCTTGTCGGGTTGGTTCTCAGGGGATGGTACAAACATCGCACAGGGTGCGGTGGGTTGCACAACCTCACGGACTCTCGCGGATCAAATGCGCCTTTTGGCTACGCGATGCGGTGTTTATGCCCGACAGGAGATTGTCGTTGGACAATCCACATTGAAGAGTAAGAAAGTTTCTTCGGGCCTCTCTGTTCAGGAGATCCTTGTACGCGATGAGTATGGCCTTCTTCCTTTACATCGTGTTGTAATCCCAAGTCCTCCTCCATGGTTGGGACCGAAATTTACGGCTTCTTCCCGGCCTACCCTCAAAGTTGAGGGGAATGAATACAAGAGGATCCGCGGAAGCTCCATCTATCGCGTCCGTAAAACTTCACGAGTCCCTTATCATGGGGAAGTTTACAACTTCGAGGTCCAAGGAGATAATTCCTATGTGGTCGAAGGAGTAGCAGTCCACAACTGCCAGCATATCCGTTACGAGAAGGGGAACACGTTCTACGACGAGCGTGGGATGCCCAATAAGATCGCGGAGCTGTGTGGGCACGAGAGCATCGACCCAACGGGCGGAGTCCAATTCATCGAAGCTTCATGGGTGGGAACACCTGCCTTTACTGGGGCGGTGATGCGGAATATTATCCAGCCCGAAGAAATCGACACTGCGACATTCCAAAAAATCCTGAAGAGCAAGGCAACGGAACCCAATCCCAATGCCACCCCCAAGGCGGCCAACTTGAAGCGTCGTGCCGAAGACTTTGACTTCGATATGGGAGGAGAGGACGAGGCTCCTGCTCCCGACGAGGCGAAGAAGGAAGAGAAAGAAAAGGATCCTCTTCGTGAGGTCGAGGATGAACTGGAGCAAACGGTTGTAGATCGCGTCAAAAAGCGCATCCAGGATCGTCTTCAGAAGGAAGAACAGGCCAAGTCCTTGAAGCCTGAAGGTGAACTGGCGACCTCCAACGACTCCAATGTTTTCAAGGAAGCCTCCAGGAAGATCGCCTACCAGACCTCCTTGGACATCATGGCGCGTACTGCGGCTAGTGATGCAACACTAATTTCGCAAGTTGCGATGCTGAATCGTAGATTTGGAATCTATATTCCAAATCGCATCTATAGAGCTTCCTTGAAAGTTGGTCCGACTTCCAAGTACGGCTCCCTCCAGAACTACCTCCGGTCCTGCCAGAGAGTTCTGGGTTCGATCACTCCCCAGGAGGCGACGACACTTGTTCGTCTCGGGCACCTCCTAAACAAGCGGAAAAGAACGGTATCCTAAAGATCAGAGGAGAACCCATGGCACGTCAGCGCACAACCTGGAAACGATACGCATCCCCTCCCCCCCAGATGCCGGCAGTCGGCGTCACGGAAGATCCTGGCCACCCGGCGTACTACCCGGACCCTGAGGCCGACAAGTATAGGACGGGGGATACCTCGTCATGGGCGGAGGATCCCCATCCGGGTCCGTACGCCACTCCCGGGTCTGTTCCTCCAGCAATGCCCGGTAATCTTGTCACAGAGGACGTCCAGCATCCCGCATTTGTTTTGAAGCAGGCAGCCCTTCATCGGGTGGCCCAACAGCGTGCGAGGATTTGCGTTCGCATTGCCTCGCTTTTGCTTCCTCCGTCAGCCTCAGAGGCTGCGATTGAGAAGCGTGCTGACAGCCTCATGGACTTCCACACCGCAGACCTTCGCAATATGTTGGCAGGCCTGATTCAGGCCAAGAAGGCTGAGGACGACTCAGAGGAGGAGGATGTGGAGGACGACGAGGACGAAGAAATTGAAGAGGAGGAAGAGGAAGAGGAGATGACAGCCAAGAAGAAGGCTGCCCTCCGTCGTCTTGCTCTCCTCCGCAAGGCCAAGAAGGCTGAGGACGACTCAGAGGAGGAGGAGGAAGACAAGGAGGAGGATGAGATGACAGCCAAGAAGAAGGCTGCTCTCCGTCGCCTTGCTCTCCTCCGCAAGGCCAAGAAGGCTGAGGACGACTCAGAGGAGGAGGAGATCGAGGAGGACGATGACGAAGAGGAAGAGGAGATGACAGCCAAGAAGAAGGCTGCCCTCCGCCGTCTTGCTCTCCTTCGCAAAGCCAAGAAGGCTGAGGACGACTCAGAGGACGTCGAGGCTGAAGATGAGGAAGAGAAGTCCGCCAAGAAGAAAGCCAAGAAGGCTGCCCTCCGCCGCAAGGCGGAGGAGATGATGATGGAGGACGATGAGGACATCCTCGCCAATGTGAAGAGGGATTGCTCTCCCTCTTCCAATAAGCCTTATGGGGATCGGGACTCGACATCCAAGGCTTATCGAGAACTCTACGATGAGTGCTATGCCGACTTCAAGACAGCCTCCCCCAAGCTTTCCAAGAAGGCTGAGGACGACTCAGAGGACGTCGAGGCTGAAGACGAGGACAAGGAGGCCAAGAAGGCAGCTTCCTTGCTCTTCAAGCACTTGAAGCGTCTCGCTGCGGAAGAGGAGAAAGAGGAAGAGGACAAGGAAGCCAAGAAGAAGGCTGCCCTCCGCCGTAAGGCTGAGGAGGATGCTGAGATTGAGGAGGAGACCACAGCCAAGAAGAAGGCTGCTCTTCGCCACAAGGCAAAGCTGGCAATCTTGAAGGCAGCTTCTCGTAAAAAGAAGGCTGCGGAGCAGCTCCGAGAGCGCAAGGCCAGCCTCGCCTACCTCAAGAAGGTCTTGAAGACTGCAGCCGGTCGCAAGCGCGCTTCGGATTTCTTCGGCATGGACACCGATGAAATCAAGGCATGCATGTGCGCGGAGGAAGAGGATCTCAAGGCGTGCGAGATGGAGGCAGAGGATTTGGATGGTGACGGTGTCGACCAGGACCGCAACGACTACTCCACCTCGGCCTATCCTCAAAAGAATGTTGGCATTGCCGCATCCGAGGAAGACATCACCGCAGATTTGGACATGATGGCGGACGAAGACCCGACTGCCTTCATGGACGAGGATGAGGAAATTCTTCTGATTGACGATGATGACGACGACATCATGGTCGAAGAGATTGAGGATGAGGATCCGACTGACTTCGATTTTGAAGACCCCACTGACTTTGAAGTCGAGGACGATCTCGATATTATGGCGGGGGACACAGAGGTCGAGGCAGAGGATGACGACTCTGAGCTAATGGCCATGTTGCGCAGCATGGCTGCCTCTGATGAAGGGGAAGAGAGCGAAGAGGAAGAGACTGCGGCAAAGAAGGCATCTGAGGAGTCGGATGCAGTCGAGCCACACTTCCCCACTCCCTGGAGCGGGGAAGGAGGGAATGTCAATCCTCCGAAGTCCCCGGTGACTCCTCAGGTAGCTCAGTCCCTGAAGCAAGCCAGCGTGGATCCAATGGGGATGATGGATGCTGCGGATGAGGAGTTGGCCATGCTGTTTGGCGGGGCCGCTCCCAAGGCCAAGAAGGCAGGTCTTCGTCCTCAGCCCAAGACTGCTTCTGCGGCCAAGTCCCCAAAGGCCCTAGGGCAGGTCACTCGCCAGGCTTCTGGCGGGAACCCGGATGACATTTCGATGCTGTCCAAGCTTTGGGACCAGATGCCTGACGTCTCGAAGGTCTGATCACTCTTCAGAAAAAAGAGCCGGGGGATGCGTCTCCCGGCTCTTTTTTTGTTCTCGCACTAAATATTTAGTGCATGTGGCGAAACATTATTCAGAAGAGACCTACTCGTAGAAATCATTCTCCGGGGGGATCTCCAAACGGCACCCTCTTGTACACAAGGAGCTTCAGCCCATGGCAGAGCTTGGACAGGCGAGCGGTGGTTGGACCGAAAGTTCCTCAGCCCTCCGTATTTTGGAAGTAGGCGTGAGGAACACCCTCGGGATTGCAACGACTGACGCTTTTACGCAAACCAATCCCCCAATCGTCACCACGGCGATCACAATCTCAACCCAGGTCAACACTCGTGCCTTTGGCGTCCTTTCGGGGTCCGTCATTTTCGCACGACGTGACCAGGGGTCCAACTACATCGGTGGCCCGGTCGAGCCGGGTGCCCCCAACAACATTCTGATCCGTCCGCTGGGCGTCCTGATCAACAACGCGGCAGGCAATGCGTTTGAGAACCAGCCAGCAGTTGCTTCAGGTCGAATCCCCTACGTCAGCGGCCAGGGCGTTTATGGTAACCGTCTCTTTGAGACCCAGGCGCTCGCTGCGGCGGCTCCCCTGGCTCAGGGTGACCAGATCATCTACTCCACGGGCCAGGAACTGATTGCTTCGCGCAATGGTTACCTCCAGATGCGAGTCACCACTCAGACGGGTGCTGCGGTATCGTTGGATATTGCCACCATCGCATCTGAAGTTGCCAACGGTGCAGCTGCTTCAACAACCATTGGCATTCTCAAGATGCCACCCGACTCCACCATGTACGAGCTGATCTACGACCAGCGGATCTAAGAAAGGAGGAAGACTACCATGTCAAACACTAACGTGGATAACGCGGTCAAGCAACAGATCATCTCCAAGTACATCTTCACGCAGGAGGGGCGCAACAAGATTGCGGCATCGCTCACGATGCCGCTTCGGTCGCGCCGCGACTACACCTCGGTGGGTCGTCGTGCCTTCCTTGTGGAGCAATTGCCAGATGGGGCACTCGCCATTTACGATAAGGACCCGGATGTTACGGCCTTCGTAATTGGTGAAGAAGGGGACAGCGTTTCCGCTGTGGTCAAGCCACGGCGTGTGACGGTGCCACTCTTCGAGATCGCTTCGCTTCCTCAGATCCCGCTCACGCAGATCAAGGAGCGTCGCTTCGACCTCATCGAGCGTGCTCAGGACCTTGCTCGCGCCCAAATCCAGGCTGCCGAAGACGAGCGCGTCTTCGCTGTTCTGGACGCGGTTGCGGTCAACGGTTTTGACTCGCTTCCCCCCATCAACCCCGACATTCCGGTGGTCGCCCCGATTTCGGCAGCCGTCCTTGGTGACGCCTTCGCCTCGATCGAGCGCCACGACCTCCGCGTCAATCGCATTTTCATGAATGCGATCGACTACGCGGACCTTCGGAAGTTCGGCCGAGACATCCTGGACATTGAGTCCCAGGCTGTCCTGCTCAAGTCGGGCATCATGGCAAACCTTTGGGGCGCGCAGATCATCACTTCGCGCCAAGTCCCCGCTGGCATCGTTTACATCGTAACCGAGCCGGAAATGCTGGGCCGTATTCCGGTTCGCACCGAACTTACGGTTCTCAGCGCGGACGACCCCAAGGCCCGCATGATCGGCTTCTCGTGCTTCGAGAACCTGGGAATCATGTGCCACAATCCGCGTGGTCTGGTTCGCCTTCTGGTCACCAGATAAGCCACTGAAGCCCTCCTAGTGGGCTTCCAAGAGGGTCAGCAAGTTTCCTTGCTGACCCTCTTGATTTTGAAAAACCCGATGGTGTAAATACTCGAACATGAGTGTGGTGAGGAAGTGTCTTCAGTGTCGGGAAGAATTTCGTTTGGAGTCGGGTGAGGTCAACGTACGATGCAGGGAGTGTCGGGAGCTTCGCCGACAGAAGGTCTGTCAAAAGTGCTCGGCAGCGTACAAGGATGATTCCGCCAAGAACACTCGGAGATACTGCCCAGCTTGCACACAAGTACCTCCGCGTGATGGGGGCAGGACTAGAGAGTTGGAGCGAAGGCGTCAAGGCCCACAGGGTAGGATTGACGAGCTGTTTTCAATAAAAAAGGGGACTCCGACATGGTGGGGCCGCGTTGGGGATTTGCTTTACCTCCAGTTGTTCCCGGGGGCCCTGGACGCCAATCTGGAATACGGCAACAAGTCTCCCTTCGACCTTGAGTCCAAGGAGCATGGGCGCGTCAACGCAAAAACGGCCAAGTGTCGTCGGTCTCGCCACGGTATCCCAATGTGGCAGTTTCTCTTGGAAGGGAGAGGAAATTGCGACACGTTCTTTTTGGTCGGATTTGACTCTGACCAGCGACATGTCGTTCACGCTTGGATTGCCCCAGCATCCTCTCTGCCTCGATCGCTCAAGAGGATGAGCCCTGAGTCGAAGGAATACGATGGCAGGGCCTACGAGGTGGGGGAGGATGTTGTTCGGGTCTTGGATCGCAAGTTCCAGTCCCTTTTGGACGTGGAGGAGGTGGGCCCTTCTCTACGCAAGAGGCGATACGATCGTGGGATTTTGGGGAATCTTGGTGAGAAGCTCTACGCTCACCAGTTCCCGAACTCCACACACATTTCCTCTGCCATCTCCAATGCGACGTGGGACTTCACAGACATCGATGGCACCACAGTGAATGTTCGGATCCGAAGGCCCGCTCAAGATCGCAAGAGGTGGACATTTTTGAGGTCTGGGGCCTCCACCGCAGATGTCTATCACTTCTATGGCCTGGATCCTCGGGGATTGGAGGTTTTGGCAGCATATCGAGTCCCGACACCTGAGATGCCTACGAAGGGATTTTCAGTCCCTCTCGAAGGGCCCTCCAAATGGGACCGCTTTCGAGTGGGGGATTGGCCCCAGGGCGTTTCCAGTTTTGTGGATAATACAGATTCCGTGTTTTTGGACATCACATCTCTTCGGGGAGAAACTGTGGCTGCGATGTCTTCTGAGGAAGTCGAGCTTCTCCTCCAGAGGGCCCTGAAGTTCTTCCGAGGGGAAGGGTTCCCGTTCCCGTCGCCGCTGGATGAGGACCAGTTGAGGGATGCCCTGGAGAAGGTTCGACGGTTCTCTCCACGTGGGGATTTCATGCCACCGGATGCGTCTGGGGTCTCTATCTGCGATGCGTACCAGCCTGGGCGATTCCACACCAAGAACTGTGCGGCGGACCACTCTGCCTTCTCAGCCTTCCATGATGATCAGCGGCTCTTGAGAGCACTTCGATTTTGTCTCCAAGGCGCTTCGCCGCGGATGACTTCGGATCGGGTGCGGTCAGCATTGACGGCACTCAATCGGACTCCATCCCATTTCCGTCCCACAGTTGCATTTGCTCTTTGCAGGCATTACTTGCCTGACGGAGGGACCGTTTTTGATCCGTGTGCTGGATGGGGCGGACGTCTCGTAGGGGCGTTGGCGGCTAGGTGTTCGTATGTGGGGGTGGAACCTGTGGAGTCGACAGTGGATGGGCTGCACAAGATTGCCTCCAGGTTGAGAGAGGCCCGCGTTGGGGGAGGCGTGACCATACTTCACTCCACCATTGAGGAGGCTGATTTGGTGGGGGTTACCGCAGACTTTGCCTTGACGTCTCCGCCTTATGTGGATCAGGAATCCTACGAAGGATTGGAGTGGTCGGAATATGCGGCCTGGAGATCAGGGTTTCTCCCATTGATGTTTGAGCGGGTGGAGGAGGTTCTTCGTCCTGGGGGACGATTTGCCGTCAACATCGCCGATGTTCGGCGTGGGAGTAAGACTCTGGCACTCACGAGGGATGTTCGAGAGACTGCGGGACGTTTGGGGTGGGTTGAAGAAGGGGGATGGAGGATGGAGCTGGGGTCGTTTGGAGGGCGCCGAAAGGATGAGCCCATCCTTGTCTTCAAACGGGTAACAAGCAGATGGGCATGAACCCTATTCGAGTCTCTGTAGGTTCTCTCAAGCCTTTTTTGGAGGGGATGGAGGTTGTATGGTCCCATGCCCAGTGGGCACTGATGAAATATGGGGACAACTTTATCGCTAAGGCGGGTGATATTGCTTGGGTAAATGAGGTGAGGGAGCTTCTTTCTCAAGGGAAGAAGCCCGAAGAGATTGATCGCATACTCAATGAAAAGTGGCATCGCCACCCAAATGGAGGCGGGTGGGTGGCCAAAACAGCTCATGTTGATTCAAGCGCCTTTGTAGGAGAAAATTCTATAGTCTATGGCAACGCTAAGATCTACGGCAACGCCTGGGTCAACGACAAGGCTAAGATCTATGGCGACGCTCAAATCAGTGATAACGCCGAAGTCTACGGCGGTGCTAGGGTATATAACAACGCTAGTGTCTATGGCGATGCCAGAGTCTATGATGAGGCTCGGATTTATGGTAACGCCAAAGTCGGCGACAGCGCTCAGGTCCTGGACTTTGCCCATGTCTTTGACAGCGCCATAATTTGTGGAGGTTCACACATTTTTGGTTGTGCCGAGGTATTGGGCAACGCCAAAGTCTATGGCAACGCCAAAGTCTACAGCGCCGCCCAGGTCTCAAACGACGACCAGGTTTGTGGGAGCGCCAGGATTGACGGTGGGCATCGCTTCGCTCTCATCGATCATGCTATGGACCTCGCACGTACTAAAAGTTCCTTTCCTGGTGTCCCCATGGGACCTGGTTTTGAGGGACTCCGAGTGGATCCAGAAGTGGTCTTCACATGCCGTGAAGAAATGGGGATTGCGTCATACAATCCGCGTGGTCTGGTTCGCCTTCTGGTCACGAGAGAAACTTGCGACAGCAGCACTCCGTCCATGCTGGCCCGCTCCGCAACAGAGGCGTTGGTGCGCGTCGGTGGACGCGCCTCTGCAACTCTCATTTCACATCTAGCAGCCCAACTCCTCAAACGGATGGGTCTCCCCGAGTCCCCAACGGCCCAATCCATCCTCATGGTCCTCACGCCCATCGCGGCTCACGCCGTGGGTGTCCGACTCCAAAACGTCCGCCTCCAACAGTGGTCGCAAGAGGCCCTTCAATCAGTCCTCGCCCAAATGGGCACGGACTTCATTCAGTCCCTCTGGCCCCACGTTCAGGACCACGCCGAGGTCTTCTTGAAGAACTCCGAAGCTCTGGGAGGAGTTTCCAAAGAACTCCTGTCAGGCAACAGTGTAGACGATCTCTTGACCCTGAAGGGAGGCGATACAGCTATCCCCATTCCAGTTGTTGAAGGCTGACACTTCATCTCCCACGAGCACCTGAGCGTCTCGAAGATAGGGCCGCAATAGATCTTCTTTTTCCTTGGCCGGGAATCCCCGGAGAACACAGTAAATGCCGAAGGCCAGTTCATCGAAGAGCTGGAGGATTTCTTCTCTGGAAAGGGGTGGACATTCCCCAAACCAACGAGGGGCAATGAGCCTCATGAAGGTCTCCACAACATCACAGAAGTCGTTGTCTCCCAAACGAACGCAGAGGATGGGCTGTTTTGGGTTCATTGTTCGAGTTTCTCAATGTGACCAACGATTTGATCGTACAAATGATCGTCGCGCTCCTGAACACTCGTTGCGCCATCGGCGGACACTCTCAAAATACGATATATGCCATTTGCGTTGATTGAAAGATCCGCTCCCCGTGGACCTCGACGGACCAGAGAAATAAACTCAATCCCTTTGTCCCGCAGCAAGAGCTGCACAGCTTCCTGGAGAGATAGTGAGATTTTTGGACGGCCCGACATGTGAGGGGGTGTGTAGATTGGGCTACACTACGACTTCAATACCCCAGCAGGGACTTCCCGCTGGGGTATTCTGTGGCCTTACTCGACGTCCCCCTCAGCATCCTCGGCATCCTCATCCCCCCCAGGGTCCCGAGGATCGAAATCGTCCAGAGGGCCATCGTAGGACACCCCGTAGCCCTCCACCTTGAGGTGGATCTTGGCGGTCTTCTTGATCCCTGACCACCATGACACCTCGGGAGCGGTCACGGTGTACGTGAACTCCTCGCCCATGTTGCGGGTCCCGGCCGGGTAGAGGTAGAGGCCGCCGGGCGTGGTCTCATCTCCCTTGAGAGCGGAGATGATCTGCACCGCCATGTCGTGGCCGCCATTGATCTGGCGAGCGTCAGAGATCCCGTTGACGACGGGTCGGCCGGCGAGGATCCCCTTGAGGTCCGCTCCGTGCCCAGACGGATAGCCGTCGTACTGGCGATAGAGGACCGCGATCTCCGTGTCCCCGGTCTTGATGATGGTGAGGCTTCGTGTTCCCATGCTCCATGGGTAGCACGCGGACCCCCAGGTTACACACAGTCCTGTGTGCCATATCTCACATAGGTAGCCCAGACTGTCCAATCCTCATAGCAACCTCATCTCGTGGTGACTTTTTCTTCAAGGATCGAGAAGATGGTGCCCAGAAACTGTGGGATCCGCTTGGCCATCTCGGAAGCGGAACCGTGGGAAATGGCGACCAACTCACGTTTTCTCATTCCTGGAACAACTTCCTTGGCTTCCAGTTTGAAAGTGCCGTCATCCTTCTCTGTGGCGAGGATGGATGCCCGGTAGCTGGATCCTCTGACCAACTGGAAGTTCAAGTCCAGATCGTAACCACGGCTGTAAATCCCAGCTTCGAGGGATTCAATTCCTGTCAGGGCCGAGGCCCTCCGTTTAGCCTCATTGAGTGCGGATTCAAAAGCTGTGAGAATGAGGGACCGCTCATTCTCCCGACGCTTCTCTGCCTGATTTTTTTCGTCCAGGGCCTCCCATCCACCCATTTTTTCCACTTCAGAGAAGACCTCACCCAGGAAGGACTGTGCCAAAATTTTCCCGATCTTGTTGGCTGAGGGTTTTCCTTTTACGGGATTCTTCCCCAAGACCGTAACTCCTGTGGAGACGTCCTTTGGCATGGAGAGAGAAACCGTGGAGGAGACTCCAAGATGATAGGCTGCCACACTAACTCTAACTGAGGTCGCGGGTCTGTGGGCGGATGCAGTGTCGACAGTCGCCCATGCCACAGCTTGGACACCCTTCGCGGCCAAGGGACTGATGGATTTGTTGGCGGTCTTCAGCAGATCTTCCAGATACTTATTCTGAGAGGAAGTTAGTGCATACGCATTCTGGATCTCTGGCTGTGCCGCAATCCAGCTACGAGCCACCTTGGAGATGAGGGGTTCAAGTGACATGGTGTTCTCCTTCCTGCTCACAACTTGGAGATCTTCCGAAGAAGGTCACGGATCAGCTTTGGGCTCGAACTGGCATCCAGCTCCTCCCCAAGGGCATCAATCATGTCGTTTTTGTAAATGCGGATACCTCCCCTCAAGCTCTTCTCTGCCCTGATCCTTGCCTCCCGCATCTCTGCCGCAGACTTCTCCATATGCATTTGGAGTCCCGTGAGGTTTGTTTTCAGAATCGATAGAGTTTTGGGGGAGAGCATTGGCTCTACATGCTTCAGCACTCCATGGAGATAGAATATCTGGTCCCACGTCTCTACCAACGCAGGAGCATCATCCATTCCTCTCCAAGGAGGGGCAGAGACGGCTTGCTTGTGAAACTGGAGAACTGCAGCAGAAAAGCCGGAGAGCATACCTCCGGCTTCGGTACGCACGAATTAATGCGTCAGTCGATGTTGAGAGACCAGATCCCCACTGGGTTGTTCTCGTAGGACTTGCACCTCCGCACCTCATACCACCCTGCCTCCATGGAGGTGAGGTGGTCATGTTCTGGGTGCTCCACCCTCATGCCCCCGGGAGCGTGCAAGAACCCCAGGCGGTTCTTCGGCTCCTTCGCCACAGAGATGTGGAGCGTGATGGGGTCATCTGTCTGGGAGACGAACGTGTGGGACTCAAAACTGAAGGAGTGCCCACTCTGGGGGTTTTCTGCGACCTTGGCCTTGGCGGCGAGGGGGTCCTTGGACTGACGAAGGAAGATCAAATCCCCTTGCTGGGCACAGACCCACGATGCAGGGACATTCCCCGCCATGTACTGGTAGCAGCGCTCCACGAGCTGATGCGGGGGCGTGTTGTGGCCGTCTGTGATGCGACACGGCCGGACACGATGGAAGTGGACCCATGTGGCACCAGAATCCCGCCGCTCAAAGATGATCAGGAAGGTGGGATATCCGCGCGCCGTGACGGTTCCCGTCAGGGTGAAGAAGCACAGGCCGTAGTCATCCCCCTGCCCATTCAAATTCTTCTCCAGGTCGTTCACGACGATCCCACCAGTCACAGGATCCGTGAACCCTTCCTCGAAGAGGTAGTAGTTCCGTGAATAGCACCACTGGGTGCGCACCCCACTGACCGAAACCGCAACGTAGGGGATGGTGACAGTCCGGGTTTCGTTGTCGACCTGGGGCGTGAACGCAGAGCGCTCCTTCCGAGTCTTCTGCGCGTGGGAGACATCCTCGTCGCCTTCGTTGTCCATCTCCAGCTCCCACTGGGACTGCACAAACTTGGGCATGGCCTTCCACTTGGGGCCCTTGGTGTGTTTGGTGAGGAACGCAGGCCACTTGAAGAGGGCGTTCAACCATGGGGTGATGTCCCGTTCGTAGGTAGTCCTGCTTGCGGCGTTCTTCGCCACCTCCGAAATGATGGGAGACCAGCCCTTCTGAGAGAGGGCCTTCTCCCACAGCAGGAACTCCCGGTTGACGGGGGCTCCATGGTCCCCTGGCTGCGAGAACACCCCTGTGGGGATGTCTCCTGCTGCAATGGCCGCAAAGAGCTTGGGGTATGCCTCCTTGGTAATCCCAAGGCCCGCAGCCTGGCCCTCCGCCGTCTTCTGCTTGCGGTAGTCCTTCTTGGCTTCTTCTTCGCGTATCTTGTCCGAGACTCCAGGAAGGGACTCACACAGCCTTCGACGAAATCTCAGGCCATTGATGACGGCCCTGTTTTTCCCAACCCCGACCGAATCAGTCCACGAGTGATACCGGAATTCCTCCTGGGAGAATTGGGGTTGGCGTGCATCGCGGAGTGCTGCGACGAGCTTGTCGTAATCCTCCCCAACCGCACGAAGAAACGCCGACAGGAGCTTGTTGTTGGAGACTCCCTCCCAAGTCCTTGGAGACCGAAGCCACTCGAAGAAGCGAAACTCAAACGGCAGCTCCGTTTTGAGGCGTCCCAGATTCAGTGCGATGGTCTTCCTTGTCCGGGTTGCCGTCAGCCCCTCATCATCACAATCATACGTCCACGCACTCATGAGGGACGACCAGAGGGTCTCTGGGCCTCCCTCAAATGAGCTTCCACGGAGGTGGCCCATGATCGTGGGAATCGGGTAATTCTCGCGCAAGGATTCGTAGAAATGGCCCTTCCAGGAACCTACCTCCACGTCCACACGAAGATCTGTTCCCTCCACAGTCACGTGCCCCACTGAAGGGCACAGGAACTTTAGATGACGACGGAGGATTTCCCCGCGGAACTCAATCTCCACCTCTCCAAAGAGGTAGGGTCTCAGATATTTGGACTTCGGTGAACAACGAAGCTCTAGTTCCCATTCCTGTCCAGGAGCATAGGAATCCGCCTCCATGTAGTGGTTTTCTGTTCTTCCTCTATGAAAGTCACCGGGGATCCGAAAGCTGACCTGAGAGGGGCGAGTAGTTACCTCAGACACCAACTTGGCCTTAAAAAGATCTGGTGTTGCGACCAGCTTTTCTCGCAACCAATCCGGTGACCGCCTAGAAGGGTGGGTCGAAATCCTCAGATTGGAATCGTCTCCCACAACCCCCACCACTCCAAGGCCGGGCGCAATCTCGACACGGTGGATGAGAATCTCTTTGTGCTTGTAGTAGGTGTTCAAGAAGTCAGTGGAAAAGTCAGTGGAAAAAGAGACGGAAATGGTCATCGTGGGTTTCCTGTGGTGTTAGATGTACCCCTCGGCGATGTCCTGAAAGAGATCACGATTGGCAATGACTGCGTGGTTGATCCGCACAACCATTCGTTGCGCATCCCTTTCTGGGATTCCGACCCTCTCGGCGAGTTCAGCAGCACGAAGACCCGCGAAGCGATGCGCCTCGAAAACTTGCGCCCATGGGAGTTCAGGCTCGTCAAAAAGGTCGGACACGAGCCTCAAGGCTCGCGCCTTGAGGGATTCAAACTCAAGGCGATCCTCAGCGTTCTCTTCGGGATCGGCCATTCGTTCGAGAGCCAGCTCATCCTTTGGCTGAGCATTCAGGTCATCGAACTGCCCGAATTCCAACCCCACTTCTTCTCGTTGACGTCGCTCTCCCTCCGTTCGTGCTCCAACCGAAGACCTCAAGAGGGCGTCCTGTCCCTTGTCCCGAACGATGGAACACACCTGCTTTGTAATCCACTGGCGTGCAGCTGCAGCGTTGATCTTCCCCTCAATGATATGCCGGGAAAAGGCATTGTTGGAGATTTTGCGAGCAATTGCTTCTCGCATCTCATCTTCGGCAGTCCCCGCCGCCGCTGAGACCGGAAATCGGAGCTTGATCGTCCTCAAAACTCGATCCAGAAAACCCGAAGTGATGTCTTGGTAGGCAATCCAGAATGCGGTGAGATTGGTGCCCAGATTGTTCTTGGTCCACCGATCCACCGCAGATGGATCCAAGAGCCGAATTTCTCCCCCATCCTGGGGCGAAAGACGTGAGAGTCCCACCTGGAACTTGAGCTGACTCAACACCCGTGCCTTTCGCAGAATCGTCAGCAGAGGCAAGTCTGGGTATTGACGACACATGAAGATGTGCAAGTCTCCCTCGCTCATCATCCCCCGAAAGTAAGGGTGAAAGTCCTCAGGCATGGAGGACAGAAGGACTTCAGCGAAGATGTCCCGCGCAGAATCCATGTCTGCCGAACATCGGAGTCGTTCTCCCAGCAGAGAGGGACTCCCGTCCTCTTGGAGGAGTTGCAACATCCGTGCGGATCGTCGACACGTCTCCAAATACTGCGTCGAGTATCCTGCCGTCCCCCTCAGAAGAAGCCGATAGATTCCCACATCCCCAACGGAAGGAAGAGAAGTCAACGACCACCCCCCACGTCCCACAGGGATCTCCCCCGATGTTGGGGGATTTGACCTGTGACTAGGGCCCACCCGAACCACGGGGATTTGATGTAGGATCCGAAGGATCTCTGCATCAAACTCCTCCACTGGAAGACGGTCTGCCCAGCGATCTGCACCACAATAGGATCGGACCCGATCCAAAAATTGGGTTGTTTGGATGGATGACGTTTGCGCCAAAAGGGCGCAAAGAACGGTCGACCACGGAATCGTGGTTGGGAGCTTCATAATCTGTCCTGTGGTGTGTGGGAACGGGAACGTTGAGTGTAGACCGCTCCCCGAAGTCCGGATGTAAGGTCCCTTACAACAGGGGCCGAGGTACTGTGAGTCGCTTCACAGTGCCCCCAGGGGGGCACTGTCGGTATGCTTCAGCACGAAAGTGGAACTCGCCGATGATGTCCTCACCCACTTGAACCCTCCACCGATAGCAAGAGGGTCTCTTGGAGTCCTTCTCCACAACGCGCCTTTCTCGTGCGTAGCCCGCACTTCGCGTTGTGGAGGTGAAGACATCAGGAGATGGGTCCCTGAAGTAGCGAGTCGTCACACCCCCAGTGTAGCACGACTTGGACCGACTTACACAACTAATTGTCGAACCAGAACACGATCCGGCAGGGTTGGTCGGGCTTCTCCAAGGACTTCATGAAGGTATGGATAGCCTTCATGAGGTTGGCGGCATAAGGATCTTCGGGTCTGCAGTGACGGAGGATCTTCGTGACCTCCTCCGTTCCGAGCCACGAGGGAGTATGACGGTCTGGATTTGTGATCCGAACAGGGACCCCATTCTTCTCCTCCCAGACCTGGCAAATGCCCCTGGAGATCCATTTTCGAGCGTTCTCTGTGGTGACAACTCTCTCCACCGAGCTTTCCTCGTCACTCACCCAGAGCAAGTATTTGTCCTGAACCCTCCAGGAGATGTCCTTCGGAATCCCCTTTGGGGGTAGGGACTTCGCGGTTTCATACCTGACCCCGGCCAGGAGAGAGAACACCGAGTATTGGCGGGGGTAACAGAACTCGCCCACAAATTTCCATTCCCCCGCTCGCTGCTGCTCCACAAACGGACCATGAATGTCGGTTCCCATGCTCTGAATTCCTCTCACCCGGAGAGTAGCACGATGGCTAGGAAGTTACATGGAGAGTGAGCCTGATCAGTCTCACAGGCGCGGATCGCGCGCTGCGTCAGGGGTCAAGAGGTCTTCCAGAGGAAGACATGTGTGTCCGAAACCGCCCAAAGAGCAGCCCCGCATGCGAAGAGATCTGCTGCACGGGACGCAATGAGGGGATCCGTGACAATCTTTGTCGCCGGGTGTCCGCGATGGTTGAGGAAGATTTCAAGCTTCTCTTCGTGGGGGACGGAGACCGCACATACCCCAGTGTCCAAAACGGCCATGGATGGTTCGTAGGGCACAGGGGTCTCTTCGGTGCGGAGATCGTAGGCTCCCGAAGAATCAAATCGAAGGACGTGCCTGAAGTATCTCGTCCCCTTTCGAGTGGAGACGAGCAGAACTCCCTTTGAGGAGAGGGCGCCCAACACTGTGTGGTGTTCGAGTTCCCTCACGATGGCTCGGACAGAGGTGTCCTTGGAGGGGAACACCATGAACAGTGGGGACCCGAAGGCATTCTGTGTGATCACCCCAGGGTCCATTCGGGTGGCCTGCGGCATGACGGTGGAAAAACTGTGAGCCGTCAAGAACACCCGATTGTTGAGGCACGTCCCACGAATCTCAGTGATGCTCTCCCCCATCCGAGCGAATATTCTCCCATCCGCAGACATGAGGGATTGGGCCGCGATTTGCGTTGTGACTTGACGGCTGCCATCCAAATCCTCTCCGGTGAGATTTCCTTCGGCATCCAAGGAAAGTAGGATTCTCCCCTGGACATCCAAGACAGCACATGGGCCCTGTGGGGCAGGTCGGCTCTTCCCGCCGTCAATCCACAGTTTGTTCTGTCCCAAGACCACATGTCGTTGGGGGGAGTCCGCATACAAAATCTTCCGAATCTCTTCTGAGGTTGTCAGAACAGCAACTTCACGGAGGTTCGTAGCATGAATGAGGATGGGCTGGAGGAGGATGGGTGCTCCAGACATGGACGCTGGGGGCTCCAACCTCTTCCCAGACACAAAGATAGCCTTCATCCAGTCCATGTAGGCCGATGGGACATCGGACATGGGGAAGCAAGCTGGCGGGAGCTTGGTTGCGGGGTCAAAGATCGAGATCCCCAACTGCATCCTGGTCAGCAAATCCTTCCCACAGGGATGTTGGCCCTGGTAGGGGTGGATCCCAATCAGGAGTTTGCACACCAACACCGCAAACGAGAACCAGTCGGATCCCTCAGTCCACTTCCCATGAGCAATGGGATCCATGATGACTTCGGCGATAGCCCGAGCCGGAAAGTTTGGGGTCTGGTAGGAATCCGTGTCAATGAACCACGGACTCACAAAATCAGGACCCACGAGGATGTTTCCCTCATTCAGGTCCACGATCAAAGTCTGAGCTTTGTGGATCCTCTCGATGACCTCTCGACACTTGAGGATCAGGTCGTGGATCATGGGGTTGGTGATGGCCTCACGCCGCCGAAATCCCTTTGTGAAGAGAGGGCTCAGCGGCGTCGACGAATCCACAAAACGAAAGGTGTGCCCTACATAGCAGGACTTCTGAGAATCGCCGAAGAGGGGCTCCTCGGGCAAGATAACCCGCGGATCCCGGATTGCGGCCAACTCCCGAATCTTTGGGATGGGGACGACACGCTGGGGATCGTGATAGATTTTGATGCCGTGCGTGCGTGAAACCCGGAAGATGGAACCCTCGCCGCCCTGTGCTACAAAATCCTTGGTGGTATCCACATTGTAGGTGGAGGATGCCGTCCAGTAGCGTGTCATAGCCCGAGCTTCCTCTTGGTCTCCTGGAGATAGAACTCTTCCAGGGTGGGGGCCTCTTCAGGGGCAATGAAGAGATAGGACCCGGCCAAATCGTCCGTATGGGTTTGCGCAATGCACACCTTCCGATAGGCAGCCAGGAGGGGCAGCCACGGCTTGCGAAGGTGTAGATGACTGGAAAATCCCTCCACAAGGTGGTCCACCAAAACCTTGGGGTCGACCCCTCGGAAGGTTTCCAGCCCATCCGAGAATACTGCGGCGAAGTTGTATTCCTCTGGTCCCCAGGTCTCATCGACGAAGGGAGCAATGTCTCGCTCCTCGCTGTCCAACTCAGTTTGCCCCGAGAACCTACGGACCTTGTCCTTGAGGGGTGTGGGACCAAAGGTGTCCTGGTAAGGATTACCTTCCCCCATGAAGTAGGGGATGTATGGGGGCTGATTGGAAGGGGCCGAAATCTGGTGAATCTCGAACGTCACTCCTTCAAGTGAGATCTTTCCTCGGACCCACACCCCGTCCCCACACCCACGGAGACGAAAGCCCTGGGAGTCGAAGGTAAGAGCCAGGAGCGTACAAAGCTCAGACGTTGTTGGGAGGCCAAGAGCTGCGCGGACCTGAGTAACCTGCGAATGGGCTTTGGTGAAGAGGGAAATGGAATCCTTGCTCCACGAATCAGGGTCCCCATCCATCATTTTGGCCACGGTGCTCACCCATAGCCTGGACCCAATGTCTGTGAACGTCCCAGACGAGCACCCGTCCGAGACGATGGCGAGACCCACAGGAGGCTTCTCGGGATCCAAGGTCCCCGCGAAGGAGAAAGCATAGTCTTCACAAACACGGTGAGTTGAGCCGATTGAGAAGTGGTGTCCAGCGAAGATTTTCATGGGATGTTCCAGGGATTCATGGGCCATGGAGGAGATTTCCCCCTCCATGGCCTGGGGTGACTGCTCAGATCGAGAGCAGCTTGGAGGCGCTGCCGGTCCCCAGAGCCTTGCTCTGGGAGATGGACTGAGAGGCCACGAAATGGCCGATCTTCGCCATGGTGGCGGGAGACGCATCTCCGGCGGCAATGTAGTTGTCGATCCCCACCGACCCCTTGTAGTTGTCGAGGTAGGACGAAGTGCTTGTGGAGGGGTCGACGTTGACCCCCACGAGCACGGACTGGAGGGACTCCAGCACCCGAATCTCGGGGTTCAGCTTGGCTGCCTTGGCAGAGCTGAGTGCTGTCTGAGCACCCTGCATGTTCTCGCGGGAAGCGTTTTCCTCTCCATCGGTCAAGACGAAGAGGACCGCATTGACCAGGAAGCCCTTCTCCGTCAAGGACTTCCCGTAAGCGAGGGTGGCTGAGCAAGCATCCACAATCGCGTCGTTGAGGGCCGTACATCCATAGGGAGCGATGGCGCCGGCGTAGTCTCCGGAGGTCACATCCATCAACTCCTTGAAGCCGAAGGTCTCCTTCACGCGATCTGCGAAGGTAACCATACGGACCATCATGTTCGCTGCCTGAGGGGAACGAGCCGCCCCCTGGATGGCGGACTCGACGGCCTTCGAGAGGAGGTTGGCAAAACCCGCGACTGAGGAAGAACAATCGACGAGGATGGTGATGAGGGTGTAGGACGTTGCGCCCAGGTTGTTGGGGTCCATGGCCGAGAAGACCTTGGACTGCCCGCCGAAACCGAAGTGCGACGGGTCAAACGTGAACGACTGCATCCCACTTGGGATATTGGACGATGCCATGGTGATACCTGTGTTGAGGGTCAGAGGTTGAAGGTGGTGGAGTTCTCGATGCGGATGCCCTTGCTCCGCAGGGCATCGAAGAAGGAAGCGACGACGGCATCGTAGCCGGGCACGGGCACGGGCGACGTGCAGTCCTGTAGAACTACGATGCGCTGGAGGAAGGACGTGGGCACGTTGGCGAGGAGGTCCGCCACAGAGTTCTGGAGGCAGAAGTTGAGGGCCTCGCCAGCCACGACCAGGCAATCCGCCTGCGTGAGCGAGGCGAGGAGATTGCTGTTGATCTGGGTGCGGGGATCCCCAGGATCTGGCACCACTGCCTGGAAGATGCTGTAGTGCTCCGTCAGCGGATGGTCTCCCTTGACCTCCATCGTGAAGTTGTTCTTGATGGCCGCAGACCACTCCAGAGCGGCATCCATGAGGCTGGGGTGGATCGACCATCCCCAAGTGCCGATGACGCAGTGCTGGGGCCAAATGGTGTGGGTCTTGCCCGAAGCATCCAGAGCCTTGAGGTACTTCAGGGCCTTCTGGTAGAGGCCTGGAATGGCCGGCTGCCAAACGCCGTCCTCCACCTCCTTGGCGGTGATCGTCGTGAAAGGAGCCGGGTGATCCCCCGCCCCATTCCGCCAAAACACCGGATGGAAGATGGCCCACACGTGGTGGGAATCCGCGGTCATGGTGACGTGGTGGATATTCTTGGCGTTCCGTCGAATCCAAGCCCCCAAACGAGCCATGTCCTGGTCCGCTCCCGGAACAAAAAGGGAGCCCTTGGGATCGCAGAAATCGTTCTGCGCGTCGATGACAAAGAGGTGGTTCCTCATGATTATTTTTCCTTGTGTGTGTTCTGCCCCACAGGATGTGGGGGAGGTAATGTTGCCCCGAAATATACCCCGGGGGAATTATGGGAGGTACTCCGCCGGATCTGGAATGATCCCCAATCCTCACGGAGGATCGAATGGCATGTGTGGCCTCAGGTGGAAGCTCCTCGTTTACTGGAAACCCTGTCCACATCTCCATGCGACCATTCCGGATCTTGGCTGCATAGGCCCGGCCGCTCTGGTCGCTATCCTTGAGAGGTCACAGGGGGAACACCTCCACCGAGGGCCACGCCACCTGGCACAAGGCCTTCGTCTTGGAGAGATAGATCAGGTTCTCCGATTCCTCCTCAGGAGGCAACAGAACACTCGTGTGGCCCTGGATGAATCCGAATGCGGCGCTCGCGTTGTCGGCTTGACGCCAGTGAACGCGGCCTTCCTCCTCCGCCTTTGCGAGGATGGGCCGGAGCCCATCCCACGCCTCAGGGACCCCCTTCACCCACGAGGAGTATCGCTCCACAGTCTCCCGGATCCCCATCTTCGTGCAACCGAAGATGTAGAGGGTCTCTGAAGAATCCTGGAAAGACATGCCCTGGGCGATGTCTCGCAGGAGACTGGAGAAACTGAGGTAGATCGTCTTCATGGCTTCAGGACCAGTGTAGCACGTCGGTCGCCAAGTTACACGGGGATCAGTGGAACAGGCCGTATCCTCCGACGGGGAGGGAAGCCGAGGGCTGGATTTCTTCGTACTTGAAGGAGGGATTCCCTCGGAGCACGGTGAAGAGGAACAGGTCCAAGAACGAATCCGTATCCAGATCCAGCCCAGCCTCACCCGTCTCCCAGTGGTGTTCGGGACCTCCCTCTACCTCCCACCCCATCTCTGCGATGCCTGCCGCCACGAACTTGTTCCAGGAGTCCTCTCGAAGCCAGGAGTCCTCGTACTCTGCGGCCACCTCATTCATGACATCGACACCAATGACCTTGGTCCCCTCAGCGTAGGCGTTAATGATCTCATCGCTGGAGAGGTTGGTCCTGAGAAGGATTCTCCTCGTCTTCTCATGGCCATCACCACTCCAGTCTCCGATGACCAGCTCAATGACATGTTCCTGGTTTTCCATACTATGATCCTTTCTGGCTCCAGTCGGCCGCCTCATTCCGCAGGAGCGCAGCGAAGTCTCCGGGGGATTGCTTCAAAGCTGCCTCCATAGTCGAATAGAGGCCCAGCCGCTTGGTCCCATTCCCTGATGGGAACGTGATACTGGTTCTCCAGCCAACACTGGCTGGCTCCACCTTGAGAGCAAAGAACCCGATTTCTTCGCCCATGATAAGGAGGTTGCCCAATGTTCCCAGAGTCGTTTGGCCTCGTTGGGAATGGTGCCATACCACTCTCTTCCCTGAGCCACTGCGGAACTCTTGGAGCTGGTTGCGCAACTCCTCGATCTCGGCGTCAGCCTCTGAAGCGACCATCATTGCAGTCTGAAGTACCTCGTCAGGGGTCCTCATGTTGAGGATCTTTTGAGCGTATTTGCCCACTGTGGCTCCTCTCCTCCACGAGTGTAGCACGCCAGAGGACGAGTTACACCGGATTCAGTATCCCACTCTTCCCCACATCGTCCGTAAGTGTAAGAGTCCCCACATGCAGTGCAGCGATAAGCCTTTTTTCCCCCGCGCGTCCCGTCTGGGACCACCCCTCCTCGATGACACACGCGACAAATTGGCCTTGGCTGCTTCTTCAGGGGACTTTTGCCACAATTTTCCATGAGGAGCCTTTTCGAGCGGTCGTGATGTGGGAGAAGTGGTGTTCAAGCTCGTGAATCAGTTCAGGGATGGGGTGCCACTGAAACAGTGTAAAGTCGACCCCATCCAAGATTCTCAACTGCATGTGAAAAACTCGTCTGCCAACATATCCGGAGGCTTCGACAAATCTGTGGCCGTTATAGGTGTAGGTGTGCCACCCCCACCTAGGATGATCGAAGGTATTGAAAACGAATCTCCCTCCAGGGCGCAAGATCCGAGCGACCCTGGGGAAGACTTTCTTCAGGTTGAGGTATCCGATGGATTGCCTGCACGCGACCACATCGAATTGGGACTCACCTTGAAGTTCTTCGGCGGATGCGCGACGAGCTTCAAAGCAAGGAGACAAGAGATGGCATCGGGGATTGAGATCCCGAAGGACAACACGACTGGCTCCCATTTCCAGAGCTTGACGGGACAAGACTCCCGTGCCGCCACACAAGTCCAGGACCGCCTCACCGGGCTGGAGTGCCGCGAACTGAAGAAGGCCGTCCTTTCTATCAATCCACCGCTGGTAGAGGGAGGTGTAATTGTCTGTCGTGCAGTTAAACATCAGAGTTTTGGCCAAGTGGACTCGTCGGCCGACAAGGCCGCAACAAATCCGTGTCCTTGGATGTTGAAGATAGGCGGGAGAGGGTCACGATGTGAATCTCTCACTGTTCCTGGTGGAGCATAAGGCAACGTTGGAACATTGGGAAGCTGGACATGGAGGTGAAGGACAGCCTCAGCCCAACGGTGGGTGAACAACATCCGAACCAAGAGGGGCGCATTGAGGCTGGCTTTTTCGAGCCCCGCCAACAGAATGCTCTTCCCAAGAAGGGCTGTGTAAACAGCATTTGCGCTCGAAAAACCTGGGCCCTTCTTTCGAGGAGAGATGAGAGAGCAGGCGTATCCCGCACGGACTGCAATAGACCCGAAGACTTGCTCGGGAATCCCCAACACAGTCCCCGTGAAAAAGTTTCGATAGTGATTCGCAAGGCGGTCAAACAACACGACCGAAGATTCTTGCACTGTGGCTGTCCCACAGTCTGTGGTTGAGGAAAAATGTTGGTCCTCAATCACCTGGACAATCTCCTCCAGAAATGCAGGATCACCAACCTCAAAGGGCATAATCGTGCCATCTGGAAATACCAGTGACTTCTTTTTGAGGGCAGCCAAATCATTGGCGACCACACAATGACACTTGGCCCTCAGACAGACTCCGTAAGCAGCCTGGAGAGTCTGATCCAGAGAAGAACCTGAAGTCATCTTACACCCAATGAGGTGCATCTTCGGATTGATCCGCCGCATCTCATCAATGACATGGGGAGCAAGGATGAATGGAATCAACATCCGTTCACCAACTCCCACAGTGAGCATCTTGCCGTGGAAGGGAGTTTCAGGAATCCAGTTGACGACGGCGGCTGCCATGACCGCAGCATCGAGAGTGGGAGCCAGCTCCCTACACTTGGCCTGGTAGTCCCAGAACCCATTGTGACGAATGACCTGGACTCGTTCGGGAGGGACAATTCCTGGGATGTCCGGAATCAGAAAGATGACTTCATGCCCGCGATCCCGAAGCAGCGAGGCAAGGTGCGCTGCCCAGATCCCGCGGGATCGGTTGCCGACGAGCTTGTTGTCATCCAGCTTCCCGTAGACAGCGCCTGCTGTGATTAGGATTCGAGACATGGGGTTTCATCCTTTGCGGAGAGACTCCGAAATTTCCACAGCCACCCGAAGCGGGGCCAAGTTGGCTTGCGAGCCTATCTTCCACCAGATCTCCTGAAGGGGGAATCCCAGGAGAGAAGTGGGATCTTTGATCTCCCCCAGATTTGTGACCCACGACTGGACCACTGGCTCCGATATTCGGAGCGACCCGGCGCAATCGGAAGGATTGCACGTCTGGATGTACTCCATCGCCTCCCACGGCGAGATCTTCCGCATCTTCATCACTTCCGTGAAGACGAAAGATTGCCCTCCAACCCGCACCAACTCTCCTCCGCTCGCATTGCTGAGGATTGTGACTCCAGTGGACGACATCACCTCCTTTCCTGACATGGCGAGGATGTTGCTCAACATCCCATCAGGAGTCGGCTCCTTGTGGAGAGGCTTGCCTTCCACAGAGATCACCTGGTCGCAGGTGAGAATGGCATCCTCGTCGCCGAAACGAGCCACAAGTTCGAGCCCCTTCATGAGGCTCAGGAACTTGGGGCCCTCAACCACAGGATCCTTGAGGAGGACATCCTCATAGGCTCGCTCATCGATTCGGGCACCTTCTGCCCTCCAAGGATCCAGGAAGATCTGCCTGAAAAAGTTGATGCGGTACTTGGATGTGGTTCCGAGGATGTACATGAGTTCTCAGGTCCCCCGTGATTACGGGGGAGCATGGACGATAAGGTGGCTGGGAATAGATCCCCGCCTTCGCGGGGGAAAGTCCCTCTCGACAGAGACAGGGGCACCACGGGGGGGAAGATCCCCGCGTTCGCGGGGGAAGGCATGCTCAGAAATCACACTAACCCTGTTACCCAGGAAGATCCCGAACGCGAGGGAAAGCTCAGGACAGAACCGCAGACCCCACCGCAAGGTCCACGAGACGCTTGTGGGGGTCCAGGAGGCGGACGGACTTGCCGTCCACACGGACGGTGAAGCTCTCATGGAGTTCGTGGGTGATGATCTGCTGGATGGCCAACCACGCCGTGAACACCACGGACTCGATGGAGGCGGTGGAGGCCACGAACCACTTGCGCCCATAGCCAATTCCGTATTCAGAAGAGTTGGCATCCGGCCGCTCGAACGAGCACTGGATGTTCCATCCCACCTGCTCATCATCGGAAGCAGGCTGGATGCGCCATTGGAAGCGCCACTCCTCGAATCGAGTGGCGCGCATTTCGATCCCAAAAAGGATCTCATGGAGTTCGTTCTGGATCATAGTATCCCTTCATTTAGCGGAGAGCCCGCCGCATGAACACCAGCAACTGATTCTCATCTAGGTGCAGGAGAATCTTTAGGGCATTCTGGTGGGCCCGAAGCTTCTTAGCCTTGCGGAAGACCGCCCGCATCTTTCCCATCCTCAACGTCGCGGCCCAGTTTGATGCTACAGCCTCATGGATGAGGAGGAGGATGCGGGTGTTGGGCACCCCAAAGTAACGGAGCGCAACCACTTCCGCCGCCAATGTCTGAAGTTCACGGGCAGGAGCAAGCCGAGCAAACTTGCCCAGACATGTCTGAGCAGCATCTGCTGACCACGAATCTGAAGAGAGCGACACTCCGCCAGCCACAAGATGGAGCCCCTCATGCAGAATAGACTCTGCAAGATTTCTCCCTTCCGTATCCATGAAGGTGTAGGTAGAGATCCCCCGATCCTCCATGAACTCCTCCAGTTTCTCTTCGGTCGCCCACATACTTCTAGGGTAGCACCTTGATTCTCATGTTACACAAAGAAAAGGAGGGCTGGATATCCAGCCCTCCTTTGGGGAGGTTACACCATGGAAAGGAGGAGCGTCCGGGCGCGGGCGTTGAGGTCGGCGCCGCTCCCAAGAAGGACGGACTCGGTCCGGGAGTTCCCGCCCTTGACGTTCTTCACGGTCGCCTCGTGGGAGGTGAAGAACGTGAGGGCGTTGAAGGCGCCGTAGAAGGTGTTCTCGACTCCCTTCTGGCCCACCGCACCGAACCGAAGCCGGTTCAGGAGCGCGTGGCGGTTCAGCGCCCGCGTCTGGGCGGCCCCCTCCTCCATGGGGATCGGGAAGAGCTTGAGAAGGAAATTCTCCCACTCGTCAGGGGTCATCCCCCGATTGGCGAGCTTGGTAAGCTCCTCCTCGTCCCGCTTGAAGCGGGTCATTGCCTCGCCGAGGATGCGGGCCGCCTCCTTCATACGGTCGTCCTTGGACGACGTGTGGCGGATGGAGATTAGGCCGCCCTCACCACGAGCCGCGTTCCAGGTGTTCTTGCAGACCACGCGCGTGGTCACAGGCCCGACATGCATGGCGTCCTTGCCATTGTGACTGTTAGTGGCCCAGATGTAGGGAATATGACGATCCCCGAGAATCGGCTCGAAGCCGTCCTGGAGGCGCCCCAGCGCCCACACGATCTGGCCGTCGCGGAGACTGCCCGCGGTCTCGAAGACGACCTTGCCATCCGCCACATCGGCCACGTCCTGGCAGAAGTTGAACAGCTCCTCGTTCTGGATCGGCTGGTACAGCCGACCCGACATCCCCAGCACCTTGCCGTCGTCCTCCCGGACGATGGCCCGGCCGACGTTCTGGGGGACCCGGATCTCCTGGTCACCATGGCGGATCGTCAGGTCCCGCATGACCACCCGGCTCTTGAGCTGGGCGAGCCGCATCGCGGTCTCAGCATCCACCGGCTCATCGCCAGCGGAGACCCCCAGACCGTGCCAGGGAACCGCCCCAGCGTACATCATCTTCGCAACCCCGTTGTTTCCGATTTCGAGTTCGTGTGCCATGCCTCAACAGTAGCACTCCGACTCTCAAGTTACATGGTAAAGGACAAGATTTTTCATTCTTCCGTCGCGGGTCGGATTCGACCCCAAAAACACGGAAAGGACCGTACCTTTCGGCACGATCCTTTCTGATCCTGAGGATGAGCGGCCTTCGACCGTGATCGCCCTCCGACCACCATCCAAGATTTTACGAAGTTTTCTTGAGGAAGTCTCCGAGGGTTCTGTAGCGCTTCGCCAGGTTGCACATTTCCTCATGAAGATCTTCTCGGACACTTTCCACCGTGTAGCAGTGGAGATTCTCCTTGGTGGCGCCACATCCACATGAACAGTAATCCTGTCGTAGTTGTGCGACATACCACCCAGGTGCGCGCCAATACATTTCGATCCTATCGTAGGACCGAATTTCCGCGGTAAACTCAGCCCAAAGTTTGAGGTTTTCCCTCTTTCCGAGAAAGAGGACGTACTCATCACTCCCAATCTTCGTAGCCTTCAGGCTGGGTGAAATTTCATCATATCGATGTCTCTCCTCATGCTGCTCCATCTGAGAACGGGATGTCGAGGTGATGCCACACCTCTCGCAGGCGTAGGTGGTGGAGGTGACGGTGACGGGACTGGAAATTTCCTTCATGGTGCCTCTGTGTAGGTTTGAGGTATCTTGTAGCTGGGCCCTGGCTCCCAACCAAAGTGGTTGTTTTTGGAGCCCTTCTGCCCCCTGGAGTTGATTTGCTGCTCAAGGGTGAGACGCTGGACACCCATCCTCTTGATGGTCCCGTCGTGCTCCCAGGCTTCCAGGAGGAGATCCGCATCCCGCTCCCCCTCAAAGATCTGGACCCCATGGGGCCGATCGTTGACGAGATAGAGGACCAGGTCTGCTCCCGAAGCGAATCCAGTGGCGAGCTTGCAGAGCCAAGCCCGTGCTGCCTTGGAGCCTTGAAGACGGATGAGCGCGGAGTTCACAGGTCCAGTGTAGCATGCTGATCCGCGAGTTACACGTGTAACTTGTCCCCTGATGTGCTACACTCTCTCGTAATGAGCACTTTCGCAACGACCATCCACACCATCAAGATCTCCGCACACCCGAACGCGGATGCGCTCGAACTCGCCCACGTAGGGGCGTACGTGAGCATCGTCAAGAAGGGTCAGTTCCAGACGGGTGACCGTGTAGCCTACATCCAGGAGCAGAGCCTTCTTCCTGAGGCGCTTCTGGACGAGCTGGGTCTCCGTGGACGTTTGGCGGGCTCCGAGGGGAATCGTGTCAAGGCGGTCAAGCTCCGGGGGGTTCTGTCCCAGGGGATTTGCTATCCGGCCCGGCCGGAGTGGGAGGTCGGCCAGGATGTCTCTGAGATCCTGGGAATCACGAAGTGGGAGCCCCCGATTCCGGCGCATCTGGGAGGCCAGATGCTCAACCTTGGGTCGCGCCACACCGCGACCTACGACATCGAGAATTACAAGGGCTTTCCTGACGTCCTGGTCCCTGGGGAGGAGATCGTCGCCACGGAGAAGATCCACGGCACCTGCTGCCAGGTGGTCCTTCTCCCGAAGGGGATGGAGGTCGAGGGGAAGCGGGTGTTCGTGGGCACAAAGGGGATGGGGGCCAAGGGCCTGGTCTTTCGGGAGGAAGTCCCGAACCCCAACGTCTACATCCGAGCCACCGAGAAGATTCGGGGAATCTTGGAGGACAGCCCTCTCTTCGTTGGAGCCACAGAGCCTGTGATCCTTCTGGGGGAGGTCTTCGGGGAGGGCGTCCAGGATCTCCACTATGGAGTCAAGGGAGTCACGTTCCGGGCCTTCGACATCGTTCGGGGATTCCGCGGAGGTCAGAACTTCCTGGACGATTCGGATCTGGATGAGGCCCTTAATGCCCTCGGGATTCCTCGGGTTCCGGTCCTCTTTCGGGGCCCCTTCGACCTGGAGGCGCTCATGCCCCTCATCCGCGGCAGGGAGACCCTCTCGGGGAATGCGGTCCACATCCGTGAGGGGATCGTGGTCCGCACGACGAAGGAGCGGAAGGACCCTCAGATTCCCGCCCTGGAAGGTCGTGTCCAGCTCAAGCTGGTGTCGGAGGACTATCTCCTCCGCAAGGGGGGGACGGAGCACAACTGATGCGCCTTGTGCGCCCATCCCGGCGCACCATTCGAGCCGAACAGCTCAAACGCAAGGATCGACGGCTCTCCCAACGAGCTGGAGGAGCCTCACGGGCAGGTGCGGCTCTCTGTGGAGCTTCAAGTTGCAGTGTTTCAGCCTCTGTCACGGGTTCTTACCTGCGAATGCAGGCCGACTCCTATGCGGCCCTGGCCGAAACCCTCCGATCATCGGTGTAATCTGACGACCGGCGTGCTACCCTCCAGTCATGAGACTCAACGCCAGTCTGGAAACCATCCAGAAGACATACGAGACGGAGCGAGCAGGGAGGGCGCTCGCCAGCCAGATCCTCTTTCTCGTGGAGGATCTCCAAGTCACCATGAAGGACGAGAAAGATGGCTGGGGAGAGATCGCCAAAGAATCCGGGAAGAGGGAGCTTCTGGATCTTCTTCTCAAGGACCAGAATGCCCATGGAGACGAGGATTCCAGCGTGGCCTCCGGGACTCGCGCATGGGTTCTGTGGGGCGGTGAGGCCGCAATCGAGCCGTATCTTCAGGCGGTAGAAATTGTCCGCTTCCGAAAGCATTTCGGGGCGTGGCGAAAGGACCAGAAAAGCGCATTCCGATTCCTCCTCAAGAAGGTGGGAACTGAGGAGATGTTTGGTCTGGATCAAAGCCGCAAGAACCTCTTCTTCAACCTCGAAGAGGCAACCACGGCTCTGGCCACGGCCTACTCAAAGTGGGTCGAAAAGACTTCAAAGGAATACCTCACCTGCATTGAGGCAGCCGAGCTTCATCTCAAGAAGCTTCGGGATTCGTGGGATAGCGCACAAAAACGGCTCCTGGAATCCCACCAAAACATCGTCGGAGGTAATCTCGAAAATCACCTCCGGTAAGTGTAACTTCGACGTTGGCGTGCTACACTGTCTTTGAACTCAACCCCTCCCTGTAGTTCAACAGGGAGAACACCCGGAAGTGATCCGGAAGTAGGCCGAGGCCCGGTTCGATTCCGGGGATGTGTGGACACAGGCTGAAAGTGTTGGAGGTTCGATTCCTCTCAGGGAGGGGTTGAGTTCTTGTTCTCCTTCAGATCAAGACTTCAGAGTATCAGAAACCAATGCCGACACTTCAGCTCTTCTCTCGCGGGGGACAACCCCGCACACTCTTCAACGTCCGTCTTGATTCCTTTGCGGGAGTCGCGGCACCAGCTCCCTCCCCCAAGCACTTCGTGATTGTGGTGGACCGTTCGGGGTCCATGTGGGGATCCATGGAGGATCTGAAGAAGACCCTCCTTCAGCTCCTGGTGGTTCAGGGCTGTACGGATCCTGGGATGCTCGTGTCCCTCATCTCCTACTCTTCCCAGGGGGACATGACGGTTCACTTCCAGCGGGTTCCTGCTCGCCAGATCACTTCGGGCTCGTCCGCGGAGACCTCGATTCGGGCACTCCACGTCACGGGGCTGACCTGCATCTCGCAGGCTCTCTCCAAGGCGGTGGAGATGATCCAGCCTGGGGAGGCGACCCTGATTTCCCTCCATTCGGACGGCTACGCGAATGATCGGTCGCCATACACGGAGGGTCGTGCATTGGATGCGATCGTCGCGGACTTCTCGTCCAAGTATCCGAGCGCATGCATCTGCACGATCGCATACAGCGCCTACTCCGACTTCGGCCTCCTCGATCGGCTCGCGTCGGCGACGGGAGGTTCCTGCATCGTCGCCTCCTCAATCTTCGAGGTCTTTGAGGCTCTCTCTGCGTCCATGAAGACGCTGGAGGGGACTTCCAAGGCCATCGAGATCCCAGCCCAGGGGGCCGACTTCGTGGTGGCGATCGACATCGAGGCAAAGAAGGTCTACGGAGCCGAGGGGGATCTTCGGGTTTTTGGTCTCCACTCGGGAGCGACCATCCTCCGTCTCACCAAGGCTCCTGGGGCCTCTGAGGCAGCTCTGAGTCCCGAGTGGACGCTGGCCTGTGCGCGGGCCTTCCTGTCCATGAGGCGGCTGGCGGATGCCAAGGGCGCGGCCATGGCTTCTCGTGTGGAGGCCATGAAGAGCCACCTGAACGCGCTCCTCCCCTCGGATCTGGCCACCTGGTCCCAGGCCATGGAGGAGGCGATTTTCGGGGGTGAGGATCTCCACCAGGTTCCGTCGCTGGTATCCAGCGACGCATCCGTCCTCGACATCTGCAAGGTTCTGGCGCAGGATCCCTCGCACGTTCAGATCCACATCCCCAGCCTGATGGCCGGTTACAAGCGCCGGTCCATCATGAAGGTGGCAGGCAAGTGGGATGGGGGGACGCTCGTGGCCCCCAAGACCCGCACCAAGAATGCGGATGACAGTGAGTGGGTGGCCATCACGGGGGTGGATGTTTCGAGCACGAAGTGTTCGATGAACCTCGCCACGAAGCGCCCGATCGATCTCGTGGACCAGTCGGGAAAGGTCATCACGGAGGCCGGTGGGATTTCTCTGGTGCGGAAGCTCTCCAACTTCCGCAACTACACCCTGGTCGCGGACGGGAAGGTTCTGGTCCCGCGTCTCCGCATCAAGATCTCTTCCAAGGCCCTTTTTGATCGCCTGGTGCAGATGAGGGCCATTCCTGCGGGGAAGTTCACTCCCACGGAGAGTGTGGAGATTGATTTCGAGGGACGTCCTCTCGTCTCGGACGAAGGGTTCTCGATTCCCGCAGACCTCTTCCAGCGGATGGCGCTCCTGCGGGTGATTTCTTCCACCCTCGCAGCCATCATGAAGGGGGAGTCCGCGGAACTCACCAAGGAGCAGATCGCAGCGCTTGCTGAGGTGGGTCTCAGCAAGAATCTGTTCGTGAACCTTCCGAGCACGGTTCCGTACGCAGACCGGGATCAGGCTGTGGCGAACGGCTGGATTGACAGCTACGTGGCCTACTCGATCAGCCTGGGCTCCAAGGAGATCTTCTCGCTCGGGGAGTTCTACTCCGCGAATGAGTTCCTGGGTCGGTGGTGGGAGGTCTCGACGACGGCGAATGGGAAGGAGAAGAAGCCCACGTGGAATATTCTCCGGGATTCCTCGGCCACGGTTTCTCCGAAGGTCTCCAAGGCCAAGGTGAATGCGGTGGATGAGTTCCAGCGCCCCATCGTGGAGGTCCTTCTGGGGATCGCTTCGGGGGATGCCGTGGACGCCCTCCAGAAGCGGATTCTGGACCTCGACGTGGGGATTGATCCCGATGATGTGGATGATCTCTTCCGCTGGAGGGAGCTGGGCGAGCGGATGGACGCCAGCCTGGACATCATCGCCAGGAAGGTCCAGGCTGGTCTGGAATCTCTCCAGCGCGATTACCTGGCGCCGCTGGCATTCCAGGTGGGTTCGACGGGTCTTCCTCCGGCGGAGGATCTTCAGGCCCATGATGCCGAGGGTCTGAAGAAGGAGTGCCCCAGCCTCGCGGGCACGAAGATCCCTGAGGGCACGTTCTTCCTCATGGGGGAACACATCCTCGGAATCTATCCGGAAACGTGCTGGTTCTCCACGGAGAAGGGCATCGCAGAAGCTCGGGCCCTGATGGCGGGTTCCGTGGCTGAGGCTGACTGAAAAAGATGTTGACGGCGGGGAATCTAAGAGTATGATTCCCCGCCACAAGCTCAGGTGATTGGAATTGGTAGACATGCCCGACTCAAAATCGGGTGCCCTTACGGGCGTGAGGGTTCGACTCCCTTCCTGAGCAAGGAAAATAAGGAGACCCGAGTATAATCCTTGGGTCAATGAAAACCGCAAAGGCCCATAATGGGCCGCCGCAAACTTCAACAACAGGACAACAACTCGTGACCACCGAATTCGCCACCGATCTCGACACCATGGTTTCCACCATCGAAAACGACACCATTGATGAGCGCGTTTCTCGCCTCGTGGAGAGAATCTCCGCAAGCGCGGACGCACTCAAAGTCAACCAGTTCTTCGCCACAATCTCTGCTACAGGGACGATTGGTGAGACTTCGCGCGTCTACCTCACCAAGGTAGGCGAGATGTCCCTCTTGGACTTCTGCACGGCGATTGTTCGTGCGGCGGGCCAGGAGGATGAGGCTGAGCCGGAGGTTCCGGTTCAGGTTGAGGCCTCAAAGGCGGCCAAGAGCAAGAAGGAGCCGAAGGCCCCCAAGGCTCCCAAGGCTGAAAAGGAGCCGAAGGCTCCCAAGGCTGGGAAGGCCCCCAAGGCTGAGGTCAAGGAAGAGGAGGAGGAGGAGGAGGCCCCCGCCAAGGCTCCGAAGACTCCGCCCAAGGCCAAGAAGACCTCTGCCGAGGAGGATCTCACGGAGGCACGTGAGAGCATTGTCGGTCTTTTGGAGAAGGATTCCAATGGTCTTCCGGCTTCAAAGATCGTGGAGTCGTTGGGGCTCCATCGGAATGTCGTCCAGGCCATCTTGGACGCTCTCATCGCGGATGGGAAGGCTGTCCGTGAGGGGCAAGCTCGCGGCACCAAGTACAAGCTCATTTGAGCTTATGACTCCAGGGTCCCTCTTTCTGGGACCCTGGAGTCATAACATCGTTCCCTAACTCATATATTGCCGCCTCCCAATTCAATGGGAGGACACGGCAATGAGTTTGTTGGAGGGAAAAAGGCTTCTTCAGCATGCGGGGGGACACTTGGGTTCCTCTGTTGTTTTTGCAGCCATAATGTTTGGGGTGGTGTACTTCGCTTACGAGTTTCAAGCGAAGTACAACGAGAGGATGCGCGCATCCTTGGCCAGGGTGTCAAGTGATGTTGTGGTTCTCCAAAGCCGTGCAGACCTTGCTGAGCGGAACTTGGCCTCTCTTTCAATGGAGATTGCCTCACTCCAATCGCGGGTGGAGTTTTTGACAAAAAAACCTTTGGTTCCCCCAACACCTCCATCAAAGACCTCTAGGACCGGAAAGACAAAGAAACTACCCCCGTGACAAAAAGCTACACTCGCTTCCTCCAGTTCCAGGTGCGAATCCGAATTGCAATCAGCCACTGGCTGAAAGATCCTGGTTCTTCTCTCCTCGTTGGTGGATGGATCGGCGGACAATCCCGATGCCCGTTGTCACTCCACGAAAAATGGCCCCATCTCGCGTCACGGGCCACAAAAGACTCGGAGGATTTTATGGAAGACACTGCTCGACTCTGGGGGATCCTTCTGGAGGAAGCAGAAGCATTCCTGGACGGAATCGAAAATGGTCCTCAAGCTCCTCCAGAGTTAGGGTCTTTCTATGAATTCGGATTGGAGCTGAGGAGCACTCTAAAGTGGACAGAAGACCCGCATCTCCATGAGTTTGACGAAATTCGGGTATGTGAGGACGATGCCCGCCATCGACAAAACACTCTTCATCAGGAACGTCAACGGGGTTCTGATGTGCGAGGCTGGAATCCTCGCACACCGTCACTTCGGATACAGGCAGCTCAGCCAACTCTCCCGTAATATTCGGACTCGGTGGTCCAACTTCCTCATTGAAGGGTTGGACTTCCGTGTGTCCTCAAGTCCAGAGGACCACCTTCTTTACAGGAACCTGTGTTCTCAGCTGCACATTCGACCCTCGATTGCGCTGGGGAAGAAAATCTTGTGGGTGACCTATGACGGCATGGAGAAGATCGTAGACTCCAGGACTACCCCTGTGACTCCTCCTCTTCCCTTGTCCTCACCGCACACCACACACACATCACCTCACGCTCCACAGAAGTTCCCTGTTGTAGCCTTGAGCCATTTTGAGGCACTCACGCTGATTCAAAACTCGGCAGCCAAGCGTGGAGATTGGGACATGGTGAGGTGGACTGAGAAGGTGGCCCTGCAAGCGCTTGGAATCGAAGTGGCCTCGGAAACTGCCGTGCTGTGTCAGGCACCCGAGGATCCTCCACGTGTGGATTCCTTTGGGGATCTCATTGACAACATCCGGGGGGTCCTGTGATCTTTGGGTCCCCAACAATTGGGGCGGCGCTTCTGTCTCCTGGCGTGAACCTTTATCTCCCCACTGGGGTGATTTTGTGGCTCTCCGTGGAAGAGGACGAATTGGATTGGGAGGTGGTCGACGCCGGAGACGAAGCCATCGGAGAACCTCCACCATGGCTGGACATGGGGGAGATCATGGATCACATGCGCTACTCCATGGTTGGAGGCCCAGTCATGGATTGGGCCCTCCACAAAGGTTTGTCTCCGCAACAGAGATTTGCGGTTTACTGCAGCAAACCCCACATCTCCCGATGTTCATGGGAGTATGAGGAATACGATGTTGAATACGACATCTTTGAGGTAAAAAGAGAGCCCCCATCCCTCTCCGCACGAGAATTCGAGTGCGCTATCTCAGAACTTTTTGAGAGGAAACGCCTCCACAAAAAGAGGATTAGGGAGTTGAAAAAGGCTCAGTGGGACAACGACCAAAGGATGAGGTTGAGGTGGTCTTTCGGGGGCGGTTATTTCGAGTCCTCAGTGGAACCTTGGTGTTCTGTGGAACTCATCTCGACATTGGCGGACCCGGATCTGCCTGAATATCACGCTCCAAACATCCTTGCATGGGGCCGATCGGACTCCAACAGTCGGGAAGATGCCTTCTTGGCACTGAAGACCATGGCGGATAGCTTCCGGCCAGACCTGGATCTAACCAAAATCCCCCAGCGATACTATTGAGGTCGGTAATTGTTACTGCGTGGAGAACGACGACTTTCTCGAATATAACGGAACTGTGGTGTCCATGGCTCATGGGGATTTTCTGGTGGAAGTTCCAGAACTAGGAACTACGATTCGGGCCAAGCTCGCTGGGAGCCTCCGAAAGAACAAGATCCGTGTAATCGTCGCGGATGAAGTCAAGGTAGCGGTATCCCCCTACGATTTTGGGCGGGGGAGGATCGTGTATCGGTTGTCAAAGGGGGGACTCCCTCCCCGTCGATGACAGACCTGGGAGAGAAGGGGAAGGGGAATGGTGGAGACAACACAACATCCAGTGGACGCGAAGCCTTTGAAGCAGCCTCTCACACAGTGGGAGAAGGTACACAAGTTGGCTGAGGACACGAAAAGGTCTTTGCGCGAGTGCTGGAAAGCATTCAAGTCTGTGAATGGAGACTCTCTGAAGGCCAAGGATCTCCTGCGAAGGGAAGAAAATGCCCACTGAGATTGACCACGAGTACACCGAAGAAATCGTCTGTCGCTACTGTGGGGAGGTCCACGAGGATTCCTGGGACTTTGCGGACAGCGACTCGGATTTCGAGTGCTGGAGTTGCCTGAAGAGGTTTTCATTCACGCGCCACACGATCGTGGCCTACTCTTCGTGGAAGAATGAGCCTCAGAAGGGGCACCGTGCGGGGGAAGCAGATTCTCCGTCTGAGGAGTAGGTCGTGATGACCGTGATGATGTGTTCCTGAGTCCTCTGGAACACCACCACGACCCCCAGGCGCGGATCTTCCCAAACCGTCTTGGCTCCCGCCTGGAAAGCTTCCCATCGTGGGGATCGGCCCCGTGATCGCTCCTTGTTGAGGGTGCGAAAGAAGAGGTCCAGGGAAGCTCGGATCTGAGGGACCGTTATTCCCCTCAGGTCCATGCGATACTGGGCGTGGGGGGTCAGGAACAGATTGAACTTCCAGGGGCCGCGCTCACGCTCATGGTCGTAGACTTTGTTGGCGGCAGCATTGGGCAGGTCTTCTCCGTTCTCCACAAGAGAGACGAGAGTGTCTTCAAGACGGCCGTCAGGAAGTTCATCGCGGATCCTTCGGACAACATGACAGGTCCCCCCAGGATATCTTGCACCCAACCCAGGAGGATTCCGCACGAATGCGCTTCTGCGCAAGAATGCACTCTTGCGCAGCAAGGATAGCCTGTTGGAGCCTTCTACTCACACCCATCCCTCCCACCGAGCCTGGAAGGTCTGGAGGTCCTCCTCCAGCTTCGTCAGGAAGGAATTTGCCTCCTCCCCATGGAGGTGGGAGTAGGTATGGAGGTCCTCATCCACGGCCATGCGAATGATCTTGGCTGCGTGGAGGGGGAGCTCGCGTAGACGATGGAACATCTCCACCGCGCCGTGGACAGCGCGGCCAGAACCGGGAATCCGCGAGTCCTCCGCGACACCCCGAGCGTTCAGAAACGCTCCCCCACGGGGATAGAGGTCCATGATGGACAGAGCGGACTGGAAGATGGTTGGGGAGTACGACATGAGAAGAGTGTAGCACCCCTCTCGCCGTTTTACATGGGGTTGGTGAGGTGTGCGGCCTTGAACCTCTTACACCAATGCCTCCCCACGGCAAATGGGGATCGTGGGAGTTGAACACCCTTCCTCCTCACCAACAGTGCTCCAGGCAGGGATCGAACCTGCGACGCCCTCCTCTTCAGGGAGGCGCTCTGCCAACTGAGCTACCGGAGCTTGAGAGGTTCAGCCGGTAGCCTCTGGAGCTACCGGCTACCGAAAGCCGGGGTGGATGACGGGTCTCGAACCCGCACCTCGGGAGTCACAATCCCGCACGCTGCCAGTTGCGCCACATCCACCGTAAGGATGGAAGGCTCCCGCCGAGGGGAGCGCAATATGGAGCTGGAGCAGAGACATGACGGGAACCTTCTTTCACACGTTGGTATTGGCTGTCAAGGGGGGTGGATGGAATTTTGTGATCGTGGCAGGAATCGAACCTGCGGCCTCAAGATTCGGAATCTTGCGCTCTATCCAACTGAGCTACACGATCGAATGGACTGGATCTGTGTCGAACAAGTCTCCAGATACCCAGGAACAATGTCCACGAACTTGGACTTGGGGAGCCCCATGAGAATGGGGACGAATGAGTGGGTAGCGATGATGACCTGTTTGGAGTCAGGGATTTGACTGAGGACCCTCCAAAAATCAATCTGGTTGGGGATGTCTCGGCAGTTCTCAGGCTCGTCGAGCAGGACCGTGAATCCGCGGGTCTTCTCCGCTGAGAGAACATGGCATTCTCTCCAGTTAGCATGCTCCTTTTGGAGGTATTCCGGGACCTTGCCCCCAGGGAACCTCACATTTATCTTTTCCCATTTCGCAAGAGCCGTAAACATGCGGGAGACTTTGGAATTGGTTTGTTCCCCCGCCGAAGACTTCCTCTGGAAAATGGAGCGAATTCCCTCATCAAGGAAGTCGTCCTCAAAAGCTACCCCTTTTCCAAAGAGGCCTACTTCCTCCAGTGAGTCCACATAGCCTGTTTTCGCGCCATCATGGTGGACACGGAGTCCTCGTGGAGTCTCAAAGTACCTGAGGCTCTCTCTGGTGAGAGAAGGGACCATTCCCTGCTCACACATGAGCACACGGGCCAGATTTTTGAGGATCGAGCTTTTTCCGGACCCATTGGGTCCCCAAAGGATGTTGAGTCCTGGCTGGAAGACAAACTCTTGTCTCCCTTGAAGACACGCGATCTTCTCCCAAAAATCCACACACGTCGTATGTGGATCGGTGATTTCGAGTTTGGAAATCATGGAGTGCCCCTAGCAGGACTCGAACCTGCGACCTACGGTTTAGGAAACCGTCGCTCTATCCACCTGAGCTATAGGAGCAGATGCTCTGGCAACCCTGTTCTGTATTCCCCACTACAGTCTTCCCTTGGGACTTGACTGAGGAACAGGGCCCTTACCTCGGGTTGGACCCCCCGGCCAGAGCTAAATTCGGGATGGGATGTTGTTGACCGCGTGGGTGATTTCCCCAAAGGGGAAGAAGAGCTTCACCAGAAAGCCTGGCTTGTTGTTCAAACGCCAATCAACGAATTTGATGCCCTCAAACTCACCTTCGAGGTCGATGTTTCGACCAGTGAAGACAATCCCCACGACTGTCCCCACTTCTTTCTCTCCCAAAACAGGGACATGTGGACGACCGATGTGTCGGCGAGCACGAGTGAGCTTGGACATGGGGTTGGTTCCTGGAGGATAGCACGTGGAGTCGGAACTTACACAAGTTTCTTCGTGGTCTCAGGGCGCTTGAAGCGCGGTAATGTCTGGCGGAGGAGGTGGGATTTGAACCCACGGGGGACTTTCATCCCCGTCCGATTTCAAGTCGGGTGCCTTAAACCGCTCGGCCACTCCTCCAGTCTTGGACAAGGTGGGACTTGAACCCACGACCCGCCGGTTATGAGCCGGCTGCTCTAACCGACTGAGCTACTCGTCCGCGCGCACTCTACCCCGACAAGCACCCCGCTTGTCGGCCAGCTTCCGATCCTTGTGTCGGCCCCCCCGCTGGAGGAGACGACCATTCTTGGTCTGCCCCTTCATGTGGGCGTCAGCCCACACCGCGTGAGCGAGGGCGCGCAAGGGATTCGTTTGGTTCTTCTGGGGCATGGAAGGAGTGTAGCACGTCGAGTCCGAACTTACACTAACTTTTTAGTGTGTAACTCTGGGGTTTGGGTGCTACCGTATCCCCATGGGAACTGCTCCTCAGAATCTTCGCTACTCTGCGTTCTACCAGAACCTCCCCATCGAAGGGAAATTTACGATCTCCGAGGCCCAAGAGCTGGCCAAGAAGAACAATCTTCCGCTCCGTCTTTGGAGAGACGGAACCCACATCTTCACTGTGGCTCCCCACGGGATGGCGCCGATGGTGCCCAATCTACTCCCGTGCGAATTCCGCGCGTGGGCCGAGTTTATCGTAGCTCACACAAGCTCCGCGGAACATCTGCTCCCTCTTGCGGTGGATGCGCTGCTCGCCGCCATGGACGCCAACGACACCGAAGCGATCTCTTCTCTCACCGCCACCCTCAAGATGGCACGGTCGATTCCGAAGCGGTAGTTATCTTGTGTCGGAGTGGCCCACACGTGGACAGAGACTTCTTTGTCCTTCTGGGCTCGGCTGGAGATTGTGTAACCATATTACATGTTCTCCAAGGACTCTCCGAACTCTGCTTCTCAGCAGGCAATTTCCCGCTCCTCCTCGTGTGCGGAAAGGCGGAGTTTACCTCCCTCACCCTGGATCAATTTCAGGACTCCTTCAAAATCATCCTGAGCTTCCCTTCCACATCCAAGAAAATCCTCTTCCACCTTGAAGGGTCTATCTGAGCAATGAGACGGAAAAAGATGAAGCGCCTTCGCAGGAAGGCAATGATGAGGAGCTACCGCGCGGCACTTCGAGCCCAGCCGTTGTCGATCTCCAAGATCGAGCGTGTCACGCGCGGAATCGGTCGCACCCTCTCCAGGGACTTCTCCCACGAGCATGCGTGGTATGCGACAAACCGCGATTCCTGGGCCACGTTCGACCTTGAAACGATGCGTGAGGAAGTCCGCCGCAAGCTCGACTCCGAAACGGGAATCTCACCCATGGATTGGGTCCGAATGGACCTGCAATACTACTCCGATCGGTGGAACGCTGGGCGCTATCGGCGCCTTCTTCTCCAGATCGAAGAGGTCAAGTCGCGGGTGTAACTCAGCCGTCCGCGTGCTACACTGGAGTCATGCGGATTGTTGTTTACGGGGGGTCTTTCAACCCCTTCTGCAAGAACCACTTGGATGTCGTCTCCTGGGCGACAACTCAGGGGGATGAGGTGTGGGTGATTCCCAGTTACGCCCACCCTGAGAAGTCCTTGATGATCGATTTCGAGCATCGGCTTGTCATGGCGCGGCTCGCGGTGGGTTCGGAGCTGTGGCCTGTGCCTGTGTGGGTGTCCGACATCGAAAGGACCCTCTTCCAGGAGGGGATGTCCAAGATCTTCACCTACCATCTGCTCCGCCGCCTGGCGGCCATGCATCCTGAGAACACATTCGTGTTCGCCATTGGGCCGGACATTGATCCCAGCAAGTGGGAGCTGGGGCCTGAAGCAATGGCGGAGTTTGAGTTCATCCGGGTCCCCGACATGGGGACCCATGCGACCCAAGTGCGGGAGTGGATTCGCACTGGGGATTCCCAGTGGAGAAATTTCGTGCCCACCCAGGTGCAGCGCTACATCACGTGGAAGTCGCTCTACGGGGATTTCTCCCACGAGATTTGAGGGGGGTCTCATGGTCCGTCAGGATGTGGAGGTGTTGTGGAGCGACCTGGAAAACTGCGGGGGTTGCATCAAGGACTTGGCCACTCGTTTGGTCGACACCGAAAATGGCCTCTTGTCGGCATACCTTTCGTGTCGGGAGAATCCCGACACGAAGTATCTCCGAGCGGCTTACGCTTGCGGGTTGAGGTATTCTCAGGTGGCCTCTTTCCTTGAAGAAAGAGTTGAGGAAAGAGCAACGCGCTTTGCCTATCTTTATGGAACACTGTGTGCGCAGAGGTCCCTGGACTCCGCGTGGAGGATGAGAGCTTTTGTTGCCGAAACTGAGATGACACTGTACAGGTCCATCGCACAAACCCACATCCGTGGGATTCGTGTTCTGACTGAGAAACTCCGGGTTTGTGTGGATAAGCAATCGGCATGAACTCCGCGGAGTATTCTCCATCCATGATGGACACCAAAATCAGAATCTTCTACTCAGAGTCCTTTGGGGACTTTGGGCGAGTCGACCTCTCCTTTGTCTCAACTTTGGGAGAGTTTCTGGCTCTTCTTCTCATGGGGGACGTTCCTGCTTCTCCTCAAGTCCTCAACCTTTTGGGGATCCAATGTTCCCCAGAACTTCGAGCACGGTGGAAGTGTTCCCTCTCAGTAGGGACGCTTCGCTATGAGGAAGTCCCCAAGGATTCAACGCTGGAGACGATCCCATGGGAGGTTTCGGAGCGTGTGGAGCGGCTGGTCAACAATTCGCTCAGCTTTGGTGCGGATATCCTTCGGCACCTCCATAAACGGAACTGGGACATTTGAGGGGTATTCGCCCTTACAAAGGAATCCAATGCGACACTATCTTCTGGCCACAGCAGCAATCTTTGCTTGCATCCCATCCCCTCCCACAGAGGACACCACATCTCAGGGCAGCACCAGCGACTCTGACTCTGAGAGTTCGAGTGGGTCCTCAGGGGTGCTGACCTCCACGGTCACGACTGTTGAGCCCATTGAGTGCCTCAAGGATGCAGACTGCGGGGAACCCTCTCCATGGTGCATCCTCAGCAAGTGCCTTGGTTGTGCGGAGCTGGACTGCAAGGATGGATTGATCTGCGAGCCGTTCTCAGGGATGTGTGTCGAGTGCATGGGCAATTCGGATTGTCCTGACCATCTTGCCTGCGAGGACAATCTCTGTGTTCCGAGGACGTGCTCCACGGATGGGGAGTGTCTGGAAGATGGGATTTGCGATGTTGCCCATGGTGTGTGCTATGCGACTGTCGTTTGGGCAAACGCTGCAACCCCCTGTGAGAAGTCGGATGGTTCAGAGGCGTTTCCCTACTGCTCAATCGCTCAGACCTTGGAACGGGAGAAAGGTTCTTTTGGGGTGTGGCTCACGGGGAACCAGAACTTCAACCTCATGGAGAAAACGGTCATTCAGAACCGTTCAATCGCCTTGGTGGGAGGCCCTGAAATCCCCTCGATCAAGGCGGATTTCCAAGGCACGGTTGCAGTTGAGGTCAACCACGGGAGCCTTCGGATCCGCAACATCCCCCTGGAGGCCCATAACCTGAGTGGGGTTCGTATTCTGGCGAATTCTCAGGTTGTCGTCCAGGGGAGTGTGGTTCGTGGGTTTTTCACGGGACCGCAAAATTCTGGGATCATGGTAGAGCCAGGGGCTTCGCTGACCATGGAAGGGAGCCACCTCCTCGGGTTTTTGGGGGATGGGATCCAGGTGGCAGGGAAGGCCACAATCAAGGGGTCCAGGATCTTCTCAAATGGCGAGAATGGGGTCATCGCTGGACTCGTGGAGGGTGGCAGCGGAGTTGTTCTCATCGAGAACTCCGTGATTTCCGGGAATGGCATCGGCGATTCGGCGGCCAGTTTCACAAAAGAATGTGGCCTCGTACTGGATCACGGGAGCATGGGGACCATTCAAAACAGCTTGGTCTCCTTCAACAATGCCTGCGGTATCCAGGTGGTCCACGCCAGCAGCGCCTCGATTACCAACAGCCAGATCACCTTCAACGGAGCAGGGGAGTTTAAGTCGGGGGGAGTTGTGGTTGGTGACACTGACCATCCCTTCGACACAGACCAATCTGACGTCAACCTAATGTTGACGACCATTCTCAACAACAATACTGGATCTGGCCTCAACGAGGCCATCGATTGCTCCGCAACCTCCACAGTGAAAATCGAAGGATCCATCCTCCTGGGGTCTGGTCAGGCAAAGAACTCCTTCCCAGCTTCGTGCGGGAAGAATGTCTTCAAGTCTGTCCTGGATTTTGATTCCGAAATCTCCCCATGCAGCAACACCAACACCAAGGACTGCAACAATGAGACTTCCTTTGAGGCCATCTTGGGAACCGTTGTGGAACTCGTAGTCCCAGAAGTATCCCAACTTCCAGAGGCCACAGTCCCCATCTGGATCTTTCGCTCGGTGAAGAATCCAGCGATCAAGATCACCAGTGAGAAGTGGTACCCAACCTCGGATATGGACGGAGACCCACGCAAAGGACTCGATACTCCTGGATCCGATGTGTATCTTGGTGAGTGATGTCACCAAAACTCCAGAAGAAAATTTGGTGGTGATGGGTACATAAGCGGAGCAAGTGTGGTAGAAACCCACACTCACACACCATCGAAGAGCAAGCTATGTCAACGATCCTTTTTGGACTTGGTATGGCGGCGTTCTTGGGGGTGGTGGTACCCCTGGCCTACGAAGTCAGGATCCTGGTCTCTGGTGGACGGAGAGCAGGAATTCAAAGGTATCTCCACCCCGTGGTCTTCGGCGACGATCTTAATGACGCCGACCGCAGGGCCATCGACGCTGCCTCGCTGTAACTCAAACCCGAGGCCCCTCACGATGAGGGGCCTCGGCCATTTAAGGTTCTGAGTACGGTGGTGGGGTGTTGTCTCGGCGATGTCATGTAACGGCCGATGAGATCCGTCAGAGGTATCCGCAGTGGGATCCAGCCTCCATGCGACCGACGCATCGTGTGCGGAGGTCTCACGGGGACGATTTTGTAGAGTTGAGGCCAACGCCTGGGGAACCTGTTTGGTTTGCTTTTGAGCCCGGGGAGGAGGAGCCTTCCTATGGTTTTATTGTCGAGTCGTGTCTATGGAAGCCTCTTCGGCGTCATGAGGGCCTCCACGTTCAGGAGATGGTGGTGGTGCAGCAACCCCGACAATCGGGGGTCTACTTTCTGAAGGACGGGGAGGGGAGGATAAAGATAGGTTGGTCTGTAGAGGTGCCACGACGCTTGAGGCAGCTCCAGACCGCTCAAGCACAACTTCTCGTCTGTCTAGGTGTGATTTGGACCACGGATCCCGAGACTGAGAAAAGACTCCATCGTCAGTTCGCCGCACTGAAGATCCGCGGAGAATGGTTCGACGGAAAGTGTGGGACGATTGAGAGGTACATTCTGACAGTCACTAACCATGTCCAAGCCAAAATCGCCCAAGAGCCTTAGGTTTTCGGATTCGCTGGAATCCGCACCGACCGTGAACGCCTTCAGAATCCGATCGATCGGGGAGATCGAGGACATGTACATGGTTGAGTTTTTGGAATATTTGGGGGACCAACCTCGCTTGGTGTCAAGGATCTGTGTGCATACCAATTTCCTATCCGTATTTCGGGAGAAGCTAGGGGAAATGTACGAGGAAGTGACTCCCCGAATTCTCCATTAGTTAGGTATCATTCACCAATGAGCTTCCAACGAGGAATTTTTCGCACTTACATTGTGACTCTCCCCGTGTTCCATGCTTCTTTGGGAGAATCGAAGACTCCGTACACGTTCAAGTCGGGAGATGTTCTCAGCTTCGACGGGACGGCGGTGGAGATTGCTGATGGCAACCGATATAACTGCACTGAGCTTCGAGGTGCCATCAAGCAAGGTTGGTTGCAACTCGCGGACTCCGCGGAGGCAATCCCAGTCCCAACCAAAACTCCTTTTGTACGGCCCATCAAACCGGCAAACATGGCCATGCATGGGACCGAGAGGTTTGTCCCGGAGATTGAGATTTCTGACGGGAGGGTTGTGGGGGATGCAGCAATGTCTCCCATGATCAACATCCTTCGGGACTTTGAGGCGGAGTTGAGGGGAGCCCCTGATGCTCATGGAATCTCAGCTCGGACCGAAGTCCGTCCGCAATATCCGGTCCACGTGCAGGACGAATCTGACACTCACGGCCGAATCGTATCTCGGCTTTCCTCAGACGAGGATAGTCCCACCATCCGCGGGATGCGCTTCAACAGGACCAACAATGTTGTGCGGGACCTCTCTGGATTGACTCCCACGACACCCGAAGGACCTGTCGTTCGTCACAACGCCCCCATCAAGACTGCTTCTAAGTTTTCAGTCCAAGAAGAAAATGGGCAAGTCCACGCTTTTGTGTCCTCTTCAAATCGGTCCGCCTCGATGGAAGAGTCCTCGAAAGCTCGGGTCTCTGGGGTCGCAGATGTTTCCAATCCCACTGCTTCTGTGGGAGCCGCCATTCAACGAGATGCTGCCCAGCGAACCCCTGATGGGGACGGATTCAAGATCCGTGGGTTGTTGAGGACCTCAACACAGATGTCAGCTGTGGTCGGGGACTCCACAAACGCTGTCCAGGCCGAAGAGAATAGGCTTGCCAGGGAGATTGCCTCCAGTCGACGTGCTTCCATCCTTACGTCCGACTCGAAGCCGCAGAGCGTGGCGGCAGCAGCCCCTGAGGTTGATGTTGAGAAGATCCGCTATGAAGTTGTCCGGATCTTTGTCCCTGACTTCAAGTGGGATCTGTCTAGGGAGGATGAGGAGAAGATTGGGGAGATCCAAGAAATCATCACAAAGGATCTCAAATCCCCCACATTGAAGGCTATCTTCGCGGTTGAGAGCGAAGGTATCCGTCGAGAGATCACGAGTCGACTCAAGGCTAAAATGAAAAAGTCTCCAGTGTGAAAGAGGAAGGGCCGCTACAGCGGCCCTTCCTCTTTCACATACCTCACTGAGGAATCAGTGAGGTCGTTCCAGGGGCCACCCCTGTGGTCCCAGTCTCCTCAGGGGAGGTGGTGGAAGTGGTGGTGGTGGAAGTGGTGGCGCCAGGGCAACCTGCAACGGTCCCAGTGGTTGTGGCACACCCCCCAGGAACAGGGTTGATGTGATTCCCAGTAGTCACATCCCCGGTGGTGGTGGGGTTTCCGGTGGGTTCTGGTGTTGGGTTGGATGGGCATCCCAGAGTGAGGAGGGATGCTGCCACCGCGGAGAGGATAGTGAATGTTCGCATTGTGAGCACCATTACCATCCAACATCAAAAAAATATCGTGTCTGTGCCCGACCCATTTTTAGGATGGTCATGGGAGACTGATCTGGCAGCCCCTGAAGGTGTTCAGGGCTCGCTGCACGTCAGCAAATTCTACGTGGTTGTGGCCAGCCACATAGGACTCTCCAATGGCAAGCTGGGTTAGGGAGATCAGGTCTCGGATGACGCCACCTGAAGCTTCAATCAACGCTGCGCAGCTTCCAATGGGGAGCATGTCTTCTTCGGAGCGCTGGCGGAGGATCTGCATCAAGAATGCGTTTACCTCGCCACCTGGCATCGGGTCATACGCGGGTTGAGTGATGAAATAATCAAATCCCTTCTTGAGTTCCTCAGCCGCGCCGTACATCACGGCTGGGGGCCCGACGACGACCACGGCAACATGTCCCCGGATCGCAGCCAAATCGTGGGCACATAGCCCATTGAAGACCTCGATGGGGAGGCGATCCAGCGAATCAAGGAGCAACACGGGCCGACGCTTGAGCTGATCGACGTTTTGCCTTGGGTCCTCGGGTGAATCCGAGAACAATGACGCCAAAATGTCCAGTGCGAGGAGCGTGCCTGCTTGTGGCTCGTGTATCTGAATTTTTTGGATCAAAGTGTCGACCTGTTTGGCCAGATGATCCTTAAGCATCCCAGGGTTGTTGAGATCGACCTGGGTGGTCGCATCGAGAAAGATCGGGATGAGATCGTCAGCGTTGCTCAATTCACGCTCAAGGACACGGAGTTGCATCGTCTTGCCAGTGCCGCTTGGACCGGCGAGGAGGTGCGAGGACTTCGGGTGCAACTTGAGGCCGATGAGCGTTTGGTGGGCAAGCGATTGATTACGATCTTCGACATAGAGGCCGTTCTTGAGCGCCTGTCCTGGGTCTCCCGAGGGCTCGAATCGGGCCAAGGCTTCCTTGAAGTGTTCGCGCGGCTTCATGAGTTTGATACCCCCAAAAAGAAACGCGAGGTCTGGACTATCCCAGACCTCGCATTTCCCACGCTCTATTAGAGCGTGGCCTCTACCTATCCGACAAAATGGTCTTGAAGTGTGGAGCTACAATGGTGGCTTGGCTCCAAGCTTCCGCGGAAGCGGAACCGAGCTTTCCTTTCCCTTCTCGGAGGAGGAAGCGATATGCGTCGTGATGATCACGGTGAAGGGTGGAGTAGCTCCTCCTCCGGTAAGTGGGGGAGAGGGCTTGGGAGAGCTGATCGTAGTAGCGTTGGAAGGGTGGGGTCGGAGGCACAACGGGATGTGAGGGTTGTGTACGAAGTGTCCGAACGCGAGTATGAGCTTCCGGAAACCAAAGCCGAAAGAGTCCCCAGCTGTCTGGGGGAATAACAACAATTTCCGGACTTTGGCGAGTGAGGATAGATTTTGCCAAGACCTCAAGCCCGAAGGGAGGTCCTCCATAGGAATCCATCATATGGAGGACCCCTCCGGAGATTTTGGGATAGTCCCATGTCTCCCATGCATGGACAGCCATGAAATTGACAGGTTGGTGATCTTCTACTTGAAGTGCCCTTACCAAGTGGTGGGCCCGGAGACGTGCTGGTGGGCCCACATCGATGACCATGGTGGTCATCTTCTCTGGGGTTTCAGAAGCCGCCGCGAGATCATCCCACAGGGAGTCCTCGTATGCCTCTTCTGAGGCGGACGATATTTGAATAGGGCAGCGAGTAGGGGATATTGCACTGCCCTCGGCAATCTTCTGCCACTGGAAGACATGGACGACCACTTTCCCTTCACGGGTCTGGAGAATGGTCACCTTTGTTCCACGAAAGGACTGAAGGTCGACGTTATTGGAGCCGATGATTTGGGCCTGCACTTCCAAGAAGTGCGGTGGGTCACTGTCCCTTGACTGGGGGAGTTTGTACTTTAGGAACGATGTCTGGGTCATGTTTGGAGCCTGGATCTGATGTGGTAGTGGAGGTGGTTCCTTGAGGAGGAGACTTCTCAGGACGGTCACTCTTATGGGTCGGGGGGCCCGAGTCTGCACTCTCAGTGTCATCCCCACGGGGACAACCGAAAAGAGCCACGAAGAGCACCAAGAACACAGTTTTCTGTGGATTCTGCATGCCCTGGAAGGCTTATACTCTCCCAATCGAGCGCGGGTCGCGTCCCCAAGGTGTATCTTGGGGGATTCGGTGCTACTCTCAAGGGTTGCCTCAAGGAAGAGGCTCAAGGAGCTTCTTCCAATGAGCCTTCAGCAGTTCCAACAACTCCAAAACATCCTGGGACACCGCATGTCCCCCATCCAAATCGCCACTATGACCCCTGAGGAGGCCGTCGCCTTCCTCCTGAAGCCCCAGTTCACCATCCCACCCCTCCTGCGGAGTTTCCGCACATCCTGTCCGACACAGACTGGCGTGTAACAAGGGGCTCTGTGTGTTACTCTCCGGGAGAGGAGGAAGAGATGGATAAGTCACAGATCTACGACTCAAAGCCAGAGTCCCCCACTCGGGACCCGGCGTTCTACCTGGAGAGGCACAAGCGCCGCCAGGGACGTGGTGGTCCGGGTGGGGGGAAGATGGAGCGCTTTGCGCGAATCGCAGCCCACGTACCTGTCTCTGTGGCTCAGGTGGTCCAGGGGGATATCCCGGATTATGTCGTCAACGAGTACCACTGGATGAACCGTGTCCATGGGGCTGTGAGTCCGGCAAGCACTGCCGGGATCATTCTGTGTGTGTATTGCAACCGAAACCTTCGGGAGTTTCGGCCTGACGATCGCACAGAGGACCACGTCCACCCACGATTCTTGGGGGGCGCGGACTTGGGCAGGGACAACCTGGTGCCAGCCTGCGGCCCATGCAACCGGGCCAAGGCAAATCACCCACTTCTCATGTTCCTTGCACGTCGTCGTGAGGGGAAGCCCTCTCAATGACCCAGTGAATTAACAACCTGGACTCCCAAAAGGGTCCAGAGAGGGAAGGGAGAGGTTCATCTTTCTCCCTTCCCTCTACTTGGTCTGGAAGCGTCTCTTGAAGAGATAGTAGTTCCAGTATTTGAGGAGAGAGTTGTAGGCCTTTTGGGAAACCTCCATCCCTTTTGGATCGGCGATCGATTTGTAATGATCGTGCTTTTTGGTCCATTCCTCCATCAAGTCCCGGACCTTCTCTCGGTACTTGGTGAAGTCTTGAGAAGAGAGGTTCTGGATGTCAATCCCGCCCAAGACCTGGGGCTTGATCAGCTTCTCCAGAGTCGCTCGTTGATCCCGATACGCCAAGGGATCCCCCCCTTGTTGAGGCATGAGATAGTAGAGATTAGGTTTTGCCGAGAACTTCAGCATTTTGTCACGAAAGGAGCTGCTCATTTTTTCTTCTCCAGGATGGGCAGAACTGTGGCTTGAAAGAATGGCTCCCTCTCTACTACCTTGTAGAAATCAGTGGGCGCCTTTGACGTGTCGTTGGGCAGGGGGCCATGATGGATCAGAAAGATCTCGTCCAGTTGTGTCAACCCAGTCCTCACCAACCATCCAAACCCAATCTTCTCGTTGGAAGGGAACACCCGCAACATCTTGTGGACAACCGCAGCGCTCACCAGGAGCCCAGCGTCGGTCTCCACGATCTTCTCGGGTCCCTTGGACGGAGGTGGGGGCAGGAGTCCAGTGGCAAACCGCTGGAGGCCATTGGAAGTGATCTCCCGCTCAATAGCACATGCGGGTCGGCGCACGAGATATCGTGGCCACTTCTCATACCATTTTTTGTAAAAGTCATCCTTGGAGACCACACGAACAGTCTCTTCGGGGTCGGGGATGTTGGGATCCGCAACGTAGACATTCAGTTGATCATCCACGTCAAAGACAACGCTCGCATGAGACCACTCCCGACCCTCAGGATTCCAGGCGATGATGACTGGGACTCCGCGGTCTGTCCACTCTTTGAGCTGACGGACTGTGGAGGGACACACCAGTGTCGCTCTCATCCCATAATGTTGGGCACAAGCCAGTACATTCTCCCAGCTCGCCCCTCGCATGGGCTGAGCACCCAACACCTCATTGACCTGATCCTCGTCACACTTCACCCCAAGTGCTTGGAGGCACATCATGGTCGAGCAGGCGACGCATGAGTATTGCGTCCTCTGCCGCACTGGGACCACATCCGCTTTTGCCGTACGATTTGTCATGGACATTGTTGTCCATGACATAGGGAATTCAATGGAGAGGATGGGAAGGCAACCCAGCCGCACCGGATCCCATCAGCTCTTCCAAGATATCCTGAACTCCACGCCAGTACCCACACCCGAAATCATGGGTGTCTCCTTCAAAGGAACGCTCAGATCGCATAAATCGATCCTCAAGGCGTTTTTGGAGCAACGCATCTTCCAAAGACTTACGGGATGGGGCATTCATGGGATATTCTCTGAATGTTGGCGGAGGAAGGCTTCGCAAGTGCCTTGGACAATCCTCGTGAGGACTTCCTTCTGGAGTTTGGAGAGAACTCCTTCAACAGCAGATTGAACCTTCTCTTCGTCCAGAATACCCGAATGCTCGGAAGCGTACAAAATTGTTTGGAGGAGGGCCTCTTGACGGAGAGCCTCCATCAAGAGGCCCATGGAGGCTTCCTCCATTCCCATGCTATCCCCCAATCCCTGAACGACCTGAAGGTCTTCAGGGCCTTGGAGGCGTCGCATCGAGTGGACAGACCCATCGTGGTCTTTGCGGACCCACACCTCCATCACAAACACAGAGTGATCTGGGTGATCACCCTTTTTCCACTGAGACGCAGACACTCAGCGCTCCTCACTTCTCCACGACTTCCCCTCAACATGATCACGGAGGGAGGCGCAGAAGGCACCTGGATCGTCCACCTTGCCGTCCATCTTTCGCATACATGCAGTCACTTTGTGCTTTGCGTCTCCTGAGAGAGAGTCCCAAAACTTCTTGACAGATTGCTCTGTCCATCCTTTGGGGAGTGAGGTCCAGGCTGCCTTTTTCTTCAGGCCCAAGATCGATGCGACTTTGGATCGATACTTCGGGTGTTTGATGGCAACCCGGGCCAGGGCTCTGACAAGATGCTTTTCTGAGATTGCAGACGCCTTCTTGGGGGCGATCTCCTCAATCCGTCCGTCGTACTTCTCCCACTCCTCTGCCGCATCCGGATTTCCATGGTCGCGGAGATACTCCGCGACATCAACCTTCTCCCCTTCAGAGAATTTGGCTTCGGGGTTGTGGGATGCTGTGTGGGACTTCTTCTGCATTACCATGTGGTTCTCCTCTGAGAGGAGTCCTGGGATAGGTTACCTATTCCGAGAAGGCGCACACATGATGTCACGAAGAAGTTTGACCATGGGGACAGGCAAATCCTGGGCCCTGGGCACGACCACCACATCGTGGAAAAGAGTCTCCACCCCAGTCATATAGTCTCCAATCCCCACACCAATGATCCTGATGTGGTTTTCTTCGGCGACCCTGATGAGGTGACGTATCACTTTCACATCGTTGTGGTTGGGGAGACCATCGGTGATGACTACCAGGAATCTGTGGGATTCCTGTCTCTGCAAGATCTGCAGCAAGCCAAAGTAAATGCCGTCCGCGAGAGGAGTCCCTCCTCCCCCTGTTTTGTAGTTCCCCAAGGAGTCCAAGCATCCCCGTACAGTCTGCTCCCAAGTTTTGTAGATCCTGTAGAGAACCGCATAATTGCGATGGTGATCGCGTGTAGCTCCATGCGAATAAGGAGCCTTGTCCTGGATCCCAACCACAAGGGATTTGCCTCCGATGGACTCCAAAGGCTCAATGAAAGCCAGAGTCCCCCCCACAGTCCCCTCCAGGGACCCGTCCATGGAAGGGGACTCATCCAAAACAATGACTGCAGCTGCTGAAATGTCGCGGCCCTCTGTAACCTCAAAGAATGCGGACGTTGGAGCCTCCCCCATCCAGAGGGCCGCCCCAGTTTCCGCAATACGAAGTGGAGACAACATGGGTCCTTGGCGCAACCCATGGTGCTCTTCGACATGCCATTGTTGAGCGAGCAAAATGTTTCGGAGCTGAGCCCTCGCATATCCAATCGTCTGCATGATTGAACGGTGGATAGGTTGGGCCACCCCCTGTCTCGGGCGCACAGAGACAGTCGTGTCGTTAGCGACACTGACCGGATTCCACATCATCTCCCCAGCCACAGGGGTCACACGCATGACCTCTGGGCGATGGCTGCGGCTGCGGTTTGACGCAGGACCAGAGGTCACAGGATTGGTGTCGTTGAGGCTCCCATAGGCCTCCTTCCCAAGGACCATTTTATCGACCAGGTTTTTGTCGAGGACCTTGAGAAGGTCCTCTAAGGTCCCACCACCACCTTTTTTGTCTTTCTTGCCCGAGTTTAAAGTCAGGATTGCCTGGATCATCTCTTCCAGAAAGGTCTCAGCTTCCTTTTTCTTCTGGATCTTTTCCAGAAGAGCCTTTTCAGCCTCCTCGTACTCTGGGAGGGCTTGGACGGCCTCCACGACTTCCAGCGAAGCCCACATAGCAGCCATATCTTGGTAAGCTTGGTTGCGGAGGCGAGTGAGGATTTTCTTCACCTCCCCCTCAAAAAGAGGGATCAGAGTTGGGAACTCCCGATGTATCTCTCCTCTGGTTAGTCTTGTGGTTTGGGTTGGGTAGTCAAATCCTTCCACATGGAGAAAGATTTCGACAGCCTCCAGAAGGCCAAAGTTTCCCGTAATCTCCGGCTTGAGGCGATTATTCAGGATCCAGTCATGGATGTCATGGAGGGACTGGCGTGTTCCCGGAAAGCTTTCCCCCCCGAGGATCTCGATTCTCACGTCCTCCAGAATCCCCAAAATCGAACTCAGGAGTCCTGCCGAAACCTCGTTGTGGCGGATCCTCGACTCGACTGCACGAGAATAATCCTCAATGTCCTGCCACTCCAAGGTCTCGCGTGGAGTGTACATGGTGTGGAAAGCCTCATGGTTACACCCACCCAAAAACGCGACCCCCAAGGAGGTATCGTTGTCGGCAATTGGGGCGACGACAATCCTGGGGGTTTTTGTCTTGAGGGAAAAATCAATGGCCTTCTGGAGGGAAGTGTGGAGAGTCCCCCAAGAGACTGGGATTTGCTCCGTTTCTGAAAGATTCAGATTGGTTTTCCCCACCATGAGCTGGGTGAGGATCCCCAGGAGGAGAAGAGTGCCCCAGGTGTCTACATTGTAGAACGACGTTCCCTCCTCCAGAACCACTGGACGGTGGATCTTCTTCGTCCCAAGGATCGAGGTAACCGCATGCTGCGCAAGTGCGTAGAAGCGTGTTCCTGGGGCGATGTAGGAGGAAACGAGCATGGTGGAGATACCCGATCACACCCTGATCGCAGGCGGGGGACAGAACGTAGTCTCACGCCACCAGCCATCCCGAATCAATGCCTCCCTGGTGTCGTACCTCCAGTGGAAGCGGGCACATGAGAGGGACCTGTTGAACATTGTGGTGCTCATTGGGTTCGGAATCGCGCGCCCGAATCCCGTCCCAACAGAGCAGGTGATGGAACGATCCAGATCCAGGTAATCCCCCGGTCCGGAACCTGCCATGGGATAGGTACGGAGAGGATCCGGAAGCCCGGGGATCCACCTCTGCGGCGAATACTTCTTCCAATCTGGGGGATCCTTCTTCTTCGGAATGGATTCCTCGAAGACCCGAAGATCAATCTCACCAACGTGTCCTGGAATGCCCCTTTGGGAGGCATAGCTCAGCGAGACATCCACGAACTTGAAGGCCGCGACAGTGTCCTTGTCCTCCCTCCATCCTCGGATCTGGATGGAGTGTAGGGGACGAACCACATAGCCGGCGTCCGCATCGGACGACGCCTTGCCAGAGATGACATCCACACCATCAACAGAAAGAATGGCCTCGATGGAACGATCCAAAAATGGGTTGCGGATGGTGATGTACCACTCACTCCCAATTTTTGAAATGAGTGAGTTATTCTGTCTGGGGATCTTCTTACCATCCCCATAAAAAAAGGAAACGTTTTCGGCGAGGTTTGGCATGGTGACTGATACCCATTCTATCAGTCCACTCCAGATAGATTATGCGACGGCACGCCTTTCAGACCAAACTCTCGCTCTTCCACCTCCTGAGCCGGTTCAAGTCGATTGACGAAATCATTCGAGCCTCAGCGCTGGAGGGATATCTAGGTATCCCCCCCAACTCTATCATCAACCGTGGGTGGAAGGACCTCCCACTGGAGATTGATGGAGTCAACCCCAACATGTTGACCCCAGGCCCCAGTGGAGTTGAGAGAAGCCTCAGAATTGCCATTGCCCAACTCCTCCGCAAGTATTACCCAAAGGTCTCGGGCGATAATTTGGAGTCCTACCTGCCCGACTTCAGCCTCGCCAACATGCTCTATCGAAAGGAAGGAAAGCCACTTCCGTACAAAGTTGGGGAGTGGGCCAAAAGAGAAATCCCACTCTTTACGGTTGGCCATCTCGTCCAAGCGCTGAAGAAATACATCCTCAAATCTCCAGGCATGGTCTCCAATAGTTGGCGTGCTCTCGTGGAGAAACGTCACCCCACGTCTCAGCCATTCTTGCAGGAGAATCCCTCTCGGGAGCAAGAGGATGAGCGCGACGAATCGGTGGACTTCGAGAAGACGGTGCGGACCAAAGGCTTGACTCGCTACGAAGAGAAAGTAGCTCCTCCGGTCCTAAACCGCCTCCATACGATCATCGAGCGCAACCCCGCCTTGGGAGGAGAAATCCGGGAATACATTAAGAGCCACCCACCAAAAGCTCTGTATCCCAAGGAAAAGAACATCTGGATCCGTGCCATGATTGGGATCTTGCTGGAAGGTGAGACCCTCAGTGAAATCCGATCACAGTTCCAGCAGGAAGGCATCAGTGCTCAGCAGTTGAGCAATCTAATCTCAGCATCTAAGCTCGTGGGATTCGCCTCGAATCCCGAGTTTTTGGATGGGCTCCAAAAAATCTTGGGGGCTGGAGCAGAGTCTCTCGGTGTGGGCTACTCCAGGTTAGCCCGCAAACGCTCTAGGAATCCAGAGCGTCAATCACCTCTCCGTCGTGCATGAACGTCTCCTCAAGAGACGGAACAAGGTACTGATTCCTCAAGGTCGTGGGCTCGTGGCCCACGGCCTTTGCCGTTTCTTCTAGGGCCTTCTGGAATTCTTTCTTGAGGATCTCGTCCTTTTTCTTTCGCTCCTTGGGCAGCTTGGGTCCCTTGGACCGGATCTTGGCGAGCCTCTCTTTCATGGATTCGTTGGCGTGGAATCCGCGAATGTCCTTGGCCGTGATCCCAAACTCCTTGAGGTAGGCGTTTACTTCCTCTGCGGAGGCGTCCACGATCTCATCGTCGGGGTCCTTGCCCTTGACGGCTTTCTTGAGGGCGGAGAGGAGACGAGCATCCGTGACGTCCTTCTCTTGCTCCACCCCAGACTTGCCCACGTACTCCAGAGTGGCCTTGCCCTTGCTGAAGCGCACATGGTCGACCCTCCACCCCGTGACTCCAAAATGGCCCTTGTCAGCGGACTCCGAGTTCCCCACGCGCTCGTAGGTGTGGTCCATGAGGGCCACCGCCAAGGCCACCGAACACGTCTCAGGATCGTCGCAGGAGAGGTCCTCGTACACCTGGTCTCGCATCTCATCGATGGAGTGCCGAAGCTCCTCCAGCCTCTCTGCTTTCTCCTGGTGGCGACGTTGGACCTGGCGTGGGCCGTACTCGTAGATCACCCGTTCTTCTCCATCCTTGGTCTTGACCTTCTTTTTGCTCTTGTATTTCGCCAAGAACCTACGACAGACCTTAGCAGCAATCCGAGCGAGTTCGCCTTCCATACGGAAGACTCCAGGACATCGATAATTCACCGTTCCCACCAAAAAACTCTGACTTGACGCGGATGCTCCTCACCCGGTAGGGTGTCCGAGCTGTCTCCTGGAGGACTTCCTCCAGCGCAGAACGTCCACTCATGACTCTAACCTCTGCAATCCAGCGTAGGACGACTCCCCGAAGGGGAGTCTGTCAGACCGTGGAGGGAGTTCATGGAGTGGGTGGGGACGTCCAGGGAAACCTGGAGAGGGTTGACGACGCCTCCGAGACAGCTCTTCGAGGACACTCCCCTGAGTCTCTTCAGGGGAGAGAAGACAAGGGTGCAATGAAGACCTGGAGCCTACAGGGAGTTCTCTCCCCATGGTTCCTGGACAACCGGAGGACCTCCCAATCTTGGGATCCACAAATTGAGACTGTGGATCTTGGTCGACTCCTTCAAGGCGGGGGTCTCAAGGAGACCCCCTCTCCCTCCTTCTCTGGATCGAAGGGGGAGGGAGAGGTTAATGAATTCAATGTTAATGAATTGAATTCAGAGTCTTGTGTCTTCCCAATTCAAAATGAACAAACTGATAACAACACTGAAAACGAACTACTTCAACTACTTCTCGTTCAAAACCTACTAACACCTGAGCTACTCGACACACTGAAACTCCTCGACACACTGATGAAGCTACAAGAGCTAGTAGACCTGATGAACAACATGGATGAGATGACAAGGAACTATGAGTCCTGGGTGTCCTTTGTGGGAAGTGGGGAAGTGTTCCCCTGGGAGGTGGAGTTGAGATAACCTGGAGTAAGTTTCTCCTTGGGAGGAGAAATTCCTCTTATGGGTTCTCTCCTCTTGGGAGGAGAAGAACTTCATGATTGGTCTGGGATATGGTTACCATAGGACTGGGAGAGCACCTCTCAGAACTCCACTGGAAGCAAAGAAGGAACTAGCTCTTCCTGTGTATGCTCTTCTCTTGGGTAGAGCATCGACAGTGTATCCTGGGACTTCCTTGGCTGGACCTTCAAGGGTGGTTGGGATATTCAAAAATCCTGGGAGTGGTGGAGATATTTCCCTGGTGGGAGTTCTTCCAGTCTGGGTGGATGGGGTTCAGTGGCAACAGGGAGTTCTTCCGGTGCTGAAGGATCCTCGTTGGAGTCCCCAGAGGCTTGTGTGGTTGAAGTTTTTGGGAACTGATCCATGGAGACCTGTGGGTTACATTGGGACGGCCCTTGAGGAGTCCTTTGTACAAGCTGGGTATGGTCCCAGGGTTCCTTGAACGGAGGATTCTATGGTTGATTGGAAGAAGCCAAGTGTTGGGAGTGTTGCTTCCTTGGCAGACCCTGTGAAACCTCAGATTGGGGATCTGGTGGATATTCGGTGTCGGGAAGAACGGTGTGACTCAACCTCCATGAGGTTTATTGGTGAGGAGAAGCATGACTACTTGGATGGTGGGGGTACTACCTTCAAGTATCAATGCTCCCAATGTCAGAAGATCCTCACGGTGAGAATGTAATTTTTCCTGTGCTTTGTCATGGAGCAGCAGCTCATGACAGGGCAGTACAACTGGCTAACCAGTTTGGACCCCTCCGGTTGGACTCCTCTCTCACAGTAGAGTCCGCGAGGCAGATTAAGGCTTGGATTGGTGAGGGGGACTTTTCCCTTCCTCATTGGTCGTGGGTCCTTGGACCCGCAGACGAAGCAGATCCCGCGGCAGTCGATGCACTCTTGAAGCTCCTGGAAGAGCGTGGAGAAGAGTTTGAGGATGGGCCCGTTGTGTGGGCCCAGGATGATGGAGAGGTCCCTGGGACTCTCCGTTCGCGGTGTTCCATGGTGTGGTGTCCTGCACCTGGGACACCGAAGTCTTCCTTGGCCCTCTTGGGGACAGAAGAGGGGTGGAAGAGTCTTCGAGCTTCTGAAGACCCACGCCAGATTGCCGAGACCCTTGCTGGGGCATTGTCGCTGGAGAATAGTTGGGGTGTTCGGGAGGTGGAGTTGTGGGGTCAAACACGCCGGGTATTGGCCCGGCGTCACCCTTCCATCCTGGATGTTGGGTGGATGTGGAGGAAGTTCTGATGTCCTACGAGAACCTTCGCGTGCTAGAGGGGGACGATGAACAAATCCGTCTCTTTTTGAGAGGGATCGAGGAGGGTGTTGTGGATAGTGGGGGAGTCGTCATGCGAATGACTCCCGAGATGTTTTTTTCGGTGACGAGAGTGGACCCAATTTTTGGTGCTACGTCCAAACCGTTGCGACGGACGGTTTACATTTTGGACGGAGACCCGGGGGAAGACATCTTGAAGACCACCGAAGAAGCCCTGGTGGTTATGGGCTCAACCCCCAAGTGGGGGGGGAAGCTCCCAAAGTCCTTTGTGTTGACATTTTCCCGGGGACGGCCCTGGGAAACCACCGAGCGAGCTATAACTTTTTGTCAAAATGAGGCGGTCCGAAGAGGGTTCGTGTTTCCTCAGCCTCTCGCCCAAGCACTGGTGGCACTCGTGGGGCCTCAACCTGGAGTTCTCTGGTTCGAGGTCCTAAAATTGTCTCATTTGGTGGGATCCTCCAAGGCAGTTGAGCCCACGTTCCTTCGAGAGTCCGCAGTAGGACTAGGTGGAGCGGAAGCGGCCCCCGCGATTGTTGAGGCGTTGAGCAAGAAATCCCGATTTGCGATGGCCAAGGCGTTGGTGGACCTCCAACGGAGTGCAGAATCAAAGCCCCTTTTGGCACTTGTGGGATATTTACGGTCTACGCTGCTCACGTGGGTCGATGTGTCCAGGTATCGAGACCGCGGGTGGGGGTCAGAGGACATTGCATCGCAGATGGGAATGCATCCTTATCGCTACAAGATGCAGATAATCCCAATGCTGATGGGGTGGTCGACTCAAGAGCTGTCAGATCTTATGGAGGATCTGGGTTCAGTGGAGTTTGGGTGTAAAGAGGGAGGAGCTGTGTCACCATTGGTGATGCTTGAGGCTGTCCTTTTGTTGGTGTGTCAGTGATGCACCTATAGCCGAGGCCTGGCTACCAGTGGAGGGTAGCCGCGAGGCTCCAAAAGGTTTGAAGCTTGTCCAATGTGTTTCAGAGGCGCATTGGGCATTTTTTTTCTGGAGAAGGGGATTCATGAAGTTCGCACGCAGGTTCACGTTGGATGCCAAACCGACCCAGTACGAGAAGAGGACTTCCAGGATCACGAATCCTGACGGTTCGGTGGTGTTTGAGGCGGCAGGGATCCTGATCCCTGAGGGATGGTCTCAGGTTGCGGTGGATATCTTGGCTCAGAAGTATTTCCGAAAAGCCGGGTGTCCTGTAGCGGTCCGAGAGGTGGAGGAGGAGGGAGTACCAACGTGGCTTCGGCGATCCGAAGCAGACGTGGAGGTTCTCAAGAACCTTCCGGAATCCCAACGATTTGGCGGAGAGACAGATGCTCGCCAAGTTTTTCGGAGGCTGGCGGGGTGTTGGACATATTGGGGATGGAAGTACAGGTACTTCGACACCGAAGAGGATGCGAAGATTTTTTATGAGGAAATCTTCGTGATGCTGGAGCGCCAAATGGTGGCTCCCAACAGTCCACAATGGTTTAACACGGGCCTCCATTGGGCCTATGGGATCACGGGACCAGCACAGGGGCACTACTTCTGGGACTTCGAGACAGAGCAGGTCCGTCGTTCCGAGAATGCCTATGAGCGACCGCAGCCTTCGGCATGCTTCATCCAGTCCGTGGCGGATGACCTGGTGGGGGATGGTGGGATTATGGACCTCTGGGTCCGAGAAGCTCGCCTCTTCAAGTACGGGTCTGGAACGGGGAGCAACGTGTCCATGGTCCGAGGGGCGAAGGAGTCCCTCTCGGGGGGCGGAAAATCCAGCGGATTGATGAGCTTCCTGCGTGTGGGGGATCGGGCGGCGGGGGCGATCAAGTCTGGGGGGACGACACGCCGCGCAGCGAAGATGGTCGTGGTGGATGTGGACCACCCTGACATCGAAGATTTTGTCACGTGGAAGGTGAAGGAAGAGCGAAAGGTCGCTGCACTCGTCGCAGGTTCTAAGACATGCAAAAAGGCACTTCAGAAGTTGCTGGAGGCGGTGCTGTCTGTTGAGGGGGAAGACGGCTACGACCCCAAAAAGAATTCATCTCTCCGGGCGGCTCTTCGGGAAGCTCGTGCGGCTGGCATTCCTGAGTCGTACCTGCAAAAGGTAATGCAGTCTCGGGACTTTGAGACGTTCGAGGAGTACACGACAGATTGGGACGCAGAGGCGTATAACACGGTTTCAGGCCAGAACTCGAACAACTCTGTTCGAGTGACCAATGATTTCATGGTGGCCGCAGAGAATGGACTACCGTGGCATTTGCGGTTCAGGACCACAGGCAAGGTCTCCTCGACTCTCGAAGCCAGGAAGCTGTGGGGTCTGATTGCAGAGGCCGCATGGTCATGTGCTGATCCTGGGATTCAGTTCCACTCCACCATCAATGAGTGGCACACGTGTCCAAAGGATGGGGAGATCCGGGCATCCAACCCCTGTGTGACAGGAGATACGTTGGTGGCTGTTGGAGACCAAGGGTGGCGTCCAATTCGGAGTCTTTGTGAAGAGGATTTTTCCGTCATTGGCAGCGACGGTGAGGCCCACCAAATCTGGCCTGCATATTGTACGGGACGCAAAGAAGTGTTTCGTCTGCGGACAAGGGCAGGGTACGAAGTCAAAGTCACCGCGGACCACAAATTCCTCACGAAAAATCGTGGGGATGTGAGGGCGGATGAGTTGAGTAAAGATGACATCCTCCTTTTGGGGCCCTCCAAATTTTGGGGGAGGGAAAGGGAGAGGATTCGGGACCTTTTCTCCCGAGAAGGCTTTGTGGAGACTGACAATGGTTATGTTGGTCTCGGGGGTGTGTCTCCCAACCAACTTCAGCAAACTCAAATCCACCTCTTGTCGTTCGGGATCCGGTCGGACATCCCCCGGGGGGAGAATGTGTTGTGCATTCGCGGGGGATCTCGGCATCTCTTTGAGCAAGAGATTGGGTTTGCTGCGGATAGCCCGCAGGCAGTAAGCCTCCAACAGATGAATCGTCTGGATGCAGAGTGGTCGCCAGAGCCTCTGGAGGACACTGTGGATGAATTTGTGTTTGTTGGGGAGGAGGATGTCTTTGACCTCACGGAGCCCGCGACACACCATTTCATTGCCAATGGGTTTGTAGTCCACAACTGCTCCGAATACATGTTCTTGGATGACACTGCTTGCAATTTGGCGTCCCTGAACCTGATGAAGTTTTTGGGGAAAGATGGCAAGTTGGACCCGCGAGCGGTGGAGAGCGCGTGTCGAACTTGGACAGTCGTGTTGGATATTTCGGTTCTCATGGCCCAATATCCAAGCCAGGAGATCGCCCTTCGGTCGCACCTCTACAAGACCTTGGGGTTGGGCTACGCGAACCTGGGGACGTACTTCATGGTTCGCGGTATCCCGTACGATTCAGTGGCCGCTCAAGCGATCTGCGGCTACGTGACCGCGATCATGACGGGAGTGGCCTATGCGACTTCTGCGGAGTTGGCCGAATCTCTGGGCGCTTTCCCGAGGTACTCAGAAAATGCCGAATCCATGCTTCGGGTGATGCGGAATCACCGCCGCGTGGCCATGGGGATGGAGGATTTTGAGGGGGTCTCGAAGAAACCCCCACGGCTTCGGTCCAAGGATTGTCCGGACCCTGAGTTGGTGGATGCTGCTCAGGCTGTGTGGAAGAAGGCGGTGAGGTTGGGGGAGAAGCACGGCTACCGCAACGCCCAGGTCACGGTGATCGCCCCGACAGGGTGTGTTCTCCCAGAGACGATGGTGCCCACAAGCAAGGGACTTATTGGGCTTGGGGCCTTGGGGGATGTTGCTGGGCCTACCTGGCAAGATTTGGGCGTTGAGGTGTCAACGCATGAAGGCCCCCGAACGGCGACAAAATTCTACATCAACTCAATCGAGAATGTTGTGGCTGTAAAAACAGCCCGAGGGTTTGAGGTGAGTGGAACTCCCCAGCACCGGATTAAACGAGTTGTTGGTGGTGTTTGGGAATGGGCTCGGCTTAGTGACCTCAAAAATGGAGACGTAGTTCCATTGGCCTTGGGGTCTAACACTCTGGACAAGGTGCGGGAGGTTTCTCTTCCTGTGTTGGGAGAGCCCTATTTTGGAAGTGTGAAGACCCTCAGGGTGCCCCACAAGATGACCCTTGAGTTGGCAGAGCTGGTGGGCTATTTCATGGGAGATGGCTCCCTCCACTCAAAGGGGTTGAGGTTTTGTGTCTCGAACAAGGACCTTGATGTGGTGGAATATTTGAAGGGCCAAGTGAGGGCCCTCTTTGGGGTTGAGGCAACCGAACAAAAGCGCTCTGGATACACAGAGATTGGCGTCAACTCGACTGGGTTGGCTTCGTGGTGGGAGGCTGCGGGGTTTTCAAAATCTCGTCCTCACCCTGAGCATCAAGGGAAGGGGTGGACGCCCCATGTCCCGCATGCTGTGCTGGCTACTAACAGTAGTGAGGTGTACGCAGCATTTTGCCGGGGCCTTTTTGAGGCAGACGGCTCAGTTGCAGGAGGCTCTCCGAACTGGGGAACAAGCTCACCCTCTTTTGCTGCTCAAATCCGCACAATCTTACTGTCTCTTGGAATCCCCACGACTACAAGGACATGGATCAGTGGACTTGGCTCGGAGATGAGGTCCTTGCGTCCATGGAACAGAAGGTTTGCGGTCTCCTTTGCGAAAAAAGTGGGTTTTCTATCCCTTCGGAAGAAGAAGCTCCTTTGGGATTCGCAGGGAAAGGACTCCAAAAAGGATGGAATTTATGTAACATCAAAGATGGTGTCCAAAATTCCGAAGGGACATCCGCGACGAGCTGCGGCCATGATGTCATTCGGCAAGCATGGGTTTATTTCACGGGAAGTGTTTGAGGACCTGGCCCAAGACATTTGGGCTGACGAGAAGTGGCGCAGTGGATTTGTCTATGACAAGGTGGAGTCTTCTCTCCTGGGAGAGGAGGCTGCGACCTACGATCTTTCTGTGCCTGACAATGTTTCTTACGTGGCCAATGGGTTTGTTTCCCACAACACCATCGGCCTCCTGATGGACTGCGACACCACTGGCATCGAGCCCGACTTCGCCCTGGTGAAGTTCAAGAAGCTAGCTGGTGGTGGATACTTCAAGATCATCAATTCCTCAGTCCCGATGGCTCTGGACCGCTTGGGATATACAGATGTCGAGATCAACGACATCATTCGTTATTGCCGAGGCACTGGGACTCTCGTGGGGTCCCCCGCGATCACTCCCCTGGACCTCCAACGCAAAGGATTCACAGAAGAGGTCCTTGCGCGCGTGGAGGCAGAGCTGCCCACGACATTTGACATTGGATTTGCCTTCAACATCCACGTTTTGGGGGCAGAGTTCTGCAAAAATGTTTTGGGGATTTCTCAGGACCAATGGGGTCAACCTGGATTTTCTGCGCTTCGCGCTCTGGGGTTTACCTCTGAGGAGGTACGGAAGGCAAACGATTACGTTTGCGGAACCATGACCGTCGAGGGGGCACCCCACCTCCGTCCAGAGCACTTGCCAGTATTTGACTGCGCCAACAAGTGCGGCCGCTATGGCAATCGCTTCATTGCGCCGATGGCCCACGTGCGGATGATGGCAGCCGCCCAGCCCTTCCTCTCTGGCGCGATCTCCAAGACGATCAACATGCCGCGCGAGGCGACCATTGAGGACGTCAAGGCGGTCTACCAGGCAGCCTGGGAAGTGGGCCTTAAGGCGCTCGCTCTCTACCGTGATGGTTCCAAGCTCAGCCAGCCACTCTCCTCGTCCTTGCTGCTGGACGACGATGTGCCTGAAGAGGCCACAACTCAACCCCAAATGATTGAAAAGGTGGTTGAGAGGGTGATTGAGCGTCGACAGGGAGAGCGTAGGACGCTGCCTTCACGGAGGCGGGGTTACACTCAGAAGGCTATGGTTGGCGGCCACAAAATCTACGTCCACACAGGCGAATACGCCGATGGATCGGTGGGCGAGATCTTCGTGGACATGCACAAGGAGGGAGCCGCCTTCCGCTCTCTCATGAACTGTTTTGCCATCGCAGTGAGCCTGGGCCTCCAGTACGGAGTGCCTTTGGAGGAGTACGTTGAGGCGTTTTGCTTCACTCGCTTTGAGCCCAATGGGCCGGTCTTCGGGCACCCCCACATCAAGATGTCGACGAGCATCATCGACTACATCTTCCGTGAGCTGGCAGTTACCTATTTGGAGAGGCACGATTTGGCACAAGTTCCGCCTTCGGAGGATTTGAGGTCTTCCGCGGTGGAGATCGTCAAAGAGCTTCGGACTCCGGTTTTTGAGGTAGAAGATCGGAGTGTAGATACAATCCACATGGCTCGCCTTCAGGGATATGAAGGCGAGGCATGTACTTCCTGCGGTTCCTTCACCATGGTCCGCAACGGGTCCTGTCTGAAATGTGTGAGCTGCGGAAATACTAGTGGGTGCTCTTAGTGAGAGACCATGAGGGGCCTCCATGAGGCCCCTCATGGTCTCTCACAGACTACGCAAAATGGGTATTTTAGCCCATGGCAAACAGGATCTACAGAGGAATTGTCCGTAAGGTCGTTTTGGCGGGTTCGGACAATTTCTTCATTCTCAAAATGGACCTTGAGGATGAGGGGGAGGTGACCGTTGCGGGTTCGGTGTTTGGGGTGTCAGTGGTTCGGGGGATGTCGTTGGCATTTGAGGGCGTACCCGATACTCACCCAAAATATGGTCCTCAGATCCGCATTGTGAGGGCTCCTCTGACTCTTGCCGAGTGGTCATCGGGAGATGTCATAGAATTCTTGAGGGCATATGGGGCCGGAGATTTACTCCTCAAGAAAGTACGAGACTTCGCCAGGGACAACCCTAATCAGTCCCTCTCGGAGGTCCTTGAAAAGGAGGAGCTTTCCCGGGAGAAGCTTGGGGAGGATGGTCCTCAACTCCACAGGATGTGGAAGGTGTTGTCTGCGACAATCCAGGGGCATCAATTTCTCCATGGGATGGGGCTGACAGTTCCCCAGATTCAGGAGGTGTGGCGACGGTTGGGGGAGAAGACTGTGGAGGTGGTGACTGAGGATCCTTGGGTTCTGTATGAGGCGGGGGTCCCGTTTGGGGTTGTGGATGAGATCACAACCAAGACAAAGACCAAGGCTTCTCCCACCTCCCCAAAGAGGATCGCCGCGAGCATGGCAGCAGTTGTGGGAAGGGGAGCGACAGAAGGACATTTGTTTTTGCCTGCCAGTTATGTGTTGGGGGCTGCCCAAGTCATGTGCCCGGAAGCCACACCAGAAGACCTGAAGAAGGGCATCCTGGCAGCTACAGAGGCAAAAATGCTGGTGGTCTCCAAGGACATGGGGGTGCCATTGATTTATCGGCATATGGCCTTTCAGGCCGAAGACCAGTCAGCGCGGTGGCTTGTGCGCCGTCTTTCCTCGGCGAAGCACTCCATGGTCAATATCCCCAAGGGGGAGGAACCACACCAGTGGGTGGAGCAATGGACAGCCCCCACGGGGATATCCTTGACGAGCGATCAGAAGACCGCAGTGGTCCGGGCTCTAGTTGAGCCCGTTTCAATTCTGACGGGTCTCCCTGGAACGGGGAAGACGATGACGCTTCGCATTGTCGTGAAAATCCTCAAGGATTTGGGGGAAAAATTTGCCCTCATGGCCCCCACAGGAATTGCCGCTAAGCGCATGGAAATCCTCACTGGATCCCCCGCAACCACAATCCATCGAGCTTTTCAGGCATCTCGTGTGGGACGTGTGGACAACGAGAGAGACTCTGATTACGCGGGGATTGTGGGTTCGTCGGTGGGGGTGGAGTGGGATGATGTGGATCAAGATTGGTCCAGAATGTTCGATGTTCGTCTCATCATTGTGGATGAGTGCAGCATGATGGACCAGGTGCTCCTGTGGAAGATCTTGGAGAACACTCCGGACACCTGTCGATTGATGTTTGTGGGAGATGCGGCGCAGCTCCCCTCCGTGGGCCCTGGGCAAGTCCTACATGAGATGATCCGCTCTGGCGCTTTTCCCGTCACGGACCTCAAAGACATTTTTCGTCAAAAACAGACCTCCCCAATTGTTTTTGCCTCTCATGCGATCCATCGAGGTGTCGACCCTATCCCCGGGGGAGACTTCGATTTCCGCCCCATTGCGTCCGAGGCGGATGTCGTGTCAGCGATTGAAGAGGAGGCAGTCCGTCTTTTTGAGAGAGCGGAATCGTTTCAGGTGTTGTCGCCTCGCCATAATGGGGATGTGGGGGTGACTGAGCTAAATCGCAGATTGAGGATGAAAATCAATCCGGCGACGACTTCATCGCGGGAGGCCAAAATCGGGGGTGAGACCATCCGGGAGGGGGATCGGGTGATGGTCTGCAAAAACAATTACAGACTGTCAATCTACAATGGGGATATTGGCAAGGTTGTAGCAATTCAGTACGTTGCAGACAAAAGCACAACAGTGATTGAGGTCAAGATCTTTGGAGCTGTGCCTACCTATGTCACATTGACTTTGGAGGAGGCAAGGACTTTGCTGCGGTTGGCCTATGCAATGACGGTCCACAAGAGTCAAGGGCAGGAATACGAGAATATCCTCATGCCATGGACAATGTCGATGGGGAGGCAGCTCCAACGGACTCTTCTCTACACAGCGATAACACGGGCCAAGCGACGGGTGGTTATTTTTGGTCACTGGGAGGCGGTCCAGCGTGCAGTGACAAATGCCGAGCAGGCGTCACGGAACACGTTTTTGGCGAAGCGCATCTCGGGGTATATGGGCTCGTTGTGAGGTGTGGATGGTAGACACGAAGCAGAAGATGAACCCCGTACGCAGGGTGGCCCAAAACCTACGGATTACAAAGGTTGTGGTGACGAGGAGTCTGTCCACTCCCTCGGGCAGTTTTTTTGTAGCCTTCTCCGCAGCCTCCTCGTCAACCCAGTGTGATTTTGGGGGGGAAGGCGCAGATGCTCTCCCCACGAAGGAAGAGGATGACGCTTATGCTTCCCAAGGGTTGACATTGGCGGAGGCTGACATCGCCAGAACAATTCTGGCCCGCAACGTTGAACTTGCGGTTTTGAGTGACGCACGATTGGCAGGGGCAATCACAGAAGAGATGTTTGCAGACTCCGTTGTGGGAGTGAAAAATTCCTTCAATGCGGCGTTGGCGCGAATGATGACGGACCCCAAGGCCGCTGCCTCAACTCAGGAAAGCGACGGAAAATGACAACTGTACTTGATTTGACTCCAGAGGAAGCAACCAAGCTTCTGGTGGTGGATGAGGATTGGCTTGATCGGAGCTACAAGAGCATGGAGGGGTTCACAGTGGAGTTGGACCCAAACCCCATCGAATTTGGTCCTGGGAGGATTGTAGAGAAGATCCACCAGCTGCGCAATTTCCAGAATCGGGTGCGAGACATGGACCTTCAGGCATCCCGGGATTTGTCTCGTGTCCGCCGCCTCAAGTCTCACTTGGAGGCATCCTATAATGCGCACAGGGACCACCTGTTGTCGACCAATCTGAATGTTAGGGTTCAGAAGTCCGCTGGGGACCGTGTGGCAATGGTCAACGTCCATCTTCCAAATCTGGTCCAGGCGTTGGAGGGGCTCAAGATCCAGGAGCAGCAGTTGGTGGGGTTCCTGGCGGCCGTCAAGACGACGACGAGCAACCTCAGGGACACGGACCGCCAAATCAATGCCCAGATTCGCCTCGTGGGACAGGAGATTAGTCTGGGGGCTCAGTGGATGAGTGGGGGGATGATAGACCCCAAGACCAGGGGGGTTCAGGACAAGATTGAGTTTGACATGGATTTCAGCGCCTTTGAAGAGGCACTGACAGACACTCCAAAAACACCCAAAGAAAAGTTCGTCGACGAGATCGACAAGGTTTTGGCGTCTTGATCTGGACGAGATCAAGGGGTTGGTGTAGTATATATTCACTCGGGTGGCATCCGGCCATTCAAGGAAATCCGAACGCCCGTAGGGCAAAGAGGAATTGAAACCAATGGCGAAGTTCAGTATTCCGAAATCAACGGATGGTGTAGGCAACATCAACAACTTCCAAACCCACAGGTTGGGGAAGTTTGAGGTTTCCAAGCTCAATGAGCCTTATCGGCTGAGTTTGGTGTGGTGGCCGGTGATGTTCGCGGACTACAAGGGACCCATGTCCGTAGACATGTTCCTGGACGCTTACCGAGAGTTTCGGGAGGCGCAGGCGCAATTTGCGTCCACAGGTGAGAAGTCGGACGCACTGGATTATTTCAGTGCTCCACAGGTGGTGGCTCGGTATCAAGGCTACGACAAAAACCCCAATGGGGCCAAGTATATCGTCGCTCGCTCAGAGAGCGAAGTTGAGAAGCTTGGAAAGGTCTATGACTCGCTGGGTTTGGTCCGTCCTGAGATGAAGGAGAGGATCAACACCTACGTGGTCCAGTGGCAGATCTCAAACAAGCTGACCCCAGTTTGGTCCGCTATTTTTGAGGATGACTACGAGCCAGAGGTGATCCGGCTGAGCATGACCAAAAACACAAACAGCCATCTTGCAACGCTGATGCAAGCTGGAAAGTCGTTTGTGGATCATGATGTTTTGATCAAGGCGACCACGAACAAGTGGATCTACAACCCCACGGATGCGAAGGACAGCACATTCTTCAAGATGGCGGATGTGCTTCTTCGGGACCCTCAGGGTGAGAAGGCAGAGAAAATCCGGAAGGTTCTCCAGAAGATCCTGGATGTGGTGGCTGATCACACAGAAGGGAAGCGTTCCGCGGTGGACGTTATCCTGGACGAATTGGGCAAGCCCTACACTCCAGAGGCACTCAAGGCCAAACTGAAGGGGTCCGCTGGAGCAGCAGCCTCGCCCGCCTTTGGCGAGGCGTCGGGAATCTCAGTCCCAGATCCAACAGAGATGGTCCCAGACATCGACGTGGATTCGATTTTGTCAGACATTGTCTGACGTCCGGTCGGGAGTAAATCGCGCAGCTCTCTCGGGGGTAATTCCTCAAAGGGGGCTGCGTGATTTACTTGGGGTTGGATCCGTCATTGACAAATTTTGGGTGGGCTCTTGTGGAGAGCTTGGATGGTGAAGTTCTTCGGGTGCGGGATCGCGGGAGATTTCAAACGGGCCCAGATGAATTTCCCGATTTTGTGGCAAGGTACTGCCACATCCGGGCTTGTGTTTTGCGTCTCCTTCGCAAAACACGTCCTACCGCAGTAGGGATTGAGCACAGCATCTTCAGCGGCTATTTCACCGAGGGCATGTATGGCCTTTTCCTTTTTACAATGGAAGCCATCCGGGAGTCCCGCAAAGATGTGGTGATGTTCTCACCAGACCAAGTGAAGTTGTTTGCGAGGGAGAAATTGGGGAGACCGCGATGGTGGAAGATGAAGAAGTCGGACATGGTGGAGGCTGCGCAGGCTTACCAAGTGCCTGACTACTCAAAGCCAGATCGGGGTACAAAGTCCCGACGATGGGACCACAACGAGGCGGATGCGTTTCACGTTGCAGCAGCATCCGCAAGGTTTTGGCAGACCTTCCACAAAATCATCCCTCCGTCGTCATTGACGGAGGACGAATTGCGGATCTTTTTGGGCGGAAAGCGCACAAACAAGGGGATCAAGACTTCTCCAAAAGGGTTTGTGTACCGTCCCAACGATCGGTTTTACAAGTGGGGTCAATCCTCAACACTGACGGAAATCGTCAGGGAATTTGAGCGGGAAATTCATGGCACGACCGAAAAAGACCAGCGAGACCATTCAGCCAACTCAGAGCGCTCTTCAACGAACGAGGGAAGCTCTGGAGAAGGTTCTGAACAAGGATGACCAAGACTACGAGGTGGAGCTGGACCCCTCAAAATTCAAGGTAGTCCAACCCGTTCTCAAGACGGGATCTATCATCGTGGACAACTTCCTGGGGGGATCCCCCAATACATATGGGGTGGTGCCATTTCCTGGCATCCCCAAGGGGAGGGTCATGAATCTTTATGGTCATGAGTCTTCTGGGAAGACCACCCTGGCTCTCACAATCGCGGCTCAGACGATTCGTGATGGCGGGACGGTGGCATATATTGACTGGGAGCAGGAGATCAACCCCACTTACGCCGAGACCATTGGGATCCCCATTGGGGACAAGTCGAAGTTCATGCTGACCCAGCCCAACACCCTGGAGCAGGGGTGTAAGATTGCAGCAACGGCAATGGCTGCTGGGGTGTCTCTGATCGTCCTGGACTCAGTGGGTTCAGCTCAGCCCCAGAAGCTCAAGGAGCAGAAGATCGGCGACCTGGGAGAGCCCCAGAGAATCGGGTTGGCCAATCAGTTTTGGTCCAACGCCTTCTTTCCGAAGGTGAAACCCATCCTCAACAAGACCGGGACGGTGCTCCTCGGCATCTCCCAAACCCGCGCGAATATTCAGACGACGGGCTACGGAGGGGACACCATAACGGTTCAAGGAGGGAACCCGTGGAAGTTCTATTCAGCGCTTCGGCTCCGTCTCCAGAGGATTCAAACGGATAAGGGAAAGAAGTTCAACCCCATCAAAAATGAATGGGAGGACGCTCCTGTTGGGATGTTTGTCAAGATCAAGGCAGACAAGATCAAGTTCTCGAACCAGCAGGGAAACGAAGAGGTCATCTACATCCGTTTTGGCCAGGGGGTAGACAACCTTCGCTCCATCATTGAGGTGGCCATTCGCTATGGTGTGGTGAGCAAGGGAGGGGCGTGGTATGTGTGGCATCAGCCACAGGGTGAGGATGTCAAATTCCAGGGGGTTGACAAGCTTCAGGCATTTGTGGCTTCAGATGCAGCACGTACGGCGGCTATGTTTGGGCAAGTGCAGAAGAAGATGCAAGAGGCGTTCTCATCTTCAACGCAAGTTGCTGTAGCCGACGATATCGCGGCGGAGCTGGCCGGCGAACTCGACGGCATGTTCGCTGAGTTCGACTGATCACAGGAGCCCCATGCCATTCAGTGTCCGAGTCAAAAACTTTCAGTCTCTCAAAGATGTGAAAATTGAGGTGGAGGGGTTGACTGTGGTGACCGGAACCAATAATGCGGGTAAGTCTGCTTTGGTTCGGGCACTCCACGGAGCCTTCTCCAACACCCGTGGCTCGGATTTTGTTCGGCATGGGGAGTCCTCCTCTTCGGTGGAAGTCCTTTTCAAAGATGGGCATTCTGTTCTTTGGGAGAAGGGACCCAAGACAAATCGATATGTAGTGGATGGCCAGGTTTTGGATCGTGCCGAACGAGGGCCCCCAACCGATGTGCAAAATCTTGGTGTCCGAGCGATTCAGGCAGGAGGGATGGATCTGTGGCCACAGGTTGCACGTCAGTTAGACGGAGTGGTCTTCCTTTTTGACCAGCAAGGCCATGTCATGGCCGAGGCGGTGTCGGATGCAGAGAGGGTCACAGTCCTCACGAAGGCTCTCCGGCTGTCTGAATCCGAGTCCAGGCAAACCAACTCCGAGGTAAAAATCAGAAAGAGGGATTTGGAGGAAATCCGGGCCAGAGAGGCTATCTTTGTGGGCCTCGGTCCTCTCCAGGAGGAGTTCAAGATCCTTCGAGCGCGTGAGGATGCGTGTCGGGCGAGGGAAGCGAGCCTGGAGAAATGGAAGGGAGTCCTGGAGAGATGGCAGCACTGCAAGAAAGAGATCCGTCTCCTTGCTGACGTGGATCGAGTTTCCAGTCTCCTACCTCGACCAGAAGCTGTTGGGGCCATTCCTTCAAAACTAAAGAGCATTGACTCCCTGAAGAATCTCCAAGCCTCTTACCAGGCAAAAAAGGTCCAGGCCCAACGGTGGCATGGGGTGAGTTTTTCGGAGGTGGCCGATGCCGCGGAGGACATCAAAGGTGGACTGGAAAAAGTTCGCCAGCGACACCAAACGCTGATCTCTCTTCGAGAGATTCATCAGAAAATCAAGGACAGCGAGAGGGTTGCCGAATCCATCCGTAAGGATGAGGGCAACCTTCTGAAAACCATCCAGGAAGTCCACGAAGCTCTGGAACGCCTAGTTCAGGCAGGGGAAAGGTGCCCGACCTGTAGCCAGGAGATCAAAGGACTGCCATGATTTCTCTGTTGTGGAGGACAGACGTTCATATCTCAGATCATACGCCCGTATCTCGCAAGGATGTATGGTCCGAAACGGTGTTGTCAAAGCTGATCCAAATTGGGGAGCTGTGTCGACAACATCGGGTGGATGCAGTTTTGGATGGTGGGGACTTCTTCAGTGATAAGACCCCATCGAGGGTGAGCCATGAGCTGGTGACGAGGATTTCCCGTGTTCACGCGGGCTATCCGTGCCCCATCTTGGCGAATGTTGGGAACCACGATGTTCCCTATGCAAAGCTATCCAAACTTCCAGAATCCCCTCTGGAAACGTTGTTTGTCGCTGGGGTTTTCCGGAGGTGCTATGAGGAGTACGAGTCGATCCTTGAGAAGGATGGGGTAAAGGTTCGGGTGGTGGGGATTCCTTACCATGGGACGAAGTACGATCTGGAGAGGTTTCAAGTCAAAAAGAAGGATGAGGACTATCTCGTGGTCATGGCCCATGTACTTGCGAGCCCTGTTAAGACCACAATGTTCGAGAGAGAGGACATCGTTCAATATGCACTTCTGGAGGAGTTGGGGCCGGAAGTGAATGTGTGGTGTTTTGGCCATTGGCACTTGGACCAAGGGGTGACTCGTCTTCCGGGAGGTTCCTACGTTGTGAACGTGGGGAGCCTGACTCGTGGGAGTCTTGTAGAGGATTCCCTTAGCCGCATTCCCAAAGTGGTTTTGCTTCAATTCGGAGACGACTTAAAGGTCCAGGAGGTACCGTTGGTGGTGGTTCCTGGAATGGATGTTTTCGATGTCCACCGGAGGATCACGGAAGAGACAGATGAGGTGATGCTATCAATCTTTTCCAGGTCGTTGACCGCATCCCTGAGCGCGGTGGACCAGAGCGTTTCCCTGGAGGACCAAGTTAGGCAGACAGTCCAACAGGGAGATGTTCGGGACCTAGTTCTGGATTTTATCGGTCGTGCTCGCCACGACATGAAGTAGGTTCATATGAGTGCCTCAGTCCTTTCGTGGTCGGATGTCTCAACTTATTCGACCTGCCCCAGAAAATTTTTGTGGTCGATGGGGTGGCCTGGGATTGATGTGGGAGGAGGACCAGGCCGAAGGAAGCCCTGTCCAATCCACGTTGAAAAGAAGCATGCCTTGATGGGGCAAGCAATCCAGCAGGTCTTGGAGGACTTCTACAATTTTCGTATTTGGGAGAGGTTCCCTGAGGAGGATCGCTTAGCATCTGCACTGACGAAGCTGACGGAGGCTAGAGTCCGCCAAGCCTATTTGCGGAGAAAAGGGCCTCCCGACCCCATAATCTTCACCGAGATGCTCGACACCTGCACACAAGGAGTGTTGGGGTTTGTCCCAACACTGAAGGGGTCTGGGTTCTGGGGGATGGAGATGAAGCCGGAAGTCCCACTGGAGATGGACGTGGGAGATGGGGTGAAAATTGGTGGGAGAGTGGACTTTTTGGTGGAGCCCCAAGATGGGGGGATGATTCTTGATGGAAAGAACTCCCAGTCCAAGAAAAACGTGGATCCGGACCAGCTGAGGTGGTATGGGGTTCTCTTCAAGAGCCATTATGGGATCCCACCCAAGTCGTTGGGGTTTGTCTGGTATCGACATCCCTATGTCTCAGGGACCCCCGAGACTGGGATTACGTGGCACACCATGACTCCCCAGGATGAGTCCAGGATGGTAGAGAAGGCGAAGAAAGTGAGATTTAGGATGGACGATCACCAATTTGATCCGCAACCCTCAGCCGCAAACTGCAGATTTTGCGATTATGCTTCGGTTTGTTCGGAACGTTTTACATCGGCATCATCGGGTGACTTTCCAGAAGGGCCCATGAGCCTCGGAGGATGAGATTATGTCTGCAACATTTGAGGTATTGCTCCGCAGGTACAACACTCTCCAGAGTGAACTCCAACGGATCCAGGGCCGCAAGGAAGAGGCCGAGCGTCAGCTTGAGTCCTTGCGAACAGCATGCATAGCGAAGCAAATTGATCCTGAGACTCTGGGGGAAAGAATCCAAAATATGGAGAGCGACTTGGCACGTGAGATGGCTTCTTTGGAGGGGGACCTGACACGTGTTGAAAAGGAAGCCTCAGTGCTATTGAAGCAGGCAATGGAAGGTGCTTGATGGAAATCGCAGTTGGCAGGAGAGATTTGGAGAAGGCAATGGCGTTGGCCTCCCTTGCACTGGGGCCGTCGTCGGCTGACGACTTCACTCGTTTGGTGCTCGTTCGGGTTTCAGAATCTGGTCCTTCGGGTCGGATTGATCTGATAACGTCCACGGGGAAATTGGGATCTCGGGTCCCGATCCTTGTGGAGACAGACTTGCCTGTGGGTCACCAATTTGCAATCGAAGGCTGGCGTCTGAAGCAATGGGTGGCTTCGGCGACGGAGGAGGTGATTAGGTTTCGGGTGGAGGATAAATCCCCTGTTCGAGCCTCCACTTCACGGGGGAGTGTTATGCTTCCAGCTTTTGACCCAGGGGGGTTCAAAAACTGGGAGACAATGGCATCTCCGATGCCTGTTCCTTCATCCAAAGTTGACGCCAAGAAGCTCCACAGTGCTCTCTCCTATGCCAAGTCGTTTGTTGGGGAGTCAAACCCAACAAACCCCGGAACAGCGGTTCTGGAAGTCAGCCAGGGAACCTTGCGGGCTACGGATCTTAAGGCCCTTGCGATCATTGAGGTTGAGGAGATTTCTCGACGCAACCTCCGCATCCACGGGAAGGACGTTGGGGCCTTCTTGTCCTTCTTGGCAGCGGTAGAGGGTGAGGTTGAACTCCAGGACCACGCCCTATTTCTTGTAGCAGAGACGGAGGCGGGAGAAGTTTTTGTTGTTATACGACCTTCTTCCGACTATGAGTTCCCGACAATCAACATCTCGACCAACACAAATGATCCCTACTGGGTTGAGATCGACCCGTCCGAGTTGAGGTCGTCAATTACCAGCTTGATTGCTGGGGCGGAGCGAGAGGATCACCTGGTAAACCTCAAGCTCCGGAAAAGTGAAGATCTTACGCAAGAGATTGGGCTCGTGGTGGGGATGAGGCCCGTTGTTCCTTCACAGGGAGTCCTCAACGAGGTCCGAGTGGGGTGTTTCTCGTCTGGCGGGACCCCAGATGCGGTCCCTTTCCCTAAGTCTGGAGTTGAGGTGGACTACCACTACCTCAATAAGTTGGTTGCGGGCCGGAAGGAGCGGATCCGACTTGGGTTTCATGTGATGATTGGAGCAGAGGCTCACCGAAAGAACGGTTGGGTTCAAATGCGCGAGGAGAGGGACGGGTACCGATCTTTTACGTTGGTGAAGTGGGCCCGTTCAGTTGAGGATTTGGGATGACTCTTTCGTCACGAATGGTGAATCTTGGGGGTGTCATCTCCAAGATTGAGGGTCTCAGTGAGGCTACGAGGCTCCAGCGTCAATCGGTGGAGGTGCGCTTGGCGCACCTCCAAAACCATTCACGACTCTTGGTCCTCTCAGGCGAGATATTGAGGCATATGATCGATGCTTCTATCTCATCGGCGGTGACTTCGGCCGCAGCCCTTCAAACCGAGGGGTTGCGGGAGATATTTTTTGACCAGAAGCTTCTTGTTAAACATGAAGTGGAGGAGGTTCGGGGGAAGATCTCGGTTCGATTTCCTATCGAAAACTCGTCGGGGGGGATTGTGGTCGTTGGGGACAGCCTGGACACATTTGGCGGCTCCATTTTGACTGTCCAATCGATCCTCTTGAGGATCACAGTGATGTTCCGTAGGGGGTTGAGACCAGTTTTGCTGCTGGACGAGACGTTGGCGGCTGTGGCGGACAAGTATGTTGAAAGGACTGGGAAGTTTTTGTCTCTTCTGTGCAACCGACTGGGCATGGACATCTTGATGGTCACCCACGATGATGCCGTCGTGAAGATGGCCGATCGGGCTTACAATGTGACCAAGGTGGCTGGGGAGGCGGTCTTCAAGCCGCTCTTGACCTCACCTCGATAGTAGATTGTGACATGAAGACTGAGGGAGCAATCCGACATCGTTTGGGGCAGGTCATTTTCCGGTACCGGAAGAGATTTGTCGAGCAGAGCAGTCTCCCTTCCCCCCTCAACTGTAAACATAATGGAGAGGTGCGATTGCCGATCCTTCCTTCCCAAGGGGGGTCGTCTGCCATCCATGTCTGCCGCTATCATTCTCAGGACGGGGACTGGAATAATGTCGTCTGTGACCTGATGTTTGGAGGTCTCAGCACAGCACGATCATGCCCCCTCTTCGAGGCACTCTTTTCTCCAGAGCAGCTCAAGCAACAGTTCAACGAAGAAGTTCGCAAGGTGATGGCCAATGCTCAAGGGGAAGATCCGAAGGCACAGGAGGTGGCGAGGATGGTCTTGAGCCGAAAATTCCCGGATGCAGCCATGCTTTTGTGGGTTCTTGGGTCTGGAGAAGACCTGGAGGACATTCAGGAAGAACCACCAGCTCCTGAAGAGGCCAAAGATGTCGACAATCTTTGATGTGCAAGAGTTTGGCTCCTTGGTGGGGAACTCCTCAACAAGGAGTCTCCAGTTCATGGAATTCACAGTGGACCCTCTTTATGGTCCGTTTTTGGCCTCTGGGACGAGAAAGCTTCTGTGGGTGGATAAGCTTCGCCCGGGAAACCGTTTGCGGGTCGCGCTTTGCGACTTGGACAAGCTTACCGATTTTGCAGTTCTCAAGTCTATCTTGATCCGAGCTGAATATTCGGGGTGGGGATCTGTGTTCCCGTGGTCTCCGGAGGGCCTGAAGGCCTCCGAGGATAGGTTTCGGATGTATGGGATGGCTGGGACGAGAGTCCTGGCTCCCGCAGAGGATGTCGAGGAACTCAAGTTGTGGGGTGCTCCTGTGGAGGCCCATACAGGCCTCCACGGAGGGTGGTCGGTGATGATCTCAGGTTCGGGGCCACTTGGGGTACTTGGGCTTGTAGGTTCAAATCGAGCTTTTTTGATGGCTCAAAATACATCGAGGGCCGTCAATTTTCTGAGGAAGCCCAATGATCTCCGAAGCAGGCATGGCATGGATGGGTGAAGCTCTTCGAGAACTTGTTCTCGACAGCTTCTCTGAAATGTATGTGCAAAGCCGGGGTGTCAACACCCAGTTGATTCAGAAGCTGGGGCTGGTGACGTGGCAGTGCCCATCAACCCCGTGTCCAGACGACACGGGGAGGTTCCTCTATGGCCCATATGGGGAGAGGTTGGAGGGGCGTTTGATGATGCCCTGGTTCTCTCCTTCGGGGTCCCTGGTCAGTTTCGAGTCTCGTCCTCCATTTGAGAAGGATCTTTTAAAGATCCAGGGCCCTTCTGCACGTTGGATCCCCGTGTGGGCAGGGATGCCTTTTTCAATGCCAGAGATCGCACGACAGCGTCGCGTTGTTCTTGTGGAAGGGTTCTTTGATGCAGTCCCTTTTTGGAGGAATTTTCCTACGACGCCTGTCTTGGCATGTGGCACCTCAAAGCTGTCATGGAACCAGAGAAGATTTTTGCTCCGGTGGGTGAGGGAGGTGATCGTGATTTTTGACCATGACGATGCGGGTATCTCTGGGGTTGAGCAGGTTCGCAAGGCGATGGGACAAGAAGTTGCGGTTCGCCCCTTTTGCACGTTCGGGCAGGTTGGGGAGGATCCTTCGTCTTTCTGGGCAAGAGTTGGGGATCATGGGTTTCTCCAAGAATTTGCGATGGTAGCGTAGTCCGGGAGTAAAAAAATGGTAGACCGATTCAAGGCAGGATCCAAGTCAGACGCTCTTAAAATCCTCGTGGAACTTATCCACGAGGCACATCCACATCTGTCTCTCATCCAGGACCAGATCGTGATTATGTTCCGTGAGGATGTGAAGGTCCCTCTGGGGAAGGTCTCGAAGGTCTCTCCGAAGCTGTCTGAGTGGACAGAGCAGGCATTCACCTACCTCGTCGAGATTGAGTTGCCAGCCCCACTGTGGAACACCTGGGATGAAAACACCAGGCGAGCTGTGATGGACCACTGGATGTGCGCAATCGCCGTCAAGGAAGACGAGGAGTCAGACAAGATCTCGGTGAAGATCCGAGAACCCGAGATTTGCTACTATGCGGATGAAATGTCGAGGTATGGGGAGTACCTCCCTGTGGACGACGGTGCATGGCTGGCGTTTGAGAAGATTGTAGAGTCCAAGAACAACATGAGGGCGTCTATGCCTCCTCCTGTGGTCAAAGGTCCCAAATTGCCACCCCCCAAGAAGGGTGCTTCACCTAAGAAGGGGACAGAGACCGCAGAGGATGACTCCGAGTCCTCGAACTAAGGGAGAGCCACCATGGGTATGAGAGACCCATGGGGTTGGATACCAAGTACAGGCCGAGAAGCTACGGGGATGTCCTAGGCCAGGAGGGGACAATCAAAATTTGCCGTGGGATTGTTGAGCGCGGACAGCGATTTCAACAATCCTATGTTTTTTATGGTCCGTGGGGGTCTGGCAAGACTACCTTGGCGAGGATCTTCGCTCGGGCGCTGCTGTGCTCCTCCCCTCAAAGGGGGGAACCCTGCGATCAATGTCCCTCATGCATATCGATTTTGAGGGGGTCGAGTGAGACCTTGGTGGAAATTGATGCTGCTACCTCCTCGGGGAAGGAGGATATCCGAAAGATCCGTGAAGATGCAGAATACGGGGCTTTTGGGGGATCCAGAAAGATCTACCTCATTGACGAGAGCCATGAGCTGAGCCGTCAAGCGATGGATGCTCTTCTCAAGCCTCTGGAAGACACATTCTTGGGATCGTTGGATAAGCGGCTCGTGTGCATTTTCTGCACTACGGAGCCCGCTAAGATGAGATCTGCGATTATGTCAAGGTGTGCCCCTGCCTTCCGGATTCACCCCAATTCTCCCAAGCAGATCCGCGAGCGCCTGGAGAAGATTTGTGCGGCAGAGGGAATATCTGCGGATCCCGCGGCTCTGGAACTGATCGCGGAGGTCAAAGAGTCTCATATTCGTGACTGCCTCAAGGCAGTCGAAGCTCTTGCAACAAGAGGAGATATTGGGCTGGAGGGAGTCCGAGAATATCTCCATTTGGGTGCCTCAGAGTGGGTTTTGGAGGCGTTGGGGAAGGTAGGGGTTGACTGTACAGGGATTTCTGCGCCCCTGAAGAAGTTGGAGGAAACTACATCTTCTTCAGTTGCGTATGAGAAGTTTGCGTCCTTGAGTCTGTTGGCATATTTGGTGTCCACGAACAAGCAAACCCCAGTTCCGACATTTTTGAGTAGGACAAGGCTCCAAGAAATTGGAGATCGGTTGGGGGTCTTCCTGGTTAAGTGTGCTCGGACGTTCTCGGAACGTCCCTATCGGTCCACTTATACGATGCTGGTCTGCGATTTGTTGTACTTGGATGCCATGCAACGCGGACTGTGGGTGGAAGGCGGGTCCCCGAAGTTCCATGTGTCTCTTCCACCGGCACAGGGTGCCACAGAGACCACATCTCCGATGGATGTTCCCAACACCCCATTTGTGACAGAGACAGGGGTCAGCATCGACCCCATCGCACGGAAGAGACCCACCGGGCACAAAGCCACTCCCGTGGAGGAATCGAAGGCGATGAAGGGCACTGAGATCAGCGCGGAATCGTTTTCGGTGGTATTGGTGGAGAAGGTTTTAGGAGCCACCAACCAGGAACAAAAGAGTGGATCGAAGGGACACACACTCATGGGTGACTCTCGAACTGACGCAAATCGGGATCAACCTCATCGAGGAGAAGCGTCTGGAGAGTGAGATTCGTCGTCTTCTGAACGTGGATGCGTCGTGGCCGATTTTTGTTCCGGTTCGATTGTACGAAAAGAATGGACGAACCATAGCCCTCCATCTCATGGAGGGCTATGTGTTTGTAGCTGCTGGACTGGATGAGATCCGCTATTTTAGGTTGGAGAGGACTAAAATTGTGGAGAGAGTCCTCTCCAGCAAGGACCCCAACTCTGGGGTCAAAGTCCTTAAGGTCCTCCCCGATTCCGAGATCCAAATTTTACGTTCCCAGTTGTGCGAGCGAGTAACGGAGGATCTCGCAGAGGGAACCCCTGTGGTGATCACACAGGGAGTGTATGCGAGGTTGGAGGGGAGAGTCGTAGATTCACTTGGGGAAGACCCCAATAATATCTTGGTTCTCTTCAACTTCAGGTCGATGAGTCGGATCTCGAAGATACCCAGGGAATTTGTTGAAGTGGTATCAGGGGAGTCACAGCATGTGGTATGACTCCCAATTTACAAGTTTGGCGGATATAGCTTCGAGAATTCCGGACCATTCTGCTTTGGAGCAGATGGAGGCCCTGATTCAGGGGTTGGGGGATGATCCATCGGAGTCGGCGCAGAAGATGCTGGAGAGGGTACGGGAGTCAATCTCACAGCTCCCAGAGCGGGAGGCCGACTTCGTTGAGCTGTACTATTTTTTGTTCAAGACTCAGACAGAGATCGCCTACCTCTTTCGAGTTAGCCAGCCGACCGTTTGTTATCGTCTCCAAAGGGCAGCCAGGAGGATCCGATTTCTGTTGTCCCTGCCGACACTCTCGGACGATGATTTGCACAAAATGGGTGAGGATCTGAACAAGGTCTTGAAGGACCCCATAAACGACCCGAAAATTCTCATTCGGATGTACCACACCTCTTGTCAAAGTGTGGTAGCCAAGGAGATGGGGGTGTCCCAAGGGAAGATCCGCCATCGTTTGATGCGGTCGATTGATATTCTGAGTAGGCTCAAAAACAGGTCCGAGGACTTCAAAAAATACTATGACCTTTTTGTTCTGATTGTTGAAGCCTCGAACATCCGAAGAGAGGTTCAGAGGCCCTCCTCTGGGTCCAAGATGAGGTACATCCTGGATTGTGACCCTGATCCTAATATCTCCTCCTTTGCTGTCTTTGAAGATGAGGATCTTCTTCTAAGTGAAGTTGGGAAGGCTTCGGGAGAAGTGAGCCTTGTCTGGAGGGAGGTTCAGAAGTTATTGGTGTGGGCAGAAGTGGACATGGTTTGGGGTGATATTCAGGTTCAAATCTCTGCGAGGGAACAATCAGAAGGGTCCTTTGAGGCGGACTTCATTGCCCGAGAAGTCCTTGGGGTTGTGTTAGGGGCTTGAGTACAGCGCTTTTCCTATTATGGAAAAGGGGGAGGTAGAGCCCTTCTTATGCCCCGACCCCCCAACAAGACTAAGATTGTACGCTCCATTGTGATGGCCAAGAGTGTGGCTTCATCGTGGCTGGAGAAAAAGTCCAAGCCCGAATATCGTTTTTTTGTGATGGCCTCACCCAAGTTCTTCGCATCATATCTCCGGGCTTTTCGAGATGGGAAAGTGCGAATTGCCAGCCTCACGAGGATTCCGGACCTGGGGGTCCAGGAGTCCGGACATGGATTCTATGTCTGGTCCTCAGACGTAAACTCTCTTCGGTCTCTGAAGGAATACTTCTCGGTCAAGGGCATCGAGACTTCATGGATCTGGTGATATGGCAACGACGACTCTCAAGGAGGCGTGTTTCACTTACATCGTCCGCACAAGCAATCGGTGCGAACCACCATGGCTTTTTACAGTCGTTCGTAATCAAGATGGGACTCTGGGAGTCCGGAATATCATCGGCCCTTATGGGCCTCTGTGCAACACAGGGGCTCAAATCCCGGAAGAAGTTCTGGAGGCAATTCAGGACTCCAAAAATCAGGTGGAGGATATCTTGTCCCACACTGGCCAGCTCTCAGGAACCCTGACGTTTACAAACCAAACGAGCGCATCGATTACATTTTCTGCGCCGTTCACGAGTACGAATTACATCGTCCTGGTGTCTCTTCAGGAGTTCGTTCCCTGGAAAATCTCCAACAAAACCACAACAGGATTCGACATCGAGCTGGGGGTCACCTTCACAGGCACAGTCCAGTACATCGTCTTTGTTTGAGGTAGTCTGCCATGGCTCAATCTCCATTTCGCTCTGACCAGTTCCAGATTGAAGGGGATTCGTCTCCTTCCTTGGGTAGCCGACTCATCCTGGATGATCCCCTGGATGGATCCCTCCGCTTTGTTGATCCTAGAATCCCTGGGGGAGTCAACCTCACAGCCTTGGCTGGGCTCCAGCAAGTGGCTCGGGTTCTGGTGGTTTCCCCTTCGGGAATTGGGGCTTCCAAGGATAGTGATGGGGACCCAATCACCACAATCCAGGCAGCCCTGGATGCGGTCCCAGACACCTCTGGGCCCACAGATCCATGGGTGATTTTGGTGGGCCCAGGTGTCTATCAGGAAGACATCATCCTCACGAAGACCTATGTTTGGCTTGTTGGGTTGGGGGGTGTGACGCTCCGCCCTGCAACAGCTACGAGCACGGTTCGAGTGGTAGCTGGGCCCTCAACGGTGCCACAGAGGGTGACACTTCAAAATTTGACGATCGAGTGCCCAAATGCCAATCAGGCGTGCGTGGATGTCCTTTCGTCGACGTTTGCCATGGCAACAATTACGTTGGCGTCCAACCCAAACGTTGGGGACTCCCTGACAATCAATGGGATCGTGCTGACCGCAATCGCAGTCGGGGGCATCCCTGCACCATTCGAGTTTGCACTTGGGGCGACGACCACAGCGACGGCTTCTAATATTGTGGAAGCAGTCCAGGACCCCCTTAATCTGCTTGTAGGGGTGGTGGTGGCGACTTCATCTGCGGCAGTGGTAACACTTCGGGCTCAAGATCCTGGCGCTGCAGGAAACGCGCTAACTTTGTCCACTTCAGTCCCTTTGGTGATGGTGTTGTCGGGAGCTACTTTTGCTGGGGGGCAAGACGAATCCTCCAACTCTCTTGTTGGTCTGGAGTCCATCCTGATCACAGAGTGCGTTTTGGCAGCATCTACCACGCCTTGTTACCAAGTTCGGGCCAAAGCAATTAATGTGGTCCGTTGCACTCGATGCAGCGCGTTGGGGTCTAGCACAGGAAGCTATGTGGATGTGCGAGAGTGTGCAGAGGCCTCCCTGACTGATGTTAGGGGCCTATATCGCCTGGAGATGCACTATGACGCTGCTGCAGCTTTTCTTCCCTCTGTTCCAACCAGCGCCTATTCCCTGACTCAGGTTGAGGCTTCTGAAGATTTCAATTCAGCTCTTTCAGGACAGGGATCGCTGACAATGCTGTCCTCTGCGGCTGGGAATACCGCGTTCTCGGGGGATCGGATGTGGGTTGTGCGGGATTCATACCTGGGGAACCTCCAGGTAGGGATCCCATCTCCAACGGTGACCCTTAGTCAGAGTGTTCGTGGGTCTCTGACTGGGTTTGGAGTGGGAACTTTCGAGGAGACGATGGTTGCGGGGTCCGCGACATTTGTGGCTTCTTCCTTTGAAGACGTTGTGTTTCAGGTGCCGCAACCTGACACGAGCTACATTGTGATGTTGGAGAGCAGTCTTGTTCCAGCTGCGGTGACTGATATCCCAACGATCACAAACAAGGCGGCGACGGGGTTCCGTATCGAATTTGGGGCTCCTCAGTCCGTTACGATTCGTTATGCCGTATATCGAGACGTATGATACGGAGGAACCATGTCCGAAGATTTTTGGAAGAGATTCAATGTGATCCCAATTACCACAACAGGTTCGGGGGCGATTGACCATTTCTTTGCATCCAACTCGGCGAGAGTTCCTTCTGAACTTGTGACGGCCCTGCAGGGGGTTCCAGCACTCGTGGCTGGGACGCGGGTGGCAATGGCAGCGAGCCTGGAGGCCACCTTGGCCTATTCTGGGGGGCCAGCCTCTGGTTCGGAGGGGACTGTGGTTCTTGTGAGGACGGCCTCTGGGGATACAACAACTGCGGGAAACACGGTTTTTGTGAAGTGGGACTCTGGAGGATTTTTCCCAGTCTCTATTCACCACCTTGTGCCTGCGGCAAAGAATCGGAAGACGGCTGCGAACTTTGTGCGAGTGTCAGCAGGGATGGGGGATTTGGATGATTTCTTCCGTACCTCAGCGGATTCCCAGGACCTCGTGCATAAGGCGACCCAGGACTTGTGGTCATTGAAGACCACGACCAAGGGGGAGATTTATCTTGCACGTCTCTTCAACGAGGCAGGGGACCCCCTGAAGGTATAAGATGGCCCTGTCCAAGCAACAGCGAATGGCTCGGAAGGTCGCTCTTACTTACATGTCAAGGGTGACTAAGGAGACAACTCCCCGCCGGAAAACTGCGGGGGAGGTCATCTTCCGCAAGGATACTTCGGGGGATGCTGGGGCCTGGGCGTATGGGATTCCAGGGGGTAGCCAACGTAATCTCCCACCTGACTTCCAATTTTTGCCTAAGCACGTCAAACCCCTCGCCAAAGTCCTCAAAGCAACATTGGCGGCTCTTGGGCATTCCTTGTCGGCACAAGGAAAGTTTGCCAAGATCAAGTCGGCTCAGGTGAGCCCAGATGGGTTTTTGGGGGGCCGAGGTTACATCCAGAAAATCTCGGACATCCGTAGGCAATATATGAACATTGTGGAGGCACTCTCCGCAATTTCCGATACGTTGTACGATGAGATCGTGGTCGGTCCACATTGGTCGGCCGTACAGCGTCAAAAGAATCCTGCGGTGCAGAAGGAAGTGGGAGAGCTTCTGGCTGAGGCGGAGGGCATCCGTGAGGACCCTGAGGGTTGGGCTGAAAAGGCCGAAGAGGGAGATGAGTGATGGCTTCCAACATGCCCAAAGAATTGAATGAGGGGTGGGCTAGCAACCTCCTCCTGGACGGATTTCAGCACGATATGGACTACGGAGCTGGCATCCGAGAGCGATACTTGACAGAGATGTCTTCATCTGTGGATAATCTTCCGGATGGGATTGTGACAGACACCTCGGAGCCACAAGAAGATGTCCACATGGGGGGAGTGTTGGAGGATCTGACGGCTCTCAATATTGTGGCTTCGGCATTGGAAACTCCTCTCCTCCCAACGGAGGGGGTGGTAGACCACACATGGCTCTCGGATGCCACTCAGGACCCAAATCGTCTCCCACATCAAATGGATGTGTTGACACAGCTTCAGCACTTGTGGGGGACTCGAACGGATGGAATTTTTAGGGTCCCGGCGCAAGAGAGAGTCATTGTTGAGACTCAAGAAGACCCTCCCACAAACATTGTAGAGCCTTCCTATGATGTTGCTGTTCAAGCCATTGAGCCGCTCCTGCGGTCCGCAATGAGATTGGCAAGCAGTGGCAAATCAGTGGCTGCTGTGCTTCAGCCCAGGGTTGGGGAGAAGATTTGGGAGAAGTTGAGGCCTCTCGTTGCAGCCCTGGAGAAAGAGAAGGGTCTCCTGGGGACTGTTTATTTGTACGCCTCGGCGTACCCGAGGCTCCATCTTGGACAGTGGTCCAAGAGTCTTAAGACTCATTCACGTAATGCGACCTTTTTGGTCAGCCCCTCGACTCGCCCCGAGGATGTGGCGAGGATTGAGGGTGCAACGGGATTGCGGGTTGTTTCTTCGGTGAAGGAAATCCCGTGGGTGGAGGAGTGCTGGCGTCGGACTGGTGTGGAAGTGGCTTCGGTGGGTGAGGCCAAACGAGCTATAAAGGCTCACTACGAACCCAAGACCGTTTCAACGGTCTATCATGATGGGATTCGGCTTCCTCAAACACACCCCATGGATAGGGTGACCCGTAAAGAGGCAGAGGAGGCTCTTCAGAATTATCGGGTTCCCGCAGTTGAAATTCGGACGATTGCGGATCGGGTCAAGTCTCGGATGGCTCAGGAATCTCTCTTTACCTTGAAGAGGTGGGTCAAGGCAGGGCAGATTGCTCCAGAACTGGCTGAGTCCTTGTCAAAGTTGGGCCCTCAAGAGGCTTTGCGTCGTGCTGCTCAGATGATGGTGGAGGTTCAAAAGAGGCAGTACAAAGGCTTTTCACAACCACAGCGGCAATCCTCGCTGTCCGATGAGGCTCTCCGAGCACACCTCCAAGAGGCTCGGGATGTGCTCCGCAACGGTTGGGCACAACAAGCTCAAATCAGGTTGGCCAAAGAAGCGCAACGAGATTTTTCCCGGCGTTCAGGTGAACTCACCCGCATGGTCCGCCAACGGATGTTGCCCCCACACGAGGCAGAGCGTTTGATGGGGGATTCTCGCTCAACACGAGAGGTGTTGAGGGAGGCGGCCGAGATTGCCGCACAGCCTTCTCGTGCAGGATCGTTTACTGGGTCTTCTCAAGTCGTGAAGGCCCGAGAAGTTTCTCATGCGCAAATTGGGCACGTTCTTCGGAGGTCTGAGGAACGAACAGCTCAGCAGAAAAAGGTTGTGGAGGGTCGTGTCCTCTCCAAGGAGTTGAAGCAGAAGGCTCTTTGGGTGCAAAGAGTTGCAGAGCGTGGTCTTTGGGGCAAAGAATTCGTCGCCAAGGTGGCGTCGCAATTGACTCCAGAAGACACCAAAGCCTTGTGGCCCTACATCGGAGAGCTGGTGAAGAAACAGGCGGCCTTGTCATCTTCCCCCTCGCAGGGGGGGGAATATTCGGGGCACAGAAATACGGGACATGTTCTTCAGAGCCGAGCTTCTGAGGTTTTGCAACGCGAGGCTAAGTCGTTCAAGCGGCGGGCAAGCGACGGAGAATCGAAGCTCAAGAAGACAATCCAGGACTCAACGTGTGCTCCAGTGCGCAATGAGGCTGAGGAGCTGCAACTTCACAACCCACTGGAGAGGATCCCAGAGCAGCAAGTTCGCAAACCTCGTCCAATGCAGGATGTGGAGTTCGATCAGTAATCATCCATTCCACGGATGGAGATGGAGGACACATGAAGAAGAAAGCCGCAGTAGTTGGTCCTTGTGATACTGAGAAGGCACCGGAGGTGATCCAGTCTCTCCAGTGGCTCCTTGCTCTTCTCCGGGCGATGTTCACGAACTATCAGGAATCCCACTGGATTTTCAGAGGGTACGACAATCACCTCCTCTTTCAGCGCCTCTATGAGGCTGTGGATGGAGAGATTGATGCACTTGGTGAGAAGATGGTGGGCTACTGTGGCGATGCAGTGGTCAACCCGGTCCTTGACCGGCAGATGCAAATGTATTGGACGTCTCGGTGGACAAAGGTGGAGTGCCCTTTCCATCGCGGGCTTGAGGCCGAGGGAGACTTCCAAAATGTTGTCTCGGACCTCTACGACCAACTGGATGAGGCTGGGATCATGCTCATGGGGATGGATGACATGCTCATGAGTATGAGCAACACCCACGACACCCACCAATACCTCCTCAAGAGGGTGGCTGGACAATAATGCCCTCAACGACTCAGCCTCCATATCGATTGATTGCTCCGGGCTTTGAGAGATCTGGTGAGCCCGACCTGGGCTACAATCGGATCATCACTCGTTATGGAATGCAGGAGCAGTTGATTCAGTTTTTGGGTATCTCCCCAGCTCTCGGGTTCCAGGCAGCTAACCAAGTTACGAGTTCTTTTTTTGCCCTGACTGACCCGCAGGCTGCGGTAGGTCCCTCGGCGGTGGTGACGGTCTCCAACACCACCTTTGTGGGACAGTCCGCGAGTCTCTTTGTGGGCCCCTACGAGCTGGTTTCAGAGATCGATTTTGTGATCGCGGGCGGAGCCGCTGCAATCGCCGCCTCGATCGCCACTGCAGTTTCTGCGCTACCGGGGTTCACAGGAACGCCTGTGGGTGCCGCAGTCACGGTGACCAGGAAGGGAGGGATCGCCCCAGACGAGCTGAGGTTCTCTGCTTCCTACCGTGGGGGGAATGTGAACTTTACGTTCACATGGCCCACCAATGTGGGGTACCTGGGCTACACCACGAACATCGTGCAGCCCATGCAGCCCTTCATGTAAGTTCGCTCGTGGCGTGCTACACTCGGGGTCATGGTTACCCCCATCACCCCCCAAGAACTGAAGGCAAGGCGTTCGCAAATCCCTGACTTCGTGATCGACGTCTTCAATGACCTCATTGCGGAGAATTTCGACGGCAGGAGTGCGGTTATCCTTCAGGAAGATGTTGTGAAGCGGCTGTTGCCTCTTGTTCAGGTCCATGAGGGCCAATCGATATCCCCCAACGCTCGTCGAGAGATGGTGTTCAAGAAGGGGTGGCTGAATGTGGAGGCCCTGTTTGAGAAGCAGGGATGGAAGGTGGCTTACTACAAGCCCGACTATAGAGAGGATGGGTATCCCAGCTTCACCTTCACGGCACCGTAGTCCATGATCCTCACCTACCCAGACCCCATCCTGGGGAAAAAGATGCCGACGCGAACCCCTCAGGACTTGGGGGGTCTCTCGTCGCGCATGCTCTTGGAAATGTTCAGGTCAGGAGGGGTGGGCCTTGCGGCTCCTCAAGTTGGGGAGGAGTACCGTCTCTTCGTGGCAGATCCAGAAGTCGTGGGCCGGGGGGTGTTCTTCAATCCCGTTCTGATCGAGCAGTCTCCCGCGGGATTGATTGGGTCCGAAGGATGTCTCTCACTGCCCGGGGTTTGTCTGGAGGTGAAGCGCCCAGAGTGGATTGTCGTCCGCTTCATGGACGACAAGGGAACTGAGTCTGAAGAGAGATTCCACGGGTTCCCAGCCAGGGTGATTCTCCATGAGATGGACCATCTGGATGGGGTCCTCATCTTGGATCGGGTCCACGCACTCAAGAGGCAGCGAGTTCTGCGCAAGCTTCGCTAGGTCTTTGTTCCAGGTGCCTTGGACACGGAGTCCAGGCGAGTGGCCTGCGTCGATTCCGCGGTGACAAACAGCTCCGAGCTGTAGGCATTGCCCGGATCCTCGGGATTGATCCCTTCCACTGCAATAAAGTCCGTCCTGGAGTAGGCTTCCAGGAGGACGTCTGCGAGGGATCCTCGGCATACACAGGAGGTGCCATCGGCACTATGGATGTGCCCTGTGATGTCTGAGAGTTGGTAGGCGACGTTTGCGATGGTCGTCTTGAAAGCTCCGCTGAGGGCGTAGTTGGCTGCAAAGTTCGAGAAGTTGTTCTCAAACTGCGTATTGGACACATCCCATCCAGCAGCCTGGATGAGATTGGGGTTGTCGCCATTGACGGACAGGAGTTCATTGAGCGCCTGTTGGCCACGAGGATTGCGAGACAATTCCTCAGCCACACGTCGGATCTCAGCGAAGGATTCCGCTTCGGAAGTTTGGCGCCTCTTGAACTCTTCGGGGACTTCCGCTCCCACAAGGGCCTCACCCGTCAAGCTCTCTTGGATAGCTCGTGCTGCAGCAGTTGCGGCCTGTTCGGCGGTTTGCGCAATCCCACGTAGCGGAGCAAAGGCTGCCCTCTCAGATTTGACTGTGGTGAGAGCTTGGAGGAACAGTTCTGCTGTTTGAGCACTTACCCCCGAGAATGGGTCCCCGCCTTCGTGGACAAAAGAGAAGGTCCCTCCTGGGTCCACACTCAGCCCACGGCCGTAGCGGTATGCCCCATAGTGTTCGTAGCCCTTCTCGTCAGAGACTGGGAACACGGGCACATGAATAGGACGTTCGATCTTCCCGGGATACGAAGTCTTCTCCAGGGTGGCATCGGCTTCTACTTGGAGAGTTCCTGGGGATCCCGTGGAGATCTCGATAAGTTGATTGAAGACCTGAGTTAGCTCCCCCAGCCTGGATTGCTTGTTTTCCGCGGGAGTGGAGGCTTCCTGCAAGCTCAATGTGAACCCTGAGCTGATAACGCTTGTGATGGCCTGAGCATAACCTGAGGCGACCTTTTCGTAGGTCGCAGAGAGACTTTGTCCGTCCGCAGCAGAGCGTCCTGTGGATCCGTATCCTGGAACTGAGGACAAAAGGGAGAATGATGTTGTGGATATTGGGATAGCGGTGATGCCGGGAAAGACAGGAGCTAGGAAATCAGGAACAGCGGGAGAATCAATTGCAGCAGAAAAGCTGGGGATTTTGAGTGTGCGAGTCCCAGTCTGTAGACCTTGCCTCCACACAGGGATTTCGATGGACTCCAGACGAGTCTTTTTTTCTTCGTAGAGAGATTTGAAGACATCAGACGGCGTTTGGGAGGGGTCCTGAACAGCCTGCCCAGCTTCCATGAAGGAAGCCACTGTGCTCGTAAAAAGCGCCTGTGCGTCCAAGGTCAGTCGACCCGATCCCACTGAATTTCCCAGCACATCGGAGAATTTTGAGGCACTGAATCGAGCAAAGGAGAGAGTCTGGATCTGATCCGTGGAGATGGGGCGGGGAGGGTGTCCAGGCCCCTGGGCGATGTTGATCCCCGATGTGCAGGAACCTAATCCCAACTCTGCCTCTGGAAACCTAAGTTTGGGGCTGGGGCGGGAAACTGTGGGTTTGAATTGGATGACTGTTCGAGGAGGGATTGTGATGTCCTGAGTTTTGATGCTGGGAGATGTCGAAGCTTCAGGGGGAGTGGAGATTGTTTTGGGGGTTGAGGGAGGCGCGGGAGGTGGCACTTCCTGAGTGGGATCCACACCAAAGAGCTTCTGAACAAGGCTGTCCACCTTGGTCCCTGGGAGCTGAAGAAGAGATTGTTCGGGGACCAAGGAGTTCATAAATGACACTCCTTGGTCCAGACTGAGCCCGGCCCCATTGATAAGGCCACGGAGGAATCTGCCTGCCTGGTTTAGTCCTTGCCCCTTGATCTGATCGACCGAGAAATTCTCAGTAAAGCGGAGCTTGGCGGGTCGTGTGGAATCGTCAACAAGGATGGATCGGGCTTCGTCAGAACTCCACTTTTTGGAGGCATATTTCTTTTTGATTGCGGCTTGCAGAAGATTTAGTCCACCCACAGCACGCCGGAAGTTGAGCCATGTTCGGTCCTGAGCGGGCAGCTTCTTCCAGAGTGGGCTCTGAAGAGTTCTTTTCGCGGCCGCGGCGAATGCCGCAGTGGCGAAGGTGGGGTCCAACTGGGATTGTTGGGGATCCATAGAGGTGTATTGGCCCTTGGCATAGGCCGACATGGAGGAGGTGGCTACGAGCTGGTACCACCCAGCGGCACCCAATTCGCCCCAATGCTCCGGATCTCCAATGTAGGGGTTGTCGCCGAACTTCTTCTTGAACTGTGCAGAGACCTTTTTGGCCCGATCTGGTTTGATGTTCTTGGTACCTGTGCCCCCAATGAGAGCAGCGACATCCTTCCCGAGGGCAGGATTGGATGCATTTGAGTTGAAGTTGGACTCCTCCTGGATGAAGGCTAGGGCAAAAATAGTCCAACCCTGGATGTTGTAGGCAGTTTCAATGGCTCCATTGAGAGCTTCCGCAAGCTTCTTCAGTGCGCTCTTTCTGCTCGGAGTAGGCTTGGTGGTGGCTTTTGTCCCTGAGGTGACAGGCTCTCCAATGGATGCTGGGGTTGGGGCAGGTCGTTCGCCGTCATCCCAGATGAGGATCGGTTGACCTTGCATGGTGGGGTCTGGGTGAGCTGAGGAGTAGTAGCGGTACCTCCCAGGCAAGCCCTCTGCCAGGTATTGGGACTTGAGATGCATGAGGGACTCGAAGTATGCCGCAGTGACATCGGCCCCATCTGCCCCTGCCAGCTTGCGTCGTTGGGGACTTCCCTTGAAGCGCTGGAGTGCTGAGAAGAGTTGGAGGAGGAGGTTGCGGTTGCTCCCCTCGGAACTTGTGAAGGTGTCCAGATCACCCTGGCTTGATTCCAGGCTTCGCGCCAAGAGGTTTTCCTCTTGACGGAGAGAATCGATTGTCTGGTTTGTGGAGATGGTTCCTGTGGTCTTGGATTCCACCGTTGCGAACTTGTTGTCACGTTCAATCGCCGTTGCGACCTCTGCACGCTTCTGGGACAGATCACGCTCCAAGTTTTGGACGCGGTTTCTCAAGGACTGGAGGTCCGAGAAACTGGCGTAGAGATCATCCAGTCCAAATTCCAGAAAATCTTCAGGGTTGGGCCCTGTCTGGAGGCGGTAGCGGATCTCCTCTGTGGGGACAGTTGCTCGGATTTTCCCATCCGGGTCCGCGAAGGTTGGCGCTACCTGAAGCACTGCAGGAGTGAGGTTGGCGATGTCCTCACGAAGGGAGTTGAAGAGAATCCGAACGTCCTCAATGCTCCCCAAATAGTCGATGCCTGCCCCCACAGGGAAGAAGGAAGGGTTGGCCTTGGTGGGGTCAAGCGCCATTACGACATTGGGGAATCCCACATAGCGAAGGATGTTGTTTTCGTATACTTCAAGGGGCCTGGAAGGTAGGTCAGGGCGATCCAACCGGATCTTCCAGATGGCGCTCTCACCAGGTTTGGGTTTTTCAGAGAATCCAGGGGCGAAGAACTTGCTCCGGCGGCATGTCAGGGTCAGGGAGGTGGTGCAGGAGCCACCAAATGAGAAGCTGTGGCTGATCTGAGTGATGTAGTAGTAGGTGTCGATGAAAGGGATGTAGACTGGATATCCGGGACGCAGCTCCGGCCGGATGGGGATTGTGCAGGTTGCGCTGAAGACATCGATATTCAACAAGTCTAGCCTCGCCATGCCAATATAAAAGAGCATGCGCGGGTCTGTGGTGTAGGAGATGTCCAAGCTTGCTTGGCGCCACCCAAAGCGGGACACGAGCTTGTAGTCCACATAAACGGATCGTTTGGCCGTTGCTCCATCATTGGGGACGATATCAGTCCACCCCTTGAACCATGTGCCGCGGACGTTGATATAGGTTGCCTGAGGCTCCTTCTCTGAAGGAGCGAAGGAGATGATCTCTTGGTCTTCGAGGCGGTATATGGGATTGGTGCTCGTATCCAGGTTGTAGAATGGGGGCTTGAAGACCAGGTCTCCGTCAACATCTTGGTAGAACTCGTAGCCAGTTATCTCCGTGACTGCATTGACGATGTCCAATTTGGTCTGGTAGGTGGTCTCAAAAAGATTGATGGTGCCAACTTCACCCATGCTCTGGTTGAAGGCAAACATGTCCAACATGTTGAGGCCTACAAGTTCTGTTCCTTCCGTAGCAAAATTTGCATAGGTGACGTCGATTCCTCCTCCAGACAACCCCAGCGACTTGGCGATGGAGAAGTTTGTTGAGAATGGGTCAGTCTCAGATCTCTGCCCTTTGGGGTCCCCGTATTGGGTGCTGGGCAATAGGTTCTGGAGGTCTCGGTTGGAAGCTGACCCTAGATAGGCTTGTTGGACGCTGTTGAAAATACGCCCATTGACACCATACATGCGGAGGTTTTGGACCCTGGTCTTGAATCTCTGCTCCCAGTACAGAGCCACAGCATCATAGAGCTGGCGTCCTCCGTCAGAGGCAGCAGCCGCCAGTCCTCCAGCAGAGGCATCCACATTGGATTGTCCCGAGAGGGCGAATTCCACCCCCGCTGCGGCACCTGCGGTGTCACGATAGAGGGTGTACATGATCCCGAAGGGATGCATGTTGTTGAAGGTATGGCCAAAAAGAGTGGGTCGACTGGGGTCGTTGGTGGGTTTTTGGGCGAGGTGGGCAGCGGATGTAGAAATGTTGACGTACTGCCAGAAGTGCAAGAGGCTACTGCACGAGAAGCTCCCCGTGTAATTCCCGTCCGAATACTCAGGGCCCGAGACGTTGGTGATGACCCCGTGAAATACGGGGTAGTATGGGTAGGTCACCCATTTTGTGGGATCCGTTTCTGGGGAGCCGAGGTCTTCGGCTTGGAAACGGTCGAAAGCACCACGGAGGGGGAAATATCCCCTCATGTAGATGTTGACCTCAAGCCCCGGACGGATGATGAAGTGCCCGTCCCGGAAGAGCTGTTGGCCTTGTGTCCTTGGCAGGGACAGACTCACATTGGCGGTGTGGCTTGTAGCATCGGTCCCAGCATCCACACTTATGGATGTGATGAAGCGTTGGATTTCAATCCGGCCTCGACAGTTGACGCAACCAGGTAGAGAGGTATCTCCGTTGAGGAACACCAAAGCGTCTGGGGTGTACTTGACAGCAGGTTTGAGGTTGAAGCGCCAATTACCGCTGTACGCGCTCTGGTCAATGGAACTCATGTGGGCACTCTACAAAGGAGGTGCGGTATAGAGTGTTTGGGGAGGTCCTTACGTGTTCCGCAGCGCCTTCAACTCGCCCGCAGATGAATTTTTGGGTCAAGGGAAACGACCCGTGGTGTTCGATGTCGTGTCTTCAGACCGGGTTACCTCGGTCCTTCCTGAGGGCTTAAAAATGGTCCTCCACGTCAACCCTAAAACCATGTCTTTTTCCTACTCCAAACAGATCGAGAGGGTGGCGACGCGGGGTGGGTTTGTGGAGTTTCACTGGGGGGATGCCTCAGAACAAATCACTTTTGACATGGCGACCGGCGGGTTTATGCGCTTGTACAGCGGCTTGTCCAACGTCACCGCCCCTCAGGGACGCAGACAGACATTGGCGTACCAAAAATTTGTGGACTTTTTGGCCCTGTTCCACTGCAACGGGGCGTTGTTTGATAGCCGGGGGAACATCATCCATCAAAACTACATCAAGTGCTCCTTTGATGGAGGTGTTTACGTAGGTTGGTTTGATGGGGGCCTGACTGTCACAGAAGCAGCCGACTCCCCTTACCAATTCACAGTCTCTGCGACCTTCATCATCGACAAGGAGGAGATGGTGTTCCGGTCATCGGTGGCTCCGTCCTCGCCAGGGGTAAACACAGAGGGACCTCCTTCAGGGGCCCAAAAGTTCCTGGGCCCATAAGTCTTCAATAGATAAGGCAGGACGATGCCTGTTTCACGACGATTTACCCAACCTGCGATTTCGATTCTCCGTCGTATGGAGACGGAGAGATTTTTTGAAGATGTGTCTTATGCGGAGCTGCTACGTGCGGTTGGGGAGATCGGAGCGAGCCTCCACATCTCATCTCCAGAGTTGTTTCGATTGGCAGACAAAGTTGAGGGTTCTCGTGGGGGCCATGAAAGGGAGGAGCACGACGATGTGCGGTCTCTCTACGCACGTGTCGAAGCCAATCTGGCCCATCGCTATCTGTGCGAGCAGGTAGCTCGGGGCACTTCTCCGAGAGGGCAGGGGAGGGTAGCTTCAGGACAACAGCATCGATTGGTCGTGTCCTTTCTGGAGGCTATGCCTCACCAGGCGGGATTAGGGACCCTGATTCAGAAGGCCAGGGATCTGTGGGCCTTGGTACGAAGTGCGCCTCGGCTGTGGGAAGCACTGAAGAAATCCCTCGGGGCGGAGTCCCTGGAAGAGCTGCCGGCAATACTCAAGGAGTGGGCAGCAAAGGGCATGGCAGTGTTGAGGAGAGGGGTGGATAAGTTATCCAAATCCTTCCCGGCAGCGCTATACTTGGTCCCGAAGGACAAGATGCCTTCAATTTCGGATCTTCTCCAGAGGATCCTTGGGTCTTCTCCAAAGGTTGAGGCCGCCTTCAGGACCTTGAACACCAAAGTGGTTGCCCCTTTGGATACGTGGATGGCAAAGGCAATCCCCAACCTCTCCCGGCCCTTGAAAGCCGCTGTCTTCATTTGGATCTGGCTGAATGTGGCGGAAGTCTCATGGGACTTCAAGTCTATCATGGAGGGCTTTACGGGAGCGATGTCATTGGGTGACATTCTCTCATCGTTACCTGAGAGTGGTGTAGGGGCGATTCTGGCTGCCTTCGGTGTTGGGTATCACCTTCTTCCAGTTGCGGTTGTGGCTCGAATCTTGTGGCTTGTGGCTTCCAAGTTTGTGTCCTGGAAGGATGGGAAGCTGGTTGTTCACTGGAGCCGGATTTCCGGAGAGAAGAAGGCAGACGAAGCCTTGGCTGTTCTGTAGGGGTATAAGGGTGCGTTATGCGCTATCGTTGGCAGGTGAAGGTTCAGCTTTCGGGGCAAACCTGGTGGCTCCTAGACAAGAGTGCGGAAGAGGTGGGCCCAGAAGTTGAGGGAAAGCCTTATGCGCTGCCCAGCCTCAAGACTCCGCATTCATTCAAAGTGGTAGACCTTGAGACTGGTCTGCCAGTCCTCCAAGGAGAGATGCCTCCCGCCAAGGGTGTGGGAGGTTTCCGATTTTTGGAGTTTGTGTTGTCAGAGGGCAACTTTAGCTTGAAGATTTTTCGTCTCACTGGGTGGACCCTTCGGGAGGTAGGAGACTTCCGACTGGAGCCGAGGACCCCACGTCCCATTGTAACGGTCTCCAAGATCGTGGGGGAGGAAGGGACCCCAGCTCCAACAAAGACTCCTATTCCATGTTTCGGTCTGTCTCGAAGATTGTCTTATGGAAAAGGGGTGCGGGTAGGTCCCTTGGAGGGATTCCGCACCTTCTCTGTGAAGGTGTCCGATCGCCATTACATCCACGTCAACAACTGCTTCATTGTTTCTGAAGAGGCAACCCGACCCTTGTTGGAATTCCCCACCTTTCTTCCCGATGGAAGGTGGATGGAGATTGGGTCCAAACCTCGGGAAGAAGCTCGTTAGGGCGTTCATAGAATCCTCTTCCAAGAGGATTCTTGGATGCCGAGAAAACAAGCAGGAAGTCAGGCGGGGTGGGCGTTGATCTGTGGGCAGGTCAACGCCGCACGAGTGGAAGCCCATCGAGTTCATCAGCTCCTCAACAAAGTTCTGGCGATCGTCGAGGATTCAGAGCATAAGGACCACATTTACCAGGTGGCTGGGGATTTGATCAACGTAATCCCGCATCGGCTGGAGAACCTTGAGACAAACCTGGATGCTGCTGGATACGCTCTCTCAAAGATGGGGGAGGATCATCTCCGGGATCGACTCCCCGTGTCATTCCGAGCGTTGGTGGATGAGACGGTTGAGGGCGCCAAGGCATTTGGAGCCCCCATGCACCACGAGGGCCTCGTCAAGAGGCTTGCGGCGAGCTACCTGGCTCGTCGAGGAGTGTGGAAGTGAAGAAGGGATATCGGTCTCCCGCGCAGGAGTTGTCTGGATACAAGACATACACAAACGAGCAATCTCAGCGGGGTCTATCTCCTACGGATTACGAATACACGTCAACCCCTGAGCAGGACTCTGCGTGGGATCCATCGCGCAAGAAGCAGATGCGAGAGTCCCCATCGGCACTGCCACTTCCAGACCATCAGAAAAAAGACCGCATCCGAAAAGTTGGGCCCACCACCTACAATAAAGTGGACCGGAAACCCGACGTTCACCGCGACAACTCAAAATCTCTGCCAGACAACCTCCATTACGACCCGAAACTCAACGAAGAGAATTGGCGGACAATCCCAGAGTACGGCGACAACTACGGACACCCCACAAAATACGATTACAACTACCCCACTCGCCGATTTGACCCCACCCACTTTGCCGCAGAAGTCCAGCGTTTTGCTGAGATGGCAAAGGAAGCGGTGCCCAAGCTTCCATCCCCTGGAAGCCGCCAGAAGAAGCTGCGCGGACAAGAGAAAGCCGAGAAAGCCAAGGACTACAAAGCCCATCGGCCAATCGTTTTGCGCGAACGGCGCAAACATTATCGGGAGAAGATCAAGACGGACCCAAATCGAGATCGTTACCAGAGACTTTATCGGAAGTACCCGGAACGATTCAAGAGGACGAAGACTTCTCCATTCGGTTCGGCCGCAGAGAGGACCAAGGCATGGCGGGAGGAGCAGAAGCAGGAGGCAAAGCGTCGTGGGTTGTCACAAGCTGAATTGGCGGAGAGAAGGGTGACGGCGGAAGATTGGGGGATATGGTACAAACACACGGAGCCGCCAGAGAACCCAGACGCCCGTTCCCAACGGGTCCCTAACCTCACTCAGCGCCCTGAGAAGGGCCTCCATGGGGACCCTCCTGCTGCAAGTCCGCAAGGACCAGTCCACAGGAAAATTAAGCCTGTTCCTTCAGCGGGAACGGGGAAGGTTATTCCGCAATGGACAGATCTGGTCAACCATGGTCAGCCTGTTCCTGAAGACGTACCAAACAACTATCTTCGGAACCAGAATGGGGTTAAGACTGCGCTTGTGTGGCGAGTGGCTCGAAATTTTGTGGCGAAGGTACTCTCCAACAGCGAGGAGATCTGATGCCACTGTATACGTATCGCTGCCCTGCCTGTGCATTGGTTTTCGATGAGTCCGCTCCGCTTGCGGAGTACGACCGCCCAAGACCGTGTGAAAAGTGTGGTCAACTGGCCCCACGAGATATCGCTGCGTCCATGCCGAGTGTGATCTTCAAGGGTGATGGGTGGACAACTAAAAACCTTCGCATCAAGGGTCAGATGCAGAGGAAGAATGAGAGGTTGGACAAGAAGATGATGGAAATGAGGGGGGACGGCAAGTATGAAGGAGTAGTCCCCAATGTTGCTGGGGAGCGGACGGACTCATGGTCAGATGCCCAGAAATTGGCAAAAGATCGAGGTCTCGATGCTGGCTCTTATGACTCTATTGTCGACAAGGAGAGAAAGGGCCTCACATCATGATGATCTCCAACCTCAAAATCCCTCCGCCCAATCTTTTGGAGCGGCAGCCAAACTATATCCATCTCCAGTACAGGAACGACCCCACCATCACGGCTTACAAGGTCCGTGTGGCATCGTCCTTGGATGACGCCTATGGGACCGCCAATGGGGTTGTGGGAGCAGGGACGGAAGTCCTTTTTGTGGTGGAGAGGGGAGATTTCTTTGGGTCACAGACGATCCTGAGGAAGGGCCTCCAACAGACTGGATCTTCGGGGAATGCTCGCGGTCAAACGAGGGCTCTGTATGACCCAGAGGATTTTTTCAATCCCCCTGTGACCGTGACTGTCCCCCCGGACGATCAGATTGCCTATATTCGGACTCAGATCCGAAAAGTGTCAACAGCCTTTCCGGTGGGAGCGGACAACACCAACCAGAGTGTCATCAAGATTATCCCGCCTCCTTTCTTTATGACAACCTTTTGGCCGGTCATGTCCCTGTATGGGACAGCCCCCCAGGTGGCTCTGGCAGCAGGTTCTCTCCCAACGGAACAAACAATGCGAATTATGGTGCCGTCGTTTGTGCGGACGGTGACCTTGACGAACTTGGATGCGGGTGTTGGGCTTCTTTACTCGCCACAAGTGGACCTGCCTTTGCTGCCGTTGGCGGCAGGTAACTCAGTCTCCTCCAACATGGGGAGTGTAATCTGCATCTGCTCTGCGGGAGGTAATCCAAAATTTTCCATGGTGATGGAATTCCAGCCCCTCGGGGATCAATAGGCTCCGTTAGGGTGGCTATCTTTCCGATCGATGGGTAGAAACGGAGAAAACAATGCCGTACATCGTGATGCGCCGGACTGATATCCCCAATGGGGTCCTCCAGGTTGTGGACTTGAAGCCCAACACCTCGCAGAGGAATATTCCTTATGAGCCTGGGATGGGGCAAACTGGCTACATCCGCAATATCCCGACCAGTGACACAGTTGCTACGACTGGCGCGGGTCCCATCGTGACCAATGCCCAATATTGTGGTCTGGCTGCGTATCTGATTGATCATGTGGAGGATTCTTCCACCACGGCAATCACTGCGGCGGTGGCGAATACGGCTGCTGCAACGATTATTGCCAGGCCGCAAGCAGGTTTGACCGTCACTCTGGCGAACATCAACGCGGCGTTGGTGGCAGCTGGAGCGACAGTTGGTACGGGGCTCACAGCGGGAAATTCGACTGGTTCGCTGGCAGATGTTCTCTCAATCCTCCAGGGGAAAGGTTATTGCCTTCCTGGCGGAGCACAGGTTGAGGATGCGGGCAACCTGTTTGATCCCACTGTAAGCGGATACTTCTCCGATTCTGAAGTAATCCGGACCTACTACGACACGGGATATTTCAAGATCTCCTTCGGAGAAGGAAATCTCTCAAGCTTACTCTCCTCCACCTTCACCTATGAGGGTTCGGCGGGTGCGGCCATCACAGTTTACAACAACGACGGCACGCTGTACGTAGGATAAGAGGAAACCATGCCGCACATTGTGATGAAGAGGTCCGATATCCCTCGGGCGACATTGCAGGTTTTGGACTTGCAGCCCAACGTCAGCCAAAGGAATCCCACCATTGACCCTCCAGGTCAAAACAAGTATGTCAATGCTCCCTACAACGATGTTGTTGTGACGACGGGTGTGGGGCCTGTGTACATGTACACAGAGGCTCGCGGACTTGCGGCCTGGTTCATCACCAACATCGATGATGGCACAGGTGTGCAAGCCACTGGGAGCTTCTCCATTGCGGCGGGCAATGCGGCTCCTGGAGATACTGTGATTGTGAATACGGTTGCGGTTGGAGGCCCCAACGTCACCTTTACATTTGTGGCAGGCGCTCCTGTGCTGTCCACCGATGTGACTGTGGGTGGGACTGAAGACATTTCGGCGACCAATCTGGCCAACGCAATCAACAATGCTCTCAATGGCCTGGACGTCTATGTCACTGCTGCTGCCCCTGGTGGCGGTCCTCCTTCTCCAGTGAACCTCACGGCGGTTCAGCCTGGGACTGCGGCCAACTCCATTGCGATTTCGGCTGTGGGAGCTAACCTGAGTGCCTCAGGGGCTACACTGGCCGGCGGTGTGAATGCCAATGCTCTTACCGCAGCCAACGCCAACGCCATTGCCAGCGGGATCTTGACTTCCCTCGTACGGTTTGGGAATCTCGCAACTCCAGCTGTGGCCTGTAACCTTGCGGGCGTCAATGGCATCGTTGCTGGGGTTGTGGCAACCGCGGCAATCACTTCAACTCAATTGATCGAGATTTTGGATATCCTGTCTGGTCGCTACTATGTGGCCCCAGAAGGAGTCCAAGTTGACTCCGGATCTGGGTTCGAGGTGAGCCCTGCAGTTGGAACTGCAACCGGCCCTCGATTTGTGGATCCCAGCACCAGGCACACCTACGATACTGGATCCCTCAAAATCTCGTTTGGGGAAGGACACCTCTCGGTGTTTTCGGCATCCAGCTTCATCTACAATGACGCAGCAGGAGCTGCCGTTGTTGTTTATGCGGATGACGGCTCATTGTACACTCTCTAACATTGAGTACCTGGCAAAAAAGGGATGCCACCTCAGGTGGCATCCCTTTTTTCTTGTAGCGTGTAGGTATGGCACTCCCACCCAAGCCATTTGCTCCACCTTCTCCGTCCTCTCGTCAGATCCAGTTGGATCGGGGTCGACGTCGGGAGATTCAGAACATGGGTCCTTCAACAGGACCCATGTCTCATGGCCTTGGAGTGGGTCGAGTGGTGCGGGTGGACTATTCCACCCATGAGATTGTCCTCCAAATCATTTCAGGGGAGAACGACCTCTATCAAAGGACTGCGACGACAAACTTGTATCCTGTGGCGGGCGCGAGAACCTTCATGGGTGGTCTCCCTGAGCCAGGGGATCTGTGTGTGGTGGGGTGGCTGGCAACATCCAACAAAACCCCTATGATCTTGGGGTGGATTCCGATCGGCATTTCTGCTGGGATGGAATGGCTACCTGTTCAGGACTTCTTGCCCACAGAAGTGGACATGAACCCCAAGATTCGATCCCAGTACGAGGGGATTTACAGTAGGCGGCGGTTCAAGATGAGGCCCATGAAGCCAGGGGATCTGTACTTGTCCTCCAGCAAAGGAGCTGACATCTACCTGGACGAGGGGGTCTCGATTTCAAATAGGAGGTTGTCTGAGATTCGCCTCCGAGATCAAGACCAGGCGTTGGTTTTGAGATCTCTTGTGCATTTCCAAGCACTGGGGGGTGCAAGGGTCTATGCTGGCCCAGTCCAGCGAGATGCGCGTCTTCTCCCCTTTCGGGTGATTCAGGATGGAGTGGAGTGGGACGCTCCAATTCAGGTGGAAGGGTCTACCCCTCTACCCCCCTTTGCCTTGGGATCTGAGGCAAAAGGGAAATTTCGTCCGCACCCTGTATTCCAGAAGTCGGATATTTCAAAACCATTCTTCGACTCGGGGTTTGAGGTGGACTCCAATGTGGACCCGTACGCTCTCTTGGCACGTGGTCTCTGGATCGGTCCTGACGGCTACATGCAGGATCCCTCAGCCAGGACAGATGTGGAGTATGGAGGAAAGCCTATCTATAGGGTTTCACAGTCCTCCGATGGGACTCCTCCAAATGGGGCAGGGCCCAATGTGGACACCCTGACCGAATATCGGATCGAGTTGATGCACACATCCGATGGGACGCTGCCCGTCACAGAACAAACTGAAGGTTTTGACTCAGATCGTCTCCCCAGCACAGCCACACAGGGACAAGCGACCGATGTTCCGCGTCCAATTGTGGAGTGGGCCTTGGGATCTGTGGTGGGGAACCAGCCCTTCTCTGTGCAGGAGAAGGGTCTCTATGGAATCCCGCTTCTCCCAAAAATCTTTGATGGACCCGTGCTGGACCCCAGGTTGGAGTCAGGACTTGGAGAGGACATCCATCGTCATGCCGCAACCCTCCTGAGAATTACTCCACCCCTTCGAGACCCAGGCACCAATCCCTCGGCCTTCCTTTGCATGACGAAACAGGGATCAGCGAGGGTTTTTCTCTCGGGGCCCCAGACAGAAGACTCCCTGGAGATTGCAGCTCGTGGCGGGGTGCGCATGGAGGCTGGAGGGAGGATCCGGCTCAAAGGGACCTCTCTGGAGTTGGATTTTGCAGAAGGAGATGACTCCAATCGCGCCTTCTCCGTTGTCACTCAAACGGGATCTGTACGCCTCTCGGCGGGCGGCCCAACCACCCAAGGGAGTGCCTCTGCGAGGGGGACAAACTCAAAGGTGCGGGAGGAGCAGCTTCCAGCATTGACTTTGGAAGCGCCCACCTCGAACGTGTGGGTGACGGCTGGAAAGGCAGTCAAGATTGCCTCAGGGACGACAATTCAGGTTGGAGATGCTCAAGAGGTGAGCGTCTCCGCGAAGAGGTCCTTGCGGCTTTTCTCCGACAAAATGATCCAACAGTGCAATACGCTGGATCGGACTGTTCAGGGCCAGGAAAGGACCCTCTACATTGGGCCCAAGAATTTTGTACCCTCCAATGGGCCCACACGAGAAGTTACCTTTGGGGGAACACCTGCAACGGGACAAACAGGTGGGGTCGTGGATCGCTACAAAGTCCAGTTCGGGGACAGGGAAGAAACCTTTGTGGCTGGGAATCACACCACAAAAGTGGTGGTTGGAGATTTGACTTACCAAACCGGGTTGGGAAAGTGGAGGGCTGAGGCGGGGACCAATACGCTGGAGGTCTCTTCGACGGGTGGGATCGATGGGAATGTTTTGGTGGGATCCGTCAAGATGGTTGCTGTGAGCACCATTTCCCTCCAGGGGTTGGCTGGAGCCACCATGAAGTCAGGTGCGCTGACTCGGGTGTCGGGCTCCACTGTTGTGCTGGGAGCTGTGGGAAAGACAGGGGCCATTGTGAGCGGAGCAGATCTGGATCCCCTCACAAACTTGCCACTGTCTTTCTTCAACATGGGTTCCCCAGGCCATCTCCTGGGGCCATCCATCTAATCCTTGCAGGGAGAGAGGTCTTGGACGCAATGGTACTGCGTCTTCAGGAGATCTAGCACTGCGGTGCAAGATGTGGAGTTTTTCCCTCCAGGGAGACCCAGTTCGTCGCACGTGGGCTGGATGAGAGCCACGTCGCACTTTTCAGTGCCGTTGATGACACCATCTCCACAGTAGATGCACATGGAGAGGTCCAACTCACACTTGTCTGTGCAGGGGACGAAGTTGTTTGGGCTGAACAGGTAGTAGGACCACTGGATGAGACCATATTCAGGAATGGGGTCCAGGATCATGGTGTCGCACTTGTTGTTATTGAAGCAATAGGCATTTCCGTCACACTGCTCCAGGTCACATGGGCCATCGATGATGTCGACTTCCCCATCTCCACAAGTGTCCTGAACCCCCGTGGTTGCATCTGTAGTTGAAGAGGTCGTCCCTGTTGACGTAGATGTTGCCGTGGTGGCATCTGTGGAGGACCCCATTCCCCCAGAGGAGGAATCCCCCCCTGTGGAGATGGTCCCTGTCGTTTCGGATCCACTCGTCGTGGGGTCTGTTCCAGTGGAACTGGAGGTGCCGCGTGTGCCCCCACCTGTGATGGAGGTGACACCTGTGAGATTGGTGGTCTGGACGACATCATCCATCAGACATCCAGAGAGGAGAATGGTGAGAAGCAAAGAGGTTTTGTTCATGGTAGGTTCCTGGAGAAGACTCTTGGAGAGTCTGAAAATCGTGCCCCCGTATTACCCGAAAGGACTTGGGTTTTGGAATGTTGAAGTGGCCAGCAAGGATAAGTGTTCAGGAAGCGGCCAGGATCTTGGGAATAACGGATGGTGGGGTCCGGGGGGCAATCGGGCGGGGGAAGATTCCCTCGAAGTTGGAGGGTGGAAGGAGGACCATTCAGTTTGAGGATTTGGCCTTCTTCGGGATCTATGGGACTTCGCATCCTCTCGAAAATCGGTCGCCAGGTTGGGAGCAGGCAGTGGTGAGAGTCTTTCAGACTCTTTATGGGGAGATCGAGATCTCCAAGAGGGGAGATCCTGAGGCGGATACCGAGGAGACAATTCGGATCCCAGGACCCAAGTGAACCTCAACAGAGGTGGGCCCTTCGATTCGCAGAACCCCGTGCCCCCCTGGGGAGGAGCTGGTGATTTTTACGGTTCCCTCAAAACGAGAGATGTTGATTCCATGTGAGGAATCAATGGGCGAAGGGTTGGTAGGTACGGACGTGGGAAGGGAAGGCAGGGCAGGTGGGGCGGGGGGAGCAGGGAGAGCGGGCAGGGCAGGTGGGGCAGGTGGGAGGGAAGGTTTCTGGGAGATGGAGTCCAAGATGGAGTTCATCTTCCGTGCGATGGAAGAGCCAACCTGGTCTCCACGAGCTACTTTGTAGCAAGTGGAGGAAGAGATCTTATCGCTGTAGAGTGATAGGAAAGTCCCCATGGACCACTCGCGCTCCTTGAGAAGAGCCAGGAATCGGACGGTCAGCTCTGGGGTCTCTGCTGGTGAAACAGGTTCCACAGGTGACAAGGACTCCGTGGAGCCCGAATCCGTGGATGACAACATGGATGGGATGGTCTTGAGGAGCTGAACATAGTCCAGGTCATCTGGTGAGAACATGGGTGATGGTGGATCTGTGGTGGGGGTCTTGGGGGCCCGAGTCACCTCAAGTGCGGAGGACAGTGTGTCTAGGTTGATCCGTGGAAGGATTCGGGGGATATCCTCGATATGGATGGCGATCTCTCCCTCACCAGAGGGAGCTAGATCGCCACGTGGCCCCACTCGTCGGACGAGATCGGCATTGTCGAGGGCCCATTCCTCAATGTCTGTGATCTTCTGGACGCCATAGCCGAGAAGCTCTCGCGCAAAGACGAAGCCCTGGTCATGGAGAAGGCGGGTGGCGGAGGGGGAGATGGCCATGTGCGATGGTATACCCTGGCGCTTGTAAGGTGAGATGACACGTGCTACTCTCGCGGCATGGAACACACCACGTGTGGAGAGAAAGATTGCGGTACAGTCTCCTGCTACGTCAGGATGCGGCGCCAGGGGGTCAACTGTCCTCGCTGCAAGCAAGCTAAGGCTCTCTATGAGAGAGCCCGAAGAGTTCTTCCCCCAGAGCTTGTGGGGGCAGGAGATCCCGAAAGGGTAGCAGAAGACATTATCATTCAGACACTCCTACTCAGTTCAGAGGGGAGGCCGCTCAAAGAAGTAGCGGAAATCGCGGGGGTCCCAGTTTCGAGGTTGTATCGAATGGGACCTTCGCCAATTCCTCCTGTGTCCGCCTCCCCCAAGTGCGGGGAGCTGCGAAAGTATCGGGGTGGGTGTCGGTGTGATGCGTGTAAGGAGGCGAATCGTCTCCATTCATATAAGTATCGACCCAAAAAGGTGGGGAAGAGAATGTCTTCCATCCTCCCACACCAAGACGTGGGCGTGGCGGTAATGTAGGGATGATGCGCGATGATACAGACCGGATAGGAGAGATTCTGGAGCACCTGAGGAAGTTGTCTGAGGCAGTGCAGACACTGATCCGTCTCCAACTTGGGGAGGGTGGCTCCAAAGAGAAGTCTCAAGAAAATTCCAAGGTAATTAGCCCAATCGTGCCTGAGGATGTGGAGGTCATCGGGAAGGACTTGAGCATATCTCCCTTACACTGTGAGGTAATGTGGGAGATTAAAACCTCCCTCACATCTCTGAGAGTTGGGGAAGGAACTTCTTTTGTTACCGAAAGTCGAGGTCTCGTTGAGGCTTCAAAGATTCTCGTAGGGCAGAGAATAGCCCTCGTTCATGGGGTGGGGGAGTTTTCTTTCTGGGAATATGTGGAAGTCCTTGAAGTTTTGAAGAAAGAGGGTGGGGACGCCAAACGAATTGACAGTGTATCTCCAGTCTTTGCGCAGTTGGGGCCAGAAAAATGGGTCCTTCCGGTAGGTCCGGTTGAGGATCGGTGTCTGCCTCCAGAAAAGGTTGGAGATGCGGATCCGGACGAATTTGACGAAGTTCTTCGTCAAGTTGAGAGTGCAGGTTTCAAAATCAAGGCAGTGTCGAACTTCGTCCTCGATGGGAGTTCGACTCGGGAATATGTGATAGAGGGTCTCCCTAAATAGATAGGGAGAGGCCCCTGAAAGCCTCTCCCTATCTCCTCGCTGCGGATCGTTATCGACGGGCAGCAGTCTTCTTTTTCTCCGAAACTACAATCGGAACATCCACAATGGGCTGCTTCAGTTCCGAGGGGGAAGATGCCTCGACAGTTGGCCCCAACTCAGTCCTGGACCTGTCCAGAAGTTCGGTGAGATTGTCCGTGGGGATGCTCGTCCACACCTCCTTGAGGTCCGAGAGAGCTTCGAGTGCGATGGGGATGATCGTGGCAAGGAGCTGGTTGCCCTCTGCTGTCATCACTGCCTTCTCTCCCCGAGCAGCAACAGTTTGGATTTTGCTGGCCGTTCCCTCGCCGAACTTGCTGTCCAGCAGGTTGGCGAAAACGCCCGCAAGGGCGTGGACTACCGCGGGGGAAGCCAGGTTGAGGAGTGTTTGAGCAACTGGGTGCTCCACAAACTCCTCTGGGACACCTGCCTTCTTGAGGGCCATGGAGAAGGTGGCCGTTGTAGCATGAGCAGCCTGGACCAGGGCGATGTCCTGTGCTGCCCCTGAGAGGGCCGATGCGGCCATGGAAAGGGTCGATTGAGTTTCAGAAGTCATCGTGCGCCTAATACCCAGATATGGGACTCATGGTTTTCATCCCATGAGAGATTCCAGAATGCAGGATCCGCAAGCTCTTCTGGAGTCTCCACAAAGGACGAAGGAAACACCAAACGACAGGGAAGATTCCCACAGGTGCGTGAAATCTCCACACAGGGGCCCAAGGGAAGAACCCATCGATCTGAGCCCGCGAACAGAAGTCCTGAGGTAGGAGAGGTGAGCTTCTTCGCTGGGGCCACATCCCCTCTCACCACAATTGTCAATCATACTGGGTTTCGGGAGGGGTTGTGTGCGTGGTCCTTGATGTGCGCGACAAATGATGAGGGGGAAGGTCTCGGCTTTGTGAGAGCCTTGTGTGTAGAGATCTCCAGAGCTTCAGCCTCCTTCAAGAAGACCTCGGCGTGGTCCTGAACGTGGGGCCAGAGGGACTGAATGAAGTCCGTGCCCATTTGGGCGAGGACTGATTGAAGGGCCTCTCGACTCCATTGTTGGAGGCGGACGTTTTGGAGTCGGACACCCACGGCGTGAGCCGCGATGGGCGTGAGGACCATGAGGATGGATTGGGTCGCTGGGGACTCGGGGAGACCCATCCGTTTGAGGAGGTGGGCCGCTAGATGTGAAACGAGGGCAGCAGTTGCGCGTCCCCCGATGCCTATGAAAGCTTCTACAGTCTTCTCTTGCAACATCTTCGCGGTTTTTTGGGCCTCTTCTGTCTTCCCAGGTGGGGAAATGGTGTTATCTTCATGGCTAGGAGCGTCGTTGGAGACCTCCGCAACGTCTACGTTCTTATATATGTGGGCGTAGAACACCTTGGCATCGCCGCTGACTTGGGCATCGCCGTAGACTTGGGCATCGCCGTAGACTTGGGCATCGCCGTAGACTTGGGCAGTGCCATAAATTAGGGCTTTGCCATAAACTAAGGCTTTGCCTGACACCTTGGCATCGCCGCAAATTATGGCGTTGTCAAATATCTCGGTTTCTTCACTCACCATAGCTGAGTCGTAGACTTTGGCCTCGCCATAGACCTCGGCACGGCCAAAGACCTTGGCATTGTCGTAGACTTTGGCATTGCCGTAGACCTGGGCGTTGTCATAGACTTCGGCGTCGCCATAGACCTGGGCGTTGTCATAGACTTCGGCGTCGCCATAGACTTCGGCGTCGCCATAGACTTCGGCGTTGCCGCCAACCTTGGCGTAGACCTTGGCGTTGCCGCCGACCTTGGCATTGTCGCAGACATTGGCGTTGTTGAGGACAATGGCATTGCCGCAAACAATAGCATTGTCGCAGACATTGGCGTTGTCGCAGACATTGGCGTTGTCGCAGACATTGGCATTGTCGTAGACTTTGGCATTGCCATAGACCTGGGCGTCGCCATAGACCTGGGCGTCGCCGCAGACAATGGCGTTGCCGTAGACAATGGCGTTGCCGTAGACTGCGGCGTCGCCATAGATCTCAGTGTTGCCATGGACCTGGGCCAAGTTCGTGACCTCGGCCTTGTCATGGACCTTGGCGTTGCCGTGGACCTTGGCATTGCCGTAGACACGGGCTCCCCCAAAAACTACTGCCAGAGGTCCAACATAGGCTGTTTGGTCCACATGGGCTGTGGACTCCACCCAACCCCCGCCATTCGTATGGCGATGCCATTTTTTGGCGAGAATGGCGTCCACCTGAAGAAAGGTTTGATTGGACCAGAGAGCATCATAGACCGTTTTAGTCCAACAGTGGTTTGTGACCCACGCAACTTGGACTCCATCACGAGTGAGGACCCCCCATTGGGGGTGAATATGGGCATTAGGGAACTCCTCCCTGAGTTCTTCCCGTGCCTCCTCCCCCCAAGCCTCGGGGAGGTGGATTAGGATGAGGGTTGGTGACTGAAATATCGAGTGGGTTCGCAGATTGTCCAAGTCGTCGAGGAGCTTTTGAGACCAGATGCTCTTTTTTGGTGGAGGCTGAGTTGGTGAGGCCCTCGTCCATTCTTCCCCGTGGTGGAAAGAAATCTTGACCTCCTCGGCATCCGTGAAGAAGGACAACGACTCCACGGGCCCCTCTACGATCGTCCTGGACACCGAATCCCAGAAGGTAGAGTTGTTTTTTGCAGCAGAGATTTGCTGCGACACCTCACTTGATTTGATTGGCATGGAAGTGATCGTGCTGCGTTCCACATCTTTTATGTGGGTTTGGAGCAAGATCTCATCCAAGATCTTCTCAAATTTGATTGGTGTGTTGGTCTCAACTCTTACTTGGAACGATTGTGGATTCCGGGAAAAGATGTTGATCACAACCCAGACGGCAATCAAATCCCGAATCCTGTAGGATACCGACTCCATTCGAGTCGGAATCCTAATATCCAGGGAGCGTCGGAAGGATAGGTCGGAAAGGAGAGAAGTGACCTGTTGGAGTATCCTGTTGAAGGATACAGATGCCGTGACCCAGGTGGGGAGGTCCCACACAGTAGGGGTGGTCTTGTAAAAATCGTAAATGGAGGGCATCGGGGTGGATACCCAGAACCCCACAACCTGGTCAGAAATCTTCAACCAGTTGGAGGATCAGGTCGGAAGCCATGTCTGAATCCAGCGGGGGGATTTTGTCGGATTTTGAACGGAACGCGGTCAGGCGAGCAAGAGGAGTGTATTTCACAGCGATGTGTGGTTTTGAGGAGATCTGTTCAGGACCAAACATCAAGCTCAGCTCAAGTTCGTCTGAAGAGACGACGAAGCTAAATCCCTTTTTCTGTACTTGCCAAGATTCGTCGGGGAACAATGCTCTCAGCTTGGCAATCAGATCCCGAACCACGGAGGACAAGTAGCTCTCCATCAGATCTGATAATTGGTTGTGAAAAGATCGAGATGAGGCGGTCCTAAGGTTCGGACGCAATGGGACTCGGGGATGTGCCATGCACTTCTCCCGTAGAGTCACAGAATATTGGGGTCACTGGGGGCGCCAATCTGGGCGACAGCGAGTCCAAGTAGCCTCTCCCACAGGGAGGTTTTTGATGGCGCTCAGATTTGTGCTGAGGTAGAGCACCACATCCGCAAGATCACGGACACATGCTCCAACCATCGGTTGGAATCCCGTGGGGGAGTTGAGGATCACCACGTCCCAACACTGGGGAGCGGTTTCCAGGTGCCTCCGAAGGAGCTTCATGCAGGGAAGGCCGTGTCCTTCGGTGTACAGAGACTCAAGGGAAAGCCTCCCCAGAAGCTCGGGGATCTTCTTCATGTCTGCCAATTGCGTCGCAGGCAGAAGGTCTGGAGGTGGGGGGATATCATAACGAGGACGCCCCGCTGCATTCATATCGGCAGGGATGGGGCAGAATGGGGACTTCGGGGCAAAGGGATTGCGGGCCACAGCAACGCTATCCGGTCCCTTTTCTGTAAGATCCACCAGAAGGTCCAGGATTCCAGGCTGGGTCCACGGGACCTTGTAGTGGAAGGCCCACCTGTGGGAGAGCTTCGGTGTGTCAATGTCCATATCAATGATCAGGGTCTTGATCCCGAACCGGGCCAGGTTGTGGCCCAAAGTCCCACAAGCCCCTGTACGATCGTCTCCGCCAAAGAAGTCGCGGTCCACCCCACCAAAGAAGTCGTAAACTGTTGCGATAGTCATCTCCTTCTGCATGGAGAGGGTGCCCTTTCCTGTCCGCTTGAACTTCCCCTTGAGGGAGGTGATCTCCCGTGCCTTGAGGCAAGCATCCAGGGTCTCCTGGGCGGATCTGCGGTCCGCCGGGAAGAACTGATCAAAGAGTTCTTCTCGTGTAAGCCCCGGGGCGAGGCGTAGGACTTGGTGTCGGCGTAGTGATGGCATTATATGACCTTGAACCCTAGCCCGAGAAGATCCCCCGGACGAATGGGATTGGCTCCACATTGGAGGTTGAACACTTCTCGAAGCTGTGGGGGATCTCCTATGAGTTCTGCTCCCCCGTTACGGGAATCCGACACTAGGAGCCGCCACACCTCCGCATGTGGGTCCCTTTGAAGGGAGAGGCAGAGGTATCCTCCAGGAAAGGGATGGTGCAGACCTTCAATGTGCCTCTCTGAGGGGATCATTTCCTCCTCGACGGTGGAGAGGAAAATGATAATGGCGGTCTTTCGCGGGCTCTTGCCCGCCCCAGAGAGGCGGGGTTTCCTCAAGTCGCCCCAGGCCCGCTGCACTTGGGGCAGCGGTCGTTGCTCCACTGGATTTGGAGGAATCCAAGGTTGAAAAGACAATGGGGGCCGTCGTACCAGAAGTGGTCCTGACCGAAACCTTCCCACTGCCTGGACCACCACAACGCCCAGCATGTGGTGTGGGAAGTCCACCAGGAGACCTTTTCTGGGTCCCGACTCTGAAAGAAGATTCCCGCAGAGGAGCCATCAACTTTCAGGACGTACCTCCCGAGGCGCTTGTTGTGAGGTTGGAATTTGGGTTTGGTTGCGAACAGGATCATGTGCCCTTTTTGAGGTGCTGTGAGACCATCATGAAAATAAGGATGTCTCCCCACGACACGAGAAAGAAAAAGGCCCCCTTCAAGACCAGAGAAAATACTGATTTCTCATGGGGAAAGAGGAAGATGGCGATCAGGATCATCTGAGCAAGACAGACTGCCGCCGTGAGCCCCAAAATGAGATATCTCTTCATCCAACACCTCCGTAGGTCGTGCGCTCCAGACGCCTCTTAAGGAACTCACCGATCTCAACAGTCAGTGCTTTCTTCTCGTGAGAGGGTGGGCCAAAGACGTCCCCGAAATTGGTATCCGCAAGGTACTTCAGGGTGCGTTCCATTCGTGAGGCGGCCTCCTCGAACGAGGTGCCGGCCACAGGAGGCAGAACCTCGGCCCACACACCCATGGATGGGAACCGGGAACTCATGACGATGGGGGACCCGAGAACAGCCACCCCCCCCCCCCTGGAAGGACCGTGATGGGTGACATTGCGAAGGCTTGGTGTCGAAGCTGAGTCATGGGTCGTGAGTAGCACGTGACGTGCTGTGTTACACGGGGGTTGAGGTTCTGGGCGCTCCCGGCAGGACTCGAACCTGCATACGAGGGATTAGAAATCCCTTGCCTTATCCAGTCGGCCACGAGAGCGTGGTTTCTTCAGCGGATCTCTCCCGAGATGATATCAGGGGCCCTTTCGATCCCAGGCTCCCGGGGAGCAGGGATCGTTGGAAGGTGTGGATGGAGATACTCCGCCGTTGCCAGCCGATTTTCCATCACGGCAATGACCCACTGTCTCGTGGTGTCGTCCGTGGGGTTGGTGTCGTCGGACATGATGTCCATGTGTAGCACGTCCGTCGCGGACTTACACTCGGAACTTGGAAGAATCCCAGAAGAGGCGGAGGCTGAAACGGAGTTTTCTCACCTCGGAAGCTGCGCGAGTGGCGACAACCCGACTGGGATAGGGGCCATAGGATGTCCCCATGGACCAAGTGGGGTCTGTAGACCTCTCATGTTCGAGCGATTTTGAGGGGTCCACACTAACTCCAATTTTTGTGCGGCGGCCTGCACAGAGGACATAGACCCACCACTGGAGGGGTTGATGTGGGTACGAAGTACGTATGGCAGTCACGCACATCACTTTTACCGGAGTGGATGGAACCGTTTCAGGGTCTGACCTTTTTCAGTGGGCCAAACGGTTGCCTTGCTCACCATTTCAGGTGGAGCTGGGGTTTCTCTTCTCCTTGACCCGAGAGGGGTCAAGTCGATATCCGCAGATTGACCGCATTCCGTTCTTCTTGGAGATTGGCATTGACATTGGAGTTCGTACTGCGGTGCATGTGTGTGGGGAGGCTGCACGGTTGTTGGCTTTCGAGGGAATCCTCCACCCAAGACTCTCTCCTCTCGTAGACTTGTGTGATCGAGTCCAAATTAACGTGGACTGGGAAGGGAGGGATCTGGAGAAGGGATTGGAGGTGATGAAGGGGCACCCCACAATAGGGTGGATTCTCCAGAGCCGTGATGCGGAGAAATTTCCAACTCCGCCAATTCCCAATTTGTTCTACCTCTTTGATGCTTCTGGGGGTAGGGGCAAGGAACCCGTGGCATGGCCTCCATGCCCAAACGATCAGTGGGTCGGGTACGCAGGGGGGTTGGGCCCTGGGCGGGTTGGGCCTCTCTTGAAGGAATTGGAGCAGAAGTCTCCTGAGGGGAAGTTTTGGGTGGATATGGAGAGTTCCCTTTTTGAGGATGGTAAGTTTGAGTTAAGTCGATGCACGGAGGTGCTCCATGAGGCCAACAAATTGATTTTTTGATTGATACTTTGTGGGAGGGGAAAGGAGAACCCACCTTTGGTACCTTCCCCACACGATCTCAAGCAACAAATTGCTCGCAAAAAGGCAGCTCAAGCTGTCCTTGAGTCTCGCCGACGCAAGGCTGCCGCTCACCGAAAAACTCAAAAATCCCTCGGGAAAGTCGCACTGCAAGACAAGCTTGCGGATGCGGTGGAGTACAATCGAGGTCGCGGTCGGCCAAAGGTCAGTGATCCCCTAACTTTTTGGATCCCGTGGTTCAACGAGAAAGTACGTCCGGTCTACCAGAAGTTGTGGAAGTACATCCTCAAGTACCGCGAAGTAGCCAGCCCCTTGGGGATCGTTCGCGGGTGGTCAGGTCAACGCGGAAACCCTGCACTCATGGTGAAGACGTGGGTTTCCCCAGAGGACCTGACTCAGGTTCCAGATATACTTGTGAACTTGGACATGGACGTGGTGGGATTGATTGAGACATACGCCACCAATCCTCGCGCAGTGTGGGTCAATCCTTTGGTGGATCCGTCTGGAGCAGCCAAGATTGCTGCTCACGTGAAGGCCATCATGGTTTTGGCGGACCAATTCTCCAATGTGGTGGTTTCTGGAATTGAGCCACAGCAGTTTTGGAAGAACTGGAAGAGCGCCAAAAGTCTGGCCCGTATGTTCTACAACCAGTCAATGGCTTTTGCACAATACGACACTGCGGGAGAAGTAGACAAGTTGGCTCAAAAGCTCCTCTCCCAACGGGGGGATTTGCGGTATCGGCCCCAAAGGGTCGTTCCCTCAATCTAAGAGGACACGGTGGTTCTAGTACCACCCACTCGATATGGAGGTCTGGGGGCCGGTCCTGGTTGGGTCCGGCGATACGAAGCCCAGACCTCCATTCCTTTGTCTGGGTCCAAGTCGATCCTCATCGATCCCGTTCTTGGATCCCCCTTCGTTTTTCGTATCGTCCCTCCTGAAGTGCTTGTGGAAGCAATCTCGGGTGGAGCTGCAGCACGTGCAGGAAATATCTTCGATCGCCTCCTGGCAGATCAGCGACAAGCTGTCCTGGATGGGATTCCAGCAGGCACCGCATTGACAGACCAGGAGCAGACCCTCCTGGGAACGAGAGTCCCAAACTCTCCCCAGGGAGTGGTGATTGCGTCTGCGCTGCGTGCAACGAATAATTTCGAGAGGACCAAACAACGCCAAAACAAGGCGAGGCAGCTTGTCCCCCGGCGTGGGGATGACAGTGATGTCCCCTTGACGGATCCGTTGGTGGGTGGAGATGGGAAGAGATTCTCCCCTCAGCGAGACCGATCCTCCACAGCCAATCAGCTCGCGGTCGCGGACACCAAGCAATCCCGGGGCATCATGGGACAGCTCATTGCGTTGGCGTCGACCCCACCCCTGACGTTGCTCATCAATCCTCAAAGTCTCACTGTCACCTACACGAAGAAGCAGTCCTATCAGGATCGGACGAGGACGAACTACCTCTTCCAGAGTTGGGGTGAGGATCAGCCCAAACTCTCTGTGCAGGGGAGGATAGGAGCCTTTGTCGCAGGTTCCGTGGCGGCCTCTGTGGATGCCTCAGGGCAGAGAGTCCTGAGCACAGAGGCAGCTTCGGGGGTCCAATTTGCCACGAAGAGGGATTCAGGGGCGTTCCAGAACCTCATGAACCTGATGACGGTGTACCGCAACAATGCCTACATCTATGACCTTGTGGGGAGGTCCGAGGCCCACTGGTGGATTGGGAGCATTCAGATCGAATACGACCAATACATCTACCAGGGTCAATTTGATTCGTTCACGTACTCTTACAGCGACGATCGGCAGGGCGGCGGTCTGGAATTTGGGTTCGAGTTCACCGTGTCTGCCATGTACGACACATGCCAGGATGTGAGTGTCGTTCCAGTGGGGAGCAACCAGCAAGCCTCTCCCCTCCCAGTGGGGGAAGCTCCTGCGGTCTACTCTGGAGAAGCCGAAGGCGGGGAAGGAGGACTTCTCCTCAACCCCGCCTTCCGTCGATGACTCAGAGTCCGAGCGCCGCAATCTCCTCCGGGGTGAGCTTGGAGAGCGCCCTCGCCCGGCACTCCATCTTCTTGTGGGCCTTGAAATCTTCTCCGTAACGAAAGTCGGGGAGGCAGGAGCTCGGGTTGACAGCGATGGCGCGGTCCCCAAAGGTGAGGACGAGAAAAGTCTGCTCCTCAACAACTCCAGGGCGACCCATGACTCCAAGGCCAGTCGCCGCGATATCCGCAACAGCCCTGGTTACGCTGGTGTATCGAGGGATGAGGCTTCCTCGTCCCTCAGTCTTGTCGCTGTCCTCAAACACCACAAACCTGGTTGCGAGTGTCACCGTAGGGTCGTGGTCGGAAGTGATGAGTTCTTTAAGAGTCAGAATGTCCATGGTCGGTTTCCTCGCCTGAAGTGTAGCACGCCAACTCCCGGGTTACACGGCGGTCGTGAAGAAAATCTCCCCACGGGGACGGATACACTCCTGGGGTACACAAGGCGTGTACCACAAGGCTACGATATCCAGGGGGATTCCGGGAACTCTCGGGAAGGTGCGGGAGGAACTGGAGGAGGCAGAAGATGCGGTGGAGCAGGGTTCACACATTCTTCTCGCGGTGGAGTTGTCGGACATCTTCTTGGCGTTGCGCCAAGTCGCGCGTGGCTACGGATGGACTCAAGAAGATCTGTCTTCAATGGCGGACATCACGGAACGAGTCTTCGAGTCGGGGCATCGTGGTGGTTTACCGCTTTCGGCGCACCACCAGCTCCCGAATCCAGGGCGATGTCGAGAGATCGTGGCGCTTTTGAGCGCCATGGATTTTGGGGCGAAGAGGTGGAAGACCTTCGGCACGGGATACGCGGTGGCGAGGTTTGGCGAGCATCACAAGCTCCACATCTGGCACCCTGAGTTCGCAGATTCGCACACAGACTTTGGGGGGATTCACAGCCATGCCTACCACTTGGAGAGCACTGTGCTCCATGGGGCCATGAGGACTCGAATTTGGGGGAAGGATCCTTCGGGCCCTCCAGAACATTGGAAGTTGTGCTGTGGAAGTGGGGAAGAGTTCGTGGGTGCCGTGGTGAGGGCAGAGTTCGAGGTGGGGGAGGGGTATACCTATGCTCAGACGCAGGGATCATTTCATGATGTGGTGGGGCCGATTCAGGCAGTGACCTGGGTGTGCAAGAACAGCAAGGATGGTGAGGCATGGTTCATCCACAAGGGTCGGCCAAATCCGTATCTCAATCCGCGGGACCTCACACGCCAACAGGAAGCTGTGGCGAGGGAAATGTGGGGGAAGGCCCTCGTTCGTTGGTCGACTTGACAATCGACTGGACCCTTGCAGGAGAGGCGATTCGGTTCTACCAGTCCAAAGGTTACGTCCACGTTTGGACCCCATGGATTGTTTCTCGCCGCTACATCGACGCTACACTCCCCGTGGGAGTAGATCCTTTTCGCTGCGGATATGGATGGCTCGTAGGGTCCGCAGAGCAAGGATTCCTTGCAATGGCTCCCCATCTGAAGAAAGGGCAGCGCTATGTGTCCGCGGGTCCGTGCTTCCGACCAGAACATGACCCGTATCAGCTCAAGTGGCCATACTTCTTCAAAGTGGAGCTTTTTTCATTTTGCAACGTAGCCCAGCAATTTGTTGACGACGCTAGGGAGTTCATGGAGAGTCGCCTCCCCATCCAAGTCGAAAAAACCTCCGCCGGAACGGACTTGATGTGTGGCGGCATCGAATTGGGATCGTATGGGAGCCGTCAATCGCCCGAGTTGGGCGATTGGAGTTATGGGACAGGACTCGCACTCCCTAGGTTTTCGATCGCCCAAAGAGTCTACGGACGACTCTCTTGACCCTCTCCCAGGGAGTTTCCCAGGGGAACTCCTGGGCCAATTTCAGTTGAGCATTGTGGAGTTCTTGGCATTGGAGTCGCTGATAATCCCGCATGGCCATGCGTTGCTGGTGGTCCCGCTCCGACCTTGCATATCCGACCAGAAAGTGCAGAACCCCAGGGATTATTTCGTAGTCCTCCCATGAGGATCCGGGAGGAACGATGGTATTGAAGTAGGGCTCAAAAGAAGAGAAGTCCGGGAGGTTCCGGACTTCTTGGACAGTTTGCGGTTCCCTCATAAGAGGGATACCCAGGGTCACTCGATGGGGGCCTGGTCCTTCAGCTTGTTCAGGACGGGACCCATCCTGGACACGATTGTCTGGAGCTGGTCTGTGGCCTCTTTCAACTGGTCCGACAAGGTTCCGCTGAGGAGTGTCATGAGAGCGTCATCCTCGTAGGCTTCCGAAGCACGCTCAAAGGATTGGGACTCGACGGCTCGGAGGAACGTCTCCATGGCCTTTCCAGCCCCCTGGACTTCAGAGGTGATGTCGGAGATCCTGGATGTAAGATTCTTCCAAGCTTCGCGGAGGGGCTTTCGGAGCGTCTTGGCTCGTGCAGCGGCACCTGCCTGGGCGGCGCGGAAACTCATGTACTGCTGGGTGATCCGTTGGAGGTCGGGGAGGAAGACAGGATTCGTCTGGAGAAGCCCCCAGAGAACCTCAATGTCCGAGGAAGCCTTCTGGAAGTCATCTTTCCCTGTGAGGACAACGTTTTGGTAGGGGTGGGCAGCTGAGGTGAGATCCGAATAGAGCTGTGCTTCGCCAAAGGTCAGCTCATCGCGCATGGCTTCCGCAGCCGCAATCAGCTCCTCCTTTTTGGACTGAATGGTATCCAAGAAGTCTGCGAGTTCTTCCTCATCCTCCACCTCCTGGAAGAGATATTCGAGGTTCGTGAAGTACGGACCGACGAGATCCACCAACTTCCAGAAACGAGCGTCGGCAAGATCCGCTGCAACCTTCAGCTCTTGGCGGAGGAGCCGAGCAAAGGTAGGGTCTGAAGAAGCGAGGCGATAAGCTTGGTGTGCGATCCGGTTCATCTCGAACTTACGACGAGATAAACGGAAAAGCGACTGCCACAGATGTTGGGTGCAGCTCCTCGAAAATCCTTCGGAGAATATTTACAAAACGGTCTTCCTCGTCCTCTCGGACTTTCTGGTGTACGAATTGTGTCCCTTCTCCGAGGACCTTCCTGTAAGCGTCTCGAATTCTATTCTGCTCACGGGCACGAAGTTCAGGCGCAAAGGCGCAGGCTCGGGCCTGGAGGAGGAGAAGAAATTGAAGCTCGATGGCCTCGAAGGAAGATCCCCACATTTTTGGGGTTGAGAAGATGGAGAAGATGGATTCATCCGCCCAATCCCGAATCGTTTTCTCATCCATGTTTCTGGGTCCACCGCGTGAAGAGGTCGGCGATCTCAAAGATTCGGCGGACGGACTTGTCCGCCGTGGGAAGATCCGTGATGTCCGCCTTGCATTCCAGGTCAATTGCAGGAACCTTTAGGGTGTCCTCCACCCAGAGGGGCAGGGGCCCCAGGAGGCGGGGCTGTGCCAGCGAGTAGTGGCCGTCTTCCTTACGGATGTAGTAGCCGTGCAGCACAACGTGGAGCCACTCCTGGTACACGAACCCCACATCGAAGGGGGTCGACAGACCATCCTCCTCGAAAATGGAGGCTGCCAGATCCCCAGAGTGGGCACAATGGGTGCCCGCCAGAATCCCCTCCGCGTGCATCGAGATGACCCCCGCGATCTCCTCCTGGAAGGCAATCTCCAAGATGTCAGCCTGGATTCGGCGGCAGAGGTCCACCATCTCGGGATGCCGGAGGGCACCTCGCCAGAGGCGAAGATTCTCAGGCTGAGCCTTCGCTTCCATGGCGGAAGAGAGGAAGGCGTGGTTCATGTTCCCTTCGGCATCAATGCCTCCAGGGTCTGGGTTGATGTGGCGAACCACCCAGAAGGGAGGATGGTTGGCCGGAACCACTGGCCCATCCTGGCCTTCGGGCCAAGGACCTGACTGCGGCCCCGACTTGAAGGACGGACCAAAGCACAACCCCCTCACCAGTTCGTGGACGGCCGTCTCCGCAGCCCACTCCGCCACGTGGATCCCCGAGACGAGGATGATGGCCGAAGCCTTCTGGAGGTTGCCGCGGCCCGGATAACGAGTCCACCGAAGGTTCGGCATGGATGAAATGTAGCACGACAACGCTCATCTTACACATGAGAAAGTTGGTGTAACATCTGCCTACATGTGCTACACTGTCTCCATGCTCTTCAGCATTGTGAATCTTCTGGTCCAGGTCTCCTTGGTGGGCCTTCTTGTCCTGGCGTTTCTCCAGCCCTCGCTCCTCATGGCGGGGTTGCTTGGGGCCGCGATCGTGTGTGATCGCGTCTTTCGCGCCGGGTTCAGGTGTCCCCAGGGGCCACGATGCCGCTGAAGACAGCGGGCATGGCAAAGGGGATCAGAACGACCACCCAGGACCACTCCACGAAGCCCAGCAGCTTGGCGACAATGACCGCAATTCCAATCACAGCCCACATGGCAAGCCTCACACGCGGACCTGGGGTCCAGTGTTGGTCTGGTTGACGGACTCGTACCACTCTTCCCACCCAGGGAGTAGAGAGTAGAGGACATCCACTTCGGGGAGCGAGAACCCCGAAGCACGACAGGTATCAATAATCTGGCGGGCCCGCATTAGACAGACGGAGGCTCGCCGAAGAATCGAATCGACACGGAGTTGGAGGAAGGTGGACTGGACATTTCGGAAGGAGACGTCACACTTCTTCCGAAGTTCGGGGTCTTGGAGTGCCTTCTCCAGCTCTTCCTGGCAGGCGGCTCGCTCGGATCGGAGATGATCCACCAGAGCCTTCACAGTGAGGTTTCGACTCTCCTCGAAGGAGAGTTCAGGGCCATCATCTCGGATGGTGTCCTCCTCCAGATTTGCTCCACCCACCTCAAACTTTCGCCCCTCCGCAAGGAAGGGCTTCCCCAGACCTGGGGCGCGAGTCACACCCACGATCGGGCCCTCAACGCGCCATGCGCGCTGTCCCATGGACACGACCTGAAGGGGTCCGCAGAGGTAGGACCCCCACGAGGGGGAGCTGAGGACCGCAAAACGGCCCTGAACCCGTGCGATTGCATCAGTCTTCCTCATAACCCAGGTGTAGCACGTCACTCCCTGGATTACACAACGAAAATATTCTACGATGGGGGTGTAACTTAGGCTCTGCCGTGCTACACATGAGACATGCGTCCTGACATGCACAAGGTTCTGACGGAGCGTCCGCGTGAGCATCGTCGTAAGGGGGAAGGGTCTTTCTTCCATGAGATTCGGCCCGCTCGTCGTGGGCCTCAGGTTCGGGACATGGAGGAGGCAGAGGACCTGCCCTCCTCTCCCTCGGGTGAGGGGATGAGGCGTGCAGCCTCAGAGGTGCTGAGCTACGACCGGAAGACCTTCTCGGACCTCCTGGGCCCTCTTCGTCGGTTCCTCGCCTCTCAGGCGGGGCGTCCCTGGGACAAGGTCCAGAGCGAGATCTCGAAGCACCTCCCGCGCCGTGGCAACACGGTCCAGGCTCACATCTGGCAGCACATCGACCACCTCGTTGAGACTCGGTGTGTTCGAGAGGGTCACCTGATCCTCGACTCCAAGGGGGAGGTCATCGTGGACCTCCATGAAGGTTCGTTCAGGCGGTGGTTCGCTGCCTTCTACGTCGCCCAAGATGGGATCCTGAGGAAGGTGCCCATGTCGAAGAAGGCGAAGCCTGCGCAGGAGGACGACCCCAAGGCCCTCAAGTTCCACTGGCTCACGCGCCCCAAGGATGGGCGTGCCAAGGCGGCTGTTCGGTGGGAGGGGATCTGGTATCAGGTGGACCTGGCGGATAAGCCCAAGGTTCCGAGTCTGGATTGCATCTTCTCGGACATCTTCTTCCCCTTCCGCTTCCATGCGTCCGAACTCAATCGGTCCACGTCCTGGGAGCAGGCTCGTACTCCCTGGGGTGCGGTGGGGATGTACGCCGTGTCCAAGACCCAGATGTCCAAGAAGGGTATTCGAGACCTTCCCAAGGCTGCATGAACAACACAAACAACACATTCGCAATCAACCTCTTTGGTCTCCTCTCTCCAGAGGAGACCACGGTGTTCTCTCCAATCTCCGTCCGAACGGCTCTCCACATGGTCTACATGGGGTCAGCCAACGCCACCGCTGTGGATCTTCGCAAGGCATTGGTCCTCTTTCCAGGAGAGCGTCCGTGGGTTCCTTCGAGGTTCCGACACCTGCGGTTGGACGTCGCCAACTGTGTGTGGGTCAAGGACCCCGATCCTACTCTCTCGACCTATCGAGAGACGCTGCTCCGGGAATTTGGAGCTGATGTGGGGGTTCTTCCAAAGGAAGCTTCCTCAGCCGCCGCTGTGGTCAACGACTGGGTTGCGGAGAAGACAGGGGGGAAGATCCCTCAGATTGCGGATGCCTCCTCCTTCCAGGGGGTGGGCATCGTCCTCACCAATGCAATCTACTTCCGCGGGGAGTGGGAGAATCCGTTTCCTCGCCATTACACCGCACCCCGTGTCTTCCACGGTTCTGCCAAGGATTCGACGGTGCCCTTCATGGATGGCACCATGAAGGTGGGGATTCATCAGGATTCCACGATGACAGTCGTGAGTATTCCATTCAGGGACTATGAAGCCTTCCTGACCATCATCATGCCGTCCAATGTGGGGGACATCCCCAAGGCGTTAGGGTGGCTAGACACCCCTCTTCGGGTTCAGGAAGTTGCTGTGGTTCTTCCCAAGATTCGGCTCGATGGGTCAGCGGAGCTGACTGGCCCTCTCACCGAAATGGGCGCGGGGATCCTCTTCCAGCCAGCGGCCAATCTCTCAGGGATGACGGGGGATCTCTCGTGTCGTGTCTCCTCTGTGCTCCACCGGGCTGTTCTGGAGTTGGATGAGGATGGGGCGACCGCCGCTGCTGCAACTGCGGTTCTCATTACGCGGGGGATTCCCATCATGGATCCACCCAAGGTGGTGGTGGATCGGCCCTTTGTGTTCGCCCTGGTGGACGAGGTGGGGACGATTCTTTTCGCTGGCAGGGTGACAGATCTCTGATGAGCCCTGTTCCCTCGTGGGTGGTGATTTTGGGGCGAAAAGTAGCTCATTGGTGCCGCTCCATGGATTCAGGTTAAACGGAATGCCTCCACGGGGCGTTGAGGTTCTCAACGTGGAAAGGTGGCAAATTTGGAGACGGAGAAGACAATGCTGACTGACGTTCAGATCGACACGACTCTCAAGACTACCTTCGCCAACGATGAGGTCGCCAAGCGCTATCTCGACGCGGCTCAGCGTCGGACTCTCCTAATGATGTCCACCGTCCCCCCACGGATCCTTCTGGGGGTCTGCGATCATTTCAGGATGTAGCCCCGATAAGTGACACACATGGAACAATACGACTTCGAGTCCTTCTTCGAGGAAGAAAACCGGATGAATCGGGAGATGTCCTATCGCCTGTCCAACTCTCAACTCCGAATGTGGAAGCGAGGCGATGAGGAACAATTCACGATCATCGCGGATCTTTCGGAGTGGGCTCGCTCCAGAGGAGCAAAAGTCCTTGAGATTCGGTGTCCACAGTCCAATTCCGTCCTGGATACCGTCCCTCTTTGGAGCTGAGAATGTCGACCTACTTGAAGATCGCGGCCATGTTGATGGGGGGAGCTGCCGGGGATGCTGTGGGTTCCCCGTGTGAGGGAGACTCGCAGGATGATTGTCTCCGATACATCACCACTCACTTTGAGAAGTGGTCCTTTTTTGGAGTGCATCGGGGACCATGGCCCTTTGGCCAAATAACGGACGACACCCAATTGACTCTTGGTCTTGTCCGTTCATTGCTTCGATGTGGTGGATGGTCCCCTGAAGACTTTGCCCATGAACTGGTGGATCTCTTCTCCAGAGATCGCGTGATTGGATTTGGGTCAGGAACCCGAGAGGCTGTGTTGAGGCTTGAGGAAGGGACTCCGTGGTCTTCTGCTGGCAACATGGGGGACGGGAATGGTGGAGCGATGCGAGCTGCTCCCATTGGAGTGGTGGCTCCGGACCTGGCAACATGTTGTCGGTGGGCTCTTGAGCAGGCCCACATAACTCATGCCTCGCCAACAGCCCGCACTGCCTCTGCAGTTGTGGCTCTGGCTGTGGCCCTCGCACTGGAGGACACAGGCGAGTTTCGCAAGCACCCGGTACGTCTTCTCTTGAGGATTCAAGAGATTTTGGATGTTGAAGTCCCGCGGAATGCACAAGGAGCTTGGCCTGGGAAATTGGAGGAGATGGCGAACCTTCTTGCCCCCATCGAAGGTCCCTTTGGAGGTGAGGTTGGGGTGGATGCGTTTCGGGCCACAGGTGAGTGGCTTTTGTCCCTCCAATCCCCCTCAGATTGGGAGGGGATCTCGCCCTTCGCTATGACCTCAGTGCTGTGGTCTTTGGCTTGCGTTGTAACGGCTACGATTTGGGATGGGGCAGTTCCATTGGCGATGTCAATGGGTGGAGATGTGGACTCCACAGCGGCGATCGCGGGATCGGTCGTTGGAGCCCTAACTGGGGAAACCCCTCCCAAGGAGATCGAGAATCTGCTTGTAGACTATGGGGACCCAATCCCTTGGGCGAAAATCGCCCAAGATCTCTTCAATCTGAGGACGAGGCTTCGAGCCTCAAAGGAGTTGTCGTGAGAACCATTTTCATCCTCCTCGCCCTTGCCGGTCGTTTCGTTGCATTGGCCTCAGTCTTGGCTGGTCTCTTGGTCCTCATTGGAGCCGAGATTGGCCTCTCTGGGTGGCAATGCATTTTGACCTGGGCCACAGGCATCGTGATCGCCGTCACTGCCGAACTCATCTGCTCTGTAGAGTGAGAGTTCGTGGAGAATGTCTCGAATCCAGGCGGTGTACAGCGACTTGATTTCGTTGCTCTGCTGGGCGAGACGGAGCCAAGCGTCAAAATCCAGAGGGATCCGGAAAGACGGATTGTTGTCTTCGAGGGCAATCTTGTCGAAGATCTTGAAAAGGTTGGAGGCGATCGTTCCCTCGCGGTCAATCTGTTTCGCTGCCTTGGCAGCGAGGGTTTTCTGCTGCTGGCTTAGAGCCGCCTTCCATGGCCTAATCTTCGGCTGGAACTTCTGGCGAATCTCCCCCATCCTCTTGGCGACGGGAGACTCTCCAGCCATCTTGACTCGGCCTGTCCTCTTGTACTCGTCCAGTCGGCTCATCCATGTGCTTTTGGGGAGCATGGGAGGCCGAGAGATGGTCACCTCGGCTTTCATGGATCCGAGGGAAAGTCTGATCTCTCGTAACGAATTGTTACGGAGGCCCATTGCAAAGATCAAGTCGTTGGTCTCACGAAGGCATTCCTGTGAGAGGCGATCCATCGCATCCTCGGCCTCCATCTGGACAGCGGCACAGATGGTAGCCAGCATATCGATCTGATCTTTCACCTTGGATAAGGGTGAAAGATCAGAGTCGAATACTTCAATGATTTTTTTGAGAATGGCGTCTGAGGGGCTTGATGATCCCCCCTCGTTAATGTCGAGGCTCAGGACGGCTTGGTTCTCATCGAAATCGAGAGAAATGTGGGGCGATCTCATATTTGGATGCGCCCTATGAGAATTCTATTGGGTCAGAGTCCCAGGAGGTTCTTCCACCAGTTGGGGTCGGAAACCCCTCCACAGTTTGTGCAGTCGGGAGGCGGAGGCGGCGGGGAGCACGTTGTGGTTTCCTCGCAAACCAAGGGAGTCAGCCGGCACCGCTTGATGTACAGGTTTTTGACCGTGCTCTATACGAAGACACCGGAATATTCGTATGGAGGATTCCAACCCTGAGGGTCAGCGTGGGCAGTGTGGGAAGAGAGAAGGGCTCCCAGTGTTACTGGTCGTTAACTTTGGGTATGTAAGACAACATGACCCTCAAAGAGCGGCTGATTGTGTTGGTTGGATGTTCTCCTCGCACCTCACAACAAGAGTCAAGGCTTAAAACCTTGACACCTGACCACACCGACATGGTGTTGGGCTTTTTGGACGGAAATAAGTCGCAAGCACAACTTGCCAAAGAATTGAAGGTTGTGCCTTCCACAATCGGGCACAGGCTGGAGAATGTCCTCAAAATTCTGGAAGAGACTTCCCTGGAAGTGCCCGCCCCATACCCCCCTTATGAGGGGAAGAAGCCCTGGACACCTCCACCTTGGTGGTTCGGAGAAGAAAAACCCGCAACAGGGGCGGGGAGTAAGCTGGTTGAGATATCTCCAACAATCGCCAGCGATATGTTGCGGTACAACCGCAAAAACCGCCCAATGAAGAAATCACATTGGGAAAGACTTGCGCAGGCCATGTTGGATGGTGCGTTTGTTACAACTCCAGATGCGATCGCCTTCGATGTTTCTTCTAACCTGGTGAATGGTCAACATCGACTCCAAGCCCTCATTGCCGCCAATTCGTCCCTGAAATTTATTGTTAGCTGGGGTCATAACATGGATGCCTTCTGTTTTACCGATCGAGGGGCGAAAAGAACTGCGGGGGACGTTGCCAGCCTGGATGGCTTCAGGGATGGGAAAAAATGTAGGGCGATTGCCGCCCAGGCTATGGTTGTTTTGGATGCCTGGAATGGTGGAAGTGCGGATTTTTCGAGATCTCGTTTGCTTGGGGACCATGATGTCCGCAATTGGATGTTGGCGCACCGAGAGGATCTGGAACATAGCTATGAGGCGACTCGTCATTTTTTCCCTTCAGCAATCTTCGGGGCTGTACACTTCGCCGTTGGCCTTGCTAACCAGCCAAGGCTAGAGGACGCTTTTCGCAGAGCCAAGGAAGGAACCGCACGTGACAAGGATGATCCCGCATACCATATGCGGCAGCTCAACGAGATTAAGGACCGAGGAAATGAGTGGGTCTTCAAACTGTTGAAGCTTGTTTCGCGGGAGCTTGAAGATTCCAAGGTCAAAGCTCTGAGGAAACAAAAAAAAGAGAAGCTTCCTGGACCCCCAGCCGGGTGGAGAAAAGACGCGGCTCCGGGGAAGTTGTAGATCCGGCCTCCTCACCCAAGGAAGGACCTGGGGGACAGAATCCCTCGGCCAACGCTGGGACCGAAGGAGCTGCGGACGCCGAAGCCGAAGCGGGGCTGTTGGAGACCGCGGATGAACTTCACGGTTCGGGCCTTGTATTCGGCGGCCTTGTCGACCTGGCCCTCAGCGTTCTGCTTCAGGGACTCGTACTGAGAGGACTTGTTGATGTCGAGGGAGATTCCCCCGATGGAGTACGAGAACTCATCTGCGACCCAGTTGGTGGCGAGAGCGAACAGGGCATGGACGGCAGCCCCCCAAAGGATCCATGTGGACCAACCAGGCATTTGGGCACAGAGCTGGTCCAGGGTCTGGATGTTCATGGTGGAGGGAGGCATGGACATGAACCAGTTGAGGCTCATCTCCAAATAGGTCTCCAGCTCGTAGTCCTCCCAAATGTAGCCGAAAACTCGGTTGTAGCGGCCTACGACTCCTTCTTGCTCTGGGGGACGGAACTTATAATTGCGGTCGGGGGAGTTGGAGACGAGAAGACCAGATCTCACAAGGAGGTATCGGGAGGGGTGGTCAACAGTTAGATCATATACAAAATGGTCCTTGGTGGATGTTCGGACCTCGACGGATCCCACCCCCCATGCCTCGTTTACTTGCTTAGCCTCAATTTTGAGGTCAAGGTCTACAAATATTTTGTGGTCGGGGGTCATTCGTGAAGACCCCACTGGGGTGGTGACCTCCACCATATCGTCGTCATTCGGAAACCGACGAACGGCGCCTATGCGGCGCCAGCACAGGTTTCCCTCTTCATCAATGGTTTTGACGGCCAGAGATCCCTCGTGGTAGGCTTGGCGGATTTTATCGGCAATCATGTTCCCCACAACTCCTTCTCTGTCCAAATCTCAAAACCCCATCCCCGACTCTCGCTCAGTCTCTTTGAGAGGTCGAGTCTTCTCCACACCTTGTGGTCGGGGGAGAGTGTGAAAATCCAAGAAGCCTTGATTTCAACCAAGGTGATGTCGCCTCTTGTAAGATACAAGAGGAAATCCGGTTTGATGTGGTGGTTCTCAAAAAGGAAGGGGGGCTCATAATCAAATTGTGCAACAGTTGGCATTCCCTCAATGATTTCTGCTGCACGAACTTCATAACTGGAACGAACCCAAAACCTAGGCGCTCGACATTTTTTGGGAGTAATGTAGGATCCTTTTCCCCTGGACCATTTCACAGGGTCTTCTCCCATCCTCCTTGATTGCTCAACCGACCGTCTCAGTCTTTCTTGGGGAGACCTGTGGAACTCCAGGAGATGGGCGCGATACGACTCGTCTTCCCATTTGGATTTTTGTTGGTCGCTGCGAATCCTTCGTTTCTCCTGAGTCCAGCCTTCTCGGAGGGCTTTGCGCTCTTCTGGTGTGCGGTGCCGTCCCCGGAGATGGTCAAAATCTCCAGCTCTCCACTGCCTCTCAAGTTGACCGGGGCGTTTCTTGCCTCTCCAACTCTCACCCTGAGTTCGAGCACTGGAGGCACGGTTCTGCTTACTGGAAGGATTCCACATTGCTGTGGTGAGATTTTGGATTGTCCCGTGGGACAGACCAGTGATTGTCACCATTTCTCTCCATGTGGTTCCGGCAAGATGAAGCTCAGAGACAATTTTTTGTTTCTTCTCCTTGAATGGGGAAGCTCCTCGTCCTCGTTTATGGAATTGCTCAAGAGTCAACCCGTTTTTTTCAAGGAGAGATTGAAGGATGGGATGAGGATTATTCATGTAGCCACCGTGGGGGGCCTTCTTCCTTCAGTATCTCCCACAAATCTTTCATTGAAATCTCCAGTTGCGTCCCATCTACGTCAATTTCGATCATCTCATCGCCGGCTACACAGTTGTCCCGAAGCATGATGCGCAGCTTGTCGATCAGGCCAGCCACACATGTGGAGTAGACTTTTTGGCCTGTGGTACAGGATGAAGGATCGTCCACTCCGAATTCCTGAACTACAGTCTGGTCTTCTCCACTCACAGTCCGCTTGAAGGTCCACCGAATCCTGTAGGTCCCAGCAGCGGCCCCCATGGGCACGAGGAAGGCGGCGTAGTATTCCCCAACAGAGGGATGCACAGGGGTCCTCTGGGCTGGGCCTATGAGGATCTCGACTCCAGGCTCACCCTTGGACTTGTCTACGAAGTAGATCGCGTAGTAGATCGATGCGGCGTCTGTAGGGACACCATATTCGTTGACGAGGAAGATCGACAGATCGTTCCGCTTGGTCTCATAGCCAGGTTTGAAGCAAACAGCCATACCATTTTCCCTACCGGATAGAAGGGGTAATGTTCTGCGAGCCTGTGTGGCGGAATCGGTAGACGCCGGGGACTTAAAATCCCCTCCGAAAGGGTGTGGGTTCGAGTCCCACCATGGGCAAGAAAATATTTGGATTATGCGAAGTCATAGATATGCCAACATTCTTGCAGAAGGTCCAAAAATTCTTCAACTCCCATGTGCGAGTTGCAGCGGGAAGCCAAGTCTTCGATGATGGAGATCCCCGAGCCCCCAAGACTCCGTGGGGTCCAGCGCAAGAGATTGTTCAGGTGGTTCCTGGTGTAGTTTGGGTGTACACCGCAGGACATGGGGGACTGAGGGTTTCTCCGGCAGTGGCGCGAAAGAAACTAACTCCAGCAGCAATCAAGTTGGCGGACAAATGGGGAGGGTCCCTGTGGTACGAGGAAGACGAAGCCTATGCCATTCCTTTGTATGAAAATTATCAATGGGGGGTCATCCTAAATCAATTGACGGGCGGCCAACGAGTTTCCCAAGAGCAGTTAGGGGATATGGTTAGGTCAAGGTTCCCTAACTATTTCAAAATGGTGGGAGAGGGCTATCAACTCCCCGCAGTGCCCAAAGTTGGTGGACATCTCCGTGTCCTGAAGGACATTCCGTATGGAAGTGGAAGAATTGTCCCCGCCGGAGAAATTGTGGAGATCGTGGAGGTCAAGAGGTCCCGTTTGGTGTTCCGTTATGCCCAAAAACGGTGGTCCCTCTCATTCGAGTGGATGGATCGGGGCTATGCTGAAGTGGTCTAGGATCTTCCACACGGCAAATGATTCGGTGGTCCTTCGCCTGAGGGTCTCCATTGCATCTCAAAAAAATACCAAGACCCGCCCAAGTCCACAGTCCGAAACCACCATGAGGGCATTTAACCTCTTCTTCGATCATCTGTGAGAAGATATGGAAAGCCGTATGAGTTTTCTGCGCTGGTTTTCGTGGAACGGCTCCAAGCGGTGGATCCTCGATTCGCTGTCTCAGGAGTTGAGGACATACGGGGCTGGGAAGTACCTCGAACCGTTTGTCGGGGGTGGCAGCGTTTCGTTTCTCATGCGGAAACTGCATCCTTCGGTGAAACAGATAGTGTCGGATGCCAACCCGTGGCTCATCTCGTGCTACGAACGTCAGGTTGCCGAGGAACTAGACTTCCGGCTTCCTGACAACCTGCATGATTACGAGTATTGGAGATCATTTACGGACAATCGTATTGGCGAATTGGACTTGCACGACAGGGTAATTCGGTTTGCCGTGTGTCTCACAACGGCGTGGGGAAATAGGTGGAAAACGGAGGAGGATGGTCGCTTCACGAAAAGTTCAACCCCGATCGACTGGAAGCGAGCAGATCACGACTATGTGAGGACCAAGATCGAGAACTTCCTCAAGGTTCGGTGGCTCAAGACTGGGTTCGACCAAGTCTTGTCGGGAGACTGGAGGAAGGCTGTAACCTATGCAGAACCGGGGGATCTTGTGTACCTCGACCCGCCTTACCCAGAGACGTTGGGTTACGGGAACCAGATTTGGACCTTGAACGACATGCTTGACGTGATAGACTGGATTGCGGACGCAGTTCAGCGAGGTGTCAACGTCGTGGCGAGCAACGTGTCCGACTTGGAACGGCTCTACAAACGAGCTGGGCTACGAACTTTCACGGTGCCGAGTCCAACTCGGTCGAACACCCGCAGGGCTCGTGTGGAGATTATCGGAACAAGCCTCCCAGAGGTTAGACCTTTCTTTGGAATTGAGTCGTGAAGAAGTCGCGCCTCATCTTCCTCCCACCCGGTTACTAACCCGGGCAAGGTCAATCTAATTGTGCTGCGAGAAGGCTCTGAATGAAGCCCGGGTCTACTGAGAAACTGGGATGCGGGAACGGACCGCTACGAAGCATTCCTTGACCTCGCTGTTGGGGGATGGGGAGATTTCCCCACTCGATCCCCTTTGAGGTCAGCATCTTGCACACATCCTCGGTGCTCTTGCCCATCAACATCTTGTGCGGGAAGTGGGCCTGCCCCAGCGACAGGATAGAATTGCGGATGGCGTCCCTCTCCCTCCAGAGGAAGTAGTTGTTCACTTCCTCTGGAGGCAAGACGAACACCCGCGCGTCGAAGTGCGCCGGACGATCCACTTGGAATCGCTGGAGCATGGTGAGTGAGAAGCTCACCGAGGCAATCGCCGCGGCAACAGACACGATCTTCTGGACACGTCCGCCAAACCATGGTTCTGTTTCCAGTGTCATGTCAGTTCGGATGAGAACCGAGATCTCGTCGCTCTGGAAATAGCCGAAGACGGCTCCTGAGATTTCGTGGAGCAAGTCGGCAGTGGCCTTCTCCATCGCTTCATGGATTCTGGGATCAAAAGGCTTATCGAAAGCCTTGGTGTAGGTGTGGAAGGCCCTCCCATCCACCCTCAGGAGGATGGGGAGCCTTCGGGTGAGGAGGATATCCGGGACCCCCTCGTAACCCTTCATTCGTTCTCCAAGTCCAATCATGAACTTGGATACCCTCACCAGATGTCGAGGTCCAGGGACTCACCCGGACCGAGTTCCTCGATGTCGAAGAAGACGTCGTCGTAGTTGCAGGCGAGGTCATCTGCCCCCTGGAAGGAGGAGGCGGGGCCTTCGATGAAGCTTCCATTGTCGCCGTGGATGATGGCAACGAAGACGGTGGAGGTGGTGGTGTTCTTGAACGAGCGAGCCATGTTTCAAGTGTAGCACGCCGGCTCCCATGTTACACGGGCATGGAGATAGTATCTGCGGTCCAGTCCACAAACCCCCACTTGTAGAGGTCTGCGACGACACTCTCTGGCCACTTCCGCGCATCGCAGGGACCCTTCTCCACCGCGGAGAGGATCTCTTGATGCTGGGGGGAGAGATCCTCCACTGACTTCGTGGGTGCGTAGTCAGGGATGTGGCGCTCATCCATCAGCTCCTTGAAGGTTCCCAGGCGGACACGGGGGGATTCTCCCTCAAAGAGGAAGCCAAGAAGCGTCTGGCCAGGACGGCCCACCGCATGGAAGGCCCACCCTGCAGGGCAGAGGTTGGAGGCATCCCACTTCCAGCACGTGGTGGCCTTGGGGAAGTAGGGAGCGGTGAAATCGCTCATCTCCACGAGTTGGAGACGAAGTTCCAGGGGGAAGTTCTCGAATGATGTGATATGGAGAGGCATCCTCACCAGGATAGCACGCAGTTCCCAAAGTTACACTGACATTCTCGTTGATCAAGCGTCCCATTTTATGCTCCCCGACCTTCTCCCCACTATCACTGCTTTCTCCGACATCCGCCGTGCCGCAACGTCGGATGAACACAAATCCTCGTGGGGGCAATATTTTACGTCACCTCAGATTGCCGTCTACATGGCTTCGATGGTCCACGTCGCGCCAGGTCAGCACCTCTCGGTGCTCGACCCAGGTGCGGGCACCGGAATCCTCGGCGCTGCGGTCACATTGGTGGCGTTGGCGGCTGGGGCGAGTTCGGTGCGGCTGGTTGCGGTGGAGTCTGAGCCTGGGGCGCATGCGCTGTTGCAGTGCTCATTGGAGTTTATGAAGCTTCAGCTTGGGGAGGTTTTTTCGTCCCAGGTTCGAGGCGATGACTTCCTCGATCTTCACGAACCGCGCATCGGTATCTCGCCCTTGCCCATCTTTGATACAGTGATTGCCAACCCGCCGTACTTCAAGTTGTCGCCGACTGAGGTGCGCGGAGGTGATGCGCCGAACGCCTATGCAAGATTCATGGAGGTCGCAGCCCACGTCTTGCGCCCCAACGGCCAGCTCCTGTTCATCGTGCCGCGCAGCTTCGCTTCGGGCTATTACTTCAGGCGCTTTCGCAGTCGCTTTCACGCAGAAATGGTGCTGGAGTCGGTCCACCTGTTCGACTCGCGGGGTGATGCCTTCAGCGGGGACGAGGTGTTGCAGGAGAACATCATCGTCGCCTACCGCAAGGGTGGGGTGCCGCGCGAGACCATCAAGATCAGCAGCTCGGTTGGTGTGTTGGACTTGGACCAGCGGCGCTGCTTCGAGGCCCCGCGTGAGCTGGTGTTTCATCCAAGTGATCCGGCTGGCGTGCTCTTCTTGCCTGCTGACCCTCAAGACGTGGCGACTATGCGCTCGGTCCAGGCGTGGCCCGAGCGCCTGTCCACCCTTGGCCTGGACATCTCAACCGGGCCAGTTGTACCCTTCCGCACCAATGCCATGCGGCGCGAAGCTGATGCGGAGACAGTCCCCCTGCTCTGGATGCAGCACATTCGCGCTGGTGAAGTGCGCTGGCCGCTCGGGGCAAGCTTCCGCAAGGCTGAGCACATCTGCTTGGACGCGGGAGACAAACTGTTGGTGCCGAACCGCACTTATGTCCTCATGCGGCGCTTCTCAGCGAAGGAAGAGAAGAAGCGGTTGACTGTTGCTGTGCTTGAGCAGGGAAAACTGCCTGGCGTGCGGCTTGGACTGGAGAACCACCTGAACTTCATCCATCAACCTGGTGGCGAGCTGGAGCCACGCTTGGCATGGGGGCTCGGCGTCCTGCTTGGGAGCACACTCATTGACGACTACTTCCGCATCCAGAGTGGCAACACCCAAGTCAGCGCCACCGAGATCCGCGCGCTGCCCCTGCCAAGGCGGGCGCTTTTGGAACAGCTTGGCGACGCTGCGCGCGCTATTGGCGTTGATGTGTTTGGGTCCCAAAACAGTATCGACGCCCTTGTCTCAGACACCCTTTTGGGGTTCTAATGGGGCACCAACTCAGCAAGAATTTCAGAGCCTGGGTTTGGGAGCAGGGCAACCAAGGTTTCACACAGTTGTGAGCGACTCGCGCTCTCTCCAAGGAGCTGACCAGCGTGACCAACAGTCTCCACAAGAGTTCGGAGGGTGGGGCTGGCTTTCGATCCAGGGCGGTCCAGCTCGAATGTTGTGACCATGGCCAACGATTTTGCGCTTCTGGGATGGGCAAGGGCATTCCGGAGAAGGATTCTCGCCAGGCTCAGGTCTTGAGCGGAAAGGGGAGGCATGGTGTGTATACTCTGTATGAGAGAAGATTGCGTTATTCGGAGGGTTCGGGAGACATGGGGCCACCTTGGGAACATGGCTCCGTACCCCCTTCTTTTGGAAGATGTGGAGTGGAGGACCTCAGAGCATGCGTTTCAGGCGCTTCGATGCCCTCGTGGGCCTGTATGGGACCTAATCAATGCAGAGAAGTCCCCAATGGCTGCAAAGATGGTAGCCAAGGCGCATGCCGATCTCCGCGTGGTGATTCCAATGTCACCAGAAGATCTTGTGCTCATGGAGCGCGTTCTGCGAGCCAAGCTGGCTCAGCATGTGAATATCCGAGAACTCCTGAGAGAGACAGGGGACCGACATATTGTGGAGGATTGCACGTCCCGTCCACATGGAACGGGATTGTTCTGGGGAGCGAGGCGGACGGATCAGGGGTGGGAAGGGAAGAATTGGCTAGGGGTAAAATGGATGGAGATCCGTAATGGCAACAATCCGTGATCTGTTTCCCTCCCTCGTTTTTTTGATTCAGCTGATCACCTACTTTTCCTGGTAGTGTGACCTCATGAGCAAATCCGACATTGAAGATCTCCGAAATCACCTCAAAAAGCTGATTCTATCCACGCGAGATGAGAAAAAGATTGCCGTTCTGGTGGCCTCCCTCAACGAACTGTCATGGATGGAAGTTCGAGAGAAGCGCAAGAGCCGTCTACCTTTAGTCCGCAAGTTGGTGGAGACCAAGAAGGCATCCCCAAAGAAGGCAAAGGCCCTCCCCGTCAAATCAAAATCGTGATCCCTGACAACCGCCTGTAGGCGTGTTGATGAAGATCCGATACAATGGTGTCAATCGAATGGCCTTGCTCAAAGGCCATTTGGTAGACACCCGACTTTTCCTCCCGTACCTCAAATGGGTACGGGTCTATGTCGCTCCTGTAGCTTCGGTTTTTCTGATTGTCCTCGCGGGTGCCGCAGATGTAACACGTTCGGACACTGGGGTGGAAGGTTTTGTCCCAGTTGTCCTCTTCATATCCGTGTGAATAGTATCCAACTCCATGGGGGCAATGAGCCCGCAGAATTTTCAGGTGGTTGTCGCATGCCTCCTGTCGACGGCGGATCGCTGCGATGGTGTCAGTCTCTTCATTTGTGGGGACGCAAACTTCCAAAAGAACGTCATATGGCACACGGAGGGGACCCTCCAGGGCAGCTCGAAGAGTCTCGAATGTCTGAATGCGAAACGCCCACCACCTCAAAAGTTTGACCTGGTGATCTAGGTCTGCGACTTTGGAGCGAAGGCATCCAATGGTTTGCTTGGTCTCTGAGGAGAGCGCAAGCAACATGTCCACATGCTGGAGGAGGAGAGTGGGGTCAACATTTGCCATAGGGCCTGATCTCAAACTCGAATCCTCCCCTGAGCACATCGTCTCCAAATTTCAGCTTGTTCAGATGAGGCAGAGAGGATCACATGGGCCTCATAGAGGAATTTGAGCGCCAGAGGATTGGAGGATCCTCGAACCATGCTCACGACTCTATTCACCAAATCCGTAGAAAACTCCACCCAGGGGCAGGAGATTGAGAGGGATGGGCTAAGGAATGGCGGTGTTTGGGTGTATTCCACCCTCCGAGGAGCAAGAGGAGCCGTGGGAGAACCTGTCACAAGGAGGTTGGGGAAAGAGAAGGGAAAGCTCTCATCTGGGATCTCTAAGGGAGAAGATGAGAACCAGTGGCGAAGGATGTGCTGGGCGACTGGGAAAAGTGGAATCTGGAGACTGCGAGAGATTTTTTGATTAATAGACCATCGTGAAATGGTGGTCGTTTTTAGAGTGAGTGTCACCTCGCACCAAGTCTCCTCCCAAACGCCAATCAGATCTTTTCGCTGGGCGAAAAGATCCTCGGGCTTTTCTTCTGGGCCCCACCACTCAGACCACAAAGGGTTGGCTGGGTCTTTGAACTCTGAGGGGGTGGGGCACTGGGCACTCGCCAAGAAGATCATTTCCCTTATTGACATCCCCCAAGGACATACCCTTCTGACTTGTACTCGGCCTCAAAGAGAGCCACACACTGGGAATCTTCTTCACAGGTGGCGTCCTGGCATGCTCCCGCGACGCAGCTCTTGTTGTAGGGGAAATCCTTGCAGGTGAATCCAGGGGGAGGATTGGTGCAGCAGTCCTCATCCTTTTCACACGGCTCCCTCGTGTACCTGCATGTCGCATGGCACCCGTCACTCACGCATCCAAATGTGTACCATCCGCGATTTTTGAGGGTGATCTCGTAGTGAGCATCACACTCCATGTCTGAGGCACAGTCCACCGGCTCACAGGACCCCTCAACACATGACTTGTGGTAGGGGAAATCCATGCAGGTATATCCCTTGGGAAGAGTGTTGGGGTCGCAACAGTCTGCATCCTCCACGCACTCCGGAGGAATATCGAGGATGCAGATGTTCTGCACTGGAGAGTCACACCTCTCTTGATGGGGGAGGCACCCCTTCCCAGTGAGTTCTGGGTGTGCATCGTGCATGAACCCAAAGAAGGGGCGGCACTCGTCGACACTGGAACATGTGATGTCTTGCTTACACACCCCCTGTTCACATGTATAGATGTACGGCACAGTTTCATTGCAAGTGAAGATCGCAGGGAGATTGTCGGGGCAACAATCCTTGGCGGACTCGCAGGGCCTGTCAAAATGACAGGTCTTGGGTTCAGGGAGACACACACACCCATGCCCTTCTCCGCCTGTTGAGGATTCCGCCCCCAAGGTTTCAGTGGCTGTGGATGTGGGGGACCCAGAGGATTCCACGGGGCCGCCAGTGGAAGCGCCGCCAGAAGTGGTTCCTCCTGACGTGGAGGCTCCAACAGCGGTGTCAGTACCTGTGCTCTCCCCCGAAGAGGGCTCACAGGCAAAAGAGAAGGAAACAAGGATTGTGAAGATTCGTGTGTTCATGGGAAGACTGGGCTCAATGCCTCCTCAACGGGAGGGAAGAGGGCATCCTTGAGGATTTCTCGGCATTGTTGGTTGGAGTCAATGATCGGGCCAAAGATGCAGCGAAGCTTCTCCGCGATGTAAAGCATGTGATGTGGTTGGACAGGCAGGGCTTCCCCCGTGTGCTCAGTGAGCAAGGGAAACGGAATTCTCTTCTCAGCTGCGTCTTGGCACACTTTGATGTACTCGTTCATGAGTCCGCAAAACTCAATGAAGGGATGGTTTCCTGTGGAAACCGCCCCCACATAGAAAGCGTCCGAAACTCTCCTCATCTTCGTGCAGATCTCATGGAGTTCCCCTGTGGTGTAGGTTTCATCCTGCATGCTTGGAATACCCCGATGCGTGGGTGATCACCACGTGATGGGCTCTCCAACGATGACTTCCTTCGGAAGGGACACCCGAGCACCGTTGAGGTGGTCGTAGAGACGATCCACAATCTCCGTATCGAAGCCTCCATAGGGAAGTCCCGATGGAGACGGCTTTCGTTGGGTCCATTCAAGGAAGAAGTAATCCCCTGAATCCCCTGAGGGAAGCTAAAACATTTGACGAAGCTCGGCCCCATTGGGATCCAGAAAAACCATGACCTCAGTCATCCTGGTCATCCCACTATCCACAAGTTTCTTCCTCAGAGTGTTCATGGATGCTTCAGGCCGGACTGAGAACGCAATGTGTTGGAGAGCCCAAGGCTTCCGAATGGAACTCAAGGCTCGATCCAAAACCAAGTTCGGGGCTCCAGGGAGTGGGACCGAAAGCCCCACCATGTCGCGCCAAACATGCCCTGCGGCATGCCCTCGAATAAGCGAGATGTGATCGGCCTTGTTCCGTGGGGTTGTCCACTTTCCATGGAAACGAAACCCTTGCTGGAACCAATGATCCAAGAAAGCATAGTGGTCATCCCATGAAGATATGAACGTGAAGTGGTCAGTGTCTGGCTCAATCTCTTCATGGGTCTCCATTCGCTTTCCAATCTCAAAGAGTTCCTCATTGAGATGACGATTCAGCCCAAATCTCTCAAATGTTTCGGTGATTGACATTTTTGTAGTCTCGAAGGCGTCTTTTACACGTCTGAGTAACGGTGTAAACCTCTTGTGGGCGTGAGCAACGTCTCCAGTGGTCCCTCTGGGAGGCACGCGGGGTCATGACTCAGAAAGTCTCGACCTCGCGTGCATTCTGGGGTATAGAGCCTCGCAGCCCAGGCTGCGAGGCTGTCTGAAAACTGAAGGGATGGGGCACATAGGTCCGCAGGACCTAGTGCAACAGGTCTCGCGTGCCTGAGGCCCCGAAAACCTCAATGATCTCGTTCCCCTGGAAGGGGGTATCCTCGACTATCTGTGATCCCGTAAGGGTTTAGGCACGGGAGATCTTTTGAGGGATCCAGCTCCTGGCGGTCAAAGCCTCGACTATCTGTGATCCCGTAAGGGTTTAGGCACTTACCGCCGCGCCGATCTAGCCGAGTGGTTCGCCACCTCGACTATCTGTGATCCCGTAAGGGTTTAGGCACACATGCACAGCGTTCGTTTGTGATCTTCAAATCGTCCTCGACTATCTGTGATCCCGTAAGGGTTTAGGCACTCCGCCCTCCGGGGCGGGGAGAGGGCATCCCCAAGGACCCTCGACTATCTGTGATCCCGTAAGGGTTTAGGCACACCTTGTAGCCGCTCGGTGCGGCGCGCACCGTGATCCTCGACTATCTGTGATCCCGTAAGGGTTTAGGCACGACGAGCTCTTCCAGTAGACCGCTCAGGGCGAGGCGCCTCGACTATCTGTGATCCCGTAAGGGTTTAGGCACACGGCCTGGGCCGTGGCCGTGCGGGCTGCCTTGGCTAGCCTCGACTATCTGTGATCCCGTAAGGGTTTAGGCACGGGGTCATCTTGGTTCTCTTTCGGGTTTCGGGTTTCGGCCCCCTCGACTATCTGTGATCCCGTAAGGGTTTAGGCACGCTAGGCACGCCAGCGCGGCGGAATACGACACCGCCCTCGACTATCTGTGATCCCGTAAGGGTTTAGGCACGCGACGTGGAGCCTCGGCGGCGGCCGCCCGTTCGGCCTCGACTATCTGTGATCCCGTAAGGGTTTAGGCACCCGGCGGTGATCTCCTCTAGTAGCCATGACCCCGAACACCCCACGACTATCTGTGATCCCGTAAGGGTTTAGGCACTGGACGCGGGGGCCGGAGGGTGGGCCCCCGCCTATCTGTGATCCCAAAGGGGATGGGAAGGCGGTTATTTTTTGGCGGGAATTGGAACCCAGATTTCGCTCGGACCCGTCATGTCCCACCAAATTTGGTAAGTGGAGCCTTTCTTGACAATGGCTTGGTAATTGTAGGCAAACGAATTGGAGCCTCCATAATCCATGACCACACCCCCTTCCGCAGACTTCCAAGCACCTGCAACTCTTTGCACAAATGTCTTTCCGCCATTTGTGACCTTCCAACGGCGGAAGGCGTTGAGATCAGCAATCATGGACTGACGGTCTTGGGGTGTTCCGAGGCGGCCGGCGGCTTTTGTCCACCGGCTGTAGGGACCATTCTGATAGTCGATCTCAAAGACGGCCGCAGAAACCTGACGGAACTCCGTGAAGTAATGGCCCTTGTAAGCATTCGGGGTTAACAACACGTTCCAAAACGGCCCGAGATTATCATTGATGACGGGCTTGAAGATGTTGCCGTCTGGCAGGAAGGACACGGAGTGTGCGGATCCTTCCGAAAACGGTCGAACCACTGCCGTTTTCAGAGTCACACCCTTTTGAAGCATTTCACAGCTCCACTTGGTCCCAATCTCTGCCAACTTGGCAAAGGCCATGAGCGCCTGTGGCTCGGCTTCAGCGATTCGGGACAACCGATCGAGTTGTGAAAAACTTGCAGCAAGTGAAGCGAACCGATGAGGATTGTTGGGTGACATACCCTCAGAAGAAAAATAAACTTCAAACCTGACAAGTCTTTGTGGGACTATGCGGACCCGGGTTTCCGGTTCATGGCTGCGATGGCCATGAGCTTATCCATATGTCGAATTTTGGCCTCACTGGCCTTCATGTGTGCCAGGAGGGATTGTAACTCCTCAGATGGCAAATGAAGATTTCCCTGGCGAGTGGTGAGGCCGAAGGCACCAGGCTTGATCATCTTGACTAGCTTTGTGTCGATCTCGTCAATAGCCACATCAAGTGCCATCTGAATGGTGACTCCAGTGGAGACCACGATGGGGTGACCTTCGACGATGGTGGGATAGACCTTGGGACCGAAGAGGTGGATTCCTGTCTTCGTCAGGAGGGTCATCTCCAGGGAGTGGACAGGCATAGGGAAGTCAGGTGCAGTGAAAGCCAAGGTGAATTGGAAGCTGACCCGCTTGTCTCCGAAGAGCATCACTGGGTCATCCACCCAACCCCAGTCCTTGATCTCAATCCGAAACCCATGATCATCTCGAAGCCTCTCCAAAACCTCCATCTCATCGGGGGTCATGGGGATGTAGAGGCCGTTGGGGTTCTTTCCCCCAAAGGGGTTGGTTTCGTTGCTCATGGCTTGAGGATACCGCTGCGATGCCACGCCAACAGTTTTCGACGAAACTGCGCGGTTTTTTCAGCCTCTCCTTCAGATCCAGGAAGACGGAGACCTCTCAAGTTGAGAGCAAGGTCTCCAAGGCTTGCCGTGACCATCGTTCCTTTCTTGGAGAGGCGGAACTTATTCATGGGGTTGGTGGGCTTCGGATAGCCCACAGGCTGCAGGGACCAGTGTTGGTATCCGTACTTGTCCCGAGAAGCTCGGCCCACAACAAAATCGTGGAACCTCTTGTCCAGAAGAGGTCCTCCCATGGTAGAGGAGACTGCCATCTGGATGATGTCCTTGGGCTTGAGGGAATCGAAAATCCTGACGTACTCGGCTTCGTTCATGGGATTACCTCTCGAAGGATGGCTACTGTCTCCTGGACGATGAGGAGGATCCATTGTCGGATCAGGTTTTTCTTGGAGGCTTCGATCTGTTGCATGGCTGCCAAGAACTCGCTGGCTACCCACAGATCTTCTGAGATCGAAGCGAGAGGAACATGTCTTCCCGACAGAATGTCCTCTAAAAGACCCGTGATACGATGTAATCCGGGCTCGCCTTCCGAGCGCAAGGCGTCCGTTAGGACTGCCAAAATTGCCCGTTGGGCTGGGTTGTCTAGGTTTCTGGCTTCTTCCTCAAGTGAGTGGAGAGCCTTTTTTAGTGTGTCATTCATTCTCCCTCCCAAATCTTGGTGAGTGCCTGAATGAGATGTTTCTGGAGTTGCTTGAAATCCGCCCTCATCCTTTGAGATTTAAGCGTCTGCCATTCCCTCCACGCCTTCTGGATGGCGCCGTTAGCATCTCTTTTTGCATAACTTCCGCCATCATTGGTGGCGATGGTCATGATGGTGTCCCACATTTCCTCTTGTGGAGGATTCATCCAGTGGATCGGGGCATCGTACAATAGCTCAGAGACTTTTCGCTGGGCCACTCGTTTGGCAATTTGATCTAGCGATTCCATTTTCACACCTCCACAGACCAAGTTGGGCACAATTCCGAAGGATCCCCAACCTCTGGGAGGTCCTGGGGACGGACCTCCTGAAGTCCGGCGTTGTGGCGCATCATCCCAATGTGATAGGACAGCCGAGACCTCAGAAGAAGGACCGTTTTTGCGGACTCCTCACACAGGGGTGTCGTCCACCGAGTGTTCCGACATTCACAGGATCCCGTCTGAAGGTGTTTCTCCAACAGGTCCGTCGTCTTCATGATGGACATCTGGAGGAACTCCAGCTCCATCGAGTAGACGCGAGCATCTCGTAAAATAACCTTCGGAGATGCGCATCCTACCAGAATCAAAAATGGGATGAGGGTTCGGGGGCCCATCGTACTGTTGGGCCTCCAATAACCCAATCACCAGAGGTCATAGACCTCCCACGCCAACCCCACCGTCAATCCTATATAACCCACACATGCGGCGATGTAAGCAACCAAATCCAGTCGAAAGTGGAGGCGCTTGGAGGTGCTGCACTTCACACAAGCTTGACACGAACACCCCATTGGAGACTCCTCCCTTGAACTACTCGTTCTTGAGGAAACCTCGTTGGAAGGTGCGCAGCCAGTCAAGGCTCCCATTTTCCAGTTTCCAGAAACGAGAAAAACCGCACCCACTCCCACAACGCCTGCTGGTACCATGGGGAATGGCGCTTCAGCCTTCAGCTCTTGAGGCGGCAATAATCGCGTCGTTCTCTTTTACAGGGTCACAAACTATGCCCTGGATTGCCAGGGCAGTAGGACAAGCGTTCGCAACATGGGCTCCCACAGTTGTTTTTCAAGGGGCGACGACAGGCTTCGCTGGGTCGGGGTTGGTGACAGGCAAGGTGTTTCTCCAGGGATCTGGACTTGTTCCAGCGGCGATGGCTGGTGTGGGCCTTTCGAGTGTAGGAGTGGAGATTGGTCGGGCGATAGAAGCAGGGATTGTTGAAACGGTCCAGGCATCAGCCCAATATGCTGGGGCCTCTGCTGGGGTTGGGACTGGATCGGATGTTTCATCTGTGCGGTTGGTGTCCCAGGCGGGGCTTTTGGTCCTTTTGACTTCGGCCCTCAGAGGAGCACAAATTGAAGGATTATCCTCCTCCCAACTCGCCGCTGGGATCTCGGCAGGAGTGGCAGCACTAACCCGTACCTGTACAGGGGTGGGCGTGGTGGCTGGCGCCAACGCAGGAGTCCCAGGGGCGGGGACATCGCTCAGCACGATGTTTTGAAGTTTTTTCTATCCCCTGTGCAGGGTATGCACAGCACAACGTTTCAGAAGAAAGCTATGGACTTCATGGCAACATCGTGGACGCAAAGTAAAAGCGGATGGGATCTGGGAGGGAAGTCCATCCGGATTTTTGTGACCAACCAACACCGCGAAGATCCTGGGACTTGGGTGTACTCCTGTCCCGAGTTGGACATTCGGGCTCGTCCCTTGATCAGCCGAGGGCAGGCCCCTGCGGATGCTGAAGAGGCCAAGACGTGGGCTAAATCGTTCGTGGCCGCAAAACTCAAGGCTATGCTTGCTGAAGTAGTTTAAAACCACTCCACAGTCTGAGAGGAGAGAAAGTGGATTCGGAGAGCCCCTTGAATCCCGTGCCGCAGAGCTAGGCTCTTGCAGCAGGAGCCTATCCGGTGCTCAAGAACGTGAGGTAGAACTTGAAAGGCTCCCGCGATCTCCAGGACGATGTTGGGGGGAAGGGGGACTCCTCCCGTGAAGTCTCCCACCTCAAGGTCTCTCTCCCAGAGAGACCCAAAGGCAACGAGATGCTGCCACACGGGCACAGGACGAGGGATAACGACCGTTTGCGCAGGGGAACGACTCTCTCTGAGGAAGGCGGGAGGCACCCGTTTGAGCATCTTCAAGAGGAGATTATGCATGTCCCCATGGTAGCCGGCAGACCTAGTTACATGGAGGGTTCTCGGCATGTGAAACGGAGCCTGGAGAATACCCGCGGTCCTGGGCCTACCTACACCTACATGTAATACAAAAGTTTCGGTGGGGTGTTGATCCTCCGTGTAACTTTGGGGTACACGTGCTAACCTTCAATCATCGGGAAGCGGAGAAGCTTCTCGAATCCCTTCGGGGTTTGGCACAAATCTGGGGACGAGGGTTCGATTCCCTCACCTCCTGCTCCTTTCCAACCGAATAGCCGAAGAAGAGCATTCTTGCAGGTGTAGTTCAGTGGTAGAACGCCAGCCTTCCACGCTGGATGCCGAGGGTTCGAGTCCCTCTACCTGCTCTGATCCTGGATGCTACATGGGGATACATCTGACCGTTAACCAGAACCACGACCCTCATGCGTTTTTGCCAGGGTCTTCTTTTTGGGGGAAAAAGTGATCCCCCGACACCCAAGAGACTGACCTAGTTCTTCCCCTTGACTCTGGGGGAGTCTGCGAGGTTGAGGGTGGTGGGCCATGAGTCTTCCGCCCACTCACTTTGACGCTTGGGGGAATAGACCCCGGAGTACAGCACTGTTGCTCGCAGATCTCTCTCTTTTGAGAGAGGAGTTGTAGGCCAACAACTTCAGCCCCGCTGGGGATCTGGAAACAGGCGGACACGCTGGATAGACAGCGGGTGGGGAAGTCCTCGCTGGTGCGAGGCCAGGGTCTTGAAACGCTGGGTGTAGGTTCGATTCCTATCTTCCTCAAAGCCTCTGTGTGCCCAACGGATAGGGCGCCCCAAAAACGTAGGGGGGGTACCTGTAAAAAGGCCGTTATCGACTCTGGGGGGTAGAAACGATCCTTCGGAGGTAGACCACATAGGTTGCGGATGCACCGGGCCCGACTAAAGAGTTATCGGGTAGGGAAGCGAGTTTCCTAAATAGGGTCTTTTGCGCGACGGATGCGGGTTCGACTCCCGCCTGAGGCATTGTTCGAGAGCGTGCCTAGCTCAACTGGATAGAGCATCGGTCTTCGGAACCGAGGGTTGGGGGTTCGATTCCCTCGGCGCGCGCTTCGCTCACCTGGTGGAATTGGCAGACACACTGGATTCAGGTTCCAGTACCGTAACAGGTGTGGGGGTTCGACTCCCCCGGTGAGAAACTGTCCTACATGTGGGACATACTTCAGAGGTCGGTGAAAAAAGTTGTGTAACTCGGGTCGCCCCGTGCTACACTTGGGGTGTCGCGGTTGAGACCACGACGCCTCTCTGAAAACTGAAGAGTTCTGAAGAAGAGCATTCATGCAGGTGTGGTCCAGCGGTAGGACGCTGCCTTGCCAAGGCGGAAGCGAGAGTTCGACTCTCTCCACTTGCTTACGGATCTTTTCGAGTCGTGTGAACCCTGGTCAATCAGGCTGCACCTAAAAGAATGGGGTGCGGGTGAGGAAGACCCACAAGGCTCGAAAGAAACATGCGCCCCCTGGCTGATCATGGGGGACGCGGGCGGATGGCCCCTGTCCAGGGTCTGGAGCCGACAGACACGATCTCATGTGCCGTTGAACGGGGGGGGGGTGATCACCCTCGCTAGGCGGGATCGGGTCGACGGCGAAACTGGGCTTTCCAGTCCCAGCAAGCGGCGGACACACTGCGTCGCATCTGTGATGTCCCCCCACAGGCCAACCAGGGGGACGCTGCCCGAATAGCTCAACAGGAAGAGCGCCGCTTTCGTACTGCGGAGGCTATCGGTTCGATTCCGGTTTCGGGCTTTCCGATCGATGGGAGTTTCGATCGGGGTGTTATCCTCCGGTCCGCGGAGCCTCGCCAAGTCATCTCCACGGTCTGTCCGGAGGATTTCTCTGGGGGAACTTGGCTCATCCCACAAACCCTCCACACTGCCCCAGTGTGCTTGACAGATGGACTGGCCAGTCCTGAAGACAAGAGAATGGGGTTTTTGCCCGAATAGCTCAGATGGGAGAGCGCTACCTTGGTACGGTGGAGGTCGCCGGTTCGATTCCGGTTTCGGGCTCGATTGCGTTTGTAGCTCATCGTCACAAGCGCAACTGTGAACCCTTGATAAGTTCACAGAGGGTGCTCCCCATCCATCCTAGGTCGTGCGTGGGGAGATGTCCGTGGAGCTGATAGCTACTTTCGCAGTCTGGAGTGAGGTGATTCCTCCCCAGGGGTTTCTAGTGGCCCCAATGAACTGCGTTACCGTGGGCGTGGAACCCCATGGGACAGAGAGCGACGGCGAAATGGGGGTGAGGTGACCCCACAAGCGGCGGAAACACTGCGTCGCAAAAACAGGACAGTTGATCGGGTCCTGAGGCCCCTCCCGAAAGGGAGGAGGTAGCCAGATTCGAGTCCCAAACCTCGGCCGCAGGTTCCTAGAACCTTGGCGAAGTGGGGGTAACCTTGAAGCTCAATGGTGGAGCAACCGTTAAATCACCGGGGGTCGTCAGTTCGATTCTGACCAAGGGTACTGAGGGAGCCATCCCTTTCTGGCATGGGGCGCTGATGTCTTCGTGTCAGAGAAAATGGCAACTGCCCGGGTAGCTCAGCGGTAGAGCGATGCCCTTACAAGGCGAGGGTCGGGGGTTCGATCCCCTCCCTGGGCACAATGAGGTTCCAGGATAAAACCTCTTGAAACGCCTGGGAATGGGGCCTTAGCTCAATTGGGAGAGCGCCTGCTTTGCACGCAGGAGGTCATCGGTTCGATCCCGATAGGCTCCACTGAAGTGCTGTCGTCTAAGTTGCTGGGCCCCCGCGACGCCCAGTGGCCCCCGTGATACCAATCATCGGGAGAAAGATCCCGTTAGGGAAATGCCAGAGAAACCCTGGCCATGCACTTCTCAAGCTCGCCTGGTGGAATTGGCAGACACGCCAGACTAAGGATCTGGTGCCTTCGGGTGTGGGGGTTCGAGTCCCCCGGTGAGCAAGTATCCTACATGTAGGACACATCTTCGGAGTCGAAGAAAAAAGTTGTGTAACTCGGGTCCTCTCGTGCTACACATGGGGAGCCGCGGTCGAGATCGCGGCGCCTCCCTGAAAACCGAAGAGTTCTGAAGAAGAGCATTCATCCGTGGGTGGTTGACTGTCGGTAAGTCACAGCGGTCTGTAAAACCGCCCGCCTTCGGGCGTCGGGGGTTCAACTCCCTCCCCACGGACCGAAAAGTGCGTTGTCTCGGCTACGAAACCGAGGCTGTGGGCTCCGCCAGACAAGCCCGAAATGAAACCTGGCCCTGGAAGGGACGCGAATGTTGGGTTTTCGCACTCGATTGGAAATCGAGCGTTCTCAAAAGGGACCGAGGGTTCAATTCCCTCCTCTTCCGCAAGGTCTTCCCATTCGTATCATTGGAACCCCTCCTTGAAGCAGGGAGAGAGCTTCTGGTTAGCCTCATTTGACCAAGGTGGTTCGAGTCCACCACTTTCATGACTCTCGTATGAGGACGAGAGTGGGGAAAGATGGGTACGTTGGGAAGCCTCTATCGCGGGATAGAGCAGTCTGGTAGCTCGTCAGGCTCATAACCTGAAGGCCGCTGGTTCAAATCCAGCTCCCGCAATTCGTCGATCAGGGATATTGGTCCAGTGGTCAGGACGCTGCGCTGTCTACGCAGAAGCGAGGGTTCGATTCCCTCATGTCCCGCAGCTTCAGTTCAGGTCTACCCTGTGTGACCGGGGTGAGAGGTCATGGTGGGTCTGCATATTCATCGTTCCGTTCGATTCGGATAGCGGCCGGGCGGCTGCGAAACAAACGCCGATGCAGAGGCGGTGAGATCTGAGCTGAGCGTTTGCAGGAGTAACTCAGTTGGCAGAGTGTCAGCTTCCCAAGCTGAATGTCGCGGGTTCGAGCCCCGTTTCCTGCTAGATCTTCTCGGAGTACGGGCTCAAGGTGGGCCGCCTGTTTTGGGAACAGGATATCAGGAGGGTTCGATCCCCTCTACTCCGACTGTTCGGATGCCCCTGGGGGATTACATTCTTTTGGTGAACTGCACATCTCCCAAATATTTGCCGAACAAACGTCCGTATAGCTCAATGGATAGAGCAACGGTCTACGGAACCGAAGATCCAGGTTCGAGTCCTGGTATGGACACTGCCTCGAATGCTGTAGAGGACTACATTGAAAACGTCCGACTAACCCTCGGATAGAAGTGTCTTCTCAATCTTTCGTCGAGGTGTTAGCGCGTGTAGCTCAGTTGGTTAGAGTGCTGTCCTGATAAGACGGAGGTCGCAGGTTCAATTCCTGCCATGCGCACTGTCCTGGATGCTCGATGGGGTTTCATTTCGTCTGAACCACGAGAGGACTGGGTTCGAGTCCCAGCGGTCGGGAAACTGGCTGTGGTGTAAAGGTAGCACAAAAACAAGTCTCATCACACTTTGCCAGGCATCTTGGTGTGTCGTCCAAAGGCTAGGACGTCGGTTTCTGACACCGCGAATGGGGGTTCGAGTCCCTCCACACCAAAGGATTCTCAGGGTTTAGACACGGGCTGGTAGCTCAACTGGCAGAGCGGCGGACTCTTAATCCGTAGGTTGAGGGTTCGACTCCCTCTCAGCTCACACATGGTCTCATGGTCGATTGGTCAGGCGGCAGTCTGCAAAACTGCATAAGGGGGTTCGATTCCCCCTGAGACCTCAGGGCGCATCGTCTAACTGGCGAGGATAGGAGGACCTCACCCTCCAGATGCGGGTTCGATCCCCGCTGCGCTCACAGCTCGGATGCTGTAAGGGAATACATCAAACCGCGGGTCGCAGGTTCAAGCCCTGCCCCCCACAATCGACGTGGGGGTAGCTCAGTTGGGAGAGCAGCGGTCTTGCCGTCAGGCATATTCTCTTCGATTTTCGCCGAGTCACTACGGGATGCGGGCTCAAGGTGGGCCGCCTGTCTGGGGGACAGGACATCAGGTGGGTTCGATCCCCATCATCCCGACCGCCGAATGCTTTGAGGGAGTACATCCATTGGGCGGACGAGGACCAGGTTCGACTCCTGGCCTCCCCAAATGTGGGGAGGTAGTGTAACGGATAGCACGCGAAAAATCCTCTCTCTACTTTTGTCGGCACCTATCGGAGTACGGACTCAAGGCGGGTCGCCTGTTTCGGGAACAGGATATCAGGAGGGTTCGATCCCCTCTACTCCGACCAGTAATCTCCATGGAGGGATGGCCGAGAGGTAAGGCAGCGCTTTGCTACAGCGTCGTCTGGTACAGCCAGCGGGGGTTCGATTCCCTCTCCCTCCGCACCTTGGAAGGGCAAGCCAATGGGCGATGGCGCCGAACTCGAACTTCGGTGAGCGTAACTGCCTTGTGGGTTCGACTCCCACTCCTTCCGCAAGGAATGCTTAGACGCCTGTGGATTGGGGTCAGCGTCGTCCACAGGGGGCCGACTTTGAGTCTGAAAATCTCAACGAGGGATTTTCGGGCTTGCACGTTCGGTGGTGTCTCTCCGGGGGCAAGCCATAACGGCCCTGAGGTGCAGGTTCTCTTAGTGGAACAACACACTTCGAGGAGAGACCACTGGTGCCAACGAACCCACATTATTAGTGGGAGCGAGCTTTCTGCTAGGCTCTCCAGAGTGCTGTAGGGTGAACCGACTGCCTCAATAGGTTGGTGACGATGGTGGAGAGACACCTGAGATCAGGTCTCGTGGAATCCGTTATTTTTATAACGGTGCTTGTAAGTGGCTCGCAAGTGAGGTCTCTTAAAAGGGATCACTCCAAGAACCTGAACTTTTTTCTGCGGATGCTCGAAGGGGTTTCATCACTGCCAATGACGAGTTCCAGGTTCGATTCCTGGCTCCCGCAAACGTCTGCGGGAGTAGTTTAAGGGTAAAACGCGATACGATCCTCTTCACTTTTTTGCCGCGGATTCTCGTGGGGTAGCACAATGGTAGGGCAGGGGCCTCATAAGCTCAAGGTTGCGGGTTCGATTCCCGCCCTCACGACTCATCTCGGAATGTAGCGCAGTCTGGTAGCGCGCCTGTTTTGGGTACAGGAGGCCGAGGGTTCGAGTCCCTCCATTCCGACTTATTTCCTCCAGAATCGAGTCACGCGAATCTTGGCGGCTTTGTGGAGAGCATCAGCGTTTTGGTCCAGAAGTTTTCGGATCGCTTCCAGCTCCCGATAATTTTTGGCATTACGATGCCAACACAGGTATTCAAGGTGTTCGGCTTTCAGCCATCCCACCTGAGAATCCTCGTGCGAAGCAAGGATTGCTCGCTGTTCAAGAGCAAGGTTCTCTCTCTCGTGCAATGTCTTCACATCCATGGCACCTTCTTACCCTTCCGATCGGGGTTCGTCTAGTCTGGTCTAGGACGGCAGATTTTGATTCTGCTTACCGGGGTTCAAATCCCTGACCCCGAATCTCTTGCCCCAGTAGCTCAATGGCAGAGCGCCCGGCTGTTAACCGGATGGTTGTAGGTTCGAGTCCTACCTGGGGCGTTTGGTGCTCTTCTTCGATCTGTGATTCCGCTGGCCCCATCGTCTAGCGGCCTAGGATGCCGGTCTTTCACGCCGGTCACGCGGGTTCGAGTCCCGCTGGGGTCAAAACTCGTCAGGGCCCGCGTCCTTCCTCCCTCCGAAACGAAAGGACGCGGGCCATTCCTTTTTAAGGCACACTACAGTGTAGTTGGCAGGACCACGTGCTACACTGGGGTCACACATGACTCCCAGTGATATCGTTCGTATGCGCCGTGGGCGCGTGTACTCCGCCGCCAATCGAGACCTCATCCTGAGCAATCTTCCGCAGATTGCCAGAGCGGTGATCGATGGTCCTCCCCCCACGTGGGGGGATTTCCTGGACTGGGCGGACGAACCCTCCCTGGAGGTCTTTCGGCCCTTGGAAGGCCAGCCGCTCCGCCTGAAATCCGCCTTCATCGCTGCCGAGAGACTTGTGGATGCCTTTGATCACAAGTCCCTTGTGGATCACGAGGGGGTGCGCGTTTGGAGGTGGAAAAGTCCTGTCAATTGGGTGAATGCTCTTCACATTGCCCTCCAGGCCCTTCGAGATGCTGTTCTTCTCTATCAAGGGCGTGCGAAGTGGGTGTCATACCGTGACACGGCCATCAAAGTCCCCTCCCCCTGGGAGGCGAGTTTGTGGCCGTCGTTGGGATGGGGGGATCTTGGGCTGGGTTCGGATGTGGAGGCGGTCCTTTTGCGGGGAGAGATCCCCGAGAGGGTTTGGGATTGGGATGATCCCAATGGATGGCATGGCTTCAACGACAAAACCGCATGATCCGGAAGAACAATGAACTTTCGGGAAGCTAAGCGTCGCGTCCTCCATGGTGCTGCCACCATTCTTGACGACGGTGGGTTCAACACCTGGCTGTCCCAGGATTTGGATGGGAGTGCCCTGTCCGAGGAGGACGAAGAGAGAATGCAGAGGGCGTTCCGGGAGCTGGTTGACGAACTTCGGGAGCGAGCTGGACGCCTCAACTACAAAAAAGTGTAACTTATCTCCTGGCGTGCTATCTATGGAGAGAACGATGCTAACTGACCCGAACTACGAGGTGGCTCCCACAGGGTGCTTCCGCTGCAAGGATTGCGGCAGAACGGGCGCTCGCCCAGGCTCCGCACTCAAGCATGCGCGTTCATGTGACCTCTTCCCCAACCAGCTCGCTGGCCCCAAGGTTCAGGATGAGGCAGAGGAGAAGGGGGTCGCAGCCGTGCATGCGGGTGGTGTCTGCACCTGGACCAAGGAGGATGGTCGGTGGGTGGTCACGGGACCTGAGCAGCTCCTCAGGGCTGCCCAGGTCATGGTGCAGGCCAAGGGCAAGCCCGCAGAGCAGATCGAGGTCACGAACCTGCGCCAAGTGGACGGGCGGTGGATTGCGGACAAGCGGCGCTCTCCTTCAGCAATTCAGGACCAAGTCTCCCCCGTCAGCGACGATGCCGTGTTCGAGGCGTTCCGGCGGGGGGAGATTAGCATGTCGGACGCGATGAACCGCGACTTCTGAGGTGTTCTTCCCCATGGAAACTAAGACTGCAGCAATCAGCTTCCAGGACGACTCCACGGTCCTCTATGTGATGGGGGAGGCGACTTTTTCCCTTCGGAGGGATGGTCGTCTTTGTGTCACGTTGCCCCCCAACAGCGGCTACCTTGTCGCTCGGGGAGGCCTGAACACCAAGTTTCTCCTTCACAAGGAGGATGGGGAGGTTCTTCGGGGCGATTGGGATGGGATCTATACGCTTGAGGTGACAGCAGTGGTGGCGGTGAGGGGTTTGGCGAAGCTTGGTGTTTCGGTGGCGCTCCTCCAGGAGGGCAAGGTTCCTCAGATGTGGGTTTTCGATGGAGAACTTCGTCGCGTTGCCACGGACATTGGGGACGCGGTGGCAGAGGCTCGCAGCCTCCTCGCTGAGGCTGGGAACGAAGAAACTGAGGAGGAGGGGGTTCGCATCTCGGATTTTGTAACTCTTCCACGTGATGTGGTCCGACGCTACAATTGTGGGATTGGCCCCATCACTCTGGTGAAAGAGTATCCTCCGTCGACTGAGGAGCCTCCCAAGGCTCCTTGGGGGTACCACTATGAGTGGGAGACGTTTGGGGTGGGGCGCCGCGTCACTCAACGGGATCTTGCTGTGGTGGAGATTTTGCGTCGTGCGGATCGTGACCTCTATGGGAGGGTTGCTCCTCTTCTGGAGATGATCGCGGGGGTAAGCCGGCACGAGACGGGTGGGGCTGTGTGGCAGGAGCTTCGGCTTCGTGCAGATGTGGTCTCGGAGCGGGAGGCGTACTTCCAGAAGAGGGAATCTCTCCGCGGGGAGGTCGAAAAGCCCAATCCTAATCGGGATTGACCGAGAACTCGTCACACCTGTACTGAGTGCGACGAGTGGGGTCCCAGAGACCTGGGAGATGGGCCTTGAAGGTCTCGTATCCGAAGGTCGTGGACACGAGGGACGAGAATCCAACAACTTCGTCCCACTCGTTCATCCAGTCTCGAAGATCGCAAAGGCCGCAACAGGAGTGGAGGCTTTCCCACATACTCCGAGCCTTTTGTTTGGTTATGAATTTCATCCGACGAGCTTCTGTGATCTCGCGGGATAGGGACTTGATGGACTCGGCTTCCAAGATTTGGACGGGGTAGCCGAGGCACAGCTTCTCGGCAATGTAGCTGGGGTCGTGACGCACGACTCGATCAACCCAGGCGAAAAAGTCTGAGGTCTCGTCGGAGCGCCAGGATGACCATCCATGGTGGCCGCAGACATCATCCACAGAGAAGAACATTTCGCCATATGTGCCTTCCTGGCGGAGGACAGCAGCAACCTGGAAGCCCTGGGAAACCCACGAGAGATATCGAATTCGCATGGGTTGGATACCCGGAGTTTCTTCTATTCCCTCCATTGAGGGATGGTCTGGGTTGTAGTGGTGTTCTTGTCAGTGGTTGTTGGGTGGGTCGAATATTTTGTTGAAAGGGCTGGACAATCCGCCAGAAACAGATTATCCAAAAAGAAGAATGGTTGAAATCGTTTCCGCGGTGAGGGAACCTCAGTTCCTTCCATTTCAAGATCTGAACCACATTTTTGTGGTGCCTCGCCCTCAAGAGACCCAAGTAGCCCTGGAGGTGGAGGTAGTCTTCCAAGGATTCCTCAAAGCTCTTGTTGAGGTGGAGGTGGAGGCAGTTTTTCAAGGTCTCCTCAAAACCATCTCCATCAATGAGGTCGAGAAGGTTTACCAGGACTTTCTCGTCGGGGTGGAGGTGGAGGGGGTTTTTCGCCAGATTGAGAGAGGTCAGGAACGCTTGGGGATCGACCTCAAGACCAGGGGGCATGAGGTTCGGAAACTCATGTTTGCGGGGTTCTCAACCCTGATCCACAGCCAGGGATATGATCCTGAGGAAGTGCTCCAAGAAGTCTACATGGGGATTGAGGTCAGGAATCGCGGAAAGTGTCCTTGGGATCCGCGAATTTCTTCGTTTGGTCATTATGTTCATATGGTCATTGGGTGCATCCTGCGAAACTATCACCGAAAAGAGAGCGTGAGACGATCTCATCTGGTAATGGAATCCTCTCTCGAAAATCAGAACGAAGATTTTTTGGGCGTGGACTCATTGGCTTCGACGAGTGGGTCGGAGATCCTTCCTGAGGAGTCCTTGATGTGTGCGACGCAGAATCTTGCAGAGTACATGTCCTCCTTCCAAGAGGAGTTGTTGGTCCCCAGTCTCCAAATCATGCCTCATCTCCTCTCTGGGAGGACGAGAGAGGAGATGGTGGGTCTTACTGGCTTTAGCAAGTCGTTGGTGGGTCGTTGTGTGACTTGGATTCGGGATCGAGCTGCGGAGTGGGGTGGTCGAGTATCCAAGGCATGAAAGAGGGCCTCTTCCGTGTTCAAGCATCCATAACCTTTTACGTTTGGGCCTCCTGTGAAACGGAGGCTGAAGAGATCGCAGAAGATGAGCTGGTAACGGGAGGGGTTTGGGAAGGTGAGGATGTCCAGATTGGGGCAGAATCGGTCTCAGCGTGGGAAAACGACCCAGAGATGATTCCAATTTCCCGGACTTGTCCGGGGATTACACTTGGGAAGTTGAGGGAAGGAGATTCGGAGAGCCTTCTGGCGAATCTTTTTCCCCTGTCTGTCACACAACAACCCCCAGTGCGCCACAGAACCCCAGCTGGGGAACTTGCAGTCTCGTATGGAGAAGGTTTGGTGGTGATCTACCACCTCCAACGAGCCTCCGAAGAGAATCCAGTGTGGTCGGGTCAGGCGGAGTTGGTGGGTCTTCCAACGACAACTTCCGAAGACTTTGACTTTGGTCTTTTGGATGAAATCATCCAGGTGCTTCTGAGGCACTTTCCAAAGTCCTCTCCTCAAGAGACGAGCCAGAGGACCTTGGCCATGGAAGGGGGAGCTGTGTTGGAGGTGCGTGGAGGTAGATTCTGGACAATCTATCTGGCTTCGGAGAAGCCAGGGTATGAGGAGCATGATCGTTGAAGTCTCCATCCCACTCATTCCTCTCGACACAGCCCCTCTTCCAGTCCAACATGGCTACGCTCTCTTCGGAGCCCTCAGCACCCAGTTTGGTGGAGCGATCCATGAGACACCATGCCAGATCGCTCCCATCCGGGGGAACTTTGTCCCCGGGGAGAACGCCCATCTAGTCATCCCGTCGCCACATCCAAATGCTCCGTTCAATCCTCGTATCCTCATCAGGACCGATGAGATGAGCGCCGGGGCATTTCGTTTCACACGGCCCAAGCTCCTTCAGGTGGCGGGCAAGTTCTTCGCCTTGCAGCCCCCGAGGATCCAGGGGATTATGCCGTGGGCCCATCTCTGGGCTCGATGCGTTACCTTTTCGGGGGCTCGGGAGCGGGCCCACTTTGAAGCCTGCCTTCAGAAGGATTTGGGGTGGCTGGATCCGACGAAGATTCGGATTGGCCGGAGGAGGGTCGTGTCCGTCAAGGACCTCGATTATGTGGGGTACGAGGTCAAGCTCTCGCAGCTCTCCCCCGAGGAGTCCTGTGCAATCCAGGCTTCGGGAGTAGGCGGCAAGAAGCATATGGGAGCTGGTGTGTTCCTGGGCACCGCTCCTGCGTTCTTCGGGGCACAGGACTACGTCCCCTGATACCCCAGACTTTCCACGGAGGGAAAGATGCTGCACGCAAAGAGTGTCAAGGACAACATATCTCTGATTCGGCATTCCTTGGAGACGGAGGAGGCCGCATCTGCCCTCTTTAAGGGGAGATTTTTCCAGAACTGGTGCAACTTCTTTCAGCTCAAGGACCCTGAGCGCTATCTCCTCCACGTGCGGGTCGCGGCGGTCTTCCATGACCTTGGGAAGGCGAACTCTGGATTTCAAAACGCAGTAAAAACCAACTCCATCCGATACCAGCCCTACCGGCATGAACACCTCTCAGCGATGATTTTGCATCTTCCTGAGATGCGGAAATGGCTGGGAACAGCGCCCGGGCTGGATGTAGATGTGGTGTTGGCGGCAGTGTTGGGTCATCACCTCAAGGTGACGGATGACCCCAGCGATGGCAAATACAGGTGGATGATCTTGCGGATGGGACAAACACAGCCGCCGAAGATCTATTTGGGGAACGCGGAGGTCCAGGGAATCTTTCGTCGTGTCCAGGAAATTGCTGGGGTTGGGGACCCCCCTTCTCTTTCCTTGTCAGAGTGGGGATGGAAGGAAGGTCAAATGTGGGAGGCTTCGGCGTTCCAGGCCGCCTTCGCGTTTGCCAGACGGAAGCGTGGTTTCACAGACAAAACCTTCACAGCAGCCGTAAAGGCAGGAGTCATCCTTGCAGACACGGTGGCTTCGGCGCAAACTGCCTCTGGGAAGATCTCGGAGTGGATTGAGGAGGTGATCCATCGAGATCCAGCGGATCCGTCTGTGATCCACACAGAGATCTTGGCGCACCGTCCTTCTTCAGACCCAGGGAAGACCTCCTTTCAGGATGAAGTGGCCAGGCTTGGGGATCGGGCCATGGTGTTGGCAGGAACGGGCTCCGGGAAGACCCAGGCCGCCTATCGATGGGCGTCTGAGGTTCTCGGACGTCACCCACGCAAGCATGTGGTGTTCTTGTATCCGACTCGGGCGACCGCTGCTGAGGGGTTCCGAGGATATCTCCATGCCCCGTGGGCAGAGTCAGCTCTCCTCAGTTCGTCGGCCCGCTACGATCTCTTGGGGATGGCGGATGGTGAGCCCCATGAGGAAGATGAGCAACAAGATCGGTTGCGGGGGTTGGGGTTGTGGGGCAAGAGCTTTTTCAGCTCGACAGTGGACCAGTTCCTTGGGTTTCTGACAAACACCCGAACGGGGATTGTCCTGCTCCCTGTATTGGTGGATGCGGCACTCATCTTCGACGAAGTCCACGCCTATGATGATCTCCTCTTCGGTCATCTCCTAGCATTTTTGGAACATTTCAGGGTGCCTGTGCTGTGTCTCTCGGCCTCTCTCCCCGAGGCCCGAAGGAAGGCACTGGAAAGACTCGGGGTGGAGGTTTTCCAAGACACCCCAGACATTCAGCATCGGCAGCGGAAGCGGCACCTTGTCTCCCCAGTCAACCAAAACGATGCTTTTGTTGCGGCCTCGAAGGCACACGGTCGTGGGGAGAAGGTGCTGTGGGTGGTCAACACAGTTGCCCGGTGCCAGGAAATTGCTCGGGAGGTGGGGATCGAGCCATGGTTTTTGCCATACCACGCCAGATTCCGACTCATGGACCGAGTGGCGCGGCATCGTGCGGTCATGGATCTCTTTGAGAAGGATGGTCCCTGCGTGGCAGTGACCACACAGGTTTGCGAGATGAGCTTGGACCTGGACGCTGACCTCTTGATCACAGAGGTCGCACCCATTCCCTCTCTGATTCAGCGGTTTGGTCGCTCTGCTCGGTTGGGGAGCCAACGGACGTCCGAAATCCTGTGGTATGACCCCCAAAAGGATGGGAGGAGTCTCCGTCTTCCTTACGAGGAGAAGGAGATGAAAAGGGGCGAGGATTTTTTGAAGAGACTTTCGGGGTCTTCATGGGTTTCTCAGGAAGACCTGGCGGCACTCATGAGCGCTCTGGAGCCGGGACGTGGGGTCATCGTGGACGATCCGAAGTTCATCAAGGATGGATACTTCGTGTCCAAGGGCGACCTCCGAGACATTCGGAATCAAGCCGAGGTGGTTCTGGATTCCGATGTGGAAGAGGTCCTTCGGCTTCGGGGAGAGGGAAAGCCTATCGACGGGTATGTCCTCGCAATTCCCAAGGGATCTGCACTCCAAGTGGATCCTCGCCTGCCACGCTATCTGAAGGTGGCCCCCGCTTCAAACTACACCACGGAGTTCGGATATGACGCATGACGCACCCATCCAATGTATTTCGGAGCGAGAGGCTATCCGAAAGCGTTCCGCGTTGTACGTCGGGACAGGAGAGAAGGCTCTTCTCAAGCTTCTTGGGGCGAGCCTCTACTTTTGGTCGGAGGGATATCCCACCACCACTTCAAGAGTGGTGGTGTCGTACGGATCTGATGGGAGATTTGGTGTTGATGAGGATGGGGAGGGGATTTCTCCAGAGGAACATCCCCTCTTGAAGTGCTCTATCCTGGAGTCACTGCTCACAAAAATGGGTGGCGGTTCGTGGAACAACCTTCCGATTGTGAACGCCTTGAGTTCTGTCTGCTCGCTCCAGTCCCATTGGCACGGTGAAGTGTGGGAAATCTCCAGCCGTCAGGGGGTCCTTGAATCCCCGCCTCAGTATGTCGGGAAGACGGACCGGACAGGAACGGTTCTCGGGTTCATCCCGGACCCTGAGATCTTCGGCGACATTCGAGTAAGTGGTCTGGCCCTACGGCAATATTTGGACGAAATCCGGGCTGGGCTTCAGCCTGGGGATTCCATCCTCCTCAAGAATTCGTGACGTGACATGGCAATGAAAGTCATCTTTCCAGATCCTATCCAGCTCCAGTACGACCTGAATGACCTCCCGGATCCCATTGAGAGGGCAGGGTTGGTGTCGGTGGTGGTCTTGAGTGCGTGGATGAAGGACCCACGGATCAACTGTGATTTTGTGGCCCCTTCGGGGGTGTGGGAAGTGGTGGTGGACGGTTCCAAGGTCATGCTGACTTTGAACTTCGAGGGGTTGCAGACGTTTTTCCGGTTTGCGTGGCCGGCAAAACCCATCGACTATGGCAAGTGGGTGGCCAAAAATATCCAGAGTCTCATTGATCACAAAAAGAGGCCGCGCACCCAAGAAGAAGCTGAGGCGGAAACCCGGGAGGAATGGGAAAAGGCTGTTCAGGACGGAACCCAAGACACGCTGGATCCACACGTTGCGTATACCTTCCTAGCCAGGGTGGGGGACCCTTCGTGGGAAGAGCCCACATTGGGGGGTTTCAACCTGCTCCTCGGGTCGTTTACGGGGAGGAAGGCACTCCTGGAGTTTGGGAACAAGGCCACACTATTGTGGGAAAGTCTCTGCACCGAAGAGAATGTGGAGTTGGTGGGGTACTTGGCACCTGGCCAAGAGAAGATTTGTGGCAATGGGGAGACCCCAAGCTTTGCTGCGGACAAGGCTCTGATCCGTTACTTTGCGCCCATACTCGCTATCTTTCAAAAACCTGGGTGGATGGTCATTCCTCTTTGGAATGCTATCCCGGACCCTGATGAAGTTGCGCGAGCCTTCCAGAGTCGTTCCTCTCATCCCGAGAAGAGTTGGCCCAAGACGATTGAGGAAGCTTCCAGTGCAGTCCTCTCAATGTTTAGGAACAATTTGGCACTGGACTGCTTTGAGAGCGTTGTGGGCTTGAAGGTGAAGAAAGGAGATGTGATGCTCATTCGAGCATACAAAATCCTTTCGAGGCAAGGACTCCTGGATTTGTTGGGGCCCGCTGGCGCTCTTTATCAGAGCCAAACTTTCCGCGAAATGTACATCAAAAACTCCAGGGCGGGTAAGCCATGGTGGACAGACCTGGACTTGTACCTTCCGCCTCCTTCGGGGAAGAAGACGAAGGATGTGAACTGGGAATTCGTTCACTTTGTCAAGGATATGGAAGCAATGCTCAATAGCGAAAACCACAGCAATTCTGGTGAGGATGCTGCCGAAGACCACAACAAGCCATTTTCTCTTCAAAGAAGCTTGAAGAGTATTCTGTGGGCTTCTCAACAGCAGATCGTAGCTTCTGTTGAAGAGCCCAAAAAGAAGGATCGGGCACTCAAGTGGGCTACAGAGATCCTCTACACCTTCCAGGGCATTCGGACCCACGAAATGTTTGTGGAGCAGTTCTTGCTCAGATTCATGCGGGGAGGAGGGGTGCATTTCAAGTGGGCCGAGGAGTTTGGGGATTGCCTCACGGATCCCCGAAAATTCCCAGAGCTGAAGGCACGGTTCCTCATCCAGGTGTCCTCCACAATCAACAGTCTCAACTGGTCACCAAAAACCACCGCGAACACACAAGGATAACTCATCCATGGCTAAGCCCAAGTCCAAGTCCACAGTCATGCCCACGGAACACTTCCATCCGAAGGGTTCCAAGAGTGTCTTCTTCTCGATCCTCACCCACGAGGGCCCTTCGTCGAACTACCGTGGTGAGGGAGACGGCTCCTCCACGACACATCTCCAGAGGATCCACTGGAGAGGCAGCGACCACACTGTCGTCTCCGCAGAGGCAATCCGGAATGCGCTGAGGGATACTCTTCGGTATCTTGGGCTCCCCTACAATCGTTCTCGTGTGGAGAACTCGGACAAGCCCACAGTTCACTTCAAGGAGAGGTGCAACGAGAACCTGTACGCCGATGATTTCATCTTTGGCTACATGCTCACGAAGCCGGACCACCACAAGCGAGACTCGATCATCCGTGCCAACAAGGCGATCGCCATTGCTCCCTTCAAGTTTGAGAGCACATTTCACCAGTCGCCACACACGGATTTGGAGGGCACCGCGGAATGTGCCCTTCTTCGGCATGAAGTAGTGTCGACGAGCTACCAGTTCCCGCTCGCTTTCCGGGCGTCGGACTTCATGCGGGCTGGGGAGACCGCAGTGGAGTGGGGGAAGGCACTTCTTCAGGCTGTTGGCCAACTGAACGATGTGGCGGGCAATCGTGCTCGAAGCTACTTCGAATTCAGCCCCAAGTCCATGGTGGTCCGCTGTACCACGCGGCTGGCCGCAGGATTTGACTACTACGGCTTCCGTCCTGATGGGACCCATGCCGTGGTCGATGCCATTCTCCGTGGAGAAGTGGATGGCAAGGGATTCTTCATGGCCGGAGAGATTGTCTCTCTTCTGGACAAGGAGACCAAGGAAGCTCTTGCGAAAAAGGACGTGAAGCTCATCCATTCTGTGGAGAAGGCTCTGGACGATCTCGCAGGGGAACTCTTCCCATGAACCCGGTCTGGATTCGCGTGAAGGCCCCGTTTGGGGCCTTCCGCCCTCTCTTCTCAGGTGGAATGGGCAGCATTCGGCCCACCACACCTGTCATCTCTCCTTCATCTGCATGGGGTCTCCTGCACAACATTGCAGGCCAGAATCAAAGAGGAGACCTTTCCAGGGTCCAAACTCCGCTCATCCCCAAGTGGGATATGCTGATTGCGGTGGGAATGGTGGGGTCGCCATCGGTGGAATCGTTGTTCCAGCAAATCCATGTGGTCAAAGGATCCGCCACTGCGGAGGAGAGGGAACAATTTCCCCACGGCCAGAAGTTCAGCATCACCCCAGTCCATCGAGAGTTCCTGGTGGACGTGGAGCTGATCCTGGGTGTGATGGCAGAGGATGAGTTCGTGGATCTCCTTCGAGGAGGTATCCGGGGGGAGCATGACGACCGCTACGGTCTTCCGTTCCTTGGGGACAACAATTACTTCCTGGAGGTCCTTGAGGAGATTCCTGAGCCTCCGTCCTCAACTACATGGTACGTGCCCTCCCCAGGCAATGAGTGGGTCCACGGTGCGGTCCAGCTCTCCATCTGGGCAGGTCGTGGGGTTTGGGAGGCCAAGAGTGCCGTCTTTGTGCCCCACCAGGCACCACTCCCTCCCGAAAAAGCCTGGATTTTTTATTTGGGTAGTGAGTGACGGATTTTCACCCACAAGACGCTCATCTCCATGCCACATGGACCACATCTTCACTGGGAGATCCATGGGTTTTCTGTCCACCCCGTTGTGGAAATCAGTCGGCGATCTTCACGTCGGCGATCTGCTGAGAAGTGGGTGAGGCGGCGGCGCCTGGATCGGATGGTCCTCCAGGCGGATCCTTCTCCCTCTTCACGTGTTCGCTGAGGTGGCGCAGATACCGCTCCTTTACCTCCGGCCCAACGGCCGGAGGGCTCGGGGAGTGTAAAATCGGAGGCAACGTGCTACACTGTGGAGCATGAGCGAAACGCAACCCTCCGAGGACAAAGGGGCCTATGTAGGCCCAAAGGAGCGTCAGCGCTGCCCGCGCCATCCTACACGGTGGGTTATCTTTCGGTGGGTGGGTCCAAGTGAGGAAGATTCAGAGCCAGAGGTTCTTCGTCCATGCGCTCGCTGTCAGGACGAGGACCTGTGGTCAGTTTTCCACGAGGAAGACTGAAAAAGTCGTGTAACCTTCTATCGGGCGTGCTATACTACATACATCCCATGCTGGCGTAGCTCAGTTGGCAGAGCGGCTGCCTTGTAAGCAGCGGGTCGGGGGTTCGAGTCCCTTCGCCAGCTTTCAGACAGAACAATAGCGAGCCCCCATCCCATGCTCAAAACATGGGATGGGGGCACATCCCCAGGACAACATGTCTCATTTCACACTCAACTCTCTGATCCAATCGCCTGGAAACCTTTTGGTGGTGAGGAACACCAATGGTCCAGTCCAAGTCAAGGTGGACCCTTTTCTTCCAGCGATCAAGATCGAAGCCCTCGTTGAGGGCGACGATGAGGAGGAGTGTCGCTCCGTCAAACTGGAGGTTTCCTCGACCCCATCCTCCAACACCGTGACGGTCAAGATGCCCAAAGACGTGAGGCCATCCGAGCGTATGGCTCGGGGTTCGACCGTCATCAACAACTTCAACCAGCTCGGTGGGTTCTCCGCTCCGGGGGCGGTCTTCAACGTGCGGGGCGACTTCGTGCGGGGGAAGACAGTGATCAACGGTGTTGTCCAGAGCCCCCCGAACCCACCGAACGGGGTTCGAGTGAGTCTGTCCCTTTGGGTCCCAAGTGTTCAAAACTTGGACATTTCCTCAACCAACGGGGACATCGTTGTCCAATTTCCCTCCGGGTGGAGGGGAGAGGTCGAAGCCTCCACCACCAACGGGAACCTCCACATCCCACAACACCCCGCGGGAGAAGGTTACTTTCGGCTCTCGACGGTCAATGGGGACATCATTCTCCGCCAGGTGTAACCTGGACGTTGGCGTGCTACACTGAGGCTATGAAGATCGAGTCCATCCACGATCCCACTTCCCTCGTCAAGTCCGCCCATCAGATCCATGTGGGCGAGAATTGTGTGACGGTGGTGCTCCATTTCAAGGAACCTCCGTTTTTCTCCTACGTTCGTGGGGGAAACCTCATTGTCAAGTTCGAGCGCTTTGAGGACGGTGTCGTTGGCGGAGACCTGGTAACTCGTGTCGTCGGCGCAGTTCATCAGGTGGTGATAAAGTGCTCCACTCCCGTGTGTAGCTTCTGGGACAGTCGGCAGGGTAGCGACCTGACTTTGATCCTCTTCGGGGATGGAATCCTTCCCTGGGAAGAGGTCAAGATTCGGTGAGCCATGGGCCATTTCCTCATCCCCCCGCTGCGTATTCCAAACGTCCAGGGACGACCATTCAAAACGGTCGTTGTGGACAGCCTGGATCCTCTCACGATTCGTTCCTTCTGGCATCACCCAGAGGACGTGATGGAGCCCCACAGTCATCCCTGGGACTTCACGCTGGAAGTCCTGTCAGGGAACATCGTGATGTTGCGGTTCACAGCCCCAGAGGGCCACTCCAGGTGGGAGTGTGATCGTCCAGCTCCGGTGAGGTGCGAGGAAGTCTCTCTTCGCCAGGGAGAGACTCTGGAGGTGCCCCAGACCGCATACATTCGCATCGCTGGGGTGGCGCCTTCCACTGTCACCCGAATGGTGTGCGGCCCCCATGAAGGGGGGTGGGGCTACCTGGATATGTTCTCCGGAGAACACATCCCTTCGTTTATTGACCCCAGGTACCAGGCTCGGTTTCGAGCCCTCAATCCCGATGCAAAAGACCCTTTCGCCAAGCACGCCCGTGACCTCCCCATCTGACAAACAAGTCGCGCTCTGGGCAATCTCTTCGTATCGAGGGGACGCAACCTGGCTGGTCCATTCCTCCCCTGTTGGGGGGCTCGCAGGGGAAGTATGGGAGGGCCTTAGGGCATACTTCGTCGCCTCTCCTTTCATCCGGGCAATCCAATGCGCGATTGCCGAGCTGCGGGGAGAGGTGGCAGTGTCCATCCAAAGCCAGGAACTTGGTCGCCTTCTCTACCAAGAGAAGGCAGAGGAGTTCTTGCGGGCGATGTATGTCGCCCATAATAATGGGCTGATCCCGTTCGGAGACGACCCTGCGGCCATCGAGGCGTGGGTGTCTGAGCACGTGGGTTCTGGGACTATTTCAGCCTGCTAAGCATGCTCGTACCAACTCGGTTCAGGAACCTCATGGTCGCCTTCACCAAATCCTCAGCACTCAAATTTGAGCCAGCGCTCCTCGAAACTGAGGCCCTCAACAACCGAGGACCAAATTCTGTGGGCTCCAAGGTGTGGCGCATCATGGATGCAGAGGGTCCACGTCCTCAGCGAGTGGGCACAATTACGTTTCATCCCTACTCGTCGAGATTTTCCGTCGATCGATGGGTCTCGGACGCGGACCCTGCCTACAACCTGGGCTATTTTCAGGCAGGGAAAGACGAACAGAAGGACCTCAAAAAGGCCTTGGACCTGTTCAAGAGGAACCGGGCTTCCTTCCAATAGAAGCCCTGGCAAAGAGGATTAGTTCTCCCCCTGCGGATCTGAGGGGAAGCAAATCCTCCGATCGATGCCTGTGTGAGCCGCACAGGCGCTCAGCTTGCAGGACACTCCTCCTTCGGAGGAGGAGCAGCAGGCAAAGACAGCAACCTTGATGCTGCCTGCACTTCCCTTCAAGATGGCGGAGCACTCCTCCGCATCCGAGGACTCAGTTACGCATGAGAAATGAATCTCACCCTTCTCAGGGTCAGCCGAGAAGATTGGGGCGGTGGGGGAGGAGAGGAGAAGAAGAACGGTGAGGATTGTGTTCATGAGTTGTAATACCCGTGATCTGCATCCCCTCCAATGCCAACACAGGGTTGTTCTCCAGAGCTTCAGCTTCCTTCAAGAGGACCTCCGCGTGGTCCTGGATGTGGGGCCAGAGGGACTGAATGAAGTCCGTGCCCATCTGGGCGAGGACTGATTGAAGGGCCTCTTGCGACCACTGTTGGAGGCGGACGTTTTGGAGCCGGACGCCCGCGGCGTGAGCCGCGATGGGCGTGAGAATCATGAGGATGGATTGGGTCGCTGGGGACTCGGGGAGACACGAGTTGTCATTGCCGCGGTCCCACCACGAGGTAGCCCTCCGGCAATCGTGTGGGATACAGTTGACACGGCGATCCACAAGGCCCTCCAGGTTCAGAAAGTGGAGGCAGTGTCGCACCATCCCAATTTGTGCCTGGAAATGTGCGGCGATCTCCTCAGCCGTGACCAGCCAACGATCCGCAGCAATCTGGGCTTGGACCCACACCCTAATCTCGGCGAGGAGGCGATGGAGCTTCCACTTCTTTTTCGTGGGACGAAACGCCAGCTTCTGGGTCCCGCAGTGGTCACACTTGAAGGTTGCGTGGCCTCGTTCGAGGCCGCGTGGATAGTCTGTTCCGCCCATGGTTGGTCAAATACCCACTAATCCACCTCTGGTCATGGAGATGCTATGAGACTCAAGTCTGACCAGGAAGTCCTCCTGGCGTTCTCAAATCGCACAGCTTCTCGATCAGAAAACCTGGTATCAGACGGCAATCGCCTCTCGGGGGAATGGGTTGGGGGGTCGGATATTGCAGTGTGGAGTGGTGGCCGGGTGGCGTTTAGCGATCTTGGGTCTGAAGAGGCGGATCGAGTCCAACAGGCTTTGCGCGGATTTTTGTCGCCTTACCAGATCCAGGGGAATGCTCAACAGAAGATGGCAGCGGTAGTGGCGGCTCGGTGGATGCGCCGCAAGTCGACTGTCTTGAGACAAACTTCTCAGGCCTCCTCCCACGGAATCCAAGCGACTCTCCAAGTGCGCCCGATCCGGCGGAAAGGCTAGACAGTTATGGCGTGCCAGTGCCAGACCTATTGTAACTGTTGCAAGAACTTCTGGGTGACGGATTCGGGCGTCAATATGCTCAAGGGCTGTCCCTGCGACCCCAATAATCCTGTCAAGTTGAACTTGTGTATGTTCCTGGACATCTACATTCAGAGCAAAAAGGCCAAGGAGGACTTCTGGAAGCTCTACCCGAGCCTTTTCCCTTGCGAGAAAGAGAAGTTCGATGAACTCTTTGCCCAAAATCCATGGACAAAGAAATATTCTTTGGAGGACGATCAGTTCATCGAGGACAAGTTCCAGTCCGCGATGAACAAGATTCCAGTATATTCAGTGACTCTAAACACCTTCCCCAAGAAGGTCATTCCAGCGCCTCTGACCCCCTTCAAGGGATGTCCCTAAACCCTTTCGGGATCACTGATAGTCGGAGGGAGTTCGGATCTTCCCAGAACCCTGCTGGTGCCTAAACCCTTTCGGGATCACAGATAGTCGGAGTTGAGACTCTTGCCCTCGTATCCCCGCGGACGAACGTGCCTAAACCCTTTCGGGATCACAGATAGTCGGAGGGCGGCGGCTACCCGACGGTGTGGACCTCGGTGATCAGGTGCCTAAACCCTTTCGGGATCACAGATAGTCGGAGGTACCCCTTTCCAGGGGAACGAGATCATTGAGGTTTTGGGGGCCTCTGGCACGCGAGACCTATTGCACTAGGTCCGTAGGACCCATGTGCCTCATCCCTTCAGTTTTCAGACAGCCTCGCAGCCCAGGCTGCGGGGGCTTATACCCCAGAATGCACGCGAGGTCCAGACTTCTTGAGTCAGGACCCCACGTGCCTCCGCGCGATTAGCGCGACTCTTTGGGTCACGGATCCTCCTTGCTTGGCACATAGGGCATTCCACGAAGGACTTGTTTGTTTGGCTTCTCTGGTGAGACCCCATCCCCGAACTTCATAAACCCTCCCTTGGCGGGCAAGGAGTGTGTGATTTGCTCATCGGGTGAAATCTTGGAGGTTTTGGAGGAAGCTTCTTCGAGGAAGTGGAGGATGGCCTTGGTTTTTCGCCCCAGGTGCGAAATATCCACGCCAAGGGTTTCCGCTTGGGCTCGAAGTGAGGCCAGCGTAGGTCGGCCTGATTTCCGTACGAGGATTCCAAGTGACCCATCATCTTTCAAGATGACCTGACCATTTGGGGTTCCAGAGGTTCTGAGAAGGACTTCGCGGGCAAAGTCAGAAGAGGGGCTGGACAAATACTCTCGAATTTGGTCCAGCGTGTTGAGTGCTTCCACCCAACGGTCTGCGAGAGGACGTTCTCCAGACCGTGTTCCGGCATTGAGAAAAGGGCGAAGAAGTTCATGGGGGGCAGATATAATACGGGGCACGAGAAACCTTACCCTGGTCTTATGGGGTTCCTGTCACAGACATTACCAATGTGTCTCCAGCCCCAGGGATGACATTGTAGGTGGTGCGGAAGATGATGATGTTGCCCGGAAGGTAGGTGAACGGCCCCGCGGCCAAGGGGAGAGACACGAGAGAGGTGGCTGGCAGAGCACTGATGTCGTAGGGAGCCGTGAGAATTGAGGCTGCTCCTCCTGGAGGCCCAATAAGGATGTCCACGAAGACTGATCCGGGGGCCATGGCGAGAGCCTGATTGATATACAATTGGGCGGCTCCAGATCCTCCCCCCAAAAAGGAAAGATTCATGTTGATGATCTCGAACTCATCAATGTTGAAGGGAGGGACGCCAACAGAGGCGATGGCTTGGCTTCGAGAAAATGCGGCAGTGCCGGGGTTGGAGGCTGCTGCAAGGAGACGACCGTTGGCATCGACTGTGATGTCAGCCCGGGTGTAGCTGCCAGCCACAACGCCTGTTGAAGCCAGACCAATAGTGTAGTTGGCATTGGGGCCGCTGTCCACCCCGGAAAGATCGGCTGTGAGGGCCAGGGATCGTTCCTGAGTCAGGGACCCATTGAGTGCCAGGACAAGATATTGGGCGTTAGTGGGGGCCGATCCGCCCACGATGGAGTCTATCGCATCCTGAACATTTTGGACTCCAAGCCCCGAGAGGGTGTCATCGTAGAAGATTGTGGAGCTGAGAGTGAGGGCTCGAAGGACCACTCCAGGCGTGATTGTGAGAGTGCCAAATTCACAGGATCCTACAAAGAGGCTGGCAGTTCCGGGAACAGCAGTGTCATCCGCAGAGATTCCCAAATAGGACCCTGGGGGAGCAGTGTTCGTTCCCAAAATGCAATTGCGGAGGCGAAGGAGGAGATCGGCAGCTGCCCCTGTGGCATCCGGATTGGCTTGGAGGATGGAGGCGACTGCGGCTCCTGTGTTCTGGAAGTCACAATCAGAGGCATAGAAGTCCGCTGCCCAGGTTTGGACTCCAAAGGAAAGAGGGTTGAGACCCGTTTTCTCGAAGGAACATCGGGTGAAGTAGGCTGTTGTTCCCCCATTTCTGAGGAGGTCTATACGCCCAAGACTGGTTCCGACAAAGGAGGTTCCAGTTGCCTGGAGGCTTGTAGTGTTCCCGGGGGCCGCCTGGGCCACGAAACTCAAGGATCCGGGGTTGAAGGTGTCTTGCTGCGAGACAAGACATTCTTGGAGGATAAGGTTGCCTCGTTCGGCGGAGACTGCGGCTCCTTGTCCTGGGGCCCCTCCGCCAGTTTGCAGGAAATGGCACCGCAGGAAGTAGGCATCCCCCTGGCCGACTTTGCGGAGGAGGGCGTTGGTGGTGGCCCCTGTGTTCTCCAGCACGATGCCGGAGACGAAGCAATACTCGCCTGGGTTGGGGATATTTGCAGTATGAGTGGCTGCGGGAGGTCCGCCTGCATTCAGACAACGGACGACGACTGCGCGGTCGCTGTCTGGAAGATTTCCTGCACCACTCCCAGGGGTGGGCCATCCAACGATGTGGATGTAGGGCTTGAATTGGAGGTCTTCCCGGTAGAAGCCAGGTCGGACTGCAATGACCATGGGCTGATACGAAGAGGGCAGAATCCCTCCGTTGTAGTCTGGGTTGGACTCTGCCGCAGTGATCGCATCTTGGATGGTTGAGAAGTCTGCGAAGTCCTCAGCGATGGTGGGGTCGTTGGGGGTGTTGTTGTTGTCGAGGCCACGGTTGGCGTCAACGTAGATGATTCGTCCCGAGGTTGCGGAGCGTTGGATAAAGGCGAGGAGATTGTTCAGGTTGAAGTTTTGGTCGTTGGCCCAACCTTCAGCGCTGGCATCCACAGGGATTACAGAAGTCAGGCCTGGGGTGGAGGAGTTTTCACGCTTTTCACCCGCAGCAACCAAGGACAGGTCGCCGAATTTGGTCAGAAATCGGAGGCGCAGATACATTTCGTTCTGCGTCGGGAGACCTGCGTCGACGACGAGCCGGATCAGGTAGGAGCCCTCATAGTCCACCACAAAGGTCAAAGGCCCCGCGGAGAAGGGGTCCCCAACAAGGGCAGCCGCCGAATTGACACGGTTTCGGTTTTGAGGCTTGTAGGCGATGGACCAGGCGTAGGAGGAGGCAGGGGCCGCGATGAAATCGAGGGTGACTGTGTCCCCCTCACGGAGATCATTCCGGCTCAGGTTGACGACGGGAGCGAGGCCGTTGACGAGGGTGCGGATGATGATCGGCGTGGGCATAGCGGTTTATGGGAGGCCGAATATAGGGCCTGCAACGGTAAGAGGTTCTGTGCGGATTGTGGGGTAGAGTCTCCACATGTCCGAAGAGAAGCTGGTCAAATTGAATTATCTCCCACTCTCGACCTGGGAGATTGCCCTATCAGGGGCTGGGGTTCGATGGAGGAAAGATGGGACAGAGGAATACCGTCAAGGCATTTCCTTTGAGCCAGAGGAGGATGGATTCAGGATCCGGGCTGGGAGAAGGGACCTGGTCGTCCCGGATGGGACGATGGTGGCTGTGAGGAAGAACCCCCTGGACAAGGAGAGCTTCGTACACGTACACCTTGTTTCGGTTGGGGAGTACCTCCCAACAGAGGACCAAGGGTGGGTGGAGATCCGAGAAATTGTGCGGGAGAGAAAGGTCGGCCGCGTGTGTATCGAGGCCGTTATGAGCGAGGAAGAGACTTCGCGGGTGAGTTTTCCTCTAGCGCATCTCTATTCTCTTGGCTACTTTCGTGTAGACGTATTTTGCCTCCCCCAATTTCACCAAGGAACCCTCGGTTGGGGTTATGACTGGAACGTCAGGGTTGAATCGGTACCTCCTGTTAGGTGGCACCAGCAAAAATCGGAAAGCCCTTTTTCTTTCACCGTCGCACGTTGGGGGGCTTTCTTCCAAAAATCCCTTTCCTCCATTAAGTGGGAAGAAGGGGGGTTCGTGGCTCAATTTGAGAACTACTCCCTGAGACTTCGCCAGCATCCTCAGGGAGTGGTGATTGACGTCCATGATGGCAAGTTCAAGTTCAAGTCTCCTCCGCTTCTGTATGGGGAACTGGAACACTTCCTGGACCATCCGCAGGAAATGTGGAATCTCCTGATGCTTCTCCATCATTATGATCATCGGTTTGTCCCCGAAACGCTCAAGAAGTACAGGGATGTGGTTTTGCGGGAGAACATCATTCAACAACACATCCAGGCAATGGAAGCGGATTCTCGGGAACCCAAGCAAATACCCATGTCCAAGAGTCCTTGGGTGGTTCAGAAGGATACGGGAGAGGTTTCTTTGGTGGCCCCTGAAATCGAGATCCAAGTAGATGAGCAATAGAGTTCCCATAGGTCACCTTCCCTTGAGGAAGGATGGGATCTCTCGCAATCCTTATTGTCCGTCTCACTCATACTGGCCTCCTGCCCGATGGGCGAACGAACACTGCGTCAGTGCTCGTCTCGGATGCTGACTTCGGATACGAGCTTCAGACCCGAAAAGTTCCTGCCTACATCCCTCCGGGGGAGTTCATCGAACTCCCCCTCACAAGCCGCACTCTGTTTTTCGCTGGCGCAGGGGAACATTGCTGGATACGTCCAGAACGGTCTCCTGCAAGCGGATCTCTTCATTCGTCTCCGAAACTCCATGGATCTGGGGGGATCCGGGACGGGTGTGGGTTTGGCAGTCGTCAATCCCAACATTCGCAGATCATCCAATCTCCTCCAGTTCGTCATCCCGATGCTTGATGCTTCGGGGTACATCCCTGGAGAACAGATTGAGATCCAAGGGCTCACGGGAGCCTACACAACTCTCAATGGGTTCTACACAATCACTTCGGTCGCAAAAGGGACAAATCTCAGCGGCCTGAATGTTTCTCACTACTTAGTCTCCGTATCTTCGCCGGGGCTGGACATTGCTCCAACCCAATTGGCTGGGGTCACGGTGACCCTTCCCGATGGGAAGGTCACCATCGAACTTTCGGGGTCGGGAAACGCTGGGGGTCTGGGGTCGCAGGCTTCAATGTATGTGGGGGGGTCCGCCAACATCATTGGCGGAGTGGATCCGTCCTACTTGAGTTTGACCCCGTTGGACTCGGCTGATCCGCCACGGGGATCTGTTTTCATTGACCTGGTGACCCTCAAGCTGGTGTTCAAGGCCACCGATGGGACTTTGGTTCCGATTGGAGCTGGCGGAGCTGGGGTGGACTCCTTCAATGGCCGGACAGGGGTGTTGGTAGCAGAGGCGGGGGATTACTTCGCCTCTCAGATTACAAATGATGCTGGTCCTCCAGGTCCAATTGGAGGCACACTAAAAAGTGCGGTGGAAAGTCTTGGGGGATCTGTGAGCACCGCCCAGGCAACCGCGGATGCGGCGGCAGCCGCCGCAGGCAATGCCCAGGCAACCGCGGATGCGGCGGCAACCGCCGCAGGCAATGCCCAAGCAACCGCGGATGCGGCGGCAACCGCCGCAGGCAATGCCCAGGCAACCGCGGATGCGGCGGCAACCGCCGCAGGCAATGCCCAGGCAACCGCGGATGC